CAACATAGTCCATCTGATCAACATAGGCAGTTCTTCCACCAACGCGACTCTCCAGGAACGCATCGGAGCGTTCGTAGATGTTGAAGACCTGCAAGGACTTGCAGAGCACTTCATTCACGGTGATGTACTCGCTAGCAGCAACAAACCCGAGTAACTGGTCCCTATGGCTAAATTTCACTTCAAAGTACTCCCTTCGTACTGTGAACGCTCTGCCCTCGTGAGCTAGGAGATACACTTGGCGCTGACTACGTTGGTCAGCCCCTAGTTATTTTTTCTTGTTGAATGACGGAAGTTTGAAGATGTCGGAGAACTTCTTGGGTATCTTCCCTACATCGAGCGCTGTGTTGACAAGCCGATCACGGTGTCCTTCGTAAAGTCCAATGACGGACTGTGCGTAACGTATTGCAAGATCGGCCCGGTGCAAAGCGTATTCACGCTCAGGACTCACGGGACACGCCGCAATCGCCGACTTCAGGTTTTTCAATTCAAGAATCAGCGGATGTTCTTGTTTCTCCTGTAGCATCGGCTCCTCCTTTCACGGGGTAAAGGTGTCTAACCCCAGAGGATTCCGCATAAAAAAAGAAAGTGTAACAAGAGCGCTCCCTTTTGGGGAGCGCTCCTGTGACGGGGTGTTTACCAGCGTTTGTTACGCAAGGTGAGGTAGTTCTGACGACGATCGAGAGGTTGGTTGGCCATGCGCTTGCCGTTGACGTTGCGCTTGGGCAGGTCTTCGGGGCGCTCTTCCGGAGTTGCCTCGGTGAGGTTGAACCCGTCTGCTTGCGCAGCGCGGTCCCAGTCCTTGAAGAAGGCTTGCATTTCGGGATCGCGCTTGCCGTTGAGGTGAGCCTCGATCAGATTGGAGTGATGTTCCAGCGCCTTGAAGGGATTGCCGTCATCAACGATCAACACCTTGTCTTTGATGAACTTGACAGCATCGAGTTGGTACTCGCGGTACTTCTGGCGGTCGAAGGTGGCGTTGAGCTGAATCTCCACGCCGTCCAACGTCGGGGGATCGGACTCGACGTCCAGGATCACCTTGTCGCCGGATTTGGCGCCACCGGCGATCGCTGCCAGAGCACCGATCCAAGGACCCGCACCACCGACGATGACCATCTTCTTGCCTTTGGGGATGCCGCCATCCTTGAGGATGTCGTTGATGTTCATGAGTTCCACCTTCCTTTGCGCAGGTTGAGGTAGTTTTGCTTGGGAGGCCGAGGCTTGAGGGCAAGCTTGTTGGCTCCCGTGTAGTCGGCGGTTCTGGTGAAGACCAAGTTGACCGTGGTCGGAGGATCCACGGAAACTGAACCGGTCTTGTAGCAGATCGTGATGGTGGTCATCGCTGTGCTCGGCTGGATGCTCACCTGAAGGTTACCGTCCCTGTATTCCGTTTGACCGGGAAACAGTTTGACTTCGACCACGTGAGGTTTGGTTTTCAGGAACATCCCCCGAGGACCATCGAAGAACGGATCATGCGGCTGCATGTCAGTACCCCTTGCGCAGGCTCAGATAGTCCTGACCCTTGAGTTGCTTCTTGGGTTGGTGGCCGCGTCGCTCAGAACGAGAACGCATGTCGCGATCCATCGGGATGTCAGCGAAGCCGCCACGCCGATATTGCTCCTGCGCAAAGGCTTTGCCGAACTGCCGGTGAGTGACGAAGACGCGAGTGGTGTTGTCGGTTTCCTCAGTGCGAGGCTTCAACTTGTCCAGCTTCATCACTGCTTTCTCCAGCAGGCCAGTTTGCTCCAACGAGATCCAGACCAGGTCATCCGCCGCCGACTTGCCCGCGTTCTGACCGAAGCGCAAGAAGCTGGTCTTGTAGCGGCTGTTGGCGCTGGGCGTCACGATGATGAGATCGTGTTCCTTGGCGATGCTGCGCAACTTCTCCATCACCTCACTTGCGAAGGGTACGGCGTCGTCGAAGCGACGGGCGGCGAGTTCCCGGTCTGCGGCGATCTGCGTCATGAAGTCAGGATCCGCAAGCGCCAGTTGACGTGCGTTGAATGCAGTGAGTTTCTCAGCGTCAGGCACGCTCGGAAATTCAGGCTCCTTGCGGATCATTGTTTCCGCGAACATCTCATATGAGACATCAGCCTGATTGCTTTTGTCAATGGAATCCATCAATTCCTTTCTACCGGAACATCGCGCTCACGCTTTGCTCCTGTTCCCGTTCGGGATAAGTGGTGCGTGCTTTGTTGCGATCTCTCGCAATGCACATTTGCCGCAGCTCCCGTTTAGACGGGGCAGGTCCATGGCGGCTTTGACTGGACTGTGGATTGATGCCATGTTGCTCCATGTCATCGACCCCCTCGTGGTGGTTTCGACGATGTCCCATATCCCTCAACCTGCATGAAGAATTGTAGTCGGAGCTAGCTGCTCCAAACCATCAGGACATCAATCGAATTAAATTACGGTGACGGCATAAAGCAGGGGGTTTCCCCACCTGCTCTTGGCCTGGTTTACAGACGTTCGTCGATCGAGAAATGATGCACGACGGGGTTGATGGGGAAGAAGGCAGCGCTCAGGCCGCACAGTGCGTGACGATCACCACCTTGACCGTGGACGATGGCCAGCGAGGGGCGGCGTGCGAGCACACCCATGGAGTACACGGCTTGCAGGTTCACGTCTTCTTGCTCGCCGGCATGGAAGATGGCGAAGTAGTCGTGGTCGCCCATCATCAGCACAGGGATGAAGTTCACCGTGAGCTTTTCGTCGCTATCCGTCGGTGCCGACTCGTACTCCACCTCGATCGAGCTGCTCTCGAAGAGGTAGGGACCGATCACGCTGTTGTAAGGCGTGAGGATCGAGACGGTGGGTTTGACGTACAGCGACTTGCCGTCCTCGTCGGTCAGACCCTTGTCGAAAGCCTTCTTGTGCGCTTGAAGGTAGCCGGACTTGTGCACCATCTTGCCGATGGCCACTTCCAGCCAAGCACGGATGACTTCGGCCTTGTTCTTGCTGCCGTTGACGTCGGCCACCTTGACTTCGTCACTGTGGAAGTACGGCCTGTAGTCGATGTCCTCGGGCAACACGCAGTCGATGTCCACGAGCGATGCCTTGGTCGAGAGCATCTGTTGGAACGCTTCGGCCACAAGCGTCCACTGGCGCTTGAAGGTCAGATAGGCGACTTCCTTTTTGATCTGCTCTTCCGTGCGATCTTCCTTGAGTGGCAGCTTGTCCCAGGGCAGTTCGCGCACCTGACGCACAGCCGTCGTGGTGTTGAAGCGGATCTTCACCGAGGATTCGCCTTCAGGCAGCAAGAACATCGGACCGATGGCTTCGACGAACAACGAGTCGTAGCTCTTGGCCTGTTGGCTGGCGTGACCCAGGATCTCATCCATCTGGATGTTCATCTGAGCGTTGGGATCGCGACCGTGCAGAGAGTTCATCTCTTGTGCAGCCCGGTCGGTCGAATCACGCCGCATTTGCTCCAGGTCTTCACCGGAGATGCTGTTTTCTTGAGTCATGATGGTTCCGAATAGAGAGGTGGGTTTATTGATCGTTGGCGCGAGGGTATTTCTCGATCACGAGTTTCTTGTGCAACCAAGTCACGAACGTGAAAGCCTGTTGGAGATCTTCGACGGAGCTCCTGCCGTGGTGATCCCACTTGATCCGCAGGGTCAGGATGGCCTCCATGAAGTACTCCAGTGATCCGTGTTTGGTGAACGAGACCGAGTAGTACTTGCCGGCGTGAGGATTGTGCGTCGTGCGATCGGATGCGGACGCAATATCGATCTTGCCGCGATCTTCATTGGACTCCACGTACAGCCAACCGCCGCGCTCTTTGCCGAACCAACGTTTCCAGAGGTTGCGTTCATTGACGTTGTAGTCACCGTCAGCGATGGCAGCGAGCTCGACCAACAGTGGTCGCATCTGCTCTAAGAGTTCGGCCTGTGTAGCCACTGTGTATCCTTGAAAAAGAAAATGACACACATCCGCAGGCTTGACCGGCCTGCGGATGTGCTGGTGAGGCTTGTGACCTTACTTCGTCGAAATCAGGTACTCGCCTGCGCGCAGGTAGTCCCGATAGATGCGGTAGGTCGTGTTGTCGGAGGTGACGATCACGTCGTTGAGCGTGGGCAGGCCCATGCTCTTCTTGTGTTCGACCAGCGACTCGATGACCCGGTGCAGCGTGGGAGCCGTGCGGCGGTTGACGCGCACAGGCGTATCACCCACCGTCCAGCCGAGCTCACGGGAGTTCATGAACAGGAAGGTGATGGAGTAGTTCTCCGGGATGGTCGTGTACTTCAGACCAGGCGGAATCTCCAGACCTTCGTAGGCCGCCGAGAGGGCGTCCTGATCGAACTCCTCGCCACTCAGAACCGAGAAGACTTCTCTCTCGAATTCCTGATAGGCTTGCGCCAGACCGCCGCCCTTGCCGACCAGGTAGTCGAGCAGGCCGGGTGCGTCTTCGGTGAAGCTGTCGATCTTCATGCCTGCCAGACCGATGTTGATCTGCAGGAAGCCGTTGATGAGGTCCGTCATCCGGTTGTCCACCGTCTGCAGGAAAGACACGATGGCGTCGGGGTCCTCGGTCTTCATCTCCGCCTTGGATTGCTCCAGGGCGATGGCCGTTGCATGGATCTTGGTCGCGAGGCCCTTGAAGCTGTTGGCTTCCAGGAGCTTCTTCATGACCGCGTCGATGTCTTCCACGCTCGTGATGGGTCGTGCGACCACCGCGAAACAGCGATAGATATCTTGGCGGCTGTTGACCTGTTGGGTCTCGTACTGCTTGGAGCGACCCATCGTGATGGCGTCATCCAGCGTCGAGCACATGAGCCACGTCGAATAGACGTGTTGCTGGGGTTGGTCCGCGTTGGCACCCGTCATCGCAGCAGCCGACTGTATGAAGCGCTGCGCTCGGGGGCGCAGGTCCTGGTTGTAGGCTGATCCGAAGTACGTCAGTTGGTGTGCAGCGCGATCCATTTCGCTCCCCTGGGCAATGGTCAATTCCTCGGAGGCGGCCGCGACAGCATTTTTCTCGGTTGCAGGTGCGGGCGCCGGTTGATGGTTTTGTTGTTGATGATGAGTCACGCCGCGTTGCGGACGACTCGCGAAGCGATCACTGCTTGCTTGCGAGGCCTGCATGCCGCTGGCATGGGAGAGGGCAGTGCTGACCGACATGGTGCGTCCACCATGGTGGCCAAAACCGCTGCCGTGTCCGACATGTTGGCTCGGATGGCCGCCATTCGGATATTGAGCGCCAGGATAGCCACCGTGAGCAGGACCGCCGTAGGGGCGATTATGCATCGGGTAGTGACCACCCTGAGGGTAGGCGGGATAGTGACTGCCAGGACCGTAGCCGGGCGTAGGTGCATGCGCATAAGCACCCACGTGGCCGTGGCCTTGATAGCCTCCGCCTAGATGGCCGGTTGGGCCACTCGGTCCAGGCATCCCGTGGCCTGGTGGATAGTGATGCATGTCTGCAATCTCCTTCTTTAGATTTTCAAGCTGTGGAGCATTCTCGGAAGCGGCATTGATGACACGTTGGTCAACAAGCGCTCTCAAGTCGGGATACTGAAAGAGCAGTGTGCTGGTGTACAAAGACAGCACGGTCTGAACAGCCTCAGGGATCGCCATTTCGGGCGTGCGAGCAATGCCCTTGGCCAAGTTCAGCGCAACGTAGTCGCAGCACAGCTTGACCACTTCACCAAAGACGCCATTGGCGTAATTGGACTGAGAGATCAGGTTGTGCGCAAACATGCGCGCCGAATTCGCCAGAGCCTTGCTCGCCGCTTCGTTAGCGACGGCTGCAGCCACCGAGGGAAGCACGTGCTGCACGGAGGGCATCACGGGAACCATCGGCACGAACGGGGGTTGAGACCCGTCGAAGTACACAATCGGTGTCAGCGGATATTCCGCAGGGACCGGAAGACCCATGGAAATCTCCTTTTTGGTGGTCTTACTCGTAAAGTTTACATGACTGAAAACGCTTACAAGCAGACTCCGCCCTTGTCAGTCAAAGCACAAGGGAATCGTGAACTGGTGGGTCTTCAATCCGTAGACGAGAGGTTGTAGTCGCACGGGGAGTCTCACGACCTCCATGCCTTTTGCTTTGAGCTTGTTTTTCACTTGCTCATTGACCAGCCCTGCGCCGTCCAGCAAAACTTCTGCTGCACTGCTTTCAATGTCCTGCAAACGCTCCATCTGGTCGAGGGTGGCGTTGTGGTAGAACTCAGGGCTTGTCGAGTGAACGAACGTGCCATCTGCTAGCGGTTCCGCCAGCTCCGACACGTTCTCCGATGCGAATGTCTCGACAGCTCGTATGAAGCTGACCAGGTCTCGAATCATCTCTTGTCCAGAAGTCGTTGCGTTTTCTCCAGCGTCTCGATGAGTTCGGGATTGCGAACCACCGTGCTGGTGCCAAGGTCGATGTGCACGTACGGGTTGATCTTGGTGGCCGGCGACGGGTTGCTCTTGGAGAGGAACAACACGCTGCCGACTTCGATCTGACTCGTGTCCAGGTACTGGTCAGGACCAATGACCAGACGCTTGCGGCGTCCACCCTGACCCTGCCAGCTTTCCTGACTGGCCAGTCGCGACGTGATCTTCGGGTACTTGTGGTCCCCGGAGTACGACACGGGCTCGGCGACGAGCGAGTTGGAGCTGAGCTCGAAGATAGCACGCACCTTCAAATTGCGGTTGAACGTCTCGATGACGTCGTTGTCCGTCAACTTCTTCTTGCTCGCCAGCTTGTTGAGCTTGAAGTTCACCAGGAAGATATCCGAGGTGATCGGATACAACGCGTAGTACAAGATCTCCAGGTTCTTGCCGTACATGGACAAGTTGGAACGCTCGGTTGTGGAGACCAGATCGTTCCAGGTGCCCATGACCATGGCCATCAGGTCGTAGAAGTTGTTGATGTTGTACCCGATCTCCGCCAACTTCTCAGCGATGATCTGGTCCACGCACTCGTCCAGCGACTTGAAGTGTTCTTGGATGTCTTGGTACAGCTTGTTCTCGCCGAACTGGCCGCTGAAGATGATGTGTCCGAGCAGGATCATCCACAGCGCGGTGCTCTCCAGGTGTTCGGCCTTCAAGCGGTCGGGGAAGTGATCCACGACGTAGAAGAAACCTTCGACCAGCGACTGCGCCATCGGAGTCCACGATTCACGAGGAATCGCGAGCTGGATCCGCGTGGGGTTGTAGTACTCCCCGATGTAGGTGCGCGGCTTGACGTGGGTGGACGTGGCCGAGGACTCACAGAGGATCCACTGCTCGGGCGGATGCGTCTGAGCGCTGAAGCCGCCTTCGCTCACCTGCGGCACCATCCCGGTGTAGCGCAGGAACGTGTCCTTGAAGCCGTGCTTCGCGAACAGGTAGTGAGCTGCCGTCGTCTCGGCCTTGGTAGTGGCCTGGATGCGACGCTTGTCGGTTTGCTTGCGGTAGATCTGCGACCAGACCACTTGCACCGTCTCACGCACCCCGTTGATCACCAACGAATGGTAGCAGCGACGGAACGTCACCTTGTCACGCAGCAGTCGCACGAAGATGCTGTGCGTATCGGGCGAGATCACCTTGTCGGAGAGCACCGGCGAGAGGTGATACAAGGAGCCGCTGATGTGCATCAGGCCGCCGTCCTCGACGTAGGGCAGATAGATGTAGCGGTCGGGAATGGGTTTCCCGTTGAACTCAAACTTGTAGCGCACCATGTAGATGCTGGTCTGAGCGATGTCGAAGACGCGCTTGTTGTTGCGCACCTTCGTGGCTTCCCCATACGCCTCCTCGGGCGTGCAGGGTTCGTAGCCGATGTACTTGAGCCCATGACTTTCCAGGCTTTTGTTCACACCGAGAAAGACGCGATGGATGTACTCCTGGGCGCCGCGCATGTGCAGGCAGGCCAGGCCGTTCATGACGGCGGCGTTCATCTGCGGCGTATGGCGAGCCATGAGTTCACTCATGAGTGCGTTCATCGAGCTAGGTCCTTAATTGCAAGGGTTGAAAAGGTGTCTCTGGGTTTAGCTTTTGTTCTTCTTCATGTATCCGAACACAGCCAAACCGGCGCCGATGGCAGCCGCAGAGATCTTCAGGATTTCACTGCTGTCTTTACGGCTCGCACTGCGCTGCTCGTAATTGTCACTACGTTGGTACTTGCGTTCCTCGTAGTAGTCGGCGCGCAGATTGCGCAAGCGTTCGAGCTCTTCCTTTTGCACCGCGTTTTCATTGCGGGCACGTTCGAGCTGCAAGGCCGACTCAGCGGCTTCGCGCTTGGCGTTCTCGTAGTCTGTCTTAGAGATGATGTCAGGGTTACCGCCCGACATCGCTTCATCGCGAGTCCTGTACAGACCAACGGTTCCTTCCGCCTCTTCAAGCGTGCAGAACTGTTTCTCAAGATGAGCCCCAGACAGTGGGTGGTTTTGTGCATAGTTGAAATAGATCCCAGACTTACGACTGTGATCCACACTAGAAGGCACTTCCACGACTTTCTTGCCAACGTACATGAAGCGCGAACTCACGTTGCGCTCATTGTCGATGAGCTCCACGAAGAAACCCGAGACATTGTTGCGAGAGATGTAGTCGCGTTGTTCTGGATCGATCACCCCGCCAGAGCTGTAGGGGTGCGCCAGCGTGTGCGCTTTGTCGGCCAGGCACAAAACGACGTCTTCGTCGTGCAAATACGCCGCCCCCATTTCTTTGATGACTCGCACTGGCAGCTGCCGGTCGATGATCACCGTGACACGGGGATTGGTGTGATTGCGGTTCCACATTTCACGGATACGAGCGTCAAGGATCTTCAGATCCCCTTCGACCAAGCCGTGATGTGCGAGGGTGTTTTGAATGCTCTTCTTGACATCAGCCACAGCTTCGTAGCCGTTGAACTGCCAAGTCGAGCGAACAATGAAGTCACCCTGAGGATAGCGTAGGTCCAGCGTCGCCTTGAAAGGCAGACTCAGGTTGTTGCGGTGCAGTACGAAAATCTTTTCGCTGCTGTTGTTGATGTACGTCCGACTGTACCGAATGATCGGCTGGTCGTTGCTGACGAAATGATCGAAGAGTTCTTTCCCTTCGAGATGCAAGGTACGAATCAGTGGTTCACTGCTCATAATCCAGTCTCCAGTTCAAGGAAAGTATATGTGGCTACCTTGAGTTTAGGAAACGGATCAGCAAGACGGCAGTACGAGGAGGGCACTTGGCCCTCCTCGTACATGTGGTGTTGTGTCAGATACCAGCGGTATCGTAGATCTTTTCGCCCGCCACGCGAACGAGACCACCGAGCAAGTAGTTGCCGGTCTTCTCTTCTTGGGGTGCGGCCTGGTTCTTGTCCATCTCGACCCAGTCTTCCATGTACGGGAGCGGATTTTCCGTCACGTTACCGAAGGGGTTCTCGATGCCAGGCAGTTCGTTGTAGACGTCCGTGAGCGCAAAGCGCACGAAGTCGCACAGGCTGTCCGCCGTGCAGTTCGGAATCTCTCGACCGTTGCGGAAGAGGTAGGTCCGAGTCCAGTTCAGTTCGCATTCGCCGACTTCTCGGACGATCGCTTCGATTTCAGGGCGGATGCGCTCGAAGCTCGCACGACCGATGTCGATCGAGAGCTCGTTGCGCAGCGCTTCGCGTTGCACTTCGACGTGGATGTTGTACTCGTCGTTGCAGATTTTCTGCACGGCTTTGGCGATGGGCATGTACGCGCCGTAGGTCTCGGTGACGCCGAAGGTCACAGCGAAACTGGGCATGAACTGCACACGCTCCATGCAGAAGATGGCCACGAGCAGCTTCATGGCCACGTCGCGTGCTTGATCGGACTCACGGTCGATCTCGCCGAGGGTGATGCGAGCACCGACTTCCAGGGCTTCGGCCATGATCTTGGTGACGCCTCCCAGCCGCTTGAGCGGTTCCTGAGATTCGAGCACGCTGTTCATGACCACGTCCGGGTCGTCAAAGCTGCCACGTACAATTTCCGAGTAGGTCAGCGCGTGGACGTTTTCGTTGTCCTGGATGCGACACAGCGCAACCCAGTACTCCGAGGACGAGACAAACGGTGCCATCAACGGCACGAGGTGGTGCGCGGCGACGGAGTCCGTCTCCCACTGCCAGCCCAGCGTTTCGATCATCGCCTCGGAGGCGTCTTTGTTGCCCAGGATGAACTCGGCTTTGCAGTCGCCGTACGGGAACTCGTTTTCGTCCCAGTCCATCGTCTTGAGCTGTTTGTACAGCGCCCAGATCAGAGGCAGGCGCTTGTTGATGCTGTCCAGGAGACCCTTGCGGCGTTCCAGGAAGATCGAACCGGTCTTGGACTTGTAGTCCTTGTCGGAGTCGAAAATGTTGTTGGTCTTGTCCATGATGCTTGTTGTTAGAGGGTACAGAAACCACCCGCGCAACCGGCCGTTGCATCTTCGACGCCATGGAGGTCATCCAGGGCATCAGTGCTCACCGCGTGCGCAGCTTCAGTACGGACTTGCTCAGCGATCATCGGCATCTTGCCGTCTTCGAGGACAATGTGAGCAGGCGAGTTGTCCTTGCTCGGAGTGATGATGATCTGCGGAGCTGCCGTTTCTTCCACGGCCACCGGTTGCGGCTGGTCCTTCAGCACGATCTTGTCGATCTTCTTGCCGCCGGTGAAGCTGTTGTTGTAGTACTGAGTCTTCACGCCGTACTTGACGCAAGCACGGTACTCTTCGATCAGCTCGTCGTCGGTCAGAGGAGCGGTCACTTCCTTGCCTTCGACGATGATCTTCTTCGTGCGGTCACGGTAGAAGTCAGCGCTGATGGCTTGGTCGGTGAACTTCTGGATCACGGCGTAGAACTTGGCCTGATCCACCGGCGAGATCTCCCAGGCGAGCTGGTAAGCATCGGCCAGGATGTCGTTGTCCGGAGCGACCCAGTCCAGGGCGTTGGCGACGTCGGTCTTCTTCAGATCCAGGTCACGCACCGGGTAGACGCTGTTCGGAGCACCCGAAGCCTTGGAGGAGGACTCGGTCGGCATGTGTGCGCACAGCGAACTGAAGTGCAGACCACCGAGCTCGATGATGCGAGCACGCAACCACTCCCAGTCGTAGACCAGCTCGTGAGGAACCAGTTCATCGACCGAGCGCTTGTACGTGTCGATCGGCAGCCAGCCGTTGGCCCACTTGGTCTTGTGAGCCCAGTCGCAGACGCCACGCTCTTCGGTGATGCGAATCGCCGCCTTGATCAGGAAGTACATGTGGCGTTCGGCCACACGGTGGATTTCCTTCAGACCTTCCGGGGTGTCGTACTTCAGACCCTTGCGGGCCATGTGGTAGGCCAGACCCAGGATGCCGACGCCCGCGTTGCGGCGTGACTTGGCGGTGAACTCCAGATGCGGGAACGCGTATTCCGTCAGATCGATACATTCGTCGATCATCAGGAGGTTGTTGTACGCAGCCTGCTCGTACTGCTCGTCGTTCTCGATGTTCGTGATGACGATGCCACCGAGCGAGCAGGTCGAGATTTCCGACTCCTGACGCACTTCTTCGACGGAAGCCACCGTGGTGGAGCCGTTGATGATGTCACCGGCCAGGACGTTGCCCATGAAGGAGACGAACGCCTTGTCAGCCCGTGCGATCTGCACCTTGCGCGAGTAGTCGAGGTTGTGCTCGACGCCTTCGGTGTCCGTGAACTTCACGAACCCGTGCGCTTCCTTGGAGTACAGGTGACGCATGTCGTAGTACGGGTAGGTCACTTGCGTGATCTCCGCGCACAGATTGGAGCTCAGGACACGCTCCTGGTAACCCGTGTGACGATTGACCTCGTCGACCTGCATGCGGTACAGCGTACCGACTTCGTTGCGCTGGCCGTAGAACTTCACCAGCAGCTCACGAGCGCTGACGTACGTCTTCTTGAAGGACGTGTCGGCTTCGTACTTGGCGTACAGCTCGTCGAACTTGTCCTGGTCACCCGAGAACATGGCCCAGAACAGATCCGGAGCCGTGAAGACGTTGAACAGGAAGATGTCTTCGTTGTTCATCACCTTCAGGGCAAAGAGACGGTTGTCTTGTGCCGCGAAATGCATGTCGCGGTTGGACTTGTCTTCCACCGTGCGCGGGTTCTGCGCATTGATGATGGTCTCGTTCTCCGGGTCGAAGATCGAGAAGTAACTGGTGAGCGCTCCGCCACGACCGGCTTGGATGTTGGCCTTCACCGCCTTGGAGTTGGCAGCGTAGTAACCCATCTTGCCCAGATGGCGGATGCGACCACCTCGCACCGGGTCACCCACGGAGCGGGTGATGAGCGTGTTGCCGATGCCGGCGGACTTGAACGTCATCACGTTGGCGATGTGGTCACCGATCGTGAGGCTCATGGCGTCGTCACCCGAGGCGATCAGGCAGCACGAAGCCAGGCCGTTCAGGGGCGTGCCCAGGTTCAGGTAGTTGGGCGACGGCGCGTTCATGCGGCTGAACGACAGGTCGTCGTAGAAGCTCTTGACCTGCGCCAGGCGCTTGTCGACGTCGATCTTCTGCGCCAGCTTCATGGCCATGCGCATGAAGACGTACTGGGGCGTCTCGTACTCGATGCCCTTGACCATGTTCTGGATGGCGTACTTCTTGCGGACCTGACGCACCTGCGCATAGGACATGTGCATGTCCCGGTCATGCTCGACCATGCGCTCGATGGCTGCGTACTCCTCGTCGGTGTACGGCAGCTTGGTCATCAGGCCGAGCTTTTCCAGCTTCGACTGGAGCTTGCGCACCGTGGGAAGCTTGTCGTCGAAGATTTCTTTGTGGGTGAGCGCCGAGTACAGGCGGCCAGCCATCAGGGCTTCAGGCCAGCGCTTGGCCCGCACCAGTTGTTTGATCAGCTCTTTTTGCAGATCTTGCGATTTGATCTCTTCGCCCTTGACCGCTTTCACCGTTTTGGTGATGATCTTGGACCAGTCCACACGGGCACGGATGTGGTCCGCCGCCCAGATCACCCACTTCTGGAGCTTGACGGGGTCATACGGCTCACGTTCCCCGCTTCGCTTGATGATGGTGCGCAACATGTTGTGCTGTTCCCTACCTAGTTGAGTTCAAGAAGATGCTTCGTTGGTCTCAGGCTGCGCGCTCTCGCCAGCCAGAGGCAGTTCGCTCAGCGTGATCGGGATGGGCTTGGCAGCTTCTTCCGCCTGGCGAGCCTGGTCCGCAGCGATCAACGCCTGGATCTGGTTGCGATCGTCTTCCGGCAGGTCTGCCAGCGTCATTTTGGAGCTGGACAGCGGCGTCATCTTCTCGCGCTCGAACTTCTCCTTGAGCTCCTCGGGCAACTCAGCCGGCTCCGCACCCTCAGCGGCCGTCTTCTTGCCCGGGAACAGGTAAGGAATGACGGTGTCCAGGAAGCTGGCGTTGGCCTCCAGGAACTCCTTGACGACTTGGGCGTGGTAGGGCTTGTCGCGCTCCCCCACGAGCAGCATGTCGCCATGCTCACAGCCTTGCAGATGCACGTGCGCCAGCAGGCGCAGCACATCGATGCCGGCTTCCGTGAAAGCCGTGGCCAGGTAGTTGGCATAACGCTGGGGTTTGTTGCCGATGCCGAGGAACACGGCGCGGGGAACCTTGCCGAATTTGAACGTCCCCAGTTCAACCTTGACCTTGATCTCTGCGGTTTTGGGCTTCTGGGTATAAATCTTGTACATGTAGAGTACTCCGAATAAGGGTGTCGGAACATAACATGTGTGGTCACCACAAAAAAAAAACGCCGACGATCACACCCCATAAAAGGGGTGTAGTTGTAGCGTTTTCGAGGCGTGTCGAGTTGGCCTCGCTGATCAGTTCTTGAAGCGGTTGTTGCGCCACTCGCGGGTGGCTCGCTCCAAGATCTCCCGCTGTGCACGCTGACGTTCGGCCTGTTTCCAGGCTTCGGTCTTGCAATCACCCAGCGCACCGAAGGGCGAGGGGTGGTAGCTCGTGATGACCAGGGGTTGATCGTGGGTTTGGGCTAGGCCCATGGTAAAGACTCCTTTCGAGAGCGGTGGTGAGGGAACGGGGGGTTGGGGAAGACTTACAGACAGAGACCGGACTTGGTCGACAGACGCAAGACGCGGTTATGGGTACGGGCGTTGATGGCCATGGGCATGAGCGTGACGCTCTCCCAGTCCGCGCGGCGGTAGCGTGCGTTGAGCAGAGCCACGACGCGCTTGGTCACATACCCAGGATTGGACAGCTCGATGTAGTACACCTGGTTTTCGTACGGCGAACGAGGTTCTTCGCGGTAACCCACCGGCGGCTTCTCATAGGGACAGAAGCCTTGAATGGGTCGACTGAAACACCAGTCAATGTGTGCTTCAATTTCAGCAGCCGTGAAGCGCTTGTAAGACTTCCACCGCATGTTGCGGTTGGCTTGTTCGGCATGGATGGCCATGAGGTTTCCTCGGTAAAAAAGGAGCCGCCTGGGTTTCTCGGTCCAGGCGGCTCTGAAGCAGCTCCAGGGAGGTAGAGCTGAGGGAGGAAACGTATCAGGCCGGAGTGTCGGCGTTGTCGATGCCGCTGTCGGCCTTCTCGACTTCGATGTCCTGGCCGAACTTGAGCGTGGTCTCGGTGAGCTCGCCGATGTCGTCGACGAAGGTCTTCATCAGGCTACCGATCAGCTCGACGAAGGACATGTACATCTTGACCAGGCTGATGATCGTGCCGGTGTGGCGCGACAGCAGCTTGTTGATGGCCAGGTACTCGGCTTCGGTGACTTCGATCACCAGACGCAGATGGGCCACGTCCTCGGCGTCGATCATCTCTTCATTGGCAGGGGTGCTGCAGTCAGGCAGCGTAACCGTGAAGCCATGCTTGGGCGAGGTGACGACCTTCTTCAGGAAGTCCTTGGGATCGCGCAGCTTGTCGATCAGCTCCCAGTCGGTCTCGCCGGGCATCTGCAGGATGACGCCGGTGACGAGCTTGGCGCTGGAGGCGATTTCGGTAGCGGTGAGAATGAGTTTCATGATGGTGTTCCTAGTGGTGGTATTTGGGGAGGAGGGAAAGGAATTCAGAACAGGCGCTTGACGGCAGCTTCGAACGATTCAGCTGCGCCCGGGATGGCGGCCGAGCCATACCAAGCTTTGGCCGTGCAGTAGAGCTCGGCCGTGATGTCGTCGTCGGTTTCCAACTTCAAGGTGGCACGACCCACGCGGTCTTCGCCGTTGACCTTGATCAGGTACAGCGGCTGGTCGGGCATGTGGTCGATGATTTTGTGACCGAGGATGGTCACCTTGGCTTCCGCGACAAAGCCGTGCTTGTCGTGGATGTTGCCCATTTGGCAAGTGGTTTGATGGCCAACGGGGAAAATACTTGCAGACATTTGTTTCTCCAGACGAGAATAGATGACTCCAACCAGACGTCGGGTTATCATCTTGAGAGATCAATGCGGTATCTCTCAGGTTGAGTATATGTGACTGTAATTTTTCAGAAAAAGAAAGCAGACAGCATAGACCTCCAGGGCCTGCAAGGGCACCTGGAGGTCTATGAGGTTTACTTCACGTAGCTTTGGCGCGAGCCTTGCAGGAAGAAGCCCATGGGGGCAAGTTCAGGCCGGTTGGCGGTGGCGCTGAGGTAAGCGCGACCGGTGTCCAGATCCACGTTGCCTTCGACCTTGATGATGAAGACGCGGCGGGGACTGGCCGTCGGATCAGGCGAGTAGGAGATCTCGGTGCTGATCACGCTGAAGCGTGCGTTGCCCACGGCGGGCTTGAAGAGGTGCTCGTCCGGATTGACCTGGATGAACACGTTCTGGCCGTCGAGTTCCACGCAGATGGCCAGCAGCTTCATGTCGTCGCCGATGTGGTCATCCGCTGCGACATGGCCGGCTTCGATCCATTCGTTGCTGCTGGTGAGAGCGAGCAGTTCGATGGACTTGTTGAAGGCGAGGAAACCGCTCTTGACCGACTGCGTGGTGCCGTCGGGCATGTTCACCGAGATGGGAGCAGGACGCGCGAAGTTGTTCTGCGAAAGCGTGCTGTCGCCAAAGAGCGGCACCAGCGGGAACTTCTTCACGTTGACCTTCTTCATCTCCGAGGTCGTCGCTTCTTCGAAGCTGATCGCCGGCTTCGGGGGCGGCGCGGGAGGAGCGGGAGGCGGCGGCGGGGGCTTCGGTGCAAAGCGCGGCGGCGTCACGACCGGACGAGCGGGCTTGGGTGCAGGCGTGGGAGCCGGTGCAGCCACCGGTGCCGTCGTGATAGGAGTAGAAACAGCCACAGCCGTCTCACCCTTGGCGTTGCGGCTCACGACATGCGCCACCGGCGGCGAAGCATCGCCAGTCAGACCCGTGGAAGCCGGCGTCTTGGCGGCGACCTTCTTCTTGGTCGGTTCCTTTTTGGCCGTGGCAGACTTCTTACCGGTCGCGACAGCAGGAGACGCCTTGTCGAGTGTCTTCTTCGCCGCAGCCTTCTTGGCCACAACAGGCTTGTCAGCCTCGACGCCAGGATCCTTCACGACCTTCTTTTTGTCGGTCGTCTTGGCCGCTGCTGACGGCTTGGTTGTTTTGGCAGCAACCTTCTTGGCTGCTGTCTTTTTTGCGGTCGCCATTTCTGACTCTCCAGGGTTGAACGGATAGATGGGATCTCAATAGATAATCCCACCTACCGTTATTTTTACTTCCGGCGAATCGGCGAGTCTTCCAGATGCTTGTGTTGCAGCCATTCATGTTCAGGTTTCCCCGGACTGAATGGATCCTTCAGGTAGGTCTGCTCGCACTGGCGTTGATGCGCCAATGCCCAGACTTCCACGATGCGACCCATCTGAATCAGCAGCTGCGTGAGCAGTACTTCTGAGATGGGGTCTTTCGTGAAGGCCTGACACATGCTGATGATGTCACCTTGGCGATGCTCGCGCTGCCGAAGATGAAACCACCATTTACCCCAGCGGTCGGGGTTCTTCAGGGGTGTCACCGTCACCTTGAAGTAGCGAGCATCAGACGCGGGGTCCTTGCCCTTTTCTTCAAACGTGACGAGGTGTTCGGAAGGAACATGGATGAACGTCTTGTGCACGTTCGGATCCAGCCCTCCGTTGAACTCCGCCACGACAGCCAACTGGTTGGCCAGGTGTGAGGTGTGTTCGGGGTCGAGATCGGCGTAGGCTGCCAGGTCCACTTCGTGGTAGGCCACGAGAGTGGGATCCAGAGTGCAACTGATCGGCAGCTTAGTTGGGGAAAGGTTTACCGCCGAATGGGTTCGATCGCTCATGGGACAAAATCTCCTTGAGTTTCTCTTCGGTGAAACACGTTCGCAGCATGGCGTCCAGCGCTGCGAGGAACTGGTCCCATTCTTCAATGGGGAAAGGCAAGTTGTCTTTGGGGACAACGTAGTTCACGTAGTTGTAGTTCTTCTGACCAATGTTGTTCATGCCCGGGATGATGCAGTGCATCCACCAGGCATACTGACCATCCGGCGCATGAGGCGACATGAAGGACAGCCGCATGTACTCGTCTTCGGCCCGCAGACTGATGTCGTCCCATTCCCTGTGTTTGGACGGGAGATGCTGTTTGCGCAGCAAGTAGTCCTGGCCGTTATAGGTGAACTTCTTGTCGCAGTAGCTGGCGTGGTCTGCACGACGAGCCAGACGCAGGGTGTCCTCGTGCTTCTTGCTGAGCGCAATGAGCAGAGGTATTTCACGGATCTCCCACTTCTCGGGATCCGGGTTGTAGGTGACAGCGACCGGATAGCGTGTATTGTCCACGCCGCCCGGTAGCAGGTCGGAAATCGTTTTCAGAAGGAAAGGCATCTTTTCGTTTGCCATGGTGGTACTCCTATTGGTAGTGTTGACGGCATAAGCCCCCGCCTGGCATAGCGGGGGCTCGTTGAGGTTTACTTCGGGTCGAGGATGTGACGGTCCAAGAACTGACGCACTTCACGGGTCAGTGCCGGATGGTCGGTGTTCAGGATGTGTTCGAGACGGTGCATGAGTGTCTGTGCAGTGGGCACACGCGCCATCATGAGCTTGAGCTCGTCTTTCGTGTCGGGTCGGCGATCACGAAGGGCGGCGAGAACATGTTGGAGAAGGTGCGGGATCACGCCTTCCATGCGGTTGGAGGAGACTCTTCCTTTGCTCTCCTCGTCGTGCAGAGCTTCACCCTTCTTGACCCAGTCCATGGATGTGCGCAGGAGCTTGAAGCTGGTGAAGTGCATCTCTCTGACACAGATGTTCTCACCCTTTTCATGGGTGAGTGTGATGCGGATGACAGTGTCCTCATACGTGGTGTGTTCGTTGTTCTCCGAGGAGCGCTCGATCACCACAGCCCACTGGATCATCTTGGTGTCCTGTTCCACCGACATGTGGAACGTATACAGCATCGGAAGTCCCGTCGAGGTAGCCAGGTGATCCATGCACAGGCCGTGCAAAGTCCACAGTTCCTCTTGAGACATCTTCATGTAGTTGGTTCGTTGATTCATGTTGGTATTCCTAGTATTGAAAAGGGGATCAATGTCAAGAACAGTATATGTGACCCAAATTCCTTCTAAGGAGACAAAAAAAAAAGAGGACCCGAAGGTCCTCTCTTCACGAACGGGGAACTTTGTTGAGGATCTTCCTGAGTTCTTCGATGCGGCGACGCGCCTCAGGCTTGAAGAGACCGTAGTCGTTGTCGAACTGTCGGAAAAGTGCCTCGTCGTATTGGTCGGGCGTGAAGTACCGACGCAGCTCATGACGGGCCTCGGCGATTTCTTCAGCCGGATCCACGGGCAACATGGCGGCGAGCTTGAAGCCCACGAGGTTCTTGTTGCTGCGCGAATACAGCACCAATGTGCCGTCTTCGTTGGAGCACAGCTCGCCTTCCAGGGCAGGCGTGTCCGGCAGATTGGCCAGATCAGGGTGACGGGGATTGGACACCTTCATATCCACGTACCCTGCCACCGGCATGTGACCGTGAGCCGTCATCACCATTTTCGGGTTGAACTGCGTGACCAGGTTTTTGATGACCCTGACGTCGTTGCCGTCACGGACGTGAATCTCCCCCACACGCAACTGCGGACCGGTGAAATCCTTCACGGTCTTGCCGGGGAAGATCTCCCCGATGTTGTACATGTGATCGAAGTGCAGCAATTGTTGTGAGTTGCTCATAGGTATCCTACCTTTGCTTCCTTTCCCGCCTCGGTGTCCACCTTGGCAAAATTGATGACGGAGTCCATGACCTTGATCCAGGTTCCCCGATCCACGCGCATCTCGGGTACCACCTGACCTTGCCACAGCAGGCCTTCCGTGGGCAGCAAGATGTCGTCGACTTTCCACTGGATCTTCTCGATGTCAGCGAGCTCAACTTCTGCCAGACGCTCCTTGAAGAAAGGTGTCTGCAACATCAGCGACAGTGTGCTGAAGTCCTCGCCGAAGAAGCCCGTCTTGACCGCAGTGGTCAGACTGCGCATGTTGAGCATGTGGCAGATCTCCAGCGCCTTGGTGCCAAGCTTCCAGTGCGTGCGCGCATGATGGAAGCCCAGGAACTTGAAGACCGTCTGGGAGATGAAGATCTTGCGATTGGCCACCGTGTCCTCGGGGTAAGCCAGCCGGTAGTTGACCGTTAACATCAATTCGTAGTTGGTCATGTTGATTTATCGAGGGTTGGATGGACGACACGTCTTGACGGTGTCGATGATGGAGCCCAGCACCGTGAGCGCGTACTGGTAGGGCAACTCGGTCACTCCGTCGCCCAGATACAGCGGCGAAATAACGTAGCGCTGCTGTACCGTGCCGATGTTTTCTTTGTTCACAGTGAACTGCAACATCCACGTGAGTGTGGCGTCACGCAACGAAGTGTGCGCCAGCGTCACCAGCAGCTGATCGGCATGCTCGCCGTTCAGATCACGGTGTCCAAAGAGATCCATGCGTTGACCATAGAAGTAGACCTGATCCACGTAGGTCACACCGTTGCAGTTCAGCTCCGTCAGCTTGGCGCTGAACTGCTCATAGAGCTGCTGGAGTGTGTACTGCGTGCCCGCGTCAGCCAGACCTGGGTGCCGTACAGCGCGCCAGACACTACGCAGGGAACGGTACTGCAAAGGAACTGGATTTGCGGACATGTGACTCATGGCAATTATTCCTCCAAACTCGGCTGGCTCTTGTAAGCCCGCAACATGCCCAGGCACTGCAACACCATGCGGTCAAACCAGATGCGTGCCTCATTCACGCCGCCGACTTCCTCCATGAACTTCGGATGCGCCGCGTAGAAGCTCGTGAACTCCACGCGACCGTACGTGTTCAGGCCGATCGAGAACTGGTAGCTCCAGGTCTCGTTGTCGTTCTCATAGACCGAGAAGACATGGTGCAGGCTGTGCTTAGGGAAGTCCCGCAAGTGGCTACCCAGCGTGACCTTGAAGTCACGGGCCGAACCGTGGGCGTGGGGGTCCGGTGAGAACTTGACCGTCTCGGCCGTCTTGGTGTTGTGGTTGTCCAGCGGCAAGACTGCATTGGCGTGCATCTTGAGCTTCACCACGTTGCCGTAGGCGGGCCCGAAGTACTCACCGAACGGCCGCAACATGTGCGACACCACGTAGAACAGATCCAAGTAGGTCTCGCCCCAGTTGAACTGCGGCGGAATGCAGACCGGATGGAATACTTCTTTTTCTTGACTCACGACAGATTGTCCTTCTTGGTTGAGTTGAGCGAGGAAGTCTGTGACGCACTTGGCGAGCTCGGCGCTGAGAGCATGCATTTGACGATGTGTGTCCGAGCATGGGTCTTGTGACGAGTAGCCGCCGACCACTTCTCCAGGCAGGTCACGATGGAAGCCAAAGTGCCACCGATCGCCGAACATGAAGTCGTCAGTCACCTCGACTTCCAGCTGTCCGATCTGCGGATAGAGCTTGAGCTGGATGTTGTACTTGACGACCTCACCCTTCATCACCAAGGCGCAGCTCTTGTACGTCTGCTCCCGAGTTTGAGACTTCTCGATGAAAGGAGCTGACTGCGCTGCACTCAGCGCCACGTCGTAGAGCTTCTGGAAGTTCTCATGTTGCAGTGCCGGATCCGGCTCACTGCTTGCGAGGATGATGGTCATCTTTTTCTCCTTGAATGACCTTGGTTGTAGATTCCACCCAGGCTTGAGCCTGACGGCCCATGGGGGATTCGAGATGGTTGTGACGTGCCAAGAAGTGAACCATCTTCAAGGCGGCTCGACGTTCGAGTTCAGGGTTCGACTCTGCTTCGGACTTGAGCTCGTGACCCGTCACCGGCTTGCCAAAGAAACGGCAGTGGGGTTTATGGTCCAGGTCTTCCAGTCCGTCACAGATTTCACATCTGCGGTACATGACTTTCCTTGTTTTGAGATGCGAGGTAGTCTGCGGCGATCTTGGCGATCTCGGGACTGCGGGCGTGTTCCTGTTGCCACGCTTGGGTGCCAGCATGAACGACGGCCGCACCTCCGCTGACGAGTTGTCCGTGCTCATACAGCGCAAAGTGCCACCTGGTTGAGTACAGAGTGCGAGTGGGATTGATCTGCACGTAGATCATGTTCGACAGGTACTTCGTGTGATCTGTCAAACGCAGCACGAAGGGCACCATGCGACCGTTGATCTCCAGTTGGAAATCTTCCAGTATCACGATGTTGGTGCTCATGTCCGATGGCAATACACGCTGCAGGAGCTTTCGGGCCTCAGCGTACAGCGTTTCGAAGTTCTCATGCTTGAGCACAGGGTCATGCTCTGCATGCGGGGTGTCAGGTGCATGCATGTTGTTCCCTCAGGTGTGGTACTGCACGGCGTGGGCTTTCAATCCTTGCAAGAACGTCAGCACGTAGTTGGCAGGGAATGTTTCGCTCGGGTACGAAGGATCGCTGATTCCAGGCATCCTGTCGTTGAGCTTGGGTTTGGTCAAGATGATCCAGCGCCGCTTGATCGGCACCGCTTGATTGGGCGTGGGTTCACTCAGGTTGAGGCCACGTACTCGCATCAAGGGTTGCAGCTCGAAGGAGATGTTGCTGTTGTAGTCCGCAGTGATGTGCAGCTCACATTCCTCACCGTCGTGCACGAGCGGCAAGCGGTAGCGCTTGTAGCTCTCATCAGGAGCGGTGAAGTGGATCCACGCCGTGATCTCGTAGCCGATGGCATAAAGTTCAGCGGCGATCAGCTCGATGCCGGGTTCGATGGGCATGGTTGTTCTTTCAGACTTGGAAACGATGAGCTTCCTTCGCACAAGTCTCCAACACGTCATACACGTGTAAGAACGGGAAGACGTTGTCCGGGAACACCTCTTCAGGCTTATTCGGAATCGCTAAGCGCGGGACAGCGGTGTCGTCCGTCGGGCGATACATCATCAGAGTGAAGCGAGGCTGTCGTACCACGTTCGTATCACTGGCGTGACGTCCTCGTCGTAAGGACACCTCAATGGAGTCGTTGAAGAGAGAGAACGTGAAGGTGTCCTGTTCATCACGCTCGATGCGCAGTTCACGTGTATCACCCTCGTACTTGATATCCACGTCGAAGCGGAACTTCTTGGACTTGGGGCTTTCGAACTTCATCCACGTGGTCAGCTCGTAGGCCAATGCGTAAATGGCTTTGGCGATAATGCCAATGTTGCTTTCAGTGTTCATGGTTGTTCCTTGTTGTATCTCAAATAAAGTATATGTTCCCGAACTTTTATCGAGACGGCATAAAAAGAGACGGAGCCCGAAGGCCCCGTCTCCTGGTTGGTGTGCCCCCATTGCTGAGGGCTAGTGGTCCTTACGGGGTGACCTTGACGTCGATGACGACGCTGTTCAGCACGGCCGGGATGTTCTCCACGGTGATCACGCCGCCGATGGGCAGGTGGTTCACGAAGAGGTAACGCGGCTGGACCACGGTTTCCTTGCTCGTGCCGCTGCGGCTGATGTTGGCCGACAGCACCAGTTCCGGCGCCCAGACCATGTTGCCGAAGTTCAGCGGGTTCGGAGCGACGTTGCGGGTCTCGTCGAACACGCCGAAGGTCACGAAGATCTTGCCTTGGACGCGGCGGTCCAGGGTGGAGACCAGACGGATGTCGAAGCCGCCGGACAGCGTGCGCAGTTCGCCTTCCACGTTGATGTAGCGGGCGATCACCGGGTCGGTGGCGACGATGACGGTCGGAACCTTGCTGATGCCACCGCTCAGAGCGTCGGCCGCAGCCTTGTACTCGGAGTCGCGGTACAGGCGGTAGGCCATGTCGCGGATGTGGTTGACCAGCACGGCCTGGATGTCGGCAGCACGCTCATGCGACTTGATGGAGTCGATGGCGGTGTTCATGTCGATGTGGTCGCCCATGTAGGCGGGAACCACGTAGTAGCGGCCGATGGCGGTGAGGGCACCACCGTTGTCGGCAGGCACGCGACCGTCGACGACAGCGCTCAGCGTCTCCATGGTGGAGATCAGAGCGGCGACGGCGTCGTTGCTCATGCGGATGCGGGTCGTGGCGATCAGCGCTTGCACGTCGGAAGCGTCGGTCGAGCCGTCGTTGTTGATGGGGTGCATCGAGGTGATCGGCGAACGCAGCGGCACGTTGTACAGCTGGGTGAACTTCGTCACGTCGATCAGCTGGCCCAGCTGACGGCGGTTCATGTTGGTGCGGTAGGCCAGCAGGTCGAAGCTGTCCAGCTCGCCGGCGGCGATGGCGTCGGCCACGGTCTTGGCGTTGCCCGCGACGGTGGTGTCGAGTTCGTTGCCGGTGGCGGCGTCGAAGACCTTGAAGGCCGCGACACGGTTGCCGTAGACCTGCAGTTCACCGGTTTCGATGTTGACGGTGCCGTTGACGACCATTTCCAGGTGCACGACCAGGTCAGCCGAGGCCAGCAGAGCCAGGTCGGTCAGCGGGGTGCCGTCCAGGTTCGTGGTGTCCTTGTTCAGGATGATGCCGGTGGTGCGGAAGGTCAGCGCTTGCAGGCGGTAGTTGTCCTGCGGCGAGGCCACGAAGTTGCTGTAGGCCAGGTCCTTCGTGTTGACCTTGATGACGTCGTTGGCGAGCGTCAGGTACACGGCAGCCAGGTTGACGGCCGGGTCCAGGCTGTCGGTCTGGTTCATCACGCCGGTGCTCAGCAGAGCGTCGGTCTGGCTCAGGCCCAGCAGGTCGATCTTCTTGCCGAAGGCCAGAGGAGCGGTGTCGATGGACTCGCCTTCCAGGACGACGGCGCCGTGCGGGATGGTCGTGGAGAAGTTGGCCTGGCTCTCGGTGCGCCACACGGGCACGACCTTGGTCTGGTCCTTCTTCAGGATCGTCGGGTCAGCGACGGCGCGGATGATGTTCTTCTTGTTGAAGTCCGTCACGGCGCCGGAGATCTTGCGCTCGATCGCGTCGTAGACCATCATCAGGTTGACGGTGATGCCGAAGCCGACGTTTTCGTTCGTCAGGGTGATCGTCGGGAACAGCGTCTCGCCGAACTCGTCCTGGCGGCTGGCCTGGTAGTTGTAGGCGATCGAGTAGACCACGGCGTTGCGGTTTTCGCGCTCGTCGTAGGCTTCCAGGCCGAAGCTGCGCTCGGACAGGGCGCCCGACACGTTGGCCGAACCGATCACTTGCAGCGACTCGTTGGACACCTGGTCCACCGTGTGCTTGCGCTTCAGGGTGCCGACGAAGTCACCGGCCATCAGGCCAGCCATCACGGCGGCGTCGCGCTGAGCGTGCGTGGGCTTGTAGTCCTGGCCGAACAGGTTCGTGCTGATCGATTCCAGCGCGGTCTGCAGCTTGCCGCCGGCGTTGTCCAGCTCGTGGAACGCGGTGTCGGACAGGCTTTCCATCGAGATCATCGAGCGCGCCACGGCGGTCGTGACGATCTTGCCGCCTTCGACTTGCTCACGCAGGCCCGAGATCAGCTTGTTGCTCTGGATGTCCTGGGCGGTTTGGCCCGAGCGTGCCGTCTTGATGAAAGACAATTGAGGCATGTTGCTTCCTTATCAGTGGAGATGCAAAAGGGGAAACGAGTAGATCAGTTTGCGAGATGGTTGACGTAGGAGGTGAAGACAGCCATCTTGGAAACATCGGCGATCGATGTCATAGAATAGCATTTCTTCAGGTAGTCGCGGACGAAGGCCAAACGCTTTTGCGGGTCTTCACAGGTTTTCAAAAATCCTTCATGAAGGATCACATAGATTTTGTTGTCCAAAAGGACAAATTCGTAGTCAACATCTTGCACGGAAGCAGCCTGCCAGCTGTTCTTGTCAAGCGTGAGCCTGGTTTTAACGCTACTCGCGATTTCCTCTGAACCTGATAAGGGTGCAACAGAGTTCTGGATCTCCTGCTCTTCAGCAGAAGCGAGGCCATCGAAGAACCGCCAACCACCCACAGCGTCGGTGAAGTAGAGGTTGTCGATCTTCAGGCCGTTGTTCACGTACCACCATTGAGCGAAGTCGTCAATGGAAAGGAACTGGCGCAGGGTGCCGTAGTTGGACAGATCTGCTGCCGAGCGCTTGGCTTGCAGCACGGCGCGATAAATCCAACCCGGCACTGCGATGGATTTCAGCAGCACATTGGGCGATTGGTGCATCGTGATCCCTTCATATAATCGAACTTCTGGCTCAACCCCTATAGAAAAAAGAAGGTCGAACTTATGTTGTGGTTCCCATGCGGGAAGACATGCGGCACCCTCTTGATGGACTCCAGATCCACCTGAGCTTGTTGCCTCAAAAGATAACAGCCTAAAGGTATCACCGTGGACAACAAACTTTTGCTCTGCAAGAGTATCACACTCCTCTACAGAGAAAGTCTGCTAGCCGACCGTTCCGACAACAGCACCGAACTTGTCCGCACTGTGCTGGAAAATGTCAAGGTTGGTGAGGTGGGCATCGGTCTGAATACGGACCGTGAAGTCATCCTGGCCTTGAAGGCCACAGTGCTTGAGATGTGCACTGTTCCACAAGATCACGTTTACGACAAGGCGGAGTTCCTTCAGCGAATCCGTATCAACTGCGTAAACGACGACAAGCTGTACGAAGCCATCCGTCAGGGGATCGAGCCTGACATCACGGATGCGTCTCTGAAACGCAGCATCGTCAACATCCGCAACTCGATCAACAACCACTTCAAAGAGCAGACGGTGGGCAATTTGCTCAGCGTGGCATCCACGAAGTTCAAGTTCGAGCGGGAGTCCATCAAGGACGTCAACCAGTTCATTGCTGAGTTGATCGCCCAGCTCGAACCCATGCACATCAATGGCGGCGGTAAGGATCCGGCCGTCATGGGTGAGATCGACATCGGTAACAAGGAATCGTTGCGCGACGCATTCACCGCCGTCCAGAAGAGCACCACCGGTGCTCGCATCTACAAGACGGGCTGGCAGGATGTGAACGAGGCCTTGCAGGGCGGCTTCCGAGTCGAGACCACCGTGATCGGGGCGTTGCAGCACAAGTACAAGACGGGCTTCACGCTGTCGTGCTTTGCGCAGATCGCGCAGTACAACTCACCCCACACCACTGACCCCAACAAGAAACCGTTGCTGCTACGGATCTCGTTCGAGGACGACATCGTCCAGAACCTGCAGTTCCTGTACCAGTACCTCAAACACGACGAGACGCACGAGCGGATCACCGACGACGAGATCAACAAGCTCACGGTGGACGAACTTGCCGAGTACGTTCAGAGCAAACTCCAAGCGACGGGCTTCCACATCAAGATGCGCCGGGTGGATCCCAGCCAGTGGACCTACAAGTCGCTTTGCAACTACATCATCGAGCTCGAAGCGCAAGGCTATGCGGTCGAAGTGCTCATGGTGGACTACCTCTCCAAGCTCCCGACCACCGGCTGTATCACCACCGGTCCCTCGGGCACGGACGTGATGGACCAACTTTCGCGCGTGCGCAACTTCTGCGCTGGCAAGGGCATTGCCTTCATCACGCCGCACCAACTTTCCACGGAGGCCAAAGGCCTGATCCGTGCAGGCACACCTGAAGATCAGTTCGTCAAGGAAATCGCTGAGCGCGGTTACTGGGAACGCACGAAGGGTCTGGATCGCGTCTACGACTGCTGCATCCTGATCCATCTCTTCAAACACAACAAAGAAACGTATCTGTCGGTCTTCCGTGAAAAGCACCGGATCCCGACGATCGTTGACGAAGACAAGCGCTACTTCCTGTACAAGTTCCCGTACAAGATGCCAATCGCGTCGGACGTGCGCGGTGAGAAGACCTCTTTCCCGAGACTGAAGTCGGCACCCTCCAACGCAAGCGATGACCTCTTCGCAGTGGCTTAGCCAAAAAAGAACGACATGCCCCCTAGGAGCCGCGAAGCTCCTAGGGGGTCTATGCCGTCACGGTGTCAGTCACCCATGATCTTCAGGACGTAGTCGAAGACAACCTGGCGAACGTTGAAGTCTTTCTCGACCTTCTTGTAGCGGGTCAATTGAGGACCGTAGATCATGCGTTCCTCTTCCATGACGAAGAGTTCCAGCTTTTCGCTGCCGACAGCTTTCTGCACATGGATCGTGATCTTGAGTCCGGGGTCCATGTCCCAGTTCTGACCACCACGACTGTAGTGGCAGTGGAAGTGGACGCTCCTGATGTGCTTCGGTAGGACGTTCCCGAACTGCGTCGACTCGCGCCACTCGGGATGTGTGATCACGTTGACGTACTGGTCGAGCTGCAGCAGCTGCGTGCGCAGTGACCCCTGCGGTATCCAGGAGAAGAACTTGTCCAGAGCAGTTCTGAGTGGCCCGTGTGTGCCGGATTTCACGAACTCAGCGTGGGCATAGCTGACCACACCGATGTATGCGACTTGTCCCCGACTGAGTTGCTCATAGCGGTTGAGCACCATCTCACTGAAGCGTCGGAAGTCGTTGAGAAGGCACAGATATTGCAGGCCGGTTTCTTCATCAAAGCCCATGACCCCATCATGATGGGGTTGATACAAGGTATTGGTATCCAATTCGATCTCCCAAATAGTTGACGGTACAAGAGGACGAGGTTACCCCCGTCCCCTGGTTTACAGATTTTCCTTGGAGGCCATGCCAGGGTAGGTGCAGCGGATGGCTTCCTCAAATTCATCGAGGTAGGTACGCAGCATGTCGTGCTTGCCCTTGGTACGGAAGATCGTGTACTGTGCAGTGGCTCCGTTCAGGCTTCTGCGAATATCCACATGAAGCGTGCCGTTGTATTGCAGAGTATCACCCCACAGACGCACCATGCGCTGGTAGCGATACTCCAGGCCGAGGATGAGGTTGGCGTTCTCGTCGCTGTAGGTGGCCAGGTTGTCCTGGTCTCCTTTTGCGAGAGCATCCAGGACGTGTTGACGCTCAGGTGCGACAACGTCTCGCAAGGACAGGCCTCGCTTGAAAGGGACGCCTTCCTCGTTCATAGTGGTTTCCTTGGTTTGAGTGTCCTCAACATGTCGCTGACATCGATCGTGAAGTCTTTGAGTTTGACGAGCAAACACCCGATCCCGTAGAGCATGAAGCCAAAGCCCACCAGGAACTGGACACCTGGGATGAATCCCAAGACCAAGATGAGCCGAAGGCGGCGCTTCACCCAAGGGGTGAAATGGCGGCGGTAGTGCGAATGGTTCGTGTACTTGTAAATCTCACACCTCACGTACTGTGCGAACATGAAGGCGAGTAGACAGTAGACAATGAACGACAGAATACATACCGCTACAGCAGGTCCGTAAAACATGTGTCTGCCGGAGCGCCCTTTTGTTGACGAATGAACATCAGGAACGCACCGTCTCCTCTGAGAGAAATGGTGTCCAGGGGGTTGAGAGCTCGAAAGCTCGAAGCCACAGCGTCAAGCGCTGCGTCTTCAAGTGAGCGGCCATCGATGGCCACTTCGACCTCTTCGCGAAGCGTCTTGTGAAAGAACGTCATGAGCGTTCGACCCAAGGTGAGCACGAGGGAGAAGAACATCTCGTCGCTGTCAGGCAACTCGATGACCACCCGTACGTACTGTCCTGAGACCGAGATCATGTAAAGATCTTGGACTTCTGACGGTATACCGTTCCAGAAGATGCGTTGCGCCGGTGACGCGCTCGTCCGGTGCAATGCTGCGTACTTCATTTCCATAACTGACTCCACGTTGCGTGAGTAGTGGCTGATCCAGATGATCAGCCACTACTTTTACCGCCGTGGAATCAATCGGTGCATCCGGCCGGATACTCCTTACGAAGCAAAAACGCTTGGTAGATACAGCCTGCTACGTCCCGCCAGGTCTCGTTCTCGGTCCTGGTGGTGCGTAGTTCTTCGAACAGATCGGTGTACTCGGTAATGGTCAGACCAAAGAGGTCACAGAAGTAGCAGGCTTCCGTGAACTTCAGTGAACGCTGACCATTCTCGGTACGCGAAAGCGTGGAGTGTTCCACGCCGATGGCGCTTTCGACGTGCGCTTGTGTCTCACCGTGGTGCTCTCGGATGGCCTGCACCAGACCTCCAATCGCATCGCGGTCATTGAACTTGGCGCTTGTCCTTGGATTGGGTGTCCCCATGAAGGTCCTTGAAGTTGTCCATACACCAATCCACCTTGGCCACTGAGAACTGGCCGAGCATGGTCTTGATCATGGAGAGGTAGAAGTCCTGCACCGGACGCAAGTCCGTGTAGCGCTTGCTGAACCCGAGCAGGCCATGCGGACCCGTGCTGACGGGCGCCACAAGCACATTGAGCAGGTGCTCACTGACCGAGATCTGAGGCAACTCGAAGGCCGGTTCTTGCACTGCCTTGAGATAGGCATCGTAGACGACGCGCGTCAGGTCCGCCAGATCCTCGATCATGTACTTGTAGACCGGGAAGAGTTCCGTAGCCAGCGTGCGCATGGTGAGGTCCTTGGTGCCGTTTTTCTTGACGTAGCGCATGAGCGCCAGCACCGTTGGATCGAACTGGTAGCGGAAGTCTTCTTCCGTCAGACGCCCCGTAGGAGAGTTGCGCAGCATGTCACCCAGGTGAAAGACCAGACCTTCGACGTACTCTTCCACCGTCAGCGTGATGCTGGAGGTGTCGGCGTTGCTGGACGTGTGCAGTCTCTGGGAGATGTGCTTGATCCGAAACGGCGCGCACAACAGATCACTGAGCGTGTCCGGTGTCATCTTCACCTTGAAACGCGGATCGGTCATGACCACCGTCAGGATCCGGGTCACATGAGTGATGACGCTCATGTTGTTCTGCGCGGCGCCATAGATCGGAGCGATCGCCCCGATGAAGCCAGCCACGCTCGGATCGTAGTTCTCGGCCTTAGCCCAGCGCAACAGATGTCCCATGAGCTGACTGAAGGACTCGCGATCCATCAGCGGATCTGCGGGCTGGATGTTGAAGTATTCAGGAGTTGCCATTGTTGTTTACTCGACGGGATAGATGTGTTTTGTAGGGTCAGCCGAGAGGATGTGGAACATCTGGTCACGGATGTGCGTGATTGCACTGTGGATCGGTTCTTGTTTCCCTTGCAAGAACTCCTCCTTCACGAGAAAGTGGTGCAAGCCTGATTGAGGCGAGCCCATTTCAATCATCAGGCAACCACAGTTCTTCACCGGTGCGATGGTGATGTGATTGATCTTCCTCGGAAACCCATGAAAGAGAAAGGGGTTCTCGATCACGGTGTAAGTCCGAAACTCATCAAACTTGCTCAACGACATAGGTCTCACCTATTTCTTTTTGCGTTGAAAGTTACCCCAGTTGGTTCCCTCGTTCGCCTGGTGGTAGCAATCCACCACGATGTTGGCGTATTTCAAGTACTCGACGTGAGGGAGTTGTCGCTTACCTGGATTGAAGTAATAGGGGCCGTTGGGATGCGTACACAAGAGGACCAAGCCTTCTTTGGTATCCGGGAGCCAGTTGAACACCAGTTCATCGAGCTTGCCTGAGCGGTTGCTGAAGATGATCCTGACCTGTTCTTCCAGCTCCGTCACCACAGCGCTCACGTAGTTGCCACCCAGTGCGTGCAGGTATGCCTTTGCTCGGCGTTGGTCCTTGTTGTCTGGGACGTTCCAGGTGCAGTAGATCGTCTGTCCCACGTAGTTGTCGGGGTACTCATAGGTGAGTTCGATCAACTGTGAGGCAAAGCGGGGCGCCAGCAGATGCCAGCGACCGTGCACAATGGGTTGTTCGAAGTACCGGTCTTTCAAGGGACGCGCCACCAGCGTCACCTCAGCGGTCTCGGGAATGGTCTTGACATTCACGCCAGAGGCCACCCGATGTTGGATTTCGAATCCGCGGTTCACACCTCGGTAGGTATAGCGGACAAAGAAGTTCAGGTAACTGAGCACTCGCAGACTGAACTGGGTGATCTCTTCAGGCAGGCTGGAGAACAAGGAGTTGTACTTGCCGCTGGCTCGATCAAAGACGGTGATCGGGTTGGACACATAGTCATCAACCAATGACGTTTCAGGCATGACATTCTCGTTGACGGACCAAAAGGACCCAGAGCCTTGACAGCTCCAGGTCCAGTTGGCGTTTAGCGCGCGCCGAGGATTTGACCGAAGTTGATCGATCCATCAGCGTTCTTCTTCACCGGTGCCGGCTTGACGATCTGCGTGATCACGCCACGACGACCCATGTCCATCGCTTGCGCGAAGGAGATGCCCGGAGCCACAGAGACCTCGTTGTCGGCACGCTGTTGCTTGACTGCCTTGGGGACAGACGGTGCAACGGGATGCGCGGCCACGACGACGGCAGCCGCGGGAGCGGCGATCGAAGCGGTGGGCTTGAAGGTCTCTTCCCACGGCGGCGGCTCGGTGCTGGCAGTCTTGGTCTCGGTGGACACCGCCATGATGCGGTGTGCGATCGCAAGACCGGCAGACGCTTCGTCCTTGGCCGGCTTCTTGGGAGTGACGTGACGCTTCAGGCCGACGGCCTGTTCCAGCTTGTCGGCCGTGCGGCGCAGGGTGCGAGAAGCGGTCTCGTCCTTGGCTTCGACCTTTTCAGCGGCCTTGCGCAGCTGCGAGGTGGTTTTGGCCACGGCCTTCTTCACGACGACCTTCTTGACCGCCTTCACCACCCGCTTGACGCCGGCGTCCACGATCTTGCCGATGGTCGGCGTCGTGGTTGCGTGCTTTTCAGCGGGCTTCGAGGCCGGCTTCAGCTGCGGCTTTTGCGCAGCGGGCGCGGTCGTCTGCACCACAGGTGCGAGGACGGTCTTCACCGGGTCCGCTTTCTTGACAGCTGCCGTCGCCGCGGTTGCCGGCGCCTTCGCAACGACCACCTTTGAGGGGTTCGCGGTGGAGGGAGACGGGGATGCCGACGTTGTGGGCTTCTTGGCGAACTTGGCCGGCTTCTTCACCGGGGGGTGCTTTTTGCTCAGTTGTTTGGTCATGATGTTTCCTGACATAGATGTTGAACTGGTACATCAGTCCGTTGTGTTCCTTTTCGGGTGAGGACCGAACACGCGTCCAAAGCTTGTGGTCAATGACCGGTGCTCGTGCATCGCCTTCAAAGGCCTGATACACCAGGGTTTCATGGATCTCGTCTGCAAGAGCGAGAGCTTCGTTGTAAAGACGTTCACCTCCAATGATCCAAATCGGACCATTTCCAGAGAAGTCAGCGATAGCCTGTTTGAGTTCTTGGTAAACGACAGCACCTTGGAAGTCGTCCAGGTTGGTCGACGTCGTGAGAACCACGTTGCGACGACCCGGCAATGGACGGAACTTCTTCGGGATGCTCATCCAGGTTTTCCGACCCATGATCACGGTGGATCCTTGGGTCTTCAGCTTGAAGGTGGCCATGTCTTCAGGCAACTGGAACAGGAGCTCGTTGTCCTTGCCAATGTAGCCATTGGAGGACTGAGCAAAGATGAGGCGGACCGTCACCGTGCCACCTCGTATTTCAGTTCACCAGAGTGTTGGTAACCCTGGATCTCGATGTCGGCGCTGGTGATCTGGAAGATGTCCTTCTTGTTCGGATTGATCCAGATCTTGGGAGCGGGGTGGGTTTCCCGCTTCAGCTGCTCTTCCACACCCGCCAGATGGTTGAGGTAGATGTGGGTGTCGCCGGTGGTGTAGATGAAGTCCATCGGATCCATCTCCAGACAGTGCGCCACGAGGTGCAGGAGCACCGCGTACTGCGTGATGTTGGACACTGCACCAATGGCCGTGTCGACGCTGCGCTGGTACATCAGCAGCGACAGGCGGTTCTTGCCACCTTCTTCCTTGGGCGGCGTGACGTTGAACTGGAACATCGCATGGCACACCGACAGGCTGCCGCGGCCCAGCAGGACGTTCTCAGCGACGTCCAGGTCCTCGAAAGGCACGTATTGCGGAATCCAGGCATTCACGACATGGCGTGCGCTGAAGGGACGAGCCCGCAGATTGCGCAGCACTTCGTTGAACTGGTCACAGGTGCGGTAGTAGCGGTTGCTGGCGAACTCGGCGAACTCGGGCACCTTCACTTCGGCGGCGACCAGTTCCTCGTATTCAGCCTTGTACTTGGCCACCTTGTCCGAGGGCAGCTCGTCCAACGGCACCTTGGGCCAGAACGGATTCGGGCAGAGCTCACCGTCTTCCATCTTGCGAGGTGCATCGCGCCAGTTGAAGCCGTACATGGGGCCGATGGAGTCGAGGTACTTCTCCATCATGGCGCCCTTGATCATCCGGCGGGACTCGTCCGGGTGACCCTGACCCTCGATGACGGCGGCCATGTACTTGTCGATGAACTTGTCGATGTCGGCTTCCTTGACACCCCACTGGCTCCAGAACTGGCAGCCGCGTTCGCGCAGGTCCTTCTCGGAGGTGGAGCCGGAGATGATCCAGATCATCTCTTCGATGGCACCCTTGTAGGGCGCACGGCGCGACGTCGGGATCGGCACGGTGCCGTCGGAGACATCAAAGCGTTCTTGGAAGCCGAAGACCGTGCGGCGGCCCTTGCCGGTGCGGTCGACATGATCGTGGCCTTCACGGAAGACGCGGCCGAGCATGCGTTCGTATTGTGCGTGGACAACTTGTGTCATGTTGGAGCTTCTTGAGTTTTTTGAGGTTGACGCTCTTCCAGGAAACCCAGAAGCTGGTGGAAACGGTCGCAGTACTGGATCTCGTTTTCACCGAAGATGCGCAGCAGATGCTGAATGGCATCGCTGACTTCGGGGTTCATGAAGTCATTGAGAGAGAACCGACAGAGCACGATGACGGTTCGCTTGGGGCGATTGGCCAGATCCAAGGTCAGGTCGATCAGGGCCTTGGCGCAGATGGCCATCGGGTCCAACATGTACATGACATAGTTGGCCGAGGCGCGCAGCTTCTCCGCGTCTTCACGCTTGGTACCACCGTCTTCACGAGTGACGTCGATGGTCTCACTGAACTTCTGGAACATCGCGTAGACTTCTTCGCGACGCAGCAGGAGCGCGTTACCAGCTCCTTTGTCCATCTCTTCGTTGAGCGGGAAGAAAGGCCAGACCTGATGGATCCGGATCATTGGGTCACCCTTTCACTGTCGTGGACCATGCGAGCAACAGATAGGCAGATCCTCTTGAAGATTTCCTGAGGGTCTTGTTCAACCGTTTGCAAGATGACTTCCTTGCGCTTGCTGTAGTGGATGCCGTAGTAGTGGCACGAGCCGTTGCTCTCCCCGTTGACGAGGGCCTGGTTGCATGTCAGCAACCGGTAGCCTTGGCGCACACGGGTGACGAAGTCGAAGTCGTCTTCGAGACGATCCAGGCCTTCACGGCGCTTGGCAGCACGCGCTTCCAGGATCTCTTCGTCGGGCATCAGGAAGACCGTCAGATCCGGAATCACCGGATGCCGAAACGATGCAGGTTGCACCATCATGTCCGTCAGCGTCTTCACACCTTCCACAGACAGGCGCTCGGCATGACCGCGGGCGTAGTACTGCATAGCGATCGTGGAGGGCAAGAAGCGATCAGCGATCACCCACTTGCCCGCAGCCAATGCTGGCTCGATCACGGTCTGCACGATTTGAGCACGAGCTGCTGCAAAGAGCAGCAGCTCAGCGTTGTCCACCAAGGACTTGTCGCCCTTGAGGATGTTTCGGACGATCTCGCCCATGTCGGTGCCACCCGGCTCCCGAACACGAACGAAGTCGACGTTCATCTGCGTGAGCTCAGCGGCAAGAAGGTCAGTGTGGGTGGTTTTCCCACAGAAGTCCGGACCTTCCAGGACAATGAATTTGCCCCGCTGGGCCTCGGTACCACTCGTCATTCTTGATCTGCTCCAGATTTGTAGTTATCGACCTTCGAGATAGGGAATCCATCTCTCGTTGAACCAGCACCGGGGAATACCGCGAAACATCGGTGCGATGTCCTCGTCCTTGTAACCAGCATGGCCAGTGCCTATTGCTGTCACAAAGAAGTACAAGTGAGGGTTTTGCTGCACCGCCATCGCGAAGCGATCCACGTGCTTGCGGATCTCCCCGAGCAGCAAGCTCTGATACGGACGCACGCGCGTTGGGATCCCGTAGGAGCGGCCTTGCAGGCCTTCACCCTGACCCCGAATGGCAGCGTACTCGTCCAGAGCGATCTTGGCAGCACCGTTGCCATGAATTCCCAGGAGATTGGAGCCAAAAACAAAGATGACACTTGGCCCTAAGCCATACCTTATGCCATCTCTATAATAACTTCCATACTCATGCGGAAGACCCAGTCTGTGACTGTACATGGGTGTCTCCGAGAGAAGTATATGTGTCCGAGAGGAGGGTTGAAAGTCTTCCCCTCGTCCCTATTCAAACGATGGCTCAGAGTGAAAATTTTTTCATCAGACGGCAAAAGCGGGAGCTAGGGTTTCCCCTGCTCCCGCCGTTGCTTATGGGTTTTGCCCAAGTCGGACAGTACTGCCCAGGTAGGGCTTGTACTTGTCCATGCGCATCCAAACATCGCTGACGTGATGCGTCATGATGTCGTGCGCCGTGCGGTTCCCGTAGAGAACCTTTGTTCCGGTGACGTTGATGTTCTCGACGTTGTCATCCCAGATCTGGGGATCACACCCCTTGCTGAGTGAACATTGCAGTCGTTTCTTGGCGATACGCGAAGGACCTGCGTTGTAGGCAGCGTCGGCCATCTTGGCATTCTCGATCTCCTGCTTGACTTGCCAGAAGGTCTTGCGGTTGTCAGCGGTCATGAGAATGATGGCGCGCATCTGAAGATCGGGGCGCTGGCGAACGTTGTCCCAGGACAGTTCCTGGAGTTCCGCCATGTGCGCTCGTCGTAAGTCTGACAGGGAGTCAAAGCGTATGCTCCCGTCGGTGTTGTAAGCCTTGGTGATTTGACCGAGTCCGATTCCCAACTCTCTGGGTGTGTCAAGAGCGGAGGTCGAAGACCAGCACCTGGAGTGGGTCAGCGAAATGCAGCTCTCGTGCTCGATCAGCGCACCGAAGTATTGAGGAATGGTGGTATTCGGAAATGCGTTGTTCACTTCACCCTTGAGCGTAGGCAACAGGGTGATAGCGTTTTTCGGGATGTAGGTCTTGGGGTTTTGTGCTTGAACCTGGCTCACGAAGAGACTCAGGACGCACAGCAAGACGATGGTGAGGTACTTCTTCATGATGGATGAAGGGGAGAGCCACCACTCTCCCCTCCTCGTCACGCTAGTGCGTCACCGCCGCCCAGATGGCAATCGCCATGCCGATCGTGTACAGGCCCGCACCGATGCTGTACAGGCCCGCAGCCTTCGGATCGTTCTTGCAGATCTCCCAGGCTTCTTCGAGATCGAAGTAGTCCATGAGACCCTTGCGGGCGAAGTGCAGCAGCGAGATGTACCAGATGGCACGGGTCATGATCACGAAGGTCGCGACCGTGCCAGCGCCGAACGGCAGCGAGCGGATCAGGCCGGTGTCAGGGTCCGTGGCCAGGGAACCCAGCAGGACGATGAGACCGATGATCCAGATGAAGGTGAAGCGAAAGCGCGGCTTCAGCTTGCCCTTCTCACGCCAGCGGCGCTTCTTGTGGGCGGGAGGTTGACCCGAAGGTTGATTTTGAGTTTCATCCATGTTGAGTTCCTTGTTGTCTGGATGGTGTCAGATCAGGTCGCCACGAAGACGTTGACCTTGCCGCAGTTGGCGATGGTGTTGTTGCCCGCAGTGGAAGCATAGCTGCCAATGGCGAGGGTGTTTTCATCTTTGTTGACGGAAAAAGCATCCGTGCCGTTGGAGTTGGCAATACCGCCAAAGTTGGAGATGATGTCGTTGCCGGCCGGGGAGGCGGGCGTGAACTTGTAGCTAAAACTCCACGTGGTGCCAGAGCGGGTGTACACCGAAATGGTACCGCTCACTCGCGCGTTCACGACGTTCTCGCTGACGATGTAGGCTTTGTTGCCAGCGGCGTTGATGTGCACCCGTTTGCCAAACAGGGCACCCGTTCCAGAGGGGTTGTAAGTCAGCGTGGCTTCCAGCGCCCAGGCGCTGCCGGTGCGCAGGTAGATGTATGCCACACCGCCAGCGCTTCCGGTGGGGTAGTACGGACCACCGATGATCAGGCGCGTGCCCGTGGAGTCGATCCTCACCGACGTACCGATGGCGGTGTTGGCAGTGCTCCCGATGATGGTACTGCCTTCCTGAGCCCAGCTGGTTCCGGAGCGCACGTAGATACACACCGAACCATGGTCCGTGCCGTAGCGAGGACATCCCACCGCAACCCGAGAACCATCGGGACTGATGGTCACTGCGTTGCCGAATTGAGAATTAGCCTGGGCGGTGTCGGAGAACTTTTGCTTCTCCACGGCCCAGCTGGTACCCGTGCGTTTGAAGATATAGAATCCTCCGACAGAGTTCGAACTGTCGATATAGGCGAGCGGAGAGCCAGCGATGATTCGCGTGGCGTCGGAATCGCACGCCACACACCAACCCAGGGCCTGGTTGAAAGTCTCCAGACCGCCAAAGTTGGTCACCTGCAGCGTGGCTTCCAGCGCCCAGGTGCTACCGGTACGCAGGTACACGAGAACGTTGCCGCCTGTGTTGTAGCCGCCCGAATTGACCTTGCCATACGGCACACCCACCATCATGCGGGTGCCGGTGTCATCCAGCGCCGTGGAGAAACCGAACCAGTTGCTTGCAGGGCTGTAGGGACTGGAGATCTTTTGTTCCAGTGACCAGGTCGAGCCATTGCGCACGTAGACGTAGACCGCACCGATGTTATTGTTGCCGTCCATCGAACCGACCGCCAGACGGTTGCCGTCGCCAGACAGCGAACAACCGACACCGAACTGCTCTTGTGCCACGGGACTGGGGCTGGAGAACGCCGAGATCTCGGTGTTGATGTTGTACGCAGCCTTGGTCGTGACCGTGACGGTGTTGGACCACTGGCTGACGAAGTTGCCACTCGAACGATAACGGCAACGCACGTAGTACGTCGTCGACAGGTTCACCGGCGTAGCGTTCCAGGCCGTCTTGTTGGACGCATCCGCCAGCGATTGCAGCACGATGCTGCTGAAGTTGGCGTCGCTGGCCACTTGCCAGTCGGTGTTCAGGTGCGTGTCCGAGTTGCCTTGCATCGAGAAGGCGTTACCCTGAGCACGGATCATCGCCGTACCTGCACCGTTGCCGGTGTCCGTGGCGGCCAGCGTCGGCGTCACAGGCGCGAAGTCCGTGACCGTGACGTTGAAAGCGCGACCAGCAAGGGTGAAGCCACCCGCACCAGGAGAGCTCGGCGCCGTGTACGTGATCAGCGCACCTGCACGCGACACGGTGCCAGAGATGGCCGTGAGCGAATAGTTGGCGAACGCGTCGTAGTTCGTGATGGTGTAATAACCCACGAAACCCTTGACCAGAGTCGTCGGGCCTTGTGCGCTCACGACACTGATGTTGTCTGCGGGCAGCACGGCTGCCGAGAGCTTTTGGTTCGCATCGAGACCGGCCACACCGTTGGCTTGGTTGATGCTGGAGGCAGGCACACCTCCAAGAGCGGCAAGAGCTGCGCTCGCGGTCGTCTGGCCCGTCCCACCTTCGTAGGACTTGAGCTTGTCGACCACAGTGCTGCCCGCGCTCGGAGAACTGTTCGTACGTGGCATGTAGGAACTCCGGAAAACGAGGTATCAGACAAAGCACCCAGGACTCTTCTCAGAGTCCTGGGCACGTTGAGGTGTGGGTCAGGACGCCCAGGTCATCGGCGGCAGGATCGCGTCGATGTCTTCCAGGCGGATCGGCACCGGCAGCTGCGCGGTCATGACCTTGCCCAGATAGTCGTACAGCGCTTGCCAGGTCTGGTCACGCACTTCGAAAGCACGGGTGCCTTCGGCGTTGAAGTTGCCCACCGACGAGCCGCGATAGGAGGCGGCCGACGTGATGCTGTCGTAGTTGCGGGTCTGCACCCAGGCGTGGAGCTTCTCGTCCGCGTAGTACGTGGCGAGATGCGCGATGCGCTGGACCTTGGCCGGCGGCACGTCGGCGATGGACATGGGCGTGTCGCTGAGCGTGCCCGGCGTCTCACCCGGCAGGCGCAGGGTGTTGAGCAGAGCGGCCAGCGTCTCGGGCACGACCGTGTAGCTGGCGCGCACGCGCAGTTGACCGGTGGACAGGCTGCGAGAGACCGTCAGGGTTTCCTGGAGCCAGTGGAACTCGGGCACGTCGGGCTTCTTGTCGAAGGTCACCTCGACATACCAGTCCAGGGGATGGCCGCGGTTGGTGATGTGCAGGGGCAGCACCGGGTACTCGGCGACTTCGTCGTCGACAACGCGGGCGTAGATCTTGTCGTTTGCATCGGACATGGGAAAATTCCTTGTGAGGGGAAAAGTGATCAGGAAGTGTGGATGTAGGCAACACCCGCCGAAGAGACAGCGTTGACAGTGGCCGTGTAGTTCGAGTTGATCAGACGGGTACCGTCAGCGGACAGTGCCAGAGCCGTGATCGCCTTGTCAGCAGTGACGCTGTAGGTCAACGTGGTCCTGAGTGTCCAAGTCGTGTTGGCTCGGGTGTAGATGGCAGCACCGTTGGCAGTGGCGTGTGCGATCTCATCGCCCGCGGAATTGATCCGCACTTTCGACGTACCGACAGATGCGTTGCTGATGAGCGTTTGTTCTTGCGCCCAGGTGGTGTTGGTGCGTTTCCACACCACGACAGCGTAAGTGCTGGCACCCGACTTCACCACAACCACCGCACGGTCGCCCGTGCCGTTCAGTGCTGCGGAGCCCGAACCCGAGTCACTAGCCTGGCCGAAGTCCAGGTACTGCTGATGTGCCCAGGACGTGCCGGTGCGCAGGAAGACGTTTGCGCCCACCGTGCCTCCGGAAGCGCTGTTACCCACCTTGCTCAACAGGTACGTGGCGTCCGTGCTCATCGAGAGCTCGATACCGTACCAGCTGTTGGTCGTGTTTTGCGGATTGGTCAGCGTCGCTTCGAAGGTCAGCGACGTCGCACCCACCGTATAGGTTCGTGTCGAGCCGTCGAACGGCGACACGTCCACGTGTGCGGTGATCGCCGCGCGCGTGCCATCCGGCGAGATGCAGCAGGTGTCGAAGTAGTAACCCGTCCACTGGGAGATTGCCCCTTGTTTCGTCCAGGTGGAACCCGAACGCGTATAGAGGTAGCACTGCGACGTACCGGCAGCCAACAGCTTGTCACCGGCCGAGGTCATCGAGATGCCCTTTTGACCGAAGTTGTTCTGTGCGTCGGTGAGCGTTTGCTCCAGCGTCCAGGTCGAACCGCTGCGAACGAAGACATAGACCACGCAGCTCGTCTGAGCGCCGTTCATGTGACTGACAGCCACACGTTGGCCCGTACCGTCGATGGCCACCGTGAAACCGTATTGGGTCACGCTGCCGCTCGGATTGGCCGGAACCAGACGTGCTTCTTCCGTCTGGATGTAGAAGGTTGCCTTGGTGGTCACGGTCACCGTGTTGGACCAGTCGCTGACAGCGCCAGTGTTGTCACGGTGACGGGCACGCAGGTAGTACGTCGTGGAAGTCGCAAGACTGCCAGCCGTCCAGCCCAGCTTGTTCGTTGCATCGGCCAGCGATTGCTGAACGATGGTCGTGAAGTTGATGTCCGAGGCGAGTTGCCAGTCACTGTTCAGGTGCGTGTTGGCACTCGTCGTATTCATCGCGAACGCCGACGTCATGCCGTTGACCACGACGTTGGTGGACGTACCACCATTGTCGTTGCCAGACAACGTGGGCGCCACAGGCTGAACACCCTGCACCGTCACGTTCACCGTGCGACCATTGATGACGATCGTGCCTGCACCCGGCGTGGCGCCTGCGGTGTAGTACAGCGTGGACTTGTCTTGCACGACCGTGCCCAGCGTGGCGCTGATGCTGTAAGCCGTGAAGATGTCGTAGTTGGTGATCGTGAAGGAGATCGTCCGGTTGACGATCGCCGACGTGGGACCTTGCAGGCTGATCGGCGCAGCCCCGTCATCGGGGATCACCGAGGCACTCAGCAGACCGTTACCGTCCAGGCCGGCGTGACCGTTGGCCTGGTTGGAGTCTGCCGAAGCCACAAGGCCAAACGCGGTTCGAGCCGCCGCAGCATCTGCCGCGCCCGTGCCACCCTCGTAGATCTTGAGCTTGTCCACGATGGTCGAACCAGCGCTTGGAGAGGAATTGATGCGCATGGATTACCCTTTGCCAATGACGTACATGCTCTCGACCGTGGGCGGCATGCCGTCCTCGTACAGGCAGCAGGCCGTCAGCAAGTCGAACATGTTCGCCGGAGAGAACGTGTTGCCGATGTAGATGATGCCTTCGATCTTGGTGAGCACACCACCGGTCACGCTGTCCGCACGGATCAAGACGTCAAACGTCCGATTCGTGTTCGGAGGCAGATCCGACAGGTTGATCGTGAAGCTGCTGCGGTTTTGGAACAGCACGAAGCTGCCCGACACCTGTTCGAAGTTGAGGTCCGAAGTGCCGTGATGCTGGATCGTCCAGAAGAGCTCCGTGCCATTGTCACGGTTGCTCGTCGTGATGTTGAACGTCTGCGACTGTCCCGCGTTCATCTGCACGACCGTGGGGTCGAAGATGACAGAAGGACTGGCATACGCCTTCACCCAGTCGATCAGCGACTCGAAAGCCGGGATGTTCGACAGCACGATTGCCGCACGGATCCGCTCCAGTGCCACCACGACCGGACCCCAGCCTGCGATGTCCTGCACTTCATGCAGGTGAGGCTGCGGAGGGTACTCCGACGGGGTGTTGATCACGTTGGTCCAATCGACAGGACGACCATCATTCATGATGGTGTCGTACATCTCGATGAGACCTTCGGAATTGTTCTGGTACAGACCACCCAGGACCTGATAGCTCAGGCGAATCTGGTTCGACACATTCGTGTTGATCACCAGAATGGTCTGCATGATTTCTTTGGCGTAGAGCCGCGAAGGCTCTTCGACCAGATCCAACAGTGCGTAATCGACGTCCTTCACCAGGAGTCGGTTGACCGCGTGATCATAGATCACCATCGATTCCGCGAAGAAGGGACCATAGGTGGGCGCAGCGGCGCGCACCTGGTTGCCCATCGACAACGTCTTGATCTCACCAGAGACCGCGTTGTCGGGATTCACACCTGTTGGATCCAGCGCATAGCGGATGAGCGGCGCGGGCATCGTGTGGATCCTTTAGCTGTTCAGCTTCGTGACCGTCTTGCCGCGGATCTGAACGACCATGCCGACAGGACCCTTCACGAACACCTTGGTGCCCGGAATGACCTTCTTGTTGGTGTGTTCGATCTTGCCACCGTTGGCCGCACAGACGCCACCTTTCTCGATGTAGTCATCGGGATTGGGGGACGAGGCGCTGTTCGGGGACAGTGCGATTTCCACCGTGGCATCGGTGCCATTGGGGTTCAGCACTTCGACGTCGATCTCCGCCCAATAGCAGGCGAGCGAGACCGTTTGGATCAACGTCGTGTTGGTAGAGGCAAGCGTAGAGCTGCCGTTAACGATTCCCATCAGTCTTCTCCTGGAAAAGAATATGTTTCATCATTTGATTAGATGAAAGCCTACCCGTCGGTAATAGGCCAGACTGACCCTCTTGCGGGGGTCAGTCTGGCCATGTTGCTGTGTCGCGAGGAGAAGACCTCACCAGTCCAGAGCGCCCACTGCGACGTCACCGCCACCTGCGCCGCCCATGTCAGTCACGACTTGTTCGACGAAAGCTTGCAGACCGTTGATGTCACCGGTGCTATGCACGTGAATCACGCCGGCTTTCTGAGTGAGCTGCGTTTGCAGACCCGTCAGAGTGTCCGTGAGACCATCGATCTGGGTTTGCGAGTGCGTATGGACCGAATCAGCCTTGCCAGCAAGAGCTTGATCCAAGCCCGCGATGTCAGCGCTGTTGTGGTTGTGACCCACATTGGACTTGCCAGCGAGCGCCAGGTCCAGACCATCGACCTCCGCACTGCTGTGCGTGTGACCGACATCGGACTTGCTGTTCAGGGCATCGCCCAAGAACTCGACGTCTGCGATTTTGTGCCCGTGGACCTTGTCCGCCTTGTCCGCAAGAGCCAGGGCTTGAGGGCCACTGACCGGCTTGTCGGCGTCGGCGGTGTTGTCGACGTTGCCCAGACCCACGTCCGCTTTCGTGAACAGGGTCTTGAGTTGGCTGAGCTGGAACTTGAAGTTCTGCCCGTTGAGGGCGACAGCTACTTCCTCCGTCCCCGTCAGATTGGGGCGAAGAGGATATGCACTGATTTTTGCCATGATCTATCTCCTTTCTACAAGGATCAAGACGACGGCGTGATTTCAGCGCCGAAGAGCGTGAACGACAGGTTGGCTGTCGAGCTGCGAACGATGACCGAGCAGCCCGCAGGAAGCGTCATGCCCATGATGAGCTTGATGCTTTCTCGCAAGTCCAGGAACTTGTCGAACTCGATGTAGTGTTTCGCAGCGAGCGTATCGCCACTCGGGACGATCGCGATGCGGAACTCGGCGGCATCCGCACCCACCGTCTTGTCGCGGTTGACCACGGCGAGTGAGGAAGCCGCGAAGGACTTGCCGGCACCCACCGTGTACAACGTTGCATCGGTGTTCGCTGCGGGGGCCGCCTGCCCAGCAATGACGTAACTATTGGGCATTCGTGACCCCCATGAACAGGAAAGGATGAAGGATTTCGTCCATCATGGCCCGGACTTGGGCCAGGTTGGGCGCGTGAGTGGAAGCCGTTGCGGTAGCGACCGAGACCGTGCCGTTGACCGTGACCTTGGCGCCATCGGTTGCAGCGGCGGTGCCGATGACGACCTGACGCGTGGCCAGCGTGCGCAGGATTTCACCCGTGGAGTTTTCCAGGATGAAAGCACCTTCGCTGCCGTTGCCGTCTGCGTCGACCTTGATCTTGAACGAACCGGTGGCCGAACCCTGCGTGATGAGCGCACGAGTGCTGGCACCGCCAGCTGTCTTGGCACGAACGCCGACCGTCACGTCCACACCGTTGGCGGGGTCACCCACCGTCAGACGTTCCGTGGCCGAGCCCAGACCGATGCCGACGAAGCCCGAAGCGCGGTTGATGAACACCGGAGTGTCCTGCAGCGCGCCAGCATCGTTGTAGCGGTTGATGCGGTAGTCCGAACCAGCGTTGGAGCCGCCTTCGGCTGTGGCGTCCTTGCCCACGACCCAGCGCAGATTGCCTGCGGTGGAGTAGGAGACAGCACCGAACGTGCCTGCCGTGGTGTTGAGCTTGACAGCGGCACTGGCCTTGTTGACCGTGAGGTCACCGGTCATCGTGTCGCCAGCGCGATCCACAGGCGAGTAGCCCAGTGCGCCGGTGATGTCAGCCGAACCCACTGCGGAGCTGGCCGTGACCAGACCCTTGGCGTTCACCGTCCAGCGACGGAAGGTGTCCGCTTGAGGCGACGCGTTGACGTTGGCCAGGACCAGAGCAGCACTCGCGTTGGCGGAGCCGTCAAAGCTCACGCTCCAGGTGCCGTCACCCGACAAACCAATGGTGCGGGCATTGGTCAGCTTCAGAGCCGTGTCAGCAGTTGCTGCATCGGCGCCGACGCGAACGTAGGCCGAACCACCCCAGCGATAGGTGCGGTTGTCGTCGAGGGTGACGTAGATCTTGTCCGTCTCACCCGTGCCCGGCAGTGCAGCGAAGTTGGCGTACTCCTTCACGTCATCGACGTAGGAAGGCAGTTGGCTTGCAGGGACCTTGCCGGTAGCGTCCAGCGTCGCGACGCCGTTGGCCACACCCTTCTCGCTCGAAGCGATGCGGGCAGTCGAGTCGACGGCGTTGATCGTGATGTTGGCCGTGCCATCGAACGCCACACCGTTGATGGTGCGTGCGGTGGCGAGTTTGGTCGCATTGGTGGCTGTTGCAGCATTGCCGCTCGTGTCCACGCTGATGGCGCTGTTGATCTTGCTGCCCGGGATGTTCGGGATGTCAGACGCCACCAGGTTGCGACCCGAGGTCACCAGACCCTTGGAGTTGACCGTGGCGACCGGGTATTCACCAGCCGTGATGATGTCAGGCAGCGTGCCGCCACCGATGGCGACGTAGGCAGTCGTGCCAGCATCCCAGCGGTACAGCAGGTTGGTGTTGAGTGCGACGTAGACCTTCAGGGTCGAACCCGACACCGGGAAAGAAGCGAGGTTGGCCGCCTCGACGATGTTGTCGAAACGGGTATTGATCTGTGCGAGGGGCACCTGGCTGTTGCCGTCAAGCGTGGCAACACCGTTGGGGATTCCCTTTTCACTCACGGCGATGCGTGCCGTAGAGTCCACCGCGTTGATGGTGATATTGGCGGTGCCGTCGAAAGAGACACCGTTGATGGTTCGTGCCGTGGTGAGCTTGGCTGCAGACGCCACACTGGCGGCCGACAGGAGCGCAGCAACATCACCCTCGGTCAACACACGGCGCAGAGTGCTGCCGCCTTCGTTGGTGAAATACAACTCCACCAGCTGTGTGTTCGCCGCCTTGACGATATAGATCGTCGAAGGATCGTAGGGCGAGTTGGGTACGGCGTTGACCCTTTTGACTTGAAGCGTGGTCATCTGGAGAATCCTTGATTCAGTACACGAGAAGCGGTAATGGAGAAAAGGACCCCGCTTTCACGGGGCCCTTTCATCTCACCGTCCAGGGACTGAACGGATTACCACTCGGAAGCGCCGAGCGTCAGCGAGTCGGCCGTCGCAGCGTGGATGCCGGAAGGCAGGTCACCCAGAGCCAGAGCGCGGCCATCGGTCACGCGGCCCTTGGCGTCCACGGTCACGACCGGGTATTCGCCGGCGGTCACGCCGCTGTTGGCCAGCGTCAGAGCGGCCGAGACGTTGGCGGAGCCGTCGAAGGAGACCGTCCAGCTGGCGTCACCGGTGACGGTGATGGAGCGAGCGGTCGTCAGCTTCAGGGCGCTGTCAGCGGTGCCGACGCCCGACGGGATCTCGACGTAGACCGAGCCACCCCAGCGGTAGGTCTTGTTGTTGTCCAGCGTGATGTAGATCTTGCTGGCTTCGCCGGTCGCCGGCAGGGCAGCGAAGTTGGCGACTTCGATGACGTCATCGACGTAGGAAGGCAGTTGGCTGGCGGGAACCAGGCCATCGGCGTCCAGCGTGGCGACACCCAGCGGAGCACCCTTCTCGCTCACCGCGATGCGGGGGGTCGAGTCGACGGCGTCGATGGTGATGTCGGACGTGCCGTCGAAGGCGACGCCGTTGATCAGGCGGGCGGTGGACAGCTTGTCGGCTTCATCGGCCGTGGCGGCATTGCCGGAGGTGTTGACGGTGATGTCGCTGACGATCTTCGAACCGGGCAGGTTCGGGACGTCGGAGGCATTCAGGTTGCGGCCACCGGTGGTGCGACCCTTGGAGTCGACGGTCGTGACGACGTATTCGCCGGCGACGATGCCCGTGTCGGCCAGCACGAGGTTGGCGGTGACGTCGGAAGAGCCGTCGAAGATGACGTCCCAGCTCGCATCGCCTTCGATGGTGATGTGGCGGGCGCTGGTCAGGCGGTCGATCGTTTCCGGCAGCATCGAGTTGATGAGCGCGGTCGTGTCGTCGGTGGTGGGGATGCGACGGACGGCGGAGCCGTCTTCGTTCGTGAAGTACAGCTCGGCGAAGTTCGCGTCCGAGGACTTCACGATGTACATCGTGGAAGCGTCCAGGGTCGAGGGCAGCGCCAGGACGCGTTTGATCAGCAAAGTTGCCATGAGAAAGGCTCCAGTGAAGAGAAGAGGAGGCACGAGGGGAGATCTTCCACGGCGTGCACCGTAGAAGGGCTGAAGACAGATGCGTCAACGTTGAAACGCACCAAATTCTTCATTCGGAAGCAGAGGTCACCAGTCCGAAGGGGCTGCCTTCACGTTGGCGATCACTGCGCTGTTGTAAGTCAGGGACCCTTCTTCGTCGACACCGAGGCCGTCGAGGATGGGTTTGTTGCTGTGTGTATGCGACTTCGCCACGGCGTCGTCAATTGCAGACGGGCTGGACGCAGGTCCACCCTGGATGGAGCCCCAGTCGAGGCTGAGATCGAGAGACTCGTACTCGGCGACCTTGTACCACGTTCCCGTGGAGTCGTCCCAGACGTAGAGTGCCGAACCTGTTTGGACCGTCTCGTCGCTCGTGGCATCGAGGACCAAGACCATAGTCGAGGCCGTCAAGGTCAGAGCGTCGCGCTCCTCGATGTCCTGCACCACCACGATGGCACCAGCCATACCCGAGACCGCCGAAGCGATCAAGGACTGGATTTCAGCCTTCGTGATGAGGTGTCGGACTTCGGAGGCATCGTTGCCTGTCACGTACAGATCCACCAGACCAGCGTCTGAGGACTTCACGTAGTACAGGGTTGACGGTTCCAAGGTCGCCGGCAACGAATTTACGCGTTCGATGCGCAACTGAGCCATGAATTACCTCGTTGTGATGAATGTGCACCCGAAAACAAGAGGATGGGTTACACCAAAGGATTCGGTGTTTTATTCCTCGACCAGTTCCGGAATCACCACGAAGTGGTTGCAAAGAGCCTTGACCACCGCATCGGGGGTGTAGTCACACTCCGGCAGATGGTAGTCCATGCTCTTGCAGTACTCGATGATGACCTCAGCACACTGCCACTTGTCATCCTTCTTGCTGACCTTACCGAACACCGCTCGCAAGGCGTCGATGATCGAATAGTTCAGTCCGACCAGGTTGATGTACTGTGCGATCACGGACTCGTCGGGACGTCGGGGCAGAGGGATGTGCCAGATCTCTTCCATCGGGCGCACCAGCGACAGACGCACCAGAGGCAACGATGCCTCCAGTACAAAAGCCCAACCGGCCAGTCGAATGACGATGCCCACATGGCCATATTCTCCGCCCGTGAAGTAACGGATGACTCGGATGAACAGATTGCTCATCTTGCTGCGCTTGTCGCGCTTCCAAGCCAAGACGTCACCCGTACGCAAATCAGAGAGTTTGCTCATTGATGCTTCCCTGTAACTTCCCAACACTCAAAATTCGAACGTCCGTACGGACGTCCACCTCGGGGTCATTGAGATCCCGCATGAAAGCCAACACTTTGATTGGCATGGCGTTTCTCACGTTGTCGGGTAGCGTGAACTTGTAGAGCAACTCACCGTTGATGAACTGCCGCGAGTCGGTGTGCATTGGCTTGGAAGCATTCTCCGGATTCAAGGACTGAGCCATGACCCCGATGAGTGCTCCGCCCATGCAGTAGCCTCGCACTTTGGAGACCGTCACTTCCATGACGATGTTTTCACCTTCTCGTCTGACGATCAAGGCCAGAGACGGGAAGCGGTCCTTGATGTCCGCGTGGACATGCTGGTGACCTTTTTCAGATTTCCCGGCCAGCGAGAACTGGAGGGATTCGACATAGGACTGCTGATCCTCTTTGCGGACCGGGGGATTGTGTTGATCCAACAGCTCGGTGACGAACTGACGGATGTCCTGTTTGAGTTGGTCCGTCAGCATGTCGTCTGCCTCAGGTTCCGTTTTCGGTAAAGAGGGGTTCCCCGGCCTCGTCGAGGATCGGGTCATAATCCTCGCCAAGGATGTAAGGAAGGAGCGCATTGTCGGGAAGGATGGGGTGGAACTTGTAGATGCCCGCATCCTTGTAGTAGCGGTCCACCCGCCCCAAGGCCACGAACACTTCGTCGGTGAGACCACCAACGTCTTGCGTGCCGTCTGTTTCCAGTCGGTACTTGCCCAGGCCATCCCCATGACTGAGGAGCAAGTGCATGCGCATGCGCAAGAAGTCATCTACCCGGTTGGTCCAGACCTCATAACTGAGATCGTAGTTCACACGGGTGTCGAGAGATTTGATATCGCAGTCCTCGACTCTGAAGTCTTTTCCGAACTGCTGGTTGTAATTCTTGAGAGCGAGACTGATGAGGAACTCGCGCTCGGTCATTTTTGCCTTAGGCATTGGACACACTCCAGAAGAGCTTTCACCAGAGGATTTTGGAAAAGAAAAGTAGACGGCATAAACAGGAGGGAGCCCGAAGGCCCCCTCCTGTGTGCGCTTAGCTGGTCTTTTCGACCCTGTACTGCTTGATGAAGATCTCGTACATGCCCCAGTGGGAGTGAATCGAGGAACTCAGTCCTTGAAGGAGTCGCAGTGCAGCGCTTTGCAGTTCATGCACCTGACGGTACATGGCCGGCGCCGCGCTGAGCCAGGGGCTCTTCTTCTTGCCGACCAGATCACGGATGCGCTCCATGTTCTTGACGTACTTGTCTTGGCCGATGGTGTCTTGCGCGTTGTCTGCGGCGTGGTCAAAGTCGTTGCCGACCTTCTCGATCATGCCCGCGTAGGTCTGGAGCGAACCGACGTCCGGCACCATGGCGGTGAAGGTGTCGGAGAGCTTGTCGCTGTAGTTGGGATGTTGCAGGTCGTAGACGTACTTGACCGGCACCGTCGGATGGTTGTGTTCCAGTGCCAAGAAGGCAATGCCCGAAGCCAGACCTCGGAGCGCCAGGCAGTGTTGTACCCGCACCGAGTCGTGAGGGAACGCGTTGCGCATGGCTGCCTCGATGCCGACGCTGTAGTGGGCACGGTCGGTGAGCGTGGGGAAGTGTGCCGACGTGTAGGCGTTCAGCGGCGCAAAGACCGCGTCGATGGCGCTGGGGTCCAGATCCGTTTCCCCTTCGATGCGTTCTTCGACCAGCTTGTTCAGAAGGCCGAGCACTTCACCGATCACCTTGTCAAAACCGTGAGCCGCCTTCACGGAAGCATGCAGTGCGGCGAGGTCACGGTTGAGTGCCTTGATGTCGAAGTTGTTGCCCAGGTGTTTGAAGTGTTGGACCGCGCCATTGCCCACTTGCGTGAGCTTCGGAGCTGCCGGAGCGCTCTTGGCAATCTCCTTGCCTTCACGCTTGACCTTGTCGACGTGAGCGGCATTTTCCTTGCCGACCATCTTGCCGACCCAGTCGTGCACGGCCTTGCACATCTTCTTGAACATCTCGACGATGCGCTCCCAGATCTGCTTGAGGTAGCCACCCAGACCTTCCAGTGCCACGTGCTTGGTCTTGAAAGACTCCAGCGCCGGCTTGGCAGGACGCTCCAGGCCGAGACGGGTGGCGATGGACTCCAACGTCACCTGCAGCATCTGCTCGGCTTGCTCGGAGATGTCGTCACCGGCTTCGGTGAAGATGTCTTCCAGCGCGGTGATCTGTTCGATCTGCGTGAGGCCGTCGCTGATCTCCCATTGCTGGCGCTTGTACTCGCCAACGATGGAATGGTCTTCCTTGTCGAACGTGTCCGACGGAGACCAGACGCCGCCTTGCTCGTCGGAGCCGACCACTTTCAGCGCGTCTTCTTCAATGTCGATCGTGATCACGGTTTTTCCTTTTCGAAGAGGAGTTCCCACGTACGCTTGGGCATGAGGAGGATCTCTTGCGTGCGTGTGTGGCGAACCTTGATGAGGGACTTGTCACCCCGGATGACCTGGCCGTCCATCTCAAAGCCCCCGACTTCATCGGGGTCTCGCAGACGGTAGACGGCCTTGGTCTGACGTTGAGCTTTTTCGATCTGTTCCGCAGTAGGGTTGCTACTGAGGACGAGGTTGTCGTCCGTGCTCACCCCCTTGGGTCCGGGGATCTTCCTATCCGTGAAACGTGACAGGAACTTCAGAAGAGCTTGGTAGAGGTTGCTAGAACTTTGCATAGGGTTTGGCCGGAGGCAGTGGGCGGTTCTTGAACTTTGCCTCCACGGAGACTTGTTCGACGAGCAGCGTCACTGTCGAGATGTTCTTGTAGACGTTGGAGTTGGTGCCTTGAGCCTGTAAAGCGGTGAGGGTGTGAACGAACACGACCGTCCCCTTGAGTTCCACGGGCTTGTTGTTGTCCAGGAACACGTACTTCACAGGCATGCCGGGGTACAGCAGCTCAGGGTTGGAGTTCTCCCACAGGAAGTCCACCTGGGCGACTTGCATCCCGAGCACGCGGCTGTACTCCGTGAACGGATTGGCAGACGTCTCCACGGTCGGGGCATAATTCAGACCGTCTTCCCGGTCTTCCGTGCCTGACTCATGGTTGAGCTTCACCCGCACACCCTTGGCACCTTCGCCTTCCTTCAGGACCACGGGTTTCTTCATGAAGGATCGAGCCTCCGCCATGCGGAAACCCACCCCCTTGTTCATGAAGTCCACGTCTGCACTGTCCTGATAGCGACGGCCAGAGGTAGCCACCACCATCACGACCGCTCCGTCCTTGTTGTAGGTGCGATCCAACCCCGGGTACTTGTCCTGGGGCAAGGCATAGACGATGAGTTTGTCGTCAGGCGTCTTGTCGAAGCGCTTGGTGTCGTAGACCGGGTAGACGAACCACAGGCGCTTTTCCTTGTAGCGCTGCAGATACGTACCGATCCCCGTACTGTACACACCGCCCATCTCTTCTTGGAGATAGGTGGGCACCGAGAGCACAGAGACACCGTTGCGGAAGATGATGTGATCTTTTTCTTCCAGGTTGTCAGGCTCAACGATGTTGATGCCGTCAATCGAAGGCTTGCCGTCCACGAGAACCTTGGCGGATTCACCACCGAGCACCGTGCGGATGACTTGCTTTTGTGTGACGTCACGGAACACACCGAACGCGGTCTTGATGCGCAGGGGTTCGAGCGAGCGATCTACCAGTTGCAAACGCACGTCCACGATGTCCGCGTTGTTCAGCGATTCGTTGTCGTACTGTTCCAGGTCGGCTGTGGCGGGCACCGGATTCTTGTCCACGAGGAAAACCGCCTTGTAGCGTTCGACGTAGACTTTGGAGTTGGGCTCCTTCTCAGTGGAGCCTTCCGTGAGCTCGATCCGCTTGATCGAGAACTCCAGGTTGGTCCGAAAAGGATAGAGCAAGTTCATGTAGTCGCCCAGTGGCATCTGGAACATGATCTCGACGAGGTCTCCGATCTTGCGCCAGTAGTCACGAACGACGTCCAGCGATTTGATCTTGAGAACCGTGATGTCTTGCTTCTCGGTGTGCAGTTGACCCCGATACTCGAATTTCACTGGCTTCTTACCGGAGCCAATGATTTTCTTGACGTCCATCCAAATCGGTGAACTCTCAAGTTCATAGCTGTTGGCCATGTCTTATCTCTTTCCTCTCCATGAACCGTTGATGAGGCGTTCTTCGAAGAACTCCGAGTAGGACTCACGAGCCGGGATCACCGTATCGTTGCCGTTGATGACCGTGTTGCCATGCTCGTCGATGGTGGCGTTCTCGCCGACTTCCTTCATCTTCATCCGGGCGATTGCCTTCGTGTCGAAGAAGTTGTTCATGGACACACCCATGATGCCGGTGATGTGACGTGCCAGCAGGCTGTCGAGCTCGTCGCCTTGTTCCAGGAAACGGTACTTGGCGTAAGCGTAGACGGTGGTGGCAAACCGATCCATGAGGATCAGGTCACCGATCGGAGCACGACCCAGGTTCACGCCACGTTTCAACTGGTCGCGCCAGGCCACGAGGTGTGTGGTGATGTGCTCGTAGATCGTCTTGGTGTCGGCAACGTTGGTCACGCGAACCGGGATGTCTTGGCGGTAGAGCTCGATCATTTCGTTGATCGAACAGTACGTGGAGATCAGCCGGTTCTTGATGTCATCGTCAATTTCCTTGACGCCGGAGACGAGCGTGCCGCGCAAGCGGATCATCTCGATGCCGCGCACCGCGAGCTGAGGAACTTTCACATGGAACTTCAATTCCCAGATCGCGTGCGTGGTATCGTTCTTGAGCGCTTCTTCTTGCCGGCGCTTTTCTGCCATGAGTCGTTGACGCATGGTGAGGCTCCTTGTAGCTTCAGGTGTACTGAGCCCTGTAGGCTTCACGCAGCAGCGTGAGCAGGAGCGGCCCGTAGTAGAACTGCTCCAGGCGTTTCCACTTCTTGAACACGTTGCAACAGGCGAGGAGCTTGGGGAGATCGATCGCCGCTCTGTTCATGTAGTCACGCACCAGGATCTCCAGCAGCGACTTGTCGTCCGTGTCGTCATAGAACGCCGCAGACAGAACGTAGCGGTCGTCCGAGAGCACCTCGTGGATGATGTCGTAGGACTTCAGATCGTCCACGTACGTGTTGTCCACGTCCGAGTAATCCTGGCCCTTGAACGGCGTGGTGTTGATGATCTCTTGCAGGTCGATCGGCTTGGCACCGCACGTGCCCTCGATGTTGAGCGAGGTGTCCGGATCGTTGGGGTAGACCAGGTACTGCACGTTGCTGTAACGGAACCCCGTCAAGAACGTGTTGCGGTTGAAGTAGTTGCGTCCCACCAGGCCAAAGACCTGGTTGCAGCGCAAGCGCTGCGGGTAGTCACGCTCGTACAGCATCGACCACAGGTCGGGTTGCTGCAGGTAGATGTCGTTGTCCGCAGTCAGGCGCTTGACGTGCTTGATCTGATCCGCATCTTCCGTGTCCACGATTTTCATCAGGAACTCGACCAGATGCATGTCGTAGATCGCGTAGTCTTGACCTGGCACCACGAGCGTGGAGTACTTCAGGTTGAAGATGTTCTGGAAGTAGTACTGGATCAGATCCTCGTAGACCGAACGCAGGTTGGTGACGTTGGCGTACTCTTCGCTCTTGATGAACGGCTGCAGACCCTCCAGCAAGCGATCCTTGCTGAAGTAGTACGTACGGATGGTGCCGTTCTCCAGCGCAGCGAACTGTGCTTGGTTGTCGGCACTGCCGTCCACGTAACCGATCATCGTGTACTCGATGGTCCAGGCACTGTCACGGTTGAAGGTGCGGCGGCTGACTTCCGTCAAACGGAACATGGCCCGCTTGTTGTCGGCCACATCCGTCACGAACACATCCCCCACGTTCACCTTCATGAACGGATACATGTTGCCGCTGCCCGTCACCGTGGAGTTGGCGGAGTTGGAATCGAACGACGTGGTCAGAGCCTGGTCCACGCGGATCTCCAGACCCACGAACTTCTGGTACTGTTGGTAGACGGCTTGCTGGCCGGGATCCACGTCACGCAGATCGTTGTGTTGTGCCTTGACCTGGGCGTAGTAGTCTACGGGCCAGGGAGCGCCTTCTACGAACGCGAGAAGCGATTGCAGAGGAACGTTGTTGTCGTCATAAATGACCGACTTGTAGTTTGTTGGCTCGACAGCGGGAAGTTCAACTCGGACTTCCGGTTCCGATGTCGGTTTTTGGCCAGCAATTGGCATTCAAGCCTCCTGTCATGGTAATCATAGGATCTGAGGACTGAACAGAAAAAAGACGGCATAAGACCCCAGGAAAGCCGAAGCTCTCCCGGGGCATTCTCACGCAGCTTGCGCTTTCTTGTGTCGTTGCACGGAGGCCCGCACATAGACCGAGGAGTCCGAAGCCACCCGCACCGCAGAAGCTGAGAGCTCTGGCAGGTGACGCCCCACGTAGTTGAACATGTCGTGAATCATGTTCAGTGCCTGGGTGATAGTGGTCTTGCTTTCGTCGGTCGTGACCTTGTTGTAGAAGCCTTGCAGCGTGTCGGAAGCGTGGTGCAGCACCTTCTCCACGATCGGGATCACCTTGTTGAAGGCTTCGGTCTGATCCACCAGGCGCATGGTCTCCACGGCCAGATGGCTCATCTCGCCCTTGGAGAGCACCTTCACGCGGTAAGGTTCGTCCTTGATCTTCTCAGTGGACAGATCGATGTTGAAGAGGCGCACCCGCTGGTCGTCCTCGCTCATACCCACAGCTTCACGCAGCCGGAAGACTTCGCTGTCGTGAAAGTGCCCGTACGAGTAGACCACCTTGTTGCCTTCACTCTTTTTGTTGAGCAAGGTGAAGCGACTCATCTTCTCCTTGATCTCACCCGTGAGCTTCTCGGCGTAGGCCTCCAGGTTGTCCTCGCTCGGAGGACGATCCATGAGGTTTTGCAGACACGTGACGATGTGCAGAATGATCTCGCGGTTGATGTTGATCAACGTGGAGGTGTTCTTCACGATCTCCATCGCAGTGGAAGAATCGCACTTGCCCTTGATGCCGAAGAGGATGTGGTTGTCAAGGAAGCTGTAGTCGTGGTCAGCGTATTCCGAATCCTCGTTGGCCACCTTGTTGTCTTCGATGTACTCGGTGACAGGCTTGGCGTCAGACGGGAGCTTGTTCACCAGGCCGATGGCGGACTGAAGATTCTCCTTGGTCAGACGCAGCTGAACGCCGATGCGACTGAAGAACTTCTTGATGCGGTTCCAGATGCCCTGGAGCCACTCGATGATCTTCTTGGCAAGCGTCTTGATCACCTCGGTCACGCTCTCCAGCGCGATCTTGGTGGCCATCATGGCCGTGGCCTTGTCCTTGAAGTGTTCCAGACCAGGAGTGATCTGAGCCTTTTGAGTGCTCAGCCCCAGACGTCGACAGATGTTCTCGACCGCCACTTGGGCGATCTGGGCACCCGTCTCATCGAGCGGCATGCCGTAACCCACGGCGTCCGTGAGGATGCCGTTGACGCGCACGAGCTCGCCCATGCGGGAGCGAGCACCGAGCATGAAATCCAGATCCAGCGAGATGTCGCGCAACGATTTCTTCACCGTCATGCTGTCTGCACGCACCGTCTCAAGTTCTTCGTTGAGAGCCGGTGCTGCAGTCACATCTTCTGTTGCAATGTTTGCAGGCATATTCTTCCCAGTTTGCAGTAGTCATAAGATACTTGAGCAAAAAAGAAACAGAGCACATCACCCCTGCGGTCTAGATCCGCAGAGGTGATGTGTCATGTGCGCTGCTTAGCGTGCGGTGATGCGGTTCCAGAGTTCCTTGCCGCCGGCGATCGCGCAGTGTGCGATGCGGCCGGGCGCGGCGATCAGGTCGTCGGACAGCTTGGCTTGGACCCCGGGACGATCCAGGAGATCGGCGTAGGTCTTGGCCGGCGCAGGCGAGGACTGGGCCGTGGTGGGGGTCGAGATCGGGGCGTCGCTCAAGTGGGTCTCCTGGTGCTGGTTGAGATGAGGCATGATGCTTTCGATACCGATGCGCATTTGAGACTGCGCTGCGTTGTCGAAAGTCTGACCGTCGTCGTGAATTGCCATGTGTTTGTTCCTCGCTAGTATTGGTCTTGCAGTCATTCTTGGGAATGCTGCCAAGTACAGTATATGTCGCGGAAATTTTCTACAAAGGCTCTTCACGACTTCGGGTTTCAATTGCCCTGATAGGCTACGATGTAGCCGGACATCAAAGTCTTCAGACGGATCATCGTCTCTTGATAAGCCTGCCGCACCCGGGGATCGATGCTCTTGAAGAGCGGGTACTGATCAGGCCTGCCGTTGAACATGGCGGGATTGCGACCCCGCACACCGTTGTTGTAACCGTAGCCCGTGAGGACTGCGTAGACGTCACTGAACTCCAGCGGCGTGATGCGGTTCTTGTCGCCCAGGCTGCCGAAGTCCGGATGGATCCTCAGCAGATAGTTCATAGCCCGCATGATTTTCACAAAGGCCTTGGGGTATTGACACAGCCGCTCCATCGCTTCCTTGGGCAGAAGTGTCAGGTCCACGTAGATACCCATGCGCACCCGGTGCTGATTGCGCAAGTCCAACTCGTCACGTGAGGTGACGTTGAGTTGAGCGTCGCATTGCAGATGACCAGTGGAGAGCTGGTTGCCGTTGCGATACAGCGTCAAGTGCAGAATGCTCTTGAACTGCTTGGTGATGTACTGCCATTCGACTTCACGGATGAACTTCATCACGTCGGCGTCCATGACAATGTCACCCATCTCAGCCAGGTTGAAGAGCTCCTTCTTGTCCTCACCCACTTCGATCAGAGCCAGCCAGGCTGTGCCCGTGCCCTGAGGCACCTGAGGGATCTTGAAGTCATCGTAGCGCGGCATCCGAATGAACGGATCGGGATTGCCCGCTGCGTTCATCATCGAGTCCATCTCGAATGCATTCAGAGCAGACAACGACTTGGAGAAGCTCTTGGGGTAGCTCGACGGATCGATCGGCTTGTCCGTGAAGGCCACGAACATTGGATCCAACAGCTGGTTGTGGACCTGCACGGGGTAGTGCATGGTCACGCCCACGGGGCGCTCGTAGTTGAACTTGTAGGTGAAAGAGACTTCCCAGACACCGTGTGTGGCATCCCGCGTGGGTTTCTGGGGAATCGCATCGAGCTCAAACTGCCCGATGATGCGACCTTGGTTCTCACCAACCACAAACTGCACGTTCTTGCCAACCTGGTCCGTGATCAACGTGAGCCGCTCGGTGGCATGTCCCTTGAAGTACACACCCAGGTCTTCACCGTAACCGGCCACGGCTTCACGCTTGTCGTAGACGTGCTCGATCACCTGACAGACCGTTTGCGGCAGACTGTAGTGGTACTTGACTTTGTGCAGGTTGGTGTCACGCATCTGACTGATGCGCATGCGCATGTCGTCACGCCAGCGCTGGGCTTCGGTCTCCGAAGGCGTGCGGTAGCGCACCTGGATGCTCACTTGACTCGTGGCGTAGACAGGACACACCTGCACGCCAAGAGCAGCATCCTCGAAGACGGGCGCGTACTCTTCACGGGTCACGGACGTCGAGCCCAGCGTGTTGCGGTCGAAGTCCTCATCCACGTCGATGAAGACAATGCGTTGGTTTTCGAATGTGGCAAAGCGGTCTTGTTCTTGACCGTCAATGTCACTGCCGGACGTCTGCATCTTGCCCGTCGGACCGGGAAAGTAGATCTTCGCACTCTTGTCGATCTTGCACACGTCCTGAATTTGATCAATGATCCCGAAGATCACCGGGCGACCAATCGCCTGCTCCGATTCAGGGAGAGTTACAGAAATGTGGGGCATAGCCGTCCTTCAGTTCATCATAGGATACTTCAGTAGACGGACAAAAAGGGACGGAGCCCGAAGGCCCCGTCCCTCTCAGTGCTTCACGACCGAAGTCGATCAGGCAGCGGCGGCGCCACCTTCGGCCGGGGCAGCAGCAGCTTCCTCGCCCTTCAGGTTGCCCAGCGAGGCGCTGGCGTAGTCGGCAGCGGCCTTGGCGCCCTGGAAGACCAGGGTGGGCAGCTGCAGCGACAGCTTGGAGATGGTGCCGCTGACTTCGCGCATGGCCTTGATGGAAGCCGAGACTTCCGGACCGACCTTGCCGTCTTCCGTGGCCATCTTGTCCATGGCCTTGGCCAGACCAGCGACGCTGTCCATGGCGTGCTTGGCGGCCGACTTCAGGTCCTTCTCGGCCTTGTCGGCTTGCACCAGGCTCTTCACCAGGTCCAGGGCCTTCTTCAGCACTTCTTCGGCGCCGGCGGCGTCGAGTGCGTCGGCTTCAGCAGCCGTCTTGCCGGTGGCGTTGACGTCGACGACCAGTTCGGTCACGCCGTCCTTCTCGCCCGTCTTCACGCCGATGGCCTTGGTGTTGACCAGGTGGCCGTAGTAGTCGACGCCTTCGGCGCCCTTCTCGACGGCGACCTTGCTGCCGCTGAAGGCGCTGGAGACACCGCTGTGGGCGGCGTCAGCGACCTTCTTGACGAAGGCGTTCAGCGAGTCGCTCGACGAACCCATCGTGCCGTTCAGCACGGGGCTGATCTTGCCGATCAGGCCCAGCAGGTTGCGCGAGTCGGCCAGCACTTCGAGGGCGGTGCCCTTGTCGGCCTTGCCGTCCACGCTCACGGCGGCGGCGTAGCCACCCTTGAGCTTGGCTTCCTTGGGCTTGACGTCCTTGCCCTTGGCTTCGGTGGCGCGAGCCAGCAGGCTCTCGATGTGCTTCTGCAGCGTGGCGCGACTCTTGAGCAGGCCGGCGATGAAGCCGCTGATCTTGTCCCAGACCATCTTCAGGAAGTTCAGGACGGCGTCCAGGCCGCGCTTGATCTTGTCGTTCAGGGCTTCCAGGGCCACCTTGGTGCTGGACAGGCGGGTGCCGGTCTGGCCGAAGGATTCCATGGCGGGCATGGTGCGCTGGGCCGAGGTGAAGCCCAGGCGAGCGCTGATCGACTCGATGGCGACATCGGCGATGTTGGCAGCGACGGGTTCCAGACCGGTGCCGGCGTCCACGGACTCCTGCATGATCTCCTGGTACTCGCCCAGGGTTTCCACGTCGTTTTCGGTTTCTTCGGTGGCGGCGACGAGTTCTTCGACCTCGGCGACGTTCTCCACCAGCTCACCGGCGTCGGCTTCGACTTCGGGGGCCGTGGCAGGCACCACTTCAGCCGGCTCGACCGCTTCGGGGGTCAGACCCGCTGCGACTTCGGCTTCTTCGAGGGCTGCGATTGCTTTTTGACGAAAGCGCATATGTGCTCCAGAAAAGGGGAAAGTTGAACCAAACGTTTGGATTCTGAGTTTGAGAGTGCCAGAACACTCCTATTGCTCAGACGACTCAATCTCGATGAAGATAATCGTGTCGTCCAAGCAGCAGCTTTAAGTCATGCGACTGATCGTGTCTTTGGCCATGCGAGTGCCCGCGGTGAGCACCTTCGTTGCATAGTCATGCAGATCAATCATTGACATCAAGTACACCTTGTCGACGAACATGGTCTTGAGGTAGACGTATTCCACAAAACTGTTTTTCAACGAGACTTTGTGAGTTTTGTTTCTGAGCCCGTGGAAGAAGTTCTTCAGGGAGTTCTTCAGGACGAGTCGATTGTTTTTGATCTTCGTGTACACTGCTTGGTGCGCAATGCAAACGTCGCAGAGCTGATCTAGCTTATCGAGGAAACCACTGAGGTCATCGATTGTCATATAATCCACGGTTTCGACTTCGGTGAATGAAGCCATATTGAAACCGAGAACCATCGACGAATCGTTATAGGCCTTCGTGACAGCATCGAAGTCTTCCAGATCATCACGCGGAAATGCGGCGATGAGCACAACGTCAGAAGGCAACACATGAGCGCTGTGATAAGCCTGGACGTACTCGCTGGCAGGCGCGTACCCCTCGACCACACCCGCGGTGAGTCCGACGCCATGAGCGTCGATGTTCATGAGCTTGGCGGGCAACGTGGTTGCATCTCGCGCGCTCGCACTCACGATGTGTTGAACGGCAGACGTCTCATGCTCAATTTGAGCGGACAGACGTTGCACAGTATCTCCCACGAAGCGTCGAAGGACTTCGACGTTCTCGGAGAATGCCACACTATTGCCGATCTTCAACGTGTTGATGATCTTCGTTTGTGTGTACTTCTGTTCACTCAAGTCCGAGGCATCGCCGCTTTCCTTCACGACATCCAGGGTCTTGCGAAGATCTGCAACAGAAGCCTTGATTCCTTCGAACGAGCCTTCTCGACGCTCCAGGTACTTCTTCAGAGCCCACGTCGAGACGTACACCAGTCGTGCGATCTTGCAGAACGCATAAACCACCCCCTTGAAGAGGTTGGAGATGACGGCGAGGCTGAAGGTGATACCCAGGGTTCCCAGGAGCATGGACGTTTCTTTGAAGTCGTGCGTGAAGGTGGCGAAGTCTTCCGACGCATAGGTGAGATTACGAATCTCTTCCAGCGCGGGAGCTTCCTCAGGAGGCGTGGCCTCCTCCTCACCCAAGGCTTCATCGTCACCACCGGCAGGTGGCTCGTCCGTGGAGTCGTTCTTCTCGTTGGTTTGTTGGTCAGCGGCGATGTTCTTCTGCGTTTGATCGTAGAGAACATCGAACTCGCTGTCCTTGTTCGCTGCTAGCTCTTGCTCGTGGAGCTTCTCGATTTCGAGCTGCTCCTCCTGGGCAATCGCACGACGACGAAAGCGCATGGTGTTTACGCCACGTCGACGACGTCGTTTTGACGGGAACGAGCACCGAAGATGACGTACAGACTCACGAGGAGGTCCTCGAAGCCTTCACGATGCGTCACCCACTGCGTGATGAGCGCGGTCATCTTCTCCGGTACGTTCACGTATTCGCGCACGCCGTCCTTGTTCGCAAGGAACTCAGAAGGCGACAGACGGATGGAGGCCGTGACGGGACCTGCTTCGAGCAGGTTGATCCACTGCACGCTCTGCACACGACGCTCCGTCCCGTTGAGGATGAAGTCGCACGTTTCCAGCAGGAACTTCTTGTGCATGGCCGACAGGGCGTCAGCGTCGAGCTGAAGTTTCAGCCACGCGCGGAACTCCTTGGTGCCGAAGGACTTGAACGCAGCCTTGAGGACACGTTCACGGAAGTCGAACTCCCGCATGACCTTCGGGTTGGCGCTCCAGCTGTTGAACAGCTCGGTCACGGTCGGCGCGTAGTAGTAGTTCAAGAGCGGCGGCTTGAACTCCTTGAAGATGACGGATTGGCGAATCGTCGGTTCGATGGGATCGGGGAGAGTGAGGCCCTCCACACTGACCGCAACGAACCCCGACTGCATGACGGGGTAGGGTTGCGACATGGTGCTCAGACCTCCGCCTCGACCGATTCCTCGACTTCACGCAGGTAGCGATCCAGCGAAGCCACACGGCCACGCACGTAGTCGATTTCCTGTTCGATCTTCGGATCGTTCTTCTTCTCCTTCAGGAGTTCCAGATGAAGCAGACGCAGTTCCAGCATCTTCTTCTTGTCCTTGTTGGCCTTGTAGCGCGACGCCTGCCACTGTGCGACCAGGAGGCGCAGGTGGTAGATCGGGTTGCCCGTGAAGCCTTGGACGTACTGGCCCTTGAAGGGGTCGAGATCACGTTCCTTGAAGACCGAGGCCAGCTGGGCTTCGGAGCGGCTGCTCACGACCACCTCGGGGATGGCCAGCAGGATCTTCTCGAAGTCCTTGTTGGGCACGCCGTAGTCGCCCAGCAGGCTGGCGAACACGCCGATGTTGCGCTCGACGTGGCCAGCTTCAGCCGGCGACAGGCCCGAGTCATCGCTGACTTCCACGCCGGCGGCCAGAGCCTCGAACGTGTAGACGTAGTTCAGCACGTCCAGCGACAGACGCGACAGGAACGACAGGTGCTCGGCGGCACGCATCAGCAGCGCCTTCTTGGCAGTGAGGCCATCGGAGACGATGTCGCGTTCGAACAGCAGTTCGCACTGCTTGGTGACGTACTCGGTGTTTTCCACCAGGAACGGCAGACGAGCGTTGATCTCGCCGAGGAACGTGGATTGCTTCGGACCGCCGGAGCGGTCGAACTTGTCGTTGAACGAGTCTTGCAGGTCACGGACCTTGTCGGACTCGAACTTGCTGGTACGGAAGAAATCCGCGCCGTTGCGATAGGTCGGCTGGGCGACCGACACCAGCTCCTCGCCGGTGTGGCGCAGATCTTCCAGAACCTGATCCTTGGTCAGGCGGGGAAGCAGCGACGCCACGTACGAAAAGATTTTCATCAGAACTCCTTGGGTAACTTGTTGCGTCGGTGGCTTAGAACGCCGGAGCGCCCAGCTGGAAAGCCTTCAGGACGTCGGCGATGTTCATGCCCTTGTCGGCAGCGGCCTTCTTGATCTCCTTGAAGGAGAGGTCCATGGCAGCGGAGACGCCACGGGCGTAGAAGTAGACACGCTCCCATTCGCGGTCGACCACGCAGATGATCATGGCGTAGGTGTTCTCGAACGCCTTGTCACGGATGCGCGGGTTGGACAGCTTGCCGCCGAGCTTGCCTTCGACTTCACGGGCCGCTTCTTCGCTCAGCACGAAGAGGTTGGAGGCCGAGACGAGCGAGGGGTTGTGGGTGAGCAGGCCGAACTTCTTGGCGTTGGCCACGCGACGCTGGATCTCTTCAGCGGTGCCGGTCTCGTCTTCGATGGCGTTCTTCTTCTGTTCCTGGATCAGATCCTGGCAGAAGATGAGGTCACGGATGAACTCGATGCGGCCACCGCGCCAGGCGTGGTAACGCTCGACGATGGACAGGTCCGCAGTCGTCTTGGCCAGCAGGCCACGGATGGTGCCCACGGGCACGACAGAGGCCATCAGACGGATGTTCACCGGGAAGGACACGTCCACCGGCTTGCCGTCGGCGCCGTCGGTGGAGATCTTCACGTTGATGAGCTTGCCCACCGACAGGTTGGAGACGTCTTGCAGCAGGCTCTTGGTGTCGTCGGCTTCCATCGCCACGCCACGGATGGGCAGCGAGTGCTTGTAGTTGCTGGCGACCATCGTCGCGATCGATTCCTGGCTCAGCGACTCGGAGAGCAGCCAGCCGGTGGAGTCACGATCGGGGTTGAGCTTGTCGAGGATCTTGATGACTTCGACGTCCTTGACCTTGGTGAGCACCGCGACCGCCTGAAGCCAGTACGCCGTGAACATGTTCAGCAGCGAGCTGTTGACATCGGGAAGGATGTCGAAATTCAGGAGGTCCTTCGATACTATGGTCAAAGGCTCCACGCGGGTCAATTTGGTCGCTTCGACAAGCGATTTGTCCTGGTAGTAGTTCGTCACCGTGCGGACACGGTTCACGACATTCGCGACATGCTGAAGTGCCGTTTGGATGAATCCCAAGTCCATATTTGGCTCCGAGCTTTTCAAATGAGGGTTCTAGATGGCGGTCAATGTGATTGTTCCCCATTCGTTGGACGACTATTTTCAGTCGACACCGATCGGGTCATTAGATAAGGCTATAGGCGACAACCTCTATGGCATCAACCATGGTCAGGTTCCGTCGGCTGTACCTTCGAACAAGGACCTCGCAGGGTTCACTTTTTTCGTTCGTCCGCAACTCAACATGCAGACGGACAACATTCGAAACATCCGACAAATGGCAGCGCTCCTGAACAACGAGCCGCTGTCGATTCAAAACTACGTGCGCTGCATGCTCGATCCGCGGCAGCAAACGGGCTACAAGTTCAACAACACGAAAGTCTCACCGCGTGACTGTCCGGTGGTGGACGACATGTCGCCGTTCATCACGGTGCTCACCAACAACATCAACTCCATCTCCGGATGGCCCGATGTGACGGTGCCGGTGTACACGTCGACACCGGGTCTGTTCAACGAAACGCAGTCGATGGTGGACGGTCTGGCGCGCAACTTCGAAGCGTTCTCCGTTGATGCGTCTTTCCGCAACACGCGGGGGGACCCGATCCTGTACCTCTTCTACATCTGGCTGCACTACATGGCGCTGGTGTTCGAGGGCAAGCTCGTGCCGTATCTCGACATGATCACCGAAAACGAGATCGACTACAACACGCGCATCTTCCGGATCACGCTGGACAGGCAGCGTAACAAGATCACGAAGATCTTCTCCACCATTGCTGTGCCGGTGTCGGTGCCCACGTCGGCTTTTGCTGACTACAACAACGAACGCCCGTACCTGGATCAAAACCGCGACATCACGATCCGGTTCCAGTGCAATGGATTTGAGACTTTCGATGATATTCTCATCAAAGAGTTCAACAACACGGTGCAGATCTTTGCACCGGACATGAAAGACCAGTACCGCGACCGCAACATGATCAAGTTGCTGCCGGCACTTCAGCCGATGTTCAAGAACCGTGGTCTGCCGCGGATCGATCCGGCCACTTTCGAGCTCGAATGGTGGGTGACGAGGGATCTTTTCGATTCCCGTACCAGCGCTTTCTTGGGCGCAAACCTCATCAACGACGCCCAGGCCGCGGCTATCAACGACACAGAAACCGGAGATTGAACCCCAAATGGCTGATATCGTCGCCTCCAAATCCGTATCCATCCAGACCCTCATGGGGAACCTGGACCTCTACAAGTACAACCCCTCGGCTTTGCAGCGTGTCGTGCTCGACTACCTGGACGAAGTGACCGAGGGTGCTGTCAACGTGGTGGATCCCACCAGCCCGTTCGTGTTCCTGTTGGAATCGAGCGCCGTGAACACGGCCATCGCTGTGAACGAGGCACTCTCGATCCTGCCTAAGCAGTATCCCGACCTGGCCCAAACCGAGTCGGATCTGTACCGACACATGTCTGACAAGGACTACATCAATCGTTTTGCATCGCCTTCCAAGGCGGTGTTCACGATCTCGATGAACTTGCCCGACGTGCAAAACAAGATGGTCTGGGATCCCACGGAGAGCTGCTACAAGGCGACTTTCCCACGGGACTCCAAGTTCGTGGTGGGTGAATACACCTTCACGCTGCTGTATCCGATCGACATCCGCAAGTACGAAAGCGGCATGATCCAGATCAGCTACGACCCCTCGATCGCCTCTCCGATCGATGACCTGCAAAGCAACATCATTACCCCGCTGGTGCGCTACGACGCGAGCCAAGTGGGCTGGCTCTTCTTCGACGTGCCGGTCTACCAGTTCGCAATCGCCTCCACCAACTACCCGTTGCAGGCCGCGCAGGTCTTCAGCCAAGACATCCAGTACACGGATCAGTTCTACTTGATGCGGGCGTACTACCGCAACACCGCCACTGGCGACAAGTGGGTGGAGATCAACGTCACCCATACTGACCAGGTCTATGACCTGAACACGCCGACCACGGTGGCCAAGGTCTTCACGGGTTACGTGAACGTGACGATCCCGATGCTCTACCTGGACAGCGGGGTGCTCACGGGTGAGATTCGTTTCGACATCTACACATCCAAGGGTTCCCTCACGGTGAACCTGTCCAACTACAAGGTGTCGGAATTCCAGCTGCTGCTGCAACCGGTGGACGAAGAACGGGACCTGAACGAGTTCACGGCTGCCATGGCCGACATCTCGTACTACCCCTTCAGCCGAGACCTGGTGACGGGTGGTGCCAACGCCATCGACTTCGCCACGCTGCGCCAGCGTGTGATCATGCACAGCACGGGTCCGCAGATCATCCCGATCACACCGACCCAAGCTCAAGCCAAGATCGAAGCCAACGGTTTCACGCTCGTGAAGAACATCGACACGATCACGAACCGTATCTTCTTGGCCACGCAAAAGCTCCCGAAGCCGATGAACGAGAAACTGGCCACTTCGGCCAACATCGGCATCTCACCGTTCGTCACGAACATGGCGTTCCTGCAAACGCTGGACACGGTGGCCTCTAACGGCGAGCGTTGCACGATCCTGTCGTCCAACCTGTACCTGAACAACAACGGGATCCTTGTGATCCTGACGTCGGCTCAAATCGCAGCGCTGAAATCCATGGCCAAGAGCGATCTGGTCGTGGAGGTGAACTCCAAGAAGTACCTGTACAGCCCGTACTACTACGTGCTGGACGACTCCGACAACGAGTTCGCGGTGCGTGCGTACGACCTGGACTACCCGCTGGCCACGGATCTGAGCTTTATCTCTCAGAACCAGACGCTCAAACTGCCGGTCAATACCGGTTCGTACTCGATCGCCAAGATCCCGGGCGGCTACCGCCTGTCGATCATCACGGCATCGGGCAACTACTACAAGCAGCTCGACGATGGCACCGTCTTTGCGCAACTGGCCTACTACCCGGTGGGTGAGACGCGCATGGCCTACATCAACGGCGTGCTGGCTGGTACGGACGCCACCACCAACGAACGGATGTGGACGTTTGACATCCTGACCAACTACGACCTGAACTCGGCCGACAACCTGACGATCACCAACGCCAGCATGTTCGGTACCGATCCGATCGACAACTGGATCAACCTGGAGCACCAGTTCCACATCTTCCATGCGACCACCTCCATCGATGCGGACTTCGTGCCCGACGATGCAGACGCACTGCTGGGCAAGTTCTTGCTGCCCGACGGCGCTGTGGCCAACACGCATGAGACGCTGGATCTGCAACTGGGTCTGGCACTGAAGGCACTCTGGACGCGTTCGCGCTCCTTCGCCGCAGGCCAGGATTACCAACGCTACCAGTTCGACGTGCCGATGTACTACGAGGACGACGTCTACGACATCGATCCCGTGACTGGCTCGATCTTCAAGATCGAAAACGAACAGATCGTCTATCTGAAACTGCACAGCGCGGGTGACCCGGTGCTGGACAATGAAGGTAACCAGATCTACAAGCACAAGAAGGGTGACGTGGTGTTGGACGCCAACGGTAAGCCTGTCGTCGTCTCTGACCTCACGGTCAACAAGGAAGTCGACATGCTCTTCGTGGACGGTCGCCAGTACTTCGTGGACGATCCGGCGTTCTTGGCTTACAACCAAGAGCTCGTGGGCGTGCTGGACTCCTGGATCGTGGACGACGTGGCCGGTGTGCAGAAGACGCTGCTGGAACAGACCCGTATCTTCTTCTACCCCAAGACCACGCTGGGTCAGGTCAAGGTCTTCACGCAAGACCAAGGTCAGGACATCCTGCCTTCGGAGCAGTCGCTCAACATCGACCTGTACGTGAAGTCCGAGGTCTACAACGACTCTGCGGTGCGTCAACAACTCTACGACAACACGGTCAAACTGCTGGATCAGTACATCAGCGGTGCGGTCGTGAACACCACCGAAATCACTCTGGCTCTTGTCGAGATGTACGGCAATAGCGTGGAAAGCACGGCCATGAGTGGCCTGGGTGGTGAGAAGAACTACAAGATCCTGAGTCTCGCAGACGAACAAAATCGTCTGTGTCTCAAGAAGATCTTGGTCCTGCAACCCGACGGAAGCCTGATCATCAAGGAAGACGTCACGGTGAACTTCTACCGTATCCCGTAAGCAAGACGGCATAGACCCCCGGAGGCCTCGCGGTCCCCGGGGGTCTTTTGCTGTTTACTGCTTCTCGAAGAAGTCGAACAGTTCCTGAGCGATGAAGTTCAGGTAGGTCATGTCCAGCACGAAGCGGGCGAGCTTCACGTGGTTTTGAGCGGCCAGCGCGAGGGAATCACCTTCTTCCGTGAGGTACTCACGGATGGCTTGCGGGTTGTCTTGCAGCGTCTTGGCCTTCTCCTGGATTCGCTCCAGGATGCCGATCATGGCTTGCGCCACGTTCGTGCGGTCGTCCATGAAGTCCACGAGACCCGTGTAGCGGTAGAAGTTGATGAGATCACGGATCGTCACCGGGGAGTTCGTGAACTCCAGGTAGCTGTCCAGATTCTCACAGCGCTCCGGCGCCACGCCCGAAGCCACGCCCAGCACGAAGGCCTTGAACTTCTTGTCGTTCATGAGCCTCTTCAGTGCACGGGTGAGGTGCACGAAGCGCGGCTGCTGGTTCACGAACTGCGCGCCGCCGATGTTCTCGTTCATGAGCGAGGTGAGGTCCACGCACAGATCCATCTTGGACAGATCGATGAACTCCTTGCCGAACTGCGCGAAGAGGTTGTTGCAGCCGATCAGCTTCTCGGGCATCGTCACCGCATCTTGGTTCAGCGCGGAGGTCGTGCTGCGCAGATGCGGGATGTGGTTGGACTGCACGTCGGCGAGAACGCACTTGGCGTCCTCGATCGGCAGGGTCACCAGAGCCTTGAAGTTGCTCACAAGCTGCTCGCTTTCGAGAGCGATGCGGCTTTGCATGTGCTTCTTCACATGTCCGAAGTTCAGGCTCGAAGGCATCTGCGTGTAATGTGCCCGAGTGATCGGGCCATCGAAGAGACCTTCAGCAGCGACGTTGATGGTGTCGGCGCCGTCCTGGGAGACCTTGCCGTCACCCAGCAGCGTGGCGTCCACGTCTTCCAGGTCCATCAGCTTGGCGTTGTTGCCTTCCACGAGCTTGAGCGTCACGTCCATGGACGGAAGCTTTTGCTCGTAGTCTTCTTCGAGCTTGGTGGCCTGGCCACGCAGCTGGTCGTTCTCCGGGATCACCGTGAGGGGATTCTCCGGATCGGGAGTGATGATCGACGGGGTCTGAACGTTGTCGACAAGCGTGTTGTCGCTCAGATCGTCGAGTTGGCCATCGTTGAGAGACATGAAGTGCTCCTGCGGATCAGCCTGCGACGCCGCCGTCGGTCGACATGGTGCTGATGTGACCTTGATCGACCAGCTTCTCGGCGAACTCGATGTCATCGATCATGCGACGGAAGCCGTTGCAGTAGTAGGCGAGGTCACCACCGTTGCTCTTGATGAACTCGATCGTGTCGTCCGAGAAGACGCGGTTGATGCCGAAGAAGTCTTCGACGTAGTGGTTTTCACGGAAAGAGAACACGTAGTGCTGCGGGAACAGCATGGCGTAGCGCAGCTGGTAGAAGCGGCGCGCCAGGTCCAGAGCCTGCGTGCAGTCGACGGGCGTGAGCTCGTTGATGAGGTTGACGCACTTTTGCGCGTCGATCTCGCACTGCAGGCGGTAGTAGTGCTCGGGGTCTTCCACCGGAGCGGAAGGCAGCGCGAAGCGCGAAGCGATGAAGCGGGCCAGAGCCATGGCGGCCATGGGCGAACGCGAGCGACCCGAGCTCGACACCTGGGTCAGGAAGCTCTGGGCTTCGGAGGAGAGTTTCGTGATGTTGTACATATCGGAATGTCAGGAAGAAAGGGTCACTCGGCGGCGGCCAAACGGAGTTCAGCCGAATGGAGGAACAGATCGCTGGAAGTCAACTTCTCCAGCAGTTGCTGCTCGGCAACGGAGTTCGCACCGGCGCGAGCGCCAGGGAAGATCACGTTGGCCAACACGGTGTAGAGGTTCTTCGCTTCGGCGGACGTGTGAATGACGGCGTCGATGTCCTTGATGGAGTCGACCACTTCACGCGTGCGGTCCGTGCTCAGCTTGGCGCGCTTGAGGAATTCGATCAGGTCGTTGCGAATACGACCGTAGCGAACCTTGATTTCGTCGTAGGAGAAATCCCGCACGTCTTCACCACTGGCACGAATGGCCATGACCAGGATGAAGATCATCCACAGCGCATGGGTGAGCGTGATGACGCCGAATCCCGTCAGACCGAAGGCCAGGAAGAAGCCACCCATCGCCAGACGGTTGTGGATCATCAGTGCGGTCAGCACGAAGCTCATGGTCTGCAGGAAGTAGCTCAACCAGATCTGCGTGTGCGAGCCGCTCGTCCAGAAGCTGCTCTTGTTGAGTTTGTCCAGCGCCGAGACGATCTGACGACCGTAGCCGAAGCGGTTGGCGAACATGTCCGAACCCGCTTCGAAGGAGGTCTTCGAGTAGGTCTGGTTGCTCAGCTGACCTTGCACGGAGCCGATGATGACCTTGAACCAGGTGTAGCCGGCGATGACGCGGTTGCCGTTGACGATGGTGTCGACTTCGGCTTCGGTCACGTCCTTGTTGACCTTCTTGAGTTCGCGGTAGATGTAGACCATGTCGCGCTTGTCGTTGGACTGGGTCATCTCACGGAACACATCGGCCAGGACCTGGTTGTTGGTCTCCATGCGGTCGGAGTACTCGCAGGCATTGAAGGCGTGGCCCAGCTCGTGCAGCAGCACGGCGACGATCTCGGGTGCGGTCAGATTGATCGCAGCGAGTTGCCGGAAGTTCATGTAGAGCTCGTGCTCGTACTCGGAGAAGATGCCGCTGACGTAGACCTTCTCGCGGTTGACGACGCCCTTCTGGGTCTGCGACTGGTTCAGGATCTTCTGCTGGTCGCGCTTGGTGATGTCACCGCGCAGCATCTCGTGCAGAAAGATGTGATTGCGGTTCGAGTAGAACGGAATGATGGCCGCCAGATGCTCGTCGCAGATGAAGTCCACTTTGATGCCGAAGCGGTCAAAGATGAGTTTGGTGAGCGCCTTGCCTTCCGGAGTGTCGGGCAGGTCGATGTCTTTGATCTTGGGCTCGTCCTTGAGCCGGTTCAAGATCTTGGAGACTTGCTCCTCCATCTGAACGCCGATCTTGTCGCCTTCCTGGAATGCCAGGAACTCCATGGCGATATTGCGCATTCTGGGGGTCATGCGCGGCAGCAAAGTGGCCATTTGCCTGTCCTTAAGGTTGTCTTTGGAAAAACTCGCACAACGCAAGATCATCTGAATCGGGAAGGGAAGACAACCATCTTCTCTCCCTTAAAGCTATATGATCGTACTTCAGGAGCCCACGCTGAGCTCCTGGTGTCCAATTGATTACTGGATCGCTCCATGGAAAGTAAAATCGTAGGACGTGAGTGTCGCTTTGCGATTCACGTGCCTTCTCGACACAGCGATACTCCTGATATCCACGTCGTCAAGGAACAGGTCCATTACGAAGACGGCACGATGAAACCCAACCTGCGTTTGGTGCAGGATTTCAAGCGTCCGTACTGGATCACACAGCAGAGCAAGCGCGACCACCAGCAAAAGAAGGAGTGGGAAAGCCTTGACCATGTGATGCAAAAGGAAGTCACCCAGTCCAAGCTGCGTGACGACATCGCCAGGGCTATCGGCAAGGGCTGGTCTCCGGACCCGCTCAAGAAGCTGCTGAACTCACCGTACATCTACGGTGCGGACATCACAGCGTCTTCGCTCATCAAACGCCAGTACATGGTCAAGTGGCCGACCATGGTCTCAGGCTACACCCGTTGCATTTTGGACGTGGAGTCCGATGTGACCCGCGACAAGAGTGATCCGGGGTTTGAGGACATCCTCATGACCACGGTGATCTTCGGCAAAGAGATCTTCATCTCGGTGGAGAAGCGCTTCCTGGAAGGCCTGCACGATGTGCAAGCTCGCCTGGACGCCGCGGTAAGCAAGTACATCGGGGAGTACGTCGACAAGCACCAGATGAAGGTCACGCTGCACATCGCAGAAAACGTCATCGACATGCTCAAGGCGGTCTTCAAGAAGGTGCACGAATGGAAGCCTGACTGGCTGGCCATTTGGAACATCTCCTTCGACATCCCGAAGATCATCTCCATGTTGGAGAAGTACGGCATCGATCCCCGTGAGGTGCTGTGCGATCCGTCGTTGCCGATGGAGTACCGCATCTGCAAGTGGATGCCGGGTCCGACCAAGCAGGTCACGGCCTCCGGCAAGGTCAAGCCGATCAATCCGGCCTCTCAATGGCACACGCTGCGCTGCACGGCCAGCTACTATGTCATTGACTCGATGTGCGTGTACAAGCACTTGCGACTGGGTGAACAGGAGGAACCCTCCTACAGCCTGGACTGGATCTTGCAGAAGATCCTGGGCATTCGCAAGCTCAAGTTCGCCGAGGCCGATGGCCTGGAGCGGCTGGAGTGGCACAAGTTCATGCAGACCAAGTTCAAGATCGAGTACATGGTGTACAACATCTTTGACTGCTTGTCGATGCTGGAGCTTGACGACAAGACCAAGGACTTGATCTACTCGCTGCCTGGCTTTGCTGGAACGACGGACTTCCCCAACTTCAAGTCTCAGCCGCGTCGCATCATGGACAACCTGCACTACTACGCACTCGAAGAGGGTTGCGTGATGGGCACGGTTGGCTATCAGGAGAAAGTCGAAGCCGTCTCCGACAAGGAAGAGGACTTGGACGCTGACCTGGACGACGAGGAAGAAGAAGAGAACACCTCGGCCGAGCAAGATCTGACCAACGAGGACGAAGAAAACGCTGATGCGCCGGTGCGTGCTCGCTCCACACTGAGCTTGAAGCGCTGGATTGTCACACTGCCTGCACACATGTCAGTGCTGGGTCTGCCTCTGATCAAGGAGGACCCCTCGCTTCTGACCAACATCCGGACTTTCGTTTACGACAGCGACGAGGTGTCGGCTTACCCTACGGCCACCACTGTTGCCAACGTGAGCAAGGGTTCTACAAAACGCGAGATCATCGACGTGATCGGTGTCAAGGAGATGACGTTCCGGTATCAGAACATGAATCTGCTGCTGGGATCGATGAATGCCTTGGAATACGCCACGACGATGTTCAACTTCCCGAAGCCTGATCAGCTTCTTGAACAGTTCATGCGCGATGGAATCTGACAAACCCGAAATCAAGACGGTCTGGGTGGGAGGTCCGCCGGACTTGTTCAAAAACTCTGGTGTTTTGACACCTTGGGAAAAACTCAAGGCGAAGAACCGCCAAACTCAACAGCGCCGCCGCGCCCGTCTCAAGCTGGAGAAGGCGGCTGTAAAGGAAGCAGCAAAGTGAACAAAACCTTCCCGCAAAAACCTCTGCCACCCATCAAGATCTTGTACTTGGTGGAGCGTACCGACGTAGACTGCCGTCAGTGCTGGGGCGCCAACCTCGGCCTGGTGATCTGCGCGGACTCCGAAGAGCAGATTGAAGAGCTCATCAAGACTGAGCTGATGACGTCCTTCGGGGGTGATCCGGCCAAGACTCTGGACGGAAAGCTCCTGAAGCGTGAACAGATCTCACTCAAGCCGCTCGGTGTGGCTTCGACGGAGCTCGAACTCGGCATCGTCATGAAGAAGAACGCCGGCCACTGAGGCAAAAAAAAAACAGCACATCATCCCAGGGAGCTTTCGGGCTCCCTGGGATGTATGCCGTCACATGTTCAAACGCACGCCAAGTTGCTGACAGATCTCCACGTAGCCCTTGACGTATTCGTCCACTCGTTCAGGAGTGCCGCAAATGGTGAACTCGAAATGGTATTCCTTCTTCTTGGGAAGGACCATGAGAGCCATCGCGTTCAGGCCGGTGTCGTAGAAATAGTAGAAGCACCGCCGGGTTCTACCTTCCTCGAAACTGATCATGTACTTGCTGAAGTACTCGTCGCCCGCGACGTGCAGCTTGTCAGGCAGGTCTGCACGGTCGCCCATGAATTGCGCTGACGGGATGACGATCGTTGCCGACTTGACGTTGCTCCTGGTGGACAGCAGGACGTTGTTTGCAGCCACGACGCGCGGGAAGAGTTGTTCCGCCTCTGCGTTGAAGCCAATCATCGCCAGACTGACAAGGCTTCTGAAGTATTCGTCAGCCTTGTTGCGCATTCTTTCGTCCAGATGGCCATGAAGCCAGTTTTTGGATGTGTCGCTCATACCACCTCGTTAGTTGTCAAACTCTAAGCGCTTGGCGCCAACTAAATTATGAGTGGTTGAATGACTTTACAAACGGACCAGGCGTTTGTTCTCGTAGCAGTACAAAACCATGAGGAGGTTGAGCACGGGTACGAAAGATGCGGGCACCAAGAAGATGATGCTGAACCACCTGTCAATGGTCAAGAAGTCCGGATCATTGCGATCCTCCACCAGCCACTTCTTGTAGTTCATCCAGACCGCCCACAGCGCCAAGGGCACGCTCAAGACATGGAGTGCGATAGCGATGTTCATGGTCAGGACTTCATGTTCTTGCTATGCCACTTGCTGAACAAGTAAATGGCGAATAGCGTGTTGAGGACTGGGATGATCGAAACTGGCACCATGACGAACACCGCAAAGAACACAGCGGTGCTGTGCTCAGAGGCCTTCATGTTCGGATCGCGCCAATACTGCCAGGTGAGCACCAAACAGATGGCAAGCGAGACGAGGTAAACCGCGACGAGGTAAACGAACGATCCTTCTTGTGCAGCGGACATAAGTCCTCCTGTTATGCGACAGCGATAAGACGCCCAATGTTGGGTGTCACGGTTACCCTGGCCACAGGACCAGGTCGGTAGGTGTAGATGAAGAAGTCGGACTCCAGCACGATGGGCAACATCGGGACAGTCTTTGGAGTGATCAACTCAACTCGTTTATGGGTATTGGCCCAGTTGATATATTCCTGCAATGCAACTGGAAGACGATAGGCGGTGGCGTCTAATCTAATCACAAGGCAAAAAAAAAGAGCCACCTCCGGTGAGGGAGGTGGCGTGAACAGGGGGTGAGGATAGGGAGACCGACCAGCCTATCTCTCAACAGTCCTCTGAGGAGAAGAAGACCCGGTTAGGGGTCTCCCACCTTATATCAGGATTTGCGGCCGTAAACGCCGTCTTTGGCGTCCTGGATGATGCCAGCAGCCGTGGGGTCGGTCATCGCATCTTGCAACGCCAGCGGATCGGTGAGCTGGCTCACATTGCTGATGGCTTGCAGCGTGAGGTAGTGGGCGTCCACGGCAGCAAAGAACTTGTTCTCGATGAGCACTTCCATGCCGGCTTCGTAGGTGAGCAGCGGCTCCTTGGACGGGTTGAATTCGCGATAGTAGATCGCTTCATGATCTTGCCACATGAGTGGCATGAGCGCCTTCTTGTCGAGATCGAACGCAGCGGCCAGCAGAGGACGGTTGTAGGGATAGATCTTCCAGCGCACCATCGTCTCTCGACCGGTGAGGTAGTCCCTGACGATCAAACGCTGCACCTTGTTGGCGCCGTCGTAGCCAATGCGCAGACCCATGCCCACGACGGGATTGCCGATGTCGATATCGAAGCAGATGACCGGTGCGTTGATGAAACCGCTCAGACGCGACAGATTCGCCGCCACGGCGCGCTCCGTGCGGTTGGTTTGGTCTTGCATCAGCGCAGAGTCGATCAGACGCTGGATCGGAGCAGCGAAGAGCTTGGAAAAGAGATTGAACAGGAATTGCATGTTGACTTTCTTCTTGGGGGGAACACAAAAAAAGAGAACCTTGGGAGGTCCCCTTTTCAGGCGGAGATGATGGGCTCCTTGCGGATCCACGATTTCGTCTCGGACACCCACTTGTGAGTATCCACATCACCGTAGTCGTACCAGTCCACCGCAGCTTTCGCTCCCGCACCGTAACCGGCTCGGGTGAAGGCTGCATCGGCAGTAGGACCAAGCAGAACCGAGCGTGTCCCGTCACGCCACCAGAACGTGAACTTCTTGTCGCCTTCCAATTCCTCGGCAGGCGCTTTGATGAGTTCAGGATAGCGGGTGGCGATCAGGGTGCGCGCTTTGGCCAGCACTTCCGGCTTTTCATCGGCCGGAGAATGCAGGTAGTTCACCAGCAGGACGATGAGGTCACGCATGGCTTACTTCTTGTTGGCGTTGTAGAAAGCGACCATCTCGTTGTTCAGGCCACCAACGCTGCGGGCCACGCATTCGTTGGTTTTGCACTGGGCATCGATGTTCTGGCGCTTGGCGTCGAGTTGCTTGAAGAACGCCGCACGAGCAGGCGTGGCCGGGAGGTCACGCTTGAGGGTGGCGATGTTCTGGTTCATGCGATCGATGGCTTGACGGGCAAGCGGCTCGAACATGTCCGTGCTGGCTGCACGCAGGCAAGCTTGACGCTCTTGGTACGTCGGCTTGCCATTGCAGTAGCCATTGGCGAAAGCCGAGACCGAAGTGATGGTCAGGATCAGGGTAGCAATGAAATTGCGAAGCATGGTGTTTCTCCTAGAGTTGCTTCAGGGAGAGACATATTGGTTACTTGGAAGAGTAGATGAATGTCTCTGTACACCTACTCTTAAAGTCATCCGCTAGGGATAACATCAAGCTAAGTATATGTGACTGAAATCTTTTACGCTGGCTACTTCTTCTTTTTTGCAGCCTTCTTGTCTTTGATCTCTTTCTCGCGGGTCTTGGTTTCCAGACCCAACTTCTTGCGAGTGGAGACGTCGACGTAGGCCCAGTAGTGCGCGTCCTTGGACGTGAACTGTTTAGCCTTCAATTTGATGTCGGCCGAAGTGACGGCCTGCTGCCAGGCGAGCTCCGCCTTCTCCACGGAGACACCAGCATCCTTGGCCCACTTCTTCACTTTTGCATTCGGCATTGATTCCTCCTAGACGGTGACAAAAGGCCCCGAAGACCTAGATGGTCCTCGGGAGCCTTTGTGCTGTTGGCCGATGTGGCTTACTTGTTGTAGAAGCCCATGACGCGCGAACGGCCTTCTTCGCTGAAGGGGTGCGCCAGGGTGCGGCCGAGGTCGACGCGCTTGAGGTTGTCTTCGCGCTCGGCGCGGTTGCTGGTCAGGTGGATCAGGTTGATCAGGCGCTGCATGGCGGCCAGGTGATCCGGGTCACGCGTCCAGGCTTCGGCGAAGCGGAAGACGTGGCGCGGGCCGAAGGCGTCGTTCTTGTGCTCTTCGAACCAGGCCAGCACGATGTTCCACTGGGTGCGGAAGTCTTCGGCGACGGCCTTCTCGACCACTTGGAACAGGGTGTTCCACAGAAAGTGGTTCTGAGCGGCGCCGGTGACCGGAGTCATCGGACGACCCTTCTTCATGTTGTTCAGGTATTGAGCGAGGTTGCCGACCAGCGCCTTTTGTGCGGGCGTGCCGGTGGCCTCGATCTTGGCCATGAACTTGGCGAACTCGGTGGGCTCTTCAGCCACCTCGGTCTTGGCGACAGCAGCCACCGGAGCCTTGGCCACGGTGGGCGGCGGCGGGACCTGGTCGGTCTTGGCGGCGGAGGTCATCGGGGGCGGCGGGATTTCCGAGGGCTTGGCCGCGGTCTTGTCCTGCACGCCAGCGTCGATGACGCCAGGAGCCGTGGAGTTGGGTTGCGTGGGCGGCGGCGGGATCTGCGTGACCGAGGCGTTGCTCAGCGAAACGATCGTGGCCGTCTCGCCGGCGCCGTTCTGGAACGTGGCAGTGTCTTCGGGCTTGGGTTCCTTGACGTCGCCCGTGTCACCGGTGCCACCTTGCTGCTGCTCGTCGGTGCCGGCATCGCCAGGAGCGGGTGCGCCTTCAGCGTCGCCGTCCAGCAGGCTTTCGCGAGTGGTCTCGACGACGGCTTCAGCAGCGCCGCTCAGAACGGGAGAGCCAGCAGATTCTTGCGAACCTTCTTGAGCAGCGCCTGCAGCTGCGTTCGGATCTTTTTGGTCATCTTGGATTGCCATGGGGGTTCCTTGTGCTTGTGCACCCTGGCCGACTTGAGCCGGCTTGGATTGAAATTGACGCTTGTTCTTGGAAGACATGAGAGGGCTCGAAGAGAGGATCAGTAATCCGAGGAGTGATCCTGCTGCGGCGGCTGATGCGACTGCTGCTGTTGGACCTGCTCACGGGGCTTGTTCTGGTCGAGGTAGGCGAACAGTCGCTCCATCGCACCTTGCTTGCCGAGGTTGAAGACCGGAATCTTCAGCTCAGCAGCCACGAGGATGGCGTGACCGGCATTGCCAGTTTTGATCGTCTTCTCCCGGGCCGTCTCGGCACCGTCTTCGGACCACGTGACCATGAAGAGCGCGGGGCTCTTGAGCTTGTCGCCCATGATCATGCGAACGTTCTTGGCCAGGAAGGTCTGGATGACGGGCTTGAGGCCCTCGTAGCCAGGTTGGAAGCGCGCAGCGATGAGCTTGGCGTTCTCCGGCGTCCAGGTGAACTTGCTGTCCTTGTTGTCGAAGTTGCGCCAGGGCAGGTGCACTTCCACGCGTGCGGCCACCGCCTTCTCGAAGACGTCCTCGCAGCCTTTCATGCCGCCAGTGCGCAGCGTGTAGCCGCGCGTCTCCAGGTCCTTGGCGATCTGGTTGATCTGGTCGATGACGTGCGGGGGCGGGTTGTCGTTGCCCGTGCCCACGTAAGTCATGTACAGCTCGTCAGAGGGCGGATCTTCCTTGCGTTGGAAGCCGCCCTTGTTGAAGCCGCCACCGCCGCCCTTTTGGAAGTTGCCGCGCTGGAAGCCACCTTGACCGCCACCACCGCCACCACCTTGGTAGCCGCCTTGACGTGGTTGGTAGCCACCGCCACCTTGGCCACCGCCGTAACCACCACCGCCACGGTTTTGTTGGTAGCCGCCGTTGCCGGAGCCGCCATGATCGTGACCACGAGCGCCCCAGCCGTCAGAGTTGCCCTGACCTTCTTGTTGCCCGTTGTACGGGCCTTGTTGATTATTGCCTTCGTAGCTCATGGCTAGACCTTTTATCTCAAGAAATGCTCTTTTGAATGTCAAGCTTGGCGGTGCTTGTGCCTGACGTGTGCATGCTCTTCATCGACGCTGCGAGAATCATCGCTGAAATCTCGGTGAGCGGGATGGTGAGACCGGTTGGGTACTGTGCAAGACGATTGCCGGCGCACACCTTACAGATGACGTCACCAGGCAATTTGCAATACATGGGACTGCGAACCCGCAGCTGTTTTCCCAGATAATTCCCCGCTTGCTCGGCATTTTCCACCAGCACGCTTCGACCGTTTTCGATGACCGAACGCTTGGCCAATTGCTCGGCGTTGTCGTGGTTGTAGACGCGAGGAATGCCGAACTGAGTTCCGCAGTCGGTGTCGTCGATTTTGAAATTGTTGGCAGCGCGCAGCAGGTACTTCGCCGACACACCACCCTTGATGGTTTCAGAGCCGCGAGCAAAAGAACCCACCCGCAGACCGTTCATCATCGCAGTGAATTGCTTGGCGTCCGTGGGCCAACCCTCATGCAGTGAGTTGGTCACGGGGTTGGCACGCAGCGGATCACCAAACCCTTGCTCATTGCCCATCGTGAGGAAGAGCTTCTTGCGAGCAGTGTTGGTGATCTTGCCCGAGAGGAAGGTGCCAAACGCCGGATCGTCCTTGAGGTACTCCGCATCGAAAGCGAGGAGCTCCTTTTCGAACTTGGCGATCTCCACCGGATCGTCGAGTTTGCCTTTGTACTTGGCAAGCAGTTCTTTCTTGAAAGCGTCCAGACCCTTGGGAGGAAGGACAGCTTTGCGAGTGGCGGACCAGGCGGCGAGTTGCGAGAGGGACTTGAAGTCCTCCAGCGCATCGACGAAACGCAGGTACTCGTCACAGTAGAAGTACTCGGTGGAGCGTTCAGCATCCGTGGCAGGCGTGTCGCGCAGCCGCTCGGCGATCTTGTCTTCGAGCTTGGAGACCGAGGTGCGACCTTGCACGTAGGGGAACTTCGAGCCGAAGCCAGTCACCACGCAGAAGTGATTGAAGAGCAGGTTGCCCACGCTCGTCTCGATCGCCTCGGAGAGGTTCTCGATCCAGGAAGGATCAATGTTGATCCGGTCCTTGAAAGTGAAGAGCGGTTGATTGGCGACGGAGTCGTCGATTTTCTGCAGCTCCATCTTCTCGTCGTAGTACGAATAGCCCCAGGGTTGCGGCACGAGTTTGTACAGGTACGGTGACTGATTGCCCGAGTCTGTCCGTGTCACGCTGAACATCGTGATCAGCATGGCCTTCTTGGTGAAGAGCCTGTGCTGGAAAAAGAGCTTGAGGTAATCCAGCTTCTTCATGTAGACACCTCAACGTTGGTGTTGGTGAGTCGAGCTTTCTCGTCCTCCGCCTGCTTGCGCTCGTTCATGCGGCCGAGCAGGTTCAGCAGCTTCACTTCGACACGAGAGACGCGGTCCAGATTCTGGAGCAGATGATGGCTGTACTTGCGGTACACCGTCAGAGGCGAATTGAACCCGTCGTTGGACAGGTAGATGAGCGAGAGGATGTTGAGGGCGCACTGCTCGTCGTCTTCCACCACGAGTTCGTCTTTGACGTAGCTCAGGTAGGACTCGAAGCGTTCGTTCAAACGCACCTCGGCGCGCATGAGGTGGTAGCCGATGTGGTTCTGGCCGAACACCGCATCGAACATGCGCAGGTTGGCGATCAACTTGGCGTTGGGTTCAGCCGGCGTCTCGCTCTCCTTGGAGTAGATGAACTCCTTCAAGATCTTGAGGACACGCGGGTTGAAGTTCACAACCAGAGAAAGCACCTGGGTTTCATTGAGCGTCGAGAGTTCGGACACAATCTGTGCGAACTGCATCTCGTCTTGCTCCATGTTCTCCAGCGTGCGGATCACCCCGGTGTAGTCTTCCAGGTGCTGCAGCTGTGCGAGCGCTTGCATGAACTCGTTCTTCTCGGGGATGGTGGTTTCCTCCGAGAGTTCGAGCTCGTGCTGATCCAGCACGAAGTTGCATTTGCGATGCAGCTCCTCGATGAAGAGATCGCGCATCGCGTCACCACCCAGGTTCGACTCATTCATGATGATGTCGAGGAATCCTGCGTAGGCTTGGTCGTATTCGAAGAAATCGAAGAGCGAGAAGCTCCTGCGAATCTCCTGCTGAAGTTCTTCCGTGAAGTACGTGCTCACGAAAGACTGCAAAAGTTCGTCCATTTGGTGTTGTCCTTCAAGACAAGTATCTATACGATCAGCAGAGTTGGAGACGTTTTCCCTAATATATGTTAGGTGAAAAAACCCTTGTCACACACGGATTGTATAGCAAGAGTGCGTGGCACGCTTGACACATAAAACGCCATCCATTTTGGAGATTTCCACGTGAACAACAAGTCGACACCGACTCCTCCCGTCGAGGTGCGCCAGGGGAGCTGCACCGAAGCGCCTTTGCTCGATCGTCTCATGGCGCGCGGTCATGCAAATCTCGTCCTGCAAGGCATCGACGTTCCGGAACCCGATGGCCAGAGTCTGCAGGACTGGGGTCGCTTGGACGGTCTGTACAACGAGATCGCCCAGGGCATCATCAACGTCGGCACCGAGGTCAACCAATCGGTCGCTGCGATTCGCGTCGCTCGGCTCACCAACACCACCGAGCTGTCGCTTGCGATCCAGACGCTCTCCGACGACCTGCTGCGTTTCAGCGACACGTTGGTGGCCATCAAGGACCGCCACAAGCAGTACAGCGGCAAGGTTCACGACGCGAGCCTGCTCACCATCTACCTGGGTTGCGGTCAGGAATACACGCTGCTCTACGAGCAGTTCCGTGCGCTGGTCTTCCCGGCGATGGAAACCATCACCGACTTCACGCTGCGTGCTCGCAACAAGCTGCTGGCCGACGAAGAAGCCGCACAGCTCACGCCCGAACAAGACCCGAACGTCATCACCGACGTCGAAGTGAAGGAAGACAAGCCCAATGAGCACTGAAGACCCCTCCCTGAACAAGGCTCCGCCCGGTGAAGAAGTTCCTCCGCTGATCCTGGACGAGACGCCTGACGCTGCTCCTGCGCCGTCCGGTGAAGTGCCGCCTCCGGCTGCTGCTGAACCTGTCGTCGTCGTGGCCGAGACCAACGCCATCCAGGACTTCTCGGTCAACATGCCCGAGATGCGCGACAGCGGCGAACAACTTGCCCTGCCCAGCGACCTGGACAGCAAGGCCGTGCGAGCGATCGATCACACGCCCAACATCAAGCTCACCGACAGTCCTGACGCTCGTCGCTGGTCGGCTGTGCTGGGTGAAGGCATGGACTACAACACCATGAACGAAGTTCTGGTGGCTGCCATGTCCGAGCCCGATTCCGAATTCCGCCAGAACAACCAAGTCAGTGGTCGTCCGCTGATCGGCTCGGTGCCGCAGTTCCAGGAAGTCCAAGGTCAGAACATCAAGGGTGAGCGCGCCCTGCTGCGTCTGGTCTCTCACCTGGGTCACGGCACGGTGTTTCAGGCGCCTCTGTGGCATTCGGGCATCTGGGTGACGTTCAAGCCGCCCACAGAAGCCGAGATCGTCGAGCTCAACCGCTCGATGATGGCCGACAAGATCAAGTTCGGTCGCTCCTCCTACGGCCTCATGTACTCCAACATGACGGCGTTCACCATCGACCGCCTGGTCGACTTCGCTCTGGACCACGTCTACAACCTGACGACCAAGACCGAAGACGTCAACAAGGAAAACCTGCGTGACCATGTGGTCTGCCAGGACATTCCGAGCCTGCTGTGGGGTTTCGTCTGCACGATGTATCCGCGCGGCTTCCTCTACGAGCGTGCCTGCATCAGCAATCCCGAGAAGTGCAACTTCGTGCTCAAGGAAACGCTGAACGTCATGAAGCTTCAGTGGACCAACATGAAGACGCTGACGGAATGGCAGAAGACGCACATGTCTTCGCGCCAGCCCAAGCTCAAGACGCTGGCCGAGATCAAGCGCTACAAGGAAGAGCTCGCTCGCCTGCAGCACAAGCGCATCACGGTCAACGAAGGCAAGCAGAATGAAGTGTCCTTCACGCTGCGTTCGCCCTCGATCACCGAGTACATCTCCTCTGGTCACCAGTGGATCAATGGCATCGTCGAGAACGTCGACCGTGCACTCGGCATCGATGCGTCGACCAACGAACGCAACAACACCATCACGCTGCAAGGCCAGGCTTCGGCGCTGCGCCAGTACGCACACTGGATCGAGTCGATCGAATTCCAGGGCAACATCACCGATGACCGCGAGTCGGTCGACGAGATGCTCGCTCTGCTCACCGCCGACGACGAGATCCGTGACCGCTTCCTGCTGGAAGTCGTGAACTACATCTCCACCTCCACGACGAGCGTGATCGGTATCCCGGTGTTCAAGTGTCCGCAGTGCGGCACCGACCACACCGGCAACGACAAGTTCCCGCATCACACGAACATCATTCCTCTGGATGTGGCACAAGTTTTTTTCGGATTGATTACCCAGAGACTCGAAAGAATCGCGACACGATAAGAATCGGAGACATCCGCTTCGCATGGGAGCAAGATAGACTTGCTTACATCGACGGGGATGACTTCGTTTCTGAGTCGCTGGGTAGACTGCCGAAAGTCGATGAGTCTGTCGACATGAAAATTGCCATGCAGGATCTCTTTGAGACCCGGTTTGGCATCTACAACCATTTGAGTCCCCAAGGTTACCGCCCTTTGGCATCTGTGGCGTTCCACGATGCGGAGGACATCAACCAGGACTCAAGGCTGGATGACTTGATGGACCGCTACCATCAACTCAACGTCCGTGAGTACTTCGGACTCACCTTCGTGGAATTTCTGGAACTGCCTACTGACATCGTCGCAATGATGTTCGAGAAAGCAGAGCGATGGATCACCAAGAAGGGCAATGACATCCGCGACATTGAGAAAGCACTGGGTGCTGCGGCGCAAGGTAAGCCTTCTTGATGACAAAAAAAGTTCCCTTGAAGAGAAGAGAATGGCACATTCCCCCAGGAGCTCCCGTGAAGGAGTCTCCTGGGGGTTTATGCTGTCTCCTCGCTCAGTAACGAATTGCTACGCGTTCGTTGATCACGTTGAAGCTGATGTACTCGGCTTCGTCGTGCGCTGAGAGTTCACCTTTGATGTGAAGTTCGTGACTGTTGACGATGAGTTGGAACGTGAGACTCATGTGAACGGCGTTGGGGTCCGGCATTCGGACCAAGAACTTTCCGAAATATGCCTGGTTAGCCGTCACACAACTCTCAAGCTCATTGATGACCTTGCGGTAATCGATGATGATCCCAGAGATGACGGAGAGCATCGCGGTGCTCAATTGAGCCACGGATTGATCCACACGCTCGGGACGATCAACGATCCTGGACTGCTGGCAGACTTCAAGCATCGGCAGAATCTTGTCCGAGAGCTTCTCCGCGATGAAGAAACTCATCTCCTTGGGACGATCGATCAGGTGATCAAACGTCTCCTTGGTGAACCGATACTCCAGCGTCATGCCGCGATGCAAAACACTGCCGTGCACGACAATGGGCTCACAGCGGATCTGGCAACCGTTCATGAGCAGCAGCAACATACTGGAATGGATCATGGGGTGTCACTCCAATCTGAGCAGTCGTCGACATAGATGCGATGGTCGTAGCCTTCGGCCTTGCTGTGATCGGCCCGCAACCACACATCTCCCAGGCGAGAGCATCCGGTCACGCGAAAACGCTTGCCTTGGTAAGTCGTATACAGGTGAAACGGCTTCATCACCTTGGCAAAGTACAGGGCCATCGTGGCCGGCATGCCGACCTGAACAAACCACCACTTCGCGTAGCGGACGTTGTCCGCGTCGTTGTAGTGACATTCGTGTGCCCAGTCTTCGATATGAGTCTTGCCCGGCGTCATGAAGAAGTCCGCAGCCGGAGCTGCTTTGTTCTGCACGATGCCTTGCTCTTGGAGCTTCTTGATGAGAGCCCGCACCTTCTCGATCAGATCAGGGTAGAACTTGTCCAGATCGATCTGCTCGGCAATGCGGATGAACGAGTAGATGTGATCGATCCCACCCATGCGCTCCATGAACATGATGGTGGCAGGATCCTTGAAGTCCGTGGACTCATTGAGTTGGAGAAGCGCACTGAAGTAGCGTCGCGTCATCCCCATCATGACGTGCAGGGCGTAACCATGTTGCTGCACGACGTTGTTGGGGTTGCTGAAATCTTCTTGAACGGAATCACTTTCGGTCACATTGGTCTCCTTTAGTACCGATTGGGTCGAACGAATGTATCTCGGTCGTACGACAAGGACACGTATATGTCGTAGCCGTCTTCGTACGTTGAGTCGTCTTTGGGAGGTCCGCACATGGACTTCACGCAGGAAACTGTCACCACATGCCAGCCTCTGTTGATGTAGCGGATTCGAAACACTTCTTGCTCTTGCTGGTTTAAGTAACACCCTGTTTTCGCATAGACGTAAGTCTCGATGATTTTGTCTCTAGGCCGGTAAGCTTTCTGTAGGCAGCCATCTACCCACTTTTCAAGTTCATTGACTTTGTCGTAATCAATCTCGTAACCCACATGCTGCGGACTTGTTGCCACGGTTTGCTCCTCTATGGCAGTCACGGAATTTCAGGGAGAACACTGCAAGTACTGTATTTTGTTCGAGTTATCCACGGCCTCAAGTAATGTATGTATGGTCAAAAAAAGACAAGCACAGCACAGAGTGAGGAGGGGATCACCCCTCCTCACTCTGGCCTAGCAGTTACACAAGGACTGGACAACGGTAGTCTTTGATGCCTGCCACCCGTTCTTTGAACAGATCTTTGCGCTGGTGGTGGTAGTCCACGTGGCGTTTGACCTGTTCGCAGTAGAGGTAGACGAACTTGACATCTCGGTCTTTGAGTTCACGCAGGCGCCCGAGCACCTGGATGTTGGCCTGAGCCGACTGGATGGCATTGGTCATGATCACCACGCGAAGGTTCGGGATGTCGTGAGCCGTGCCGCCGGAGAGGATGGTCGTCACCCGGATGTCGGCATCCAGGAGGTTCTCGTACGGGTCACCGTCTGCGTAGCGGCGCACGTCGAGCTTGGGATAGCGTTTCTTGAAGTACGCGGCGATTGCCGTGCACATCTCGATGCGACCCGCGTAAATGACCAGCTTGTCCCCAGGTTGATAGTCCCTCAGGTAAGCGAACTCTACGTTGTAGTCGATCATCTCCATGTACTTCTGGAGGAGATCTTTCTTTTTCAGGATCGATTGCTCGAATGCGGTTTGTGAGTAGGTGCTGGAGCCATACTCCTGGGTACGGATCTTCGATCCCTCGAAGTCATTGAAGGAGTACGCGATTGCGTACGCCTGAATGTACTTCTTCATCTTGATCTCGTTGAACCGCATCTCCTTCGGGAACATCATGTGTTGCATGCGTTCGATGAAGGGATCCAAGTGCAAGAGGCTGCCAGACAGGCCAATGAATTTAGGCACATGCGTATAAACCATCAGGCGGTACACGCCGTGCAGGTTCTCATGTGCTTCGTCCACGATGACTTGGCCGATTCCTAGGAGTTCGCAGAACTTCTGGGGATGCAGTCCATACATCTCCAGGCACAACTCCGGGTTGTCCTCGAAGTCCTTGATGTAGTTGAGCATCGTGGTCATGGAGACCAGGATGTAGTCGTAAGGCACGTCACCATCACGCGCAATGCTGATGACAGCGCGGATTTCCTTGGAACCCTTCAGGACCACCACGCGCTTACCACTGACAGTTGTGTACTCCGTGACGTCACGGGGCCACTTCTTCAGGTACTTGGCTTGCATGCAGATGAGCGTGCGGGTGCGGCAGCGCTCATCGGTAGTAGACCTTACAGCGGTCAGGGATTTGCCTGTTCCCGTGGGCATGGCGATGAAGCGAGTCCGAAGATCTCCTTCCTCATCGGGCGCCAAGATGAAGTCGATCGCACGCAACTGGTAGTCGTACGGGTTGTACGCTTCGTTGGGCAAGACTGCCATCGTGGCGGGCTCATAGAGCTCGTGCACATGCCATTCGTACAGATGGGGCTCGATCATCTCCCGAGAGAAGAGCTCCATCATTTCCTTGAGTTGTCCGATGTGAAACCGGAACTCCATCAGGAACTTGTTGTAAACACCGTAAGTTCTGCCGGGTACTTTCTCGACCGGACCACCGCGACCATTGCCACGGGAGAAGTCGGATTGGGTGTACTTCCAGGAGAACTTGTAAACGATGCCCGCAATGCGGGGCGTGTATTTGGTGATCGTGAAGAAGTGCGAATAGATGTCTATCCGGCACATGGGGTCAAAATGGACAGCCGTCATAAAAGAGAAGTGGTATTCAGGAGGAGAGGAGGTTAACCCTCCCCTCCTTACTTAACTTTTCAGCTGCTTGCGCTGCTCTTGGTAAGCCACGACCAGGTCCGGGGCGATGAACACGTCAAAGACCGAGTCGGGACGACCCTCGACGAAGAAGTTCTTCGGAGCGAGAATGGTTTCCAGCTGATCTTGGAACGCGTACGCATTGGACAGCGACCGATTCTTAATGAGTTGCCCTGCCACGCCCAGCACCGCGTTGGGATTCCCGCGCCCGATTCCGTAGGAACCTTGCTCAGGGATCATCACCGCGGCCAGAATCACTTCAAGCAACGCGACGTTAACGCTCAGCTTGCCGTTGACCTTGGCGAAAAGCTCCTGCAAGGTCGTTGCGGGAGAGTTGGGCTTGGAGCGCTCGGTGATGTTTTCCACCGAGGACTCGATCATCGAGGCGATCTCCTCGGAGTGATCCGAGAAGCTGTACTCCATGTCCGGGAGCATCAGGGGCGGAACGTTGAAGTTCCAGTCCTTCAGGTCGAACACGAAATTGCCGCGGTTGTCGGTCTGCCAGCGGTTGCGCTTGAGGTGCTTCAGGAACTCCATCGTGAAGACGGCCTTGCGCTTGTCCTGCTCCAGACGCACGGGGATGGTGTGAATTTCTCCACCGTCCTTCTCCGTGAACTGGAAGTCGATCTCGGCGATCGAGCTGATGCGGGTGAGCGAGAGGCTGTCCAGGTTTTCCAGGGCCATCACGTCTGCGAGACCGACTGCTTGGTCTCGGTTGATGATGAACTTGACGTCCTTGTTGCGGAACTCCTTGCGCACCAGGTAGGCACTCTTGGAGGGCGTGGTTGTGAAGTAGCGGCTCGTGAACTCGTTCAAGACGATGTCGGTGGAGCGACTGGAGGAGTCCAAGTGCTTGGTCGAGAGCACCGACTGCGAGGTCTGCTGGGTCATCGTGGCCGCGCAGAGGTGACCGATGTTCACATACTTGCTGACGTTCTGCGAGAGAGCGCCAAAGCACGTGGAGCAGATTGCATGCGGGTCCGGATCTTCGCACATGAGCACCGAGCGCATGCGGATCATCTTGTTGTAGAGGTACGTCTCGTCGCCCTTGATCTCCTTGAGCGTCGTGTCGTCCTCACCCAAGTAGTACTTGCCGACCATGAACTTCAGGTCACCAGGGTACAAGACCTTGCCCGTGTCGTCGAGCTCGGGCGGACGCATGATCCAGTTCACGTAGCGCTGCGAACCGCAATCCTTGTAATGGATCCGCTCGATCACCATCGTGAGCAACTGCAGTCGGCGTGAGAAGTACTCGGCCTTTTCCAGCGGTGCTTCAGCAAAGTAGTGCGACTTTGCCGCCGAACGGGACTCAGCCACGTAGTCGTAGAGCCGAACGTTGCCGACCGTGAAGTTCGACAGGATCGGCTCGTTGAGCACTTTGCCGTCCACTTCCGAGGGGAAACCCCGGAACGCCACGCACTGCAAGACCTGGTTGTTGTTGACGATCTTGGCCCGCACAGCCCGCGCCAGATTGTTCTGGGCGAAGTCCGCATGGGTTTGGATGATCTTCAGGACGTTGTCGTAGACGCGAGAGATGGCCGGGTCCTTGGAATGGACGTTCTTGGGCAGCTCTGCAATCGCCGCCTTGATGGCAGGATGATCCACGACTTCGATGAAGTCCAACAGGTCGATCGTTGTCACGTGCCCTTCGGCGAACTGCGTGACTTCGTTGTGGATGCGGTTCGTGGCCGAATAGATCAGCGAGAGAACGTTTTCCTTTTGCTCCGGCAAGAACAGCTGGTGCACAAAGATCACATCCTTGCTGATGTTCTCCAGCAGCTGGATGTGCGTGGACGCGTTGAGTGGCTTGCCACCCAGCACAAAGTCGACATGGTGGGACTTCGTCAGCGGCACCCCGGGGTACTGCCGATGAAACTCCCACGCATACGACGAGTAGAACGTCCGACGCCCGTTGGTTTTGATCTCCTCACCGTCATCAAAGGTGAGGTAGATCTCCTCCTCGTGAAGCAGCCGGGTTGCCACTTCTTGCGGATCCAGCGGGACGAGGTCCCGCACATGGAGTTTGAGCATGGGTTGGGTTTCCGCTTTACTTGAGCTTCTCAGGGGTCCAGCTAGTGGTGAACCCCGCGCAGTTGAAGATGTGTTTGACGTTCTGGAGGGAGCGCGAATTGCCGTACGGAATGAAGTTGCGATCGACGATGTTGTCGATGTTGCCCGGCTGCAACGCGTTGAGCAGGTTCCAGACGATGTTTTTCTGAGCCGCAGGATTGTTGGAACGATCCAGCAGCTCAGCGACGACGTAGGGTTCCGTCACCGCATCGTAGATCCGTGCTTCCGACTCGCCGATGGTGCGCGTCGGGTTGTTGCGGAAGGGTAGCGAGAACTTCTCCGACTTGGTCATCGTCGTGAGCACACCGAAGTGCTGGAGCTTGCCCGTCGCGGTCGAAGACCATTCCGTGGCAGTCTTGTCCAGCAGCATGAAGTACATCGGCGCAATGCGACTCCTCTCGACAGTCGTGTGCCTCACGCCGGAGTTACCGACATAGGACACGGGACCGTAGACCGGATTGAACACCCGGTTCACGTTCTTGACCATCTCGATCGGATCCTTGTCGTTGTCCACCGGGATGAACGGGAAGATGCCTTCGTTGACGACGTTCAGGACATGCTCGTACTTCTTCTCCTTGGGAAGATCCCGGAAGAACTCGTACTGCTTGGTCGAGATCAGATCGTAGTAGCGCAGGAGGAACTGGTGTGCGTTGATCACCAAGTCCGGATCCATGAGCTCCAGTCGCTCCATCGAGATACCCTTGCCCACGCCGAGCTGGCGGCGCACCTCAACGGAGACGTCGCGTGCGGCACCGCTGTGGAAGTGCTCGTAGCTTCGGCCCTCGTTCATGCGGTTGAGCGTGGCGATAGGGTCCATGACGATCTCGGCGCGGTTGCCTGCAGCGTCGACAGGCATGTTTTCAGCCTTCTCGATCTTGCAGATCACGCCCTTGCCGCCGTGGGTGTCGGTCATCTTGTTGCCGATGCCTGGGATCACCTCGTACTCGATCGTGAACTCGATGCGGAATTCGTCCAGCGGTTCTTTGCGCTCCAGCAGTTGTAGGCTGTGGCGTTGCTTGTCTCCGGGAAGCGGATGGTTGACGATGGCCATGCTTTCTTCCACCAGACGGTGAAAGCGTGGCGTGATCGAGAGCTTGTTGGTGCCGAACTTCTTCTTGTGCGCGGCACGCAGCGCCTTCTCGGTGTCGACAATCTCCTGGTGGAACCGCACCTTGGCCCGCTCGTACTTGCGCAGCTGAGTGGCCATGAGCTCGGGGAGCTGACGGTTGGGGTTGTTGTTGGAGATGACCTGGATGTCCACGATGCGACCCTTGCCCGGCTTGGTGTACAGGGCGGTGTCGAAGTAGAAGTCCGGCTCCATCGTGTCGTAGATGCTCATCTCGACAGGAGCCAGGTCGCTGTCGTAGGAGCGGAACATCATGAGCAGGCCGTCTTCACGGATTTGCTCACCGATATCGGGGAAGGGCTTGTAGTGTTCCAGCGTCCCGTACAGGTTCAGCGGGAACTGGTTGGCCCCGAAGTTGACCTTGCGGGTTTCGAAGGTGTGGAACTTCAGCTTCGGCAGCGCGTCTTCCGAGATGATGATGCCGTCCTCAGCGGTCGCAGGCAGCGACATGAAGGCAGTTTCCAGCTCGACACCGAACATGTAGTTCTGGTTGTCACCGACGCCAGGGCTGTCAGCAAAGACCGTGCCCTTGCCGATGAAGGCATTGGGTCGCAACAGGCTCATCGCGTCCTTGAAGACGAGCCGGTAGCCGAAAGTCTGGTGGAAGCTCTGGAAGTTGGGGATCGTGAAGCAGTCGATGACGTGCGTCTCGTCGATCTCGTAGATGACCAGGGTTTCGGGGTTGTAGTCCAGCGAATCGATGGACACGCCCGCCGGATAGCGTTGCAGGATCTTGATGATGCGGCCGTTCTCGGGCATCTTGATGCCGAACGTGAACTTGCCCAGCTCTTGGGCAACACCGGTTTGAATGCGCTGCGGGGTGGAGTGCTCCAGGATCAGACGTTGAGAGAAATGGCCGCCGAACATGACGGCACGGCTACCGGAGTCCCCTGCGGGGAAGAAGTTCACGGAATGAATACCGCAAAACTCCGGACGAAGTTCATTAACTTGCGACATTGAAGGATCTCTCTTTACTTCAATTCAGATTGGCTTTTACAACCATCCGGCTAATCGGATGATCAGGGTCTACATAGAAAGTATATGTGGCCAGCAACAATTTAGGAACCGTTCCATGGACATCGATACACTTTCCCCCACTGTCGAGGACGACTACTACTCGGCGGGATTCATGCAGGTCATCGAAGACCACTTGACCTACCTGCGCACGCTGGATGGCGTGGTCGTGAACCAACTCACCAACACGCAATGCGTGAAATACCAGGGCGACTTCTTCGGTTTGCTTTTGGACCTGAAGATTGACAAGCGCTACCACTACGCCGTGATGCGTGTCAACGACCTCTTCAGTCCCGCGGACTTCACCGGCGACATCAGCCAGGTGGTGGTGCCCAAGCTCGACGAGATCGATCTGCTGAAAAACATCTACCAAACCAAACCCTGACACCTCAAAAAAGAGATGGCTAGAGCCTGGGCTTTGGGGCCCAGGCTCTATGCCGTCTATGCCGTCATCAACGGCCTTGTGCCCAACCCGGCACGGGATGCATGCCGTAACCACTCGGCGTCATTTGCGGAGCGCCTTGATTCACGGGACCGATGATGCCCAGGATTTGCAGACCGTACTGCATGGCCACGGCTTGCGTCATGGGACCTTGCGGCGTCTGCACCATCACCTGGTCCGGCGAGGGCTGAGCCCAGGTCGGAACACGCACTTGAGGCATCATGCCCTGAGGCATCATGCCTTGCTGCGGATAACCCATCGGCACACCAGCCGGCATCAGACCCGGAGGCAAGCCGCCCACGGGAACCATCATCATGCCTTGCGGCACGACAACACCGCCCGGATAGGCTGAGGCCACGGCTGTGGCTTGAGCCTTGCGCAGGACCGAGTTGAAGTCCAGGCCGCCGTTGGTCTTCACGACTTCAGGCGCCATCACAGGAGCAGGAGCGGCCACGGGAGCTGGCGCACGACGATCATGCATCACCGGCACCATCGGCGCAGCGGCAGTCACCACAGGCGCTTCGGGTTCAGGCGGCACCACCGCGCTGCTCTGAGGCGGCACGCTGTTGATGAGCTGCGTGTGTTCTTCCATGTTCATGATCACAGGCGACCAGTCCATGTTGAACATCACCGCTTCCTTGGTGAAGTCTTCGGAGAAGGGGATGTACTCCTCGAAGAGCTCGACCAGCTCGTTGATGCGGGCAGCCAGTTGACCGGCGGTGAGCATGAGCGCATGCAGGAACGGCGCCTTCAGGGAATCGGAGCCGACGTTGTAGGCGTCGTCGTTCTCGCAGTTGGGGAACATGTAGTTCAGCAACTCCAGGAACGTGTCCTTGTCCTTGACCCGGGCCTTGGCGTAGAAGTCACCTTCCTTGATCTTGGCGATGCAAGGGAAGCTCACCACGCCCAGGCGCGAGTACTTCTTGCCTTCGTGCGTGCCACCCCGGCAGAGGTAGAGGTGCACGAATGCCCGATCGGCCGCTTCCTTCATGTTGGCCACTGCCGCCATGCCGAAGTTCTCCGCCGACTTGTGGTCGACTTCGCGGATGGAGGTGAGCAGCTTCAACTGCTGAGGGTCGAGCTTCTTGTGCAGCGCGGGCGAGGCCGCAAGGCTCAAGAGGGCTTGACCCAGCACGCCGATGGCTTGGTTCACGCGCACGGCGATGTTGTGCCGCAGCTTCTTCACAACCGGCGATTCGCTTTGGACAATGTCCTCGGCCATCGGGTGAAAGACGATGCGCTCACGCTCCATGCACTCACGCAGCTGGAACACCGTGGGCAGCACCAGGCGGTTGCCGCCGATGATCACCGGTTCCTTCGCGAAGGTCGAGACGTACCCTTTCTCGTCGGCGGTCATGCCGGCGAACTGCAACAGGGGCTCGTAGACTTGGATCAAATTCATGTTGTTGCTTTCAGATGGCCGTGTTCAAGCCCTTGTTGCCGGCGTTACCCGGCAGCTGGTTCATGAGCACTTCGAAGTTGTTGACCATGCTACTGTAGGAGTTGACCTCCGAAGTGAACACAGGCGCGAAAAGACCATCGCTGAAGGACGGCGTGGTGAAGCGTGACGGCGGACTGGCGTCCAGCTTCAGATCGATCGTCGACTCCCCGTAGATGTTGCAGCTCATGCGCAGATGGAAGATGTGGCCGTCGTAGGCGAGATCAGAGAGGATCTCGGACTGCAGACGGTGGATGAACATCCTCATGTTGCTGGACATGTCCACGTTGGACAAGCCGCTGATGTCGCCGATGGCGGTGTTGATGACCCCGCCGATGGCGTCGTTGGTGGAGCTGAAGTCGATGCGGCCGATCATGAGCTCAGTCATGAGTGCAGGAACCGCATTGCTCAGCAGGCTCGCCCAGATCGTGTCGTGGTCACGACCGTGCCAGTACGCGGTCTGACCGGCTTGGTGCATGGTGGCACGCGCCGTCGGACCGAGCACGCGGAACGTGGTCACGCTGTCGATGTGGGGAGAGATGGTGCGCAGGTTGGAATAGGTGAAGCGCGTTTGGTTGGGCATGCTCCGCACATGCGAGAGCTGACGGATGAACGGGTTCTCGTTGGGCGAGGGCTCGTAGCTGAGCTCACGCGCACGACCGTAGATGTCCTCGGTTCCTTGGCCGAAACTGATGAGGTCCGACGCAGTGCGGTAGTTGGTGACGATGCCGGCCAGGTAGTTGCTCGGCAGGCAGTTGCCACGCTTGGAGTTGACGGAGTCGCCGCCCAGCTGCACACGCGTGTCCAACAACGAACCTTGACCGTAACCGCTGTAGGCGTTTTGCAGGTAGCCGCTTTGGATGCCGGTGTAGATGTCACCCGGCCGCATACCGTACACGTCGGCTTCGGGGTTTTCCAAGTTGCGCACGATCTGGCCGTTGATGACCTGAGCGGACTCGGTCACCTGGTATCGCATCTCGGTACCGTAATCGGTCTGCACCATGACGCCATTGGTGCGGATGTAGGAGTTGATGAAGAACTCCATCTCCTTCTCGTCGATGGCGCCACCATGGCTGACACCCGCGTAGGACGTGAAGCCTTGGAAGATGTAGTTGGAGACCGTGCCTGCGGGCGAGCGAGCCTCGACCCACATCACGAAACGCAAACGCCTTTCAGCCCAACCCATGTGGATGGGCACTTGATGCTGCGCGGCTTCGGTCGGACGCAGGATAGAACCTGCAATACCGCCAAGCAGCGAAGCACTGACACCTTGACCGCCCGAGTTCTCGACGCGCGCCGTGATGTCTTGCAACCGATCGCCGGAGACGTTCATCTGAAACGGCCTGGCATACATGGGGTTGTAAGTCCCAGTTTCCAAGATGTCCAGTTGAGTGATCTGAAGCTGAGCCTGAGTCGGCAGGACTTGTTCAAACACTGTGGTATTCCTTGTGCTGTAAATACGGGGGGAGATGTGGTTTAAGTCCAGCGGCGTTCACCGATGTCCACCACCAGACGAGTGATCTCGATCTTGATGTCAGGACGCACGGGCGCACGGCGGTTGGTCACACCAAAGACTTCCATGAGCATGTCTTCATGGCACGTGGGGCGCCAAGCGAACATACGCAGGTTGTCAGCGAGGTCAGAGATGGTCTTGGCAGTGGGGTTCACCACCTTGACGTCTTGACCATTGTTGTCGGACTTCTTGCCCTTCACTTGACGGCTGAAGGGATAGAGATAGGCGAGCTTCGCCTGGAGATCGGCCGGGATCTGCATCTTGGAGTCGGTGTGCGAGACACGCAACTCGGACGGACGCTCACTCACCTCGGGATAGCACGTCACGAGGATGGCCGGGTACTTGTAGCCGAGCGACCAGAGGATCGCTTCGCAGGCACCGAGCGCTGCCACGACCGTGGGATTGGGTAGGTACATCATGCCGCGCGGCGAGATGACGCTCTTGAAAACCCAGCGCAGGATGTTGATCTGCGGGTCCGTCAAGCGTTTGTTGGCCAGTTCCAGCGACGTGACCATCGCCCGCCTAAAGACGTCCGGGTCGATACGACTCGTGATCTTGTTCGCGGCTTCCCACATGTCGCGCATGGTCATCTCAAGCTCGACCATCTCGCCAGGCGAGAGATTGAACTTGATCTTGTACCGCTCCAGCACCGAGATCTTGTCACCGAAGCTGCTGGCTTCTTGCTCGTCGTTCTTCTTGTCGCGCACCGCGGTTTCGGAGGAAGTCTCCGCACCCTGGATGTGCCGCATGATGAACTTGTAGATGAACGCCACGAGGTGAGCACGCGGCTCGGCTCCGTAGACGTTACCCACGCACAACCTGCGAATGCAGATCATGGCGGTGAGCCAGTAGCAGAAGTCCTCGGAGGAGATGCCCTGGTGAACGACGTTCGGGTTGTACTTGTCCTCGCCGACGATGTTCTCGACGTAGGTCCGCAGCTTTTGCATGGCTTCGCTGTGAACGATCGGGGACTTGTTGAGCAGCTTGAACGCAGCCGTTTCCTTGAAGAGCGTGCCGGTGAGTGAACGGACGTGGGAGATGTACGTACCCCACACCGGGATCATGCAGCGCAGCAACACCGACAACGACACCAGCTTGACGTAGTCCCCACGGGTGTAGGTCTTCTCGCGGCTTGTGTTGTTGTCAAAGGAATGCTGGTAGTCCACATCGAAAACACCAGGGATCACGATGGTGGACTTGTTTTGGACCCAGTACTGCACGGCGTCCAGGTCATGCGCCGCGATCAGCTCAGCAACACGATCCGTCAGGTATTCCGTCAGGTCTTGTTGCTTGTAGATGTTGTCCATGCCATGCTCGATGGCCTTGTAGATTTCGAAGATCTTGTTTTGGCGGGCTGCGGGGAGTTGTGCCCAGTACTGGTTGATGTGATCGAAAGTTCCCTCAGACTCTCCTTGGAAGTTCTTTCGACTGAAAACAGAGATGGAGAAGGTGACGCTATCTTCTCCGTGTTCGAGCTTGACGTATGGTGTCGCACTCGGAACATGAACGTGCGCAGTTGCTTGCATATCCCCTCGGTGTCAACGCGGACTTTGAAGGCCACTTCCGTAGCGCTTCTACACATAGAGTATATGTGGCCGTGAACCGGTTAAGCACGGGACTGACTCCTCGTCAGTCCCGTGCCATGATGGTGTCGTGTTTTGTCGCTGGATCAGTACGGAATGTCGTCCGTCAGATCGGAGAAGGCGTTGGTGCTACCACCACCGGAACGCTGCTGACCACCGCCACGGTTACCGTAGCCACCGCCGCCACCGGCACGACGTGCCTTGGCCGCTTCGGCATCGAAGGGCGGACGCAGTTCGGCCGAGTGCACCTGGAAGATGGCGCGCAGGTTTTCGACGACGGCCTTGGCTTGCAGGCAGCTGGCTTCGGCTTCGGTGAGCTGCTCGCCGTTGCCCTTGAACAGCTTGTGGAAGTCGCTGACCGTGAACTTGAAGACGATGGTCGGACGGTTCGGTGCACGCACCGAGATCCACAGCACGCCTTCCTTGTCCTTGCCGATCCAGGTGTCGGACAGGTGGATCTTCTCGCTGCTGCGCTTCTCGCCCTCTTCGGCCTTGGGCAGCGTGTAGTTCTCGACCTTGTACTTGCGATCGGGAGCACCGAGGCGCAAATCGTCCAGCAGATCGAACAGGATCATGGCCGTTTCGGGATTCATCGGGGCCGTGATGACGCCCTTGTTCGTGTCGTCGGGCACGCCGGTGAAGACGGCAATGCGCGGATTGCCGCGGTAGCTGCTCCATTGCAGACGGCTGCGACGGTTCTGGACGCCGGGGGCGTCGGTGAACATGGCGAATTTGTCCAGCTCTTTGAACTGGAAGGTTTGTTCGGTCTCGGTACTCACGGGAGTTCTCCTTATTAGCCACTACTAACAGGCGATCATACCTGTATCTATAGGAATTGCAGTGGCTCTAAAAATTTATTTCCTATATCTTATTCACAACGACTTGAGAAGCTTGAGAACAAAGGGTTCTTTGATCTCCAGGCTCAGGTCTAGCATGACCTTGTCCTCACTGGTGAGGTTGGTCCACTGGCGCTTGTGGGCGATCTCCAGCAGTTGCGAGCGCAACTTGAACTCACTCGGGGCGATCAAAACACGATCACCAAAGACGAGGAGGAGTTTGCGCAGGAACGGCATGTGCGAGAGGTCTTCAGTCCCCACGGTGTGGTACTTGGTGTACCATTGGTTGCGGTTCTTGATCCGGCCGGTGTGGGATTCCAGCAGGGTCAACTTGTTGAAAGCAGGGTAACTCACCAGGTCGTACGCGATGTGCGTGACAATCAGGGCGTTCTCCCGGCGGGGGGGCTTGATGCCGCTGTCCAGGCGTTGGGCGGCTTCGGTCTCCTTCATGAGGCGTTCAAGGACTCGCATCATCTTGAACGTCACGGCCTTTTGGGCGTCGGTCTTGTCTTCGCGGAACTTGATCTCCTGCGGCGTACGCTTGGTCAGCGTGTCGTACGTGCAGAAGTAGTAACGCGGTTTGCATTGCGCACCCCCTTCGTTTTGGAAGAGGCTGTCGATGACTTCCATCTCCATGAGCAGCGTGTCCTTGAACTCGCCCTCGCTGGAAGTGAGGAAGACCTCCTTGTTGACGGCGCCGATCATGTTGCGGAACAGCGTCGTGAGGTTGATCCAGCATTCCTGGTACTCGGTCAAGTTGACCTGATCCGGCACTTTGCGCGACGGATCGTAAGGCTGCTGGCGAGGAGCAAAGAGCGTCTCCATCGCCAGGCCAGTACCAATGCTCAAAGGGAAACCGGAGATAGTCCGGGTGGCCAGACTGTCCCCGGTGGGCATTCTCTCAGGCGGCATTGGTGGACTCCAATGTGTTATTCAGTATCTCACGCTGCCTCGGATTGAGGCTGTGTTTGGAGAGGACGGCTTGGGTGAGCAAGCTCACGATGTTGTCGCGGTGGATATGAATGGGAGTGAATTCCCTGTCCAGTTCCACGGCGTTGTTGATGAGCTGGTAGCTGTCCTGATCGTCCTCGGTCGTTGACTTGGAGAACGTGTACATCGGCCAAAAGCTCTTGAGTTCGTCGAAAGCCTGGTAAACCGGATGATCCTTCGTGCTCTTGATGCGCACAAAAGAGTTCTCCGGGATCTTGGCGAGGATCTTCTTGATCTCCGCCATGCTCTTTTCCAGATCTTTGCTCTTCAGCTCAATGGTTTTGAAGATACGAGCTTCTTTGTTCTCGATGAAGTCAAAACTATCCCCATCGGGAGACAACGTGGCCACCACTGCACCCTTGGCTTCTTCTTCACCGTGAGCGAGTCGATCGAACGACCCTTCGGCGATGATGCGGTCAAAGGTGGAGAAGTTGTGCACGTGTCCGATGTGGATGAATCGCTCCACGAGACCCAGATACTCGGCTTCGTTGTGTTTGGGCACCGTGTTGGGCGCCATGGGAAGCTGGTAGGCGAACGCACCATGCATGATGGCAATGTCCACTTGTTCCAGCCCCGCTTCTTTGATGAGCTCTTTGGCCTGGGTGAGCGTGAGCTCCGTGTCTGCGGTCCATTCATCAGGGACATACAGCACGTTCAGATCCAGACTCTCGATGTGCTCCACGTGCAGCGTGTCGATGTAGCGGAAGTCCAGCTCACACTTGAGCAAGTCGTAGACCACGTCAGCAACCTTGGATTGCTTGCGGTCGTGACTCGGTGTGCCTTCCAGGATACGCAGCACGATGTTGTGTCGTGAACAAAAACGCATCAGACGGGAAAGCCACAACTGGATCTCGTGCACATCGGTGCTGGAGAAGTTCAAGAGGTGGTCAAAGAGGTCACCAGCGATGAAAATCGCGTCAAGTTGACAGAACGGTGACTTGTCCGTATACCAGCCGAAATAATGGTCAAGATTTCGGATGACGTCAACAGTTCTATTTCTCTCGTGCCCGAGGTGTACATCCCCGAGCACGAGATACTTTAGAACTTTCTTCAACTTGCGCTTGTGGCGCCGGTTCAGCATCAGTACACCAGATCGTCAGGTTCGGCCTCGACTTTGGCGGCGGCTTCAGCTTCAGCGCCCGGAGCCTTCACGTCGTAGCGCGTGAAGATCTGACGCCATTGCTTGGTGGCTTGCGTCTCGTCGGCATGACCCGGGGCGATCTGCTGGAGCTTCTTCTGGATCTCAGTGGCGTAGAAACGCGCAGCCGAGCCCGGCAGGCCTTCGCCGTGGAGCTGGTAGTCGACGATGAGGTCGTTCAGACGACGACCGCCGACTTGGTTCAGGTTGATGATGTTCGAATCCATCATCGGAGGTACCGTGAAGAGCACTTCACCGCCTTCGTTGATCACGTCCACCTGAGCAGTGGCCGAACCTGCGACGCCGATCCATTCGGCCATCGGGTTGCGTTCGGGATTGCCCGTGCCGTTGCCGGTGAAGTACGGCAGGAAGTGGTGCACGAACACGGGCTCGGGAATGCGAGCACGCGGTTGGTTGGCGACCAGGGCGTCGAACGAACCGTCGACGACTTCCATGATGCCTTTGAGTTGGGCGTTCACCACAGTCTGTTGAGCTGCGGCCGCCGGATTCGCTGCGTTGTTTTGCGACATGTCTATCTCCTACTAGCCGTTGTTGATGGCGGCGACCTTCTCGAACGTGGAACCCGTCACCCGCAGGATTTGTCCCACGGAGTACGGCTTGTTTTCGTAGTCCACGAACTGCACGAGAATCGAGATTTGCGCTTTGCTCGGTTCATCTTCGTTCGGAACTTCTTGCACTTCAACGACCACGTTCTGAAAGAAGCGGCTGAAGTAGCTCACCAGCGCGTTCTTCGTTTCCGAACAGATCGAGCTGATGCTGCCATGGTTGATCGCCAGGATGTACGGGAAAGAACTCACGTACCCAGCGTAGATGTAACTTTGGCTGTAGTTGGAGGTGAAGAAGTGAGCCATCATCTGATCGGCCACCTTCACGGTGTTCGTCACCCAAGCGTCTTCACTCAGGCAGGGAAAAGCAACAGTTCCGGCCATGTAGGGTCCTCTTGAATGGCGTTCTCATAGAATCAGACCCCCTGTACAAAATCTGCAAAAGAGAAAAAGAACGACATGAGAGCAGACAGGTTACCCCTGTCTGCTCTCAATGCGTTCAGCAACCTCGATTACAGCGGCCTTCACGAGATTCCTCGTGCTGCCGATAGACCGTCGCACCGCCTTTGTCCTCCCGCCAGAATTCACCGGGGGTCGACAGCGATTGCGCGTTGAAGTATTCCAGCGTCATCTCACGGTCATCCGTGATATTCACTGTGCTGCACTTGTCACAAGCGCAGGTGTACTTCACTGTAATCTTGGCTGCTTGTTCCGGATTACTCATGGTTAGGGATTCCTCTTGGTGGTGGTAGTGGTGTTAAACGCCGAGATCTCCGCCGAACATGTTCGTCGGATCTTGCCCTTGTTGGATTGCCAGGCGCATGGCATCCCAAGTCTTACGGATGAGCATGCGCTCATCTGCGTCGAGCGCTCGATCGCCTTCGTGCAGTTCGTCAAAGTACTGGCGAGCGCACCAGCTGCCGTCGTCCATGACTTCAACGTGACCGCTCATGACCTTGCGGTAGTCGTAGTGATCGTCACCGATGCGGTTGGGTTCCATGTCCACGTACGTGTCACGGAAGCCGTCACACTTGTTGCGGAAGTACAGCTTGCGGATGTCCGGCATCGCCATCATGTACCGCTGCATTTGCAGTTGTGCGTTTTGCAGGTCTTCCAGTGTCTCCAGCGCAACAATGCTGTCAGGCGTGAAGAGACCTTTGACTGAGCGCATGACGCGACGTGCCTTGCGGGCAATCTCGCTGTGGTCGATGGCTTCGTAGATGGCGCGATGGTGCTCCATGAAAGCGCGCCCGCTTTCACTCAGAGCATCCGAGAACTGCGACAAGTTCTGCTGGATGTACACCATGTTCATCGGCGACTGCTGCGGGAAGATCGAATAGTCGAACACCCGCGGGTCATCCGCCTGAATGACTTGAATCATGAGAGTTTCCTCTGCTTTAAAATTTGTTAGCTAGTGATCACTACACTGCTTCAAGTTGAGTATATGTGACCAAGCTTGTTTTAAAAGGTCTACTCCTGTTTGAGTCTGCTGCGCAGTTCCTCAAGATGGTCGACCATCCACTTGTCTGCGTCCTTGGCCAGGACACGGGGATTGAAGATGGAGCCGTACCAGTAGTAGTGCGAAAACGGCAAGGTGCTTTCACGGAAGTCTTTGAGGAGTTCCGGAGTTTGCAGGATTTTGCAAGTGATCGCTTCTTTGATGTTTTCCAGGAAGTCCGAAGACTCCACGCGGGGATAACGTTTGCCTTCTTGTTTGGCTTCATTACCCCAGAGGGTTTTGAGGTACGGGAATTCACGTCCTGACTTCAGGTAATACCAATACCCTTCCACACTCTCGCAGTGACCATCTTTGGGATGATCAAAGGGTGTATGGGCGAAGTTAGAGAGTCCTCGTCCGAGCTTGGTTTGACCTTTGCTGTAGACGTTGATGTGCGTGATCCCGTCGAGGTTGGGCAGATGCACCATGCCTTCGCGCTTGGCCAGATCCGCGATCGCTTGATCGTAGTCTTGCTGCGCCATGATCTCGGTGTGCAGCTTCACCATGATGGGTGTGACGTTGCAGCAGCGAAACCGTTCAGGGATGGTGTGTTGCGAGAGGATCTGTTCACGGAAATCAACCGTGACATCGGCATCGCGACAGACGAGTTTCTCAACGAGGTAGCGTCGATACTCTTCTTCTGTCGACTGAATCCGTTTGTTACGGAAGTTGCGCAGACCGGTGGCAAAGTCTCCGTTGCCGTTGTCCATGATCTCTTGCCACGTGGCGTCGATCACAGAACCATGGCAGGGAGCGGGATGGCAAAAGCACAGAAGCTTGGAGTCAGCATTCAGGCTCTTCATCGCATGAGTCACTTCAGGATCATGGTCGATGAGTTTGCGTGTGAGCCAGCCCTTGTACTTTTCGATGACTTCTTCACGAGTCCCGTGCTCACCGATGCGGTAGGGATTACCAAATGGCGATCCTCTTCCGATGTAGATCGATCCTCTCGGCGTGCCGTGTTTGTGCTTGTTCAGCAGTTCCATGGTTCACTCCGATATGACATAGAATCAGTCAGGGTGAAAAAATTAGCAGACGCAAGAGCAGGAGGAGCGCGAGCCCCTCCTGCCTATGCTGTTACGACGGCTGGTTGAGCAGCTCTTTGTGACGCTTGAGCCCCTTTTGCATGGCGAGCTCGATGTGGCGTCGGAAGTTCACGATGTCTTCGGTCAGGATGACCTTCCAGGATTCGAAGTCCTGGGCGAGCTTCTCGATGGTGACGGCGTTGCTGACGGGGAAACCCACGCAGACCTTGGCCATCTCGATGCTCAGAAGGATGTCGTGAAAAAGCTCCTGATCGAAGGCCATGGTGTTTTGCACTTGAACGAGCTTTCGCGAGAGGAACTTCTCAACGATCTCCGAGACCTTGACGACCTCGTTGCAGGCCTCGACACTCGTGAGAGAACTGATCCCATCGTCGGGATCGGACGTAACGTCCATGGGGACTCCTTACGCAGAGAGCCAGCGGCTGATGCTGCTGATGTTGGGACGCGGGATGGAGACGTTGCCCGAGACGGCCAGGGGTTTGCCCATACCGTAGATCGAGAACTTCGGCTCCAAGGGATAGCAGGCCGCGGCCATCTTGTTGTCCAGCAGGAGCGAGCAGTTGACTTCGTCACCGTCGAAGTCAGCATTGAGTTGCTTGACGACGAGGATGGACAGGCCAATCGTGCGATCCTTCGGATCCTTCTTGATGGTGCGGCATTGCAGCGCCAGGATCGAGCCTTGCAGCAGCGACGGATTGCGGTTGAGCAACAGCGGAACTGCACCACCCGGGAACTCAGCGATGATCTCGTTCAAGATCCCGTCGAGCATCGGGTTGTACTTCTCGATGTGCTTGTGCAGCAAGCCGACCGCTTGGTTCATGGATAGACCCATGCGAGCGAGCTTGTTGAGCAAGTGCTCACGGAAGACCGTCAGACCCACACCCCACGGGATCTCGATCTCGTTGTAGTTGTGCGGCCCCGTGATCGAGGTGATCACGGCACGGAACGAGAAGTTGGTTCGAGAGCCAAAGATGTGGCGGCGGAACTGGCCTTGCTTGGAGGAGACGTTGTCGCTGAAGTACTTCAGGTAGAAGTCCCACAGCAGCGTCATCGCCTTCGCGGTTCGGTTCTCCTTGCCGCGCACCGACTGGTCGTGGTAGTCCCGGTCGATGGAGACGAGCATCTGGATCGCGTTGACCGCGTTCGTGATGATCTCGTCCACATAGGTCGAGAAGTTGGTCTTCTCCACCACCAGGATCGACTTGTTGGGAATCGGGATGTAGTCCGAGAACACCAGATGCCGGTCACGACGGATCAGCTCTTGCAGCCGGTCGTCAGGCTTTTTCTTGAACTCCTTCAGGGAGAACATGAACTCCATGATGTCGTCGAAGTTCTCCACAAAGTAGTTGTAGCCCTGCTGAATGCCGGCTTGCATCATCTTGTTCAAGATGGCGGTGGGCGGCTTCGTGTTGGGGTTGTACTTCGTGTCGATGATCCAGTTCAGGACGCTGTAGCTGCCCTTCTTGAACCGGTGGCTCAGCATCATCCAGACGATCGGATTGATGAGCTTTTGCACGCCGTTGGGTTTGCGGAACCAGACGATCGGTTCGATGTCGGAGTCGATCATCGACTTCACCGGCGTCTTGCAGGTGTCGCAGATCGTGTTCTTGGAGAATTCCCCCTTCGTCAGTCCACATCGACACGAGGGGAGCAGGCTCACCATGTCGGACGTGTAGCGGGTGGTGATCAGCTCCATGATGTTGGCACGATCATCTTGCGTGCCACTGAACAGATCGTTGATGATGATGGGCGGCTCGGAGAGCTGCTGGAACATCTCGGACAGGTTCAGCAGTTTCTGGTAAACTGGCAAGGCTCTTGCTCCTCAGAGGTCGGATTTAGGAGTACGTAGAAACAGGCGGGGACCCACCTGCCTATACGTAAGATATGTGTGCCCATGAAGAATTTCAAAAGCCTTACCTCTTCTCAGCCTTCTTGGGGGCACTCCTGTCCATGAAGACGGAGAAGGGTTGGATTTCAGCTTCGGGCTTGTTGAGACTGGTGAAGATCGCGGAGACGTTGCGCTCCATGTAGTGCGCAGGTTGCAACTCCGCGAGCTTGCCTGCGGCAATGATCATGTCTGCAGGGTCACATTTCTCGTGAATCCCCACGCTCAGCAACATGTCAATGCGCTGGTTGTTGGAGCGACCGTAGGAGAAACCCTTCTCATAGGTAAACGGCGTCACGATGAATGCGTCCTCACCGCCTTCGATCTTTCCGGCGCTGATCTCGTAGATCATCCGGTCGCACCCCAGCAGCACTCCCTTGAGAAGGCCCAAGTTGTACATGGGTGTGCGGTAGTTGGAGTTGAGCATCTCCACTAGTTCAAACGCGTGATACTCCACGGGGATCATGATCCCGTAGTTCGTGAGGAAGCTCATCGGTGTAGCGAACACCGGCGAAGCGTTAGGACGCTGGTACACCTTTGGCGCGAACAGCCTTCCGTCTTTTATTAGCAGGAGGTGACTTGGCATCTTCTTTGTCGACCTTGAGGTATTTGAAGGGTAGAAGATCCGTCTTGCGGACCGTCTGGATGTTCTTGGAGCAGCGCGAGTCGAAGAAGTTGACCTTCTTCATTGACTCCTCGACATCAAAGCCGAGCGCCCAGTACGACAGCAGTACATCTCCTCCCGAGCCATTGACCACGGGCACGCCGTTGTCACAAGGGCTGAAGATGGAGTTCTCGCTTCGAGTGCCACCAAACTGCCAGCAATGCTCGGCGGTCATGAGGAACATCGAATCGATGAGCATAGGGATGTGCTTGTGGTCGTCTCGCTTGATGGGGACTTGCTCGTTACAGCTTTGGTAGAAGTCGTGCAACTTCATCACAAAGAAACCGTCCAGATAGTTGATCTGGTTGGCGTCGGGAATGAAGCCAGTGAACGCCATCGCAAAGCGCTTGCACTTGGAGACGTGAATCTTCATGCCGGACGTTTTCACGTACTCGTTGGGCAGCGGACAGATCATGCAGTCGTCCGCATGGAGTGCCCCGTTATGGTAGGCAATGATGGTCATGACGGCATAGGCGGACGGTTACCCGTCCGCGTCTTGTGGTCAGAGGGGTGACTTCACGTAGGACGAACTCGTGCGGGTCGAGCCGGCCTTGACGTGGCTCTGCGGCGCTTCTTCTTTTTCGATCACATCGCCCAGGTCGTTGAAGCGCAGGGTGTCGTCGATGTAGTACTTGACGCCGTCGCCCTCGGTCTGCACAGTGAAGGAGAAACCATCCTTCAAGTCGATCGTGACGCTGTTCTTGGTCACGCCAGTGATCTTCGCGAACAGACCCTTGTCGTCGCGGTTGAGTTTCTCGATAGCGGAAGCGGGCAGAGTTTGCATGAAGACTCCTGGTGAGGTGGTTGGTTCTACAGTCAAAGTATATGTGGCTCACGGAGGATTCAGAAAGGGACAAAAAAAGAGACCCCGGAGGGTCCCTTCTTGTCAGTCCTTCTGATTGGGAAGGTGTCGACGCACTTGGATGTCGGTGGCGGTCCACTCCGGCACGTGTGCCTGTTGACCGATGACGTCCCAAGCGGGGTCCTCTTCATGCATCAGCCACTTTTCGTAGTGGTTGGGCTTCTCGTAGGGTTTGGGGATCTTCCACTGCTTGAGGAAGTAGAAGAGCGTGCCGCTGACGGTGAGCCAGACGACGTGCCACAGGCCGAACGTCTCGATGACGTAACTCCAGTTGTGTGCCATGTAGCAGCGGCCTGCTCGACAGGCCTCGTACGGGCTCCAGACGTAAATCAGGAACGCACTGCCGAGCACGTACAAGAAGGTGACAGTGCAAGACAGCATCACGATCCAGCGTGTCAGGCGCACGGACTTGTAGTCATTGCCGGTCATGGGTACCTTTCGTTGATGTAGGCGACCACGCCATCGACCGTCTCCAGCAGACGGTGGTCGCTGTAGTGAGCGTCGATCAGTTCAGCCGTGGTGTTCAGGGTGCTCGGACCGCGGAAGCGGTTCATGTTGAACATGGGGAAGCTGTAGGACACCGGCACAAAGGCACGGGGCAAGACCGTGTAGCCGTATTGATGGTCCGCCGTGAAGAAGTACACCTCTTGGTCTTTGACGACCGTGAGGCGGTGGAAATCGGTGACACACTGCTGCGCCTCGGCCAGAGTGAGAACACCGACGTAGAGCTGGCGCAAGCCGCCAGCCCTAGCGGGCCAGCGTTGCGTGGTCGCGTCAAGTTGAGCAGAGGTGATCATGGTGGTAGTGTTGATAGTGGTTAATGGACAAGGGCGTCTTGAGAGACATTCACGTACTCGGTCATCGTCGGATCAACGAGAACCATGTTGCCGAAAATGCCCCCCAAGTAGACCTTGAGTTCGGGGATGTTGCGATGCACGCTGAAAAGCACCCCCGGAGTGTCGTTGCTTTCCGTGGCCACCGGGAACGCAAGGGTCACGTTGTGCATCGTCATGCGTTCACCCGGGTTTTCAGAGTCATCAAACGTTTGAGCGGCGATGAGAAAACACGGAGATTCGGCTCGGTGAATTTCCGGGCACGACGCACAACGATACACATGCATGTACGTGTGTGACGGATGATCGACCTGGACCAACGCTTTGATGAGCGCGGTTTCGATCTGCTCTTCCGTCGGAGCAAGCCCGTCATTTTCTTTGACGAGCTGCTGTTCCACACGGGGTCGGAACTTTTGACAAAAGGAGTCCCAGACCTGATTGTCCTTTCTGGGCATCTGGCCGTAGACCTGATCCCAGCTGAGCAACATCTGCAAAGGGACCGGCGCTCCGGCCCCATTACGGTTACTGGACATGGCGAATCATCTCCTTGTGGACCTTGTGCGTGAAGCGTTCGATGGCCTTACGCTCCAGCTGGATCTGCATCCAATCGGTGGCCTTGACGGCCCTGGTAAAGATTTCGAGTTCTTCAGTGCTGACGGTCCAGCCGGTGTTCAGGTGAGTGCTCAGCTTGCGATACCTTGCGAGTAGCGTTTGCATGAGTTGATGGGCACTGCTCATCAGTTCCTCTGTCTCACCGTGGAAACGCTCCACCGCTGCGTACAGGCCAAACCGAATTCGGAAATTCAGCAAGTACCAGTCCGCAGCCGTTTGCTTGCCTTCTTGGAACCGCAGCAGCGACTCGTGCGGGCCACGGATGTGGCGTGCATGTTCGAGTTCGCTAAGCTGCTTGTGCTCAGGGACCCGGCGCAGGGTCGGTGCCGGGTGGGCGCGCCGGTGTTCACGCTTGCGAGCCTTGATCTTGAGCCTCATGTGATCATGCATGAGACACCTCCGGCTTGCTGCGGGGGACACCCACACGGTCGGCCAAGATGCAAGCACGCTGGAACCAGTGCTTGAACGGTTCGGGTTTGCCGTAGTAGTGCTGCAAGAACTCCTGACGGTCACAGAACAACTGCAAGGGATGACTCTTGTAGTCGTAGGACTTGGCAGCGCTGTTGTCGATCGTGGCCCAACCGTCACCCGAGATACCGGACCACAGGTTGAGTCCGTATTCACCGAGTTCAGGAGAGCCGAGGCGCTCCCATTCAGCCTGGACTTCTTCCTTGGTCATCTTTTCGACGACCGCAGATTTGTCACGATACTCATCAGAGAATTTCACGCTCGTGAAACTCCATTTACCCATGGTTTTTCTCCTTCCGATTGGGACGGTTGTACTAGAGCCAGGTGCTTTCCGCACCCAGCAACTTGATGTTGTATTGCAAAGGTTGCTGTTCCATCAGACCGAACTTCACGGCGCGCTGATACGCTGCTCGGAACGGTGCATGGGTGTCGCCTTCCACGCTGATTTGAGCCAGCGACGGGTTCAGACTATGGTAGTCCTCACCAACTTCACCGTAGCGAGCCACCAGGGTTGGCGGCAGCCCGTGCTGAGGTTGAAAGTACAGGTCATAGAAGCGACGGTACGCTTCCGGTTGGTCGAGACCCGTGAGGAAACGGCCGAGAGGAATGCCGCCGTGACTGCCCGCTTGGTCAAAGCCGTGCGAGGGTCCCGGGAAGAACTCCAAGATCAGTTCCGTGACATGGAGATCACGGGCCAGATCTTCTCGTTCCAGCCGTAACCGCTCCAGTCGATCTTCCGGTGGTACGTATTCTTCGAACCTGGTTTCGACCCGCGCCAGACGCAGGCCGTTGGCCACCATGAGCACGCGGTCTCGGGCGATGAAGCGATACAGGGTATCGTCCACAGCTTGCTTGATCAGACCTGACACCGCTGAGCCGTGCATGCGGGTCTGCCAAGCTTCCAGAACCGGCTGCGTGGCCTCGTTCAGTGCGCTCTGATATTCCTCGAACTTACCTTCGTAAGTCGGCGGCATGGGGAACTTGCCACGTGAGTACATGTTGTTCCTAGGTTGTGGTTGTTTCGTGACGAACGTACTCTTGATAGATCAGCTTCCTGACCTCTTGAGCGCGTTCACTGTTGTGTCGTGTGATGGCCGGCACCTTCTCGCACATCAGGGTGTGCCAGGTGTCATAGTCGAGCACGGTTTCTTCCTTGGCTGCTTTGATCTCGTCGGCTGCGACTTCCTGACGCAGCAGGAGTTCGAAAGTACCAGTCGGGATCTCGCGCAGCTGGAGGCCGGGCTGACGTGCGAGCATGTTGCCCAGGCGGATGCGGTGCTGTGCGTGTTGCTCGTAGGTGGCTTCACGGTCGTACTTGCCCGGCGTGCACAGATCATGACCCCAGTCGAAGAGGGTTTCACGCTTGTTGAACGCATCGTTGCTCAGATCATGCGCACAGTTGCCGCAATAATACGCCAGCGAACCGTGGTTGTACCAGTCCGCGCCAGGCGCAAGGCAAGCGCTGCGGTTACAAGCGCCGAGGTAGTAGCCCTTGTTGAGGCCCTTGTCCGGCAGCGGCTTGGACTCAGCGCGGTTGCCCTTGCCGGGGTTGCGCGCAGCTATTCGTCGCTGGACGATGTTAAGTCGGGTCTTAAGCGGTTTGACCATATGTCAGGGTTTTCTTGAAGGACAAACATCCCCAGAAGAGTCCTGAGGTTCGTGTAGGCGTTGATGACTTCGCGATTGCCGAATGCACGGCGCAAGCGGTCGATGTTTTCGATCGGATAACCGAAGAGGTCAGCGATCTTTTTCAGGTCTTCGTCCGAAATCTCTTCCTGCACTTCGTAGCTGATGGCGACGTATTTGTCACCACACCAACGGTACAGGTGTCGGTCGGATCGATCGAGATAGAACATCTTCGGGTCCCCTTGCTGAGGGAACTCGTCGCAATTGTCTTTCTCGATGATCAGGTTAAGCAGGCTGGTCATGATCTCAAAAGAGAACAAACAAGATGACGAGGGGCCCGAAAGCTCCTCGTCATCGCTGTCCGTCACTCGACGTTATAGATCACGCGCTTGTAGTACGCGGCGTACTGCTCGGGCTTGAGCGGGTTGTCAGCCCGCAGGCCAAAGCACGTGCCACCGCCCGTCAGGAAGATGTAGCCCTCGTACTTCAGCGTGCGCAGCAGCGTATCACACACGGTATCGCAGTCGCGACGAACCTTGCGCATCGAGAACTGCGGGCGCATGATGGCCTTGATCTGCTTCTCGCCGGCGTTGCCCTTGGCCAGGCAACCCATGAGCGCATTCATGATGCCGACGGCTTCTTGCGTGACTTCGCGGTCCTTGAGTTCGGCCGGCGTCAGGATGACGTTGCGGTCGCTGCCGTCTTGGATGACGAGTTCAGCCTTCACCGCTTCGACCGCTTCAGCGATCGTGTCGAACTTGTCGACGGCGGCTTCGATCTGGCGCGCCGCACGTGCAGCGAGCTGGTTCTTTTCACCACGATAGCGCTTGGCAAGCGCCGTGGCCACGTCGTCAAACGTGAAGGTCTCGTGTCGCACAGTCGAAATGCGGTCACCGGGAACGATCGCCTTCACACCCGCGGTAACGGGCTTGGACAACAGATTCGCGGAGCGGACAACCGGATGCGCGATATGGCCAGGAGCGGAAGTCCGCTCGGTACGAGGAGAAACTTGGGGCATTGAGTCCTCTTGAACGGGTTGATAATATCTAGCAGACGATTGTTCAACCGCCTGCTTTTTTATTCGTCCAGAATTAGACGAACTTCTTTGGGTGTTTGTGTAGGTACATCTTCACCGCGTCGAGTTCCGTCGCCGCGATGATCGTGCCTTTCTGGACACCCCGCTCCAGATAGGCCCAGTGCTTCAAACCCTGACGTTCGCTGTCGATCGTCGGGGTCACATTGACCAACTGCAAGTCACGTGGAGCGTTCAAGCCGTACTTGTTTCTGAGTACGGTCTGTTCGGCCAGTGTGATGCGCAGAAGATATCTTGCGTAGTTGTCGATCACCCACTTGTGCGACTGTTGTTTGAGGACTTCTCCTCGCTCAGTCGTGTAAGTGAGCAGGTACAGCAGCATGCCATGTTCAAACGGGATGCCAACGTCTTGCCAGTCGTCGCGGTAGCTGTAGCCCTTGTCTCCATGGGCAGTCACAATTCCGGCGCAATTGGTGGCTGCAGGAGAGGCCGCAAACACCAACATCCAAAACGGCTCCAGCATGGCGTCCAAGTAGTCGTAGTGACTCTCGTAACGCAACCGGAGCATCTGACGGATCCAGATGACGTCCAACTTTTCAGCGTAGTTGGACTGGTAGTACACGTAGGCCTGTATCGACTTTAGACGCGCCACAAACGCTTCGATGGCGTGATCCCGGTACGACGGATGGAAGTACTGATTTCCGATCGCCGTCCAAGAGTCCTCGTCGTCAAAGACGCCCTCCATATGTTCACCGTAACAGAGCGTCAAGTGTTTGAAGCTGCTTAGCCGGTAGTGATCAGTGTGGCTCGTCATGAGAGACAGCATGTCCCGGTTTTCGAAATAGTACTCTATTCCAGAATCCGGTCCTGCTGTGTCCAGTAGAGCTTTGACCAATTCGACCGTGACCTGTTCCGGTGCCACGCTCTCGACGGCCTTGCTTTCTGATTTTCCCCATGGCTTGTCTTGATACAAGCGCACTATAGGGTAAGCGCATTGAGACATAGGTTGCTCCCTATTTTTTACACTTCATGAAGGTCCTATCCCCTCCACTACAATGTCGTTGTTAGGTACAGCTTTTAGTGTTTGTCGTACTCGCCGACAACAGCGAGCTCTTGGCCTTCGTGGCGCAGTTCGTTGGCCACGGCGCCGCTTTCGTAGATGTTGACGTCATCGAACACCCGGTTACCCAGGATGATTCGACCGTCGGAAAGCTCCTCGTACTTGACCTCACGCACCGTGTAGATGCCGCTGGCTGCGTACTGGGAGGCCACCGACTTGCGACAGTGGGACTGCTTGGCGGACTCCTCTGCGTCATCACAGCTCTCGTAGATGCCGTTGATGAAGTTTTCGCTTTCGCAACAGCTGCAGCCGGTACAGCCAAAGACCAGATAGCCGGTCTTCTTCTCCACGGTCAATGTGACCTTGGCGAGGGCTTGTTCGTGAACCCTCTGTTCTTCAAGTGCATCGACGTGCATGTTGTTCTTTCAGGTGAGACTAGGGGCGCGACATGCGTTCGCTGTAGGACGCAAAGAGGTCGCTGGATTGGAAGTTGTGGTCGTACTTGTTTTTGTTCTCACACTGCTCCGGCAGTACGAGGTAAGCACCACCGGACATCATGATGCGAGGACACTGCACACAGCAGCCGAACTTGCCCAGACGCATGAACGTCTCGAAAGCACCGGACATCTCCTTCATCACCTTTTGATGGCGGCGAAGGAGAACTTGCTTGAGCGCGTAGTACTCGTTGACTTTGTTGATCTCGACGTTCAGGATGGCTTCGGAAGACTGATGCTGTCTCAGCTTTTCCGGGTCACCCTCACGCAGGTCCTTCATGGGCATGGGGGTGAGGAGATGGATGGGCGCATCCAGACCGTAGCCCTTTTCGGTCTCTCTGCGTTCGAGATACGCTTTGAGACTGTTCACGAATTTCCAGATCGAGACGTCGCGGCGGTCACGCGTGTTGTTACTCAGCACGCCGACCATGGTGATCACCGTCGGGACACCACGTCGCTCCAGCGTTTCAAGCGCCTGGTCGACGGAGTCCGTGAGGACGGTGCCTGACATGGTGAGCATGTCGTCCACATGGAGATCGCCGGCTGTCATGTTGATGAGCAGCTTGTAATCAAGGCTTGGAGGAGGCATGGTTTTGTTTCCTAGTGGAAGGTAGGATTCTTCTGGCCGAAGAAATCAATAACCTCATCGAGACGCTCCCCGATGAGTTCAACCTCATATGGTTGGTCGACCAGCAATTTTTCCAGTTGTTCATAAAAGCGCAGGAATTCCGGCGCCAGATAGTCGCGAGCCAGTTTGGCCATCACCACGAGGGATCTGACCATTCTGATCTTTTCACGTTGGATCGCAGCATCCAACACAATGCGATCGTGCTCCAATTGTGCACGGACTTGAATGACGTTTACTTTCAGTGCCATGACCAGTTTCTCCTTTAGTCGTAGGCGGGGTTGAAGGTGTAAGTGCGCGGGTATTACACTGAAAGTATATGTGACTGAGTTGGTTTACAAGAAGACGGCATAAAGCCCCAGGGTTTCCCCCGGGACTCCATGGGTCAGACTCGCGCCATCGTGACGCCAGTTTGTCCTTGGTACTTGCCGCCGCGATCAGCGTAGCTGGTCTTGCAGGGCTTGCCGCGGAAGAACATGAACTGGGCAATGCCTTCGCCCAGGTAGATCTTCACCGGCAGGCCCGAACCGTTGGCGATTTCGATCACGACGTTGCCTTGGAAACCGGGCTCGATCGGAGTGACGTTGACGATCGCACACACGCGTGCGTACGTCGATTTGCCCACGCACAGCACCATGATGTCGCGCGGGATGTTGAAGTACTCGTTGGTCGTACCCAGCAAGTAGCTGTTCGGCGGCAGGATGACGTACTCGCTGTCATCTTCGTCCTTGTGGACGCGGGCATCGATCAGCACGGCATCAGCGTCGAACTTCTTGGGATCCACGATGCCGCCATTGGCGTTCGTGAAGATCTTGACGTCCTTGCCCAGCGTGACGTCGTAGCCGTAGCTCGTCACGCCGTAGCTGATCAGACGGCGCTCGGACTTGCCGTGCGTGTCCTGGATCTTGCGAACCGAGGAGGTCATGAACGGCGCGATCATGGGTGTCTCACCCTTGTCGGCCTGCTTGTGGACCAGTTCGATGAGTTCTTGGTCGGAAAGGATACTCATGTTCTAACTCAGAGGTTATTGGAGTTATGGCAAAGGGACTTCGTCCGTGAGGCAATCCTTGAGGAGCTCTTTCACGAGATGGTCCCAGATAAAGACAACGGAAGCGATCATGAGCATTGTGAACACCACGATGATGATCAACAACACAAAGGACCACTTCCCCAGTCGGGTGTTTTCGAAGAACCACATCAGTTTTTCGAAGGTCATTTGGCGCCCCCAAACGGTATCTATTCTTTTTCGGACAAACCCTTGACGTAGTCGAAGAGTTTCTCGATGGTGTCGCTGTAGCTGCCGGTATGCTGGATACCGTGGCCACCCTTGGCATTCCACCGTGCGATGTTCTCGGCATCGTCATCGATGAGAACCATCCCTTCGCGAGAGAACTTTTGCTTTTCCTCGCTCGGGACAATGTTGACTTCAAAAGCGTTGCCGAAAGTCTTGCCGACCCAGATACGCTTTTGACTGTTGAATCGTTCGGTTTGGAGCTTGCCGGTCAAGAACTTCTTGGGTACCGGAAGGTCACGAATTGCAGCCCAGAGTTTCTCGGAACCCGGGAGCAATTGAAGTTGTTCGAAGAAGTAGGGATCGGCGTCGATCTTGGCCCACATGTCTTCGGTTTTCATGGCGTCGGGATGCTTCCCTGTCAGACGTCTCACACCGCCAACAAAGTCAGCGTAAAGACCATCCAGATCCAGGTGCAGTTCCTTGAAGAGGAACCAGTTATCCAGCGGCACTGACGAGGGCAGCACTTTGAACGTCTCCTTCTTGAGCGGTACGACCGAACGCTTCGCCTGCGTTCATGTAGATGGCTCGGGGGTTGTCGTCGATCCAGTTGTGGATGACGATACCCTGCGCGAGCATGAACGGGTTCTTCGCCCGGCGTGAAGTCGGATACACGCCGCACGTGTTGTCCGCCAGCACTTTGGGGATGTCGTAGCACTCGCTCGGATAGCGCATTGTCACGATGTAGACGCTGTGTCCTCGTGAGCGCGCCATCTTGCAGAAGTAGACCCACAGCTCCAGGTCTTCACTGGCTGTGTCGTCGTAGTCCAGAGCGAAGTTGATGTGTCGGTAGGGCTCGGTGCGCCAGCGCAACTTCTCCACCGGGTAGTCCATCATCAACGTGGTTTCCGGGATCTCACCCTTGAGATAAGCCGTCATGCGCTCAGACGTCTTGTAGCTCAAGACAGAACCAGGGACGTCGATGACGATCTCCGGTTCCAGATCGATTTGCTTCATGCCGGGCATCTGGTGCAAATTGCTATACACCACCCAAGCATGGAAATTGCTTTTGAGCTTTGCTCTCATCTCATCGAACTCATCGTGCGTGAGTTCAGACAGGGTTCGGGTTGATCCCTTCGTGAAGTGTTTCCTCACGATGTCCAGAGTTCCGTTGAGGATCTCCGCCAGCCCGAGGGCCTTTTCATTTTTCACGGGAAGACATCCTTTGTTTCCAGTACTCGTAGCAATTGACGACGTCTTCAAGGAACATCACTACGCAGACCACGGCCACCGGAACCGAAGCCGCGATCGCAAGGAAAGCAATTTCTGCACCCATGGTAGTTTGATCTCGTTCCACTTGAAGTGATTGCGAAGGTAGAGAAACGTGAGTGCAGCACACATCGGTGCCAAACCCCAGTTCTCCGACAGGCAAATCCAAACTGCCCAGAGGATCTGGTTTCCCAGACCAAAAGCCCAAGCCTTGGGATGCTTGTTGCCCGCCAGCAACGTCATGTAGATCGTGATGCAGCTCAAGAGCCACGGGAGGTACTTCACGATGAATTGTTGGACGGTCATTATTTCTTTCTGCTGTTGATGAACAGTCCAATTGCGACCAAGGCCGCCAGACCCAGCAGCCAAAGGTCAGTTTCTTTGAGGATTTGAAGCAGTGGGTTCATCAAACTCGCAATAGGTTTGCGATGTACTTGGGCAGACTGCGTTCACTCTCGTGCGGCATCACGACGCCGTTTCGAGTGACGGTGATGTTTCCCGCCGGTCCCATGCTCAACATCACGCTGCTGCGCTCACGCACCATGATGGCTGTGGCTGGAAAGAGCTCCGACGCCAGACCGTGCTGAACCGTGATGCCGCCGCCTGCGATGAGGACGACCCGCTTGACGATCATGGCCACCGCCTGCACGTGGTAGAACGGCTTGGCTTCTTCTTCATCGATCGTGAGGATGTCGTAGAGATCGACCAACTCAGGATGCGACACGCGCAACTGGATCATCCAGCTGTCTTGGACATCGATGAGGTCGAAATGTGCGTTGAAGGCGTGCCCGGACCGATCCACCATCTGGCAGAGGATGGTTTTCTGCTCAGGCAGCTTGTCAAGAGCTGCTTTGAGTTGAATCGGATTCATTCGCGACTCTCCACGACGGGAGGTTGGTAGATCGCCTTGAGCATCGACTCACAGATACCCGGATCGAAGAGGTTGTCTTCGTTGCGAGCGCCCGACTCCAGGTCGATGTCGTAGCCGGTCTCGATCACCATCGGCACTTCACAGATCTTGGCGATCTGCGGCAGCACATTGTCAGGCTTGATACCACCGGCAAAGCGGCGCTTCAAGGTGAGTTCGAACTCATTCTGAGGTTCAGGCCAGCTGTCAGGCGTCACACCTTTGCCCTTGGAGCTGTCGTACAGCAAGATCAGCTTGGAGTGATCCAGGTTTGGACGGTTCTTGATCCAGGTTTTGATCGTCTCGGCGGACTGCGAGTGGTACTGCAGGATCAGCTTGCGGCCTGTACTGTAGAGGACGTCGTAGATCTTCATCACCTGCTCGGGCGTGAAGTGCTCCGTGCGGGCATTGATGTTGACCTGGATCTTGCCGAACATCTTGATGTGGTACAACGCCACATTGCGGGTGTGTTCAGCCAGCAAGTCGTTGAAGATGTACTGACCGCACAGATGTACGGCGGTGTTCATCCCCATGGGTCCCAGCCGTTCGATGAAGAGCCAGCTGGGGTAGCGTGACTCATGCATCTTTTCGGGCATGAGCAGGATGCCCCATTCCACCTGGGGCCATTCGCGCGAGATGCGCAACAGCTCGTTGAGATCCGTCTTGTTGTCCGCGCCGGAGAAAGAGACGGTATCAGGAGTGCGGATCATGACTTCTCCCTTCAAATGTCAGATCTGGATATCCATACGGATGGGCCTGATCAAAAAGAAAAACACAGCATAAGTCCAGGGCGGAATGAACCGCGCCTGGACCTATGGGCTCAACGAGCTTGACGACGTTCGATGAAGATGCCGAGTTCTCTGTGCATCGCGACGACTTCCTCGAAAGGAAGGTTGATGTTCACGAGCCTGAAGTTGTCAGCAGGACCTTCACGTGCGGACAAAGTGATCTTGCCCGCGTCATCCTCGTTGAGCGAGATGTACGGCGGATGCGATGCACCGTCGGAAGGAGTGTAGGCGAAGACATTCACACTTTGGCCTCCTGTGGAAGAATGGAGCTTACTCCACAGGATTGTCTTCTTTTTTGCGACTCTGCCGAATGGTCTCAGCAAAAGCGTAGATGATCACACTCAGGTAAAGGCTGCCTGTGGCAATTCCTCGGGCAAGGGTGGCAGCGAAGCGTTCGCGTCGGGACATGGGATAGGTGCCTCGTTCTTGTTGACGTAGCCCAGTTGACCCAGGTACTCGAAACCCTCACTCAAGTGACGCCTGAGTGAGACAAAGGGGAATTCGTTGCCCGTGAAATGCGGCAGTGCGTCGAGATTCTCTTCGCAATGGATGTACGGGCGCATCTTGTTGACCTTCTGCCGGATGTGGTGCATCAGGATGTAGGGGTCAATGTCGCCAGCGCTGAGCATGAGCTCGATGGCGATCAACATGTCACCGACTTCCTTGGTTAAGGTGGTGCGGTTGGTGATCTTGTCAGGGTCGAACGGATTGAACGACTCGTACCCGTGACGGATGACCTTGCCAATGGCTTGCAGGCCTTCGCCGTTTTCCTCGATGAAGAGCGCAGCGCGTTCCTCTTCAGCTTCAGACAAGCCATTGTAGCTGGCCATGGTTTAACTCCGTGGGGGCAATTCCCCGAAGATGAAAGTTTTGGTGGACATCCACTGCGCCACCTTGATGGCCTCGTAGCGGTCGATCTCAGCGGACAGCACCTTGGAGGTGGAGTATGTGTCCAGGAACTGGGGCGTTTTCTGCCAGTCCTTTTGTTCGAACCGGAGATGGTAGACAAAGAACTCACGTCTGCGCAGCCGGTCCATGAAGCTCTTGGTAGGTGCCTTGGACTTGCACAGAGCGATGGAGATGTTGTTGCCTTCAGCGCGGTACTCTTTGATCTGGTATTCTTCGTTGAAGACAGCGAGGAATGCGTCAAGCTTGGCGCGTTCGATGTCGCACCGTGCCAGAGTGATCTGGGTCTCGGGAACCAAGTTCATGACCATCTTGGCGCGGCCATGGTAGAGGTGCGTGAGCGTACTCACCGGCTCGGGACGGCCAGAGGTGGCCCTTTGAATGAAGCTGTCCAACTTGATCTCCCCAACAAAAAAGAAACCGAGTGCAGCACGGAGCCGAAGCCCCGCGCTGTCTCACTTGCCTGCTTTCTCTTCTCGCTTGGCAGCCTCGATCAAAGCGTTGATCTGATCGAGGTGGCTTTGGTTGAATTGACGCTGGGCCTTGTAAGGACGCCAGTGAAACCACCAACCGTAGGCAACGACGATGAGCACAGGACTCGCCGTCATTAGCCAGTACAAAACAACGGCGAACGACTCATTCATATTCTTCGATCTTAGAGACACAATGTGTCATCATTGGATCAACGTTTATGTTGATTTTTCACCGAGGCTTTATTGGCCGAATCATTGAAGTTCTGGTACATGCGCAGCGCCAAGCGTGGCTGCTTGTCGGTCTGCAACGTCTTCTTGGCCCGGTTGATGCGCTCTTGATCGCCCGGAGTCAACGTGTAGCCGAGGAACGCTTTCTGTTCCAGACACAGGTAGAACATCTCGGGCTCCAGCTGTGCGAGCATCTGCACGTACATGTCGTCCAGCTGCGGGAAGGCTTCGAGCTTGAAACCCTGGTCCGCGAAGTCCTTGGCATTGTCCTTCAGATGCTTGGCAAACGACTTCCACAGCCCATTGGCGCTGCGAAAGCATGCCGAGATGCCGCCGATCTTCACCACCTGTTGAGCGTGGGTGATGGCTGTGGTCTGAAGTTCTCTCAGGCACTTGTCCAGCCGCGCCTTCATGTCCCCTTCACCACGGATGGCCACGGAGATCAGGTCGAGCTTGTTGTTGATTGCCACTTGGCGTTTCCTTTAGGTTTTGGGTGGTCTGGGGTTGGCACGCATCCACCATTCCGGTGCTCGCCAGACACCGCGAGCCAGCTCTTTGGAATAAGGTTCGAAGAACAGCTTGACTTCGAGTCCTTGTCTCTTGCTGAACCACCGGTTACTCCACTCCGCGTTGTCAATGATGACACGCGGGTAGTGTTGGACGGCGTCAGCAAGTTGCTCTCGCAGCTGATTGATCTCGGGTCGGGTGAGTAAGACGTCCACGCGGATGCGCAGATGAGCGGTGTTGTGACACTTCATCTCACGAGCGTGCATGCGCATGAGTTTCGCGTCACTCACGATCTTGGTGACCGTGTCCAGTGCTTGTTTCACCCGGTGGTTAATCCCCGCCTTCTCGCGCGCCTCCAGCTGAACTCGCGCTGGTTTCACGACGGAGCTCACCATCACCTCACCGCAGGCAAGACGAAGATGTCAGGGCCGAGTTCATCGCGCAACTGGTGCCAATCGTCGCTGACTTGCAGGCGCGTCTCATCGTCCTCGATGCTGTTGCGGTTCGAGTATCCGTCCCAGATATGGCCGATCTCCTTGGAACGGAAAACCCCACTGTCCAGACATTGCTGCACTTCTCGCAGATCGTCGTTTTCCGTGAAGGCGCGCCCCAGTGCGTAGGAAGCCAATTCACGCAGTTCGCTGTTGACAGGATTGCGGGCCCACTCGTTGGAGACGAAGTACGCAACGCACGTGATCGGGAACAGTCGACCGAAATGTTTGTCCTCCATGAGCGGAAACAGCAAACCGATGCCCAGTTCGCCACGAAGGACCTCGGGATCCTCCCCGACGCCATAGCGCTCGGCTGCGAGCAGCCACTTGTTCAGACGTTCCGGGTATTCCCCCAGGGTCTTGAGCATGAAAGCGCGGACGCTGAAGCGGATGGCGTTCTTGAAGGCAGGCGGCGTGTGATGAGCGCCACCGTAGAGCTCCATCACCGTTTCCTCAGCCTGGCTGATGTACTCAGCGCCGGACCAAGACAGCTGCTCGTCGTGCTTTTGGCTCAGGAGCCTCAGGCAGTCGACGGCATCCATCAGGTACACCGAAGCGCCATCGATGTCGATGCTGGCGGTGGGATGCTCCGCAAGAAATCGTTCTTTGGCACAGACGACAGCTTCGTTGGGTTCACGAAAGCCCACGAGGTACGGACTGACGTTGCCGTCAACCAACACACGGAAGGTGTCCGAACCCGTCTTGTGAAGTTTCAATGCAGGCATGGTTGCCCTTTCTCAGTTGTATTGATCAAGCTCGTTGTTCTTCGAGCCACTTGTCTTGGAACCCCCAGAACTTCTGGAGATTGTCGAGGTCGACGGCGACCCCCTGATCCTGCACGGCCAGGCGTTCGTCTTGCATCAACCACTTGGTGAATGCAAAGCTGTCATACACGGCCATGCCCGTCTCTTCGACGTAATGCTTGAAGCGCTCGAAGAAGTCCAGCAGATTGAGTTCAGCGACGATGCGCACCACAAAGCCATAGATCATGACCTCTTGATTGGCGCGCACTGTATGCCGGTCCCATTCCTTTTGCTGCTCTTCAGTACGGCCGACGTCACGGAACGTCAGCTGGATGCCGCCATCATGCGGCACGACCACGGGGATTTGTTGATCGTGGTTGGGAACGTTGGGATCCAGCGCACTGATGACGCGCGCGGTGTCGGCGACCTGGTGGTCACCGAAGTCAAGGGCGAATGCCATAGGTCCTCTTGGTGTTGCTGTTAGCCGAAGATACGGCTCAGAAGACCGCGTTTCTTGCGGTCATAAACGACTGCAGCCTGCATGTGCTGCGCGACCTGTCGGTTGAGCTCAGGGACCAGTGCTTCGACGCCCTTGAGCATGCTGTCCCGGGCTCGCTCCAGGACGCGGTCGGTGACGACATCGATGACTTCCAGAAACGACTGGAGATCACCATCTTGCGCCGTACCCACGTACTTGTCGCGGTAGTACAGCTTGATGGATTCGCCTTCACGCACCGCCTTGAAAGGAGACAACACCAGTTCAGTGGGTGTCGCCGGCGTGATGACTTCAGGTTGTTCGCTCATGATCTTTCTCCTTTCGATGAGCAGTTGAAATTCAGTTGTTCTTGAAAAGCTGGAAGCCTTCGAGCATCACGAGGGTCAGAGCGGGGCAGACGGAGATCGTCCACTGATTGGGGTAGAACTCGTCGAACACGGCGAGCGTGCGATCCTCGACAGCGATCTCGAAGTGCGTGACGGTCGTGCGGTGCATCACCGCCTTACCGCGCAGCAGTTGCATGATGTTGTACGAGTACATCACCGTATCTTCGAGCGAGAAAGGCGTCGTTTTCAACGGCTGAAGCTTGGTGAGCTGGAACATCTGCTCACGTTCGACAGCAGGATCAATCTTGTTGGACACGGTAGTAATTCTCCGAAGTTGACGGACAAAAAAGAAAAAGATCTCCAGAGCCGCAAAGCCCTGGAGATCTCAAGTTGCAATGACAAGCCAGGCGAACCTGGCCTGTGCTGGTTTTACATCCAGCGCTGCGCCGGACCGAAGTAACCGGCGTAGGCGTTGGCGTTGCCGAAGCCGCCGACCTGGGCGAACGTCTGGCCCGGAGCCAGCATGGCCTGCTCGGCGAAGCCGGCGTAGCCGCGCTGGTTGCTCAGCTCGGAAGCCGACAGCGGGGTGGTGACGCGCATCGGCGGGCTGACTTCACGCAGAGCAGCACCGAAGGCGGCCAGGAACTTGCCGCTGAAGGTGACGCGCTGAGCGAAGCCGGTGAAGACCGCGGTCTCGCCGGTGAGGCTGCTGATCATGCGCTTGCGAGCGGCCAGACGCTGGGGCAGCGGGTACTCGGTGCGCAGGAACGTGTCGCTCCAGTCGCGGATCGCCGACGGGTTGGAGTCGCCCAGCAGGTTGGCGACGGCCAGGTAGTCGATGTCGCGGATGTCGCGCTTGTTGCCCAGACGGTCCGTCCAGTTGCCGAGGTGGACGCGGTTGTTCGTGTCGACGAACATCTGCGTGCCAGCAGCGAAGTGGCGGCTGAAGGCGCCGTTGGTCAGCTCGTTGGCGGCGTTGTAGATGGCGTCGTAGGCGGCCTGGCTGCCGTTCGCCGCGTTGGCGAACATGGACAGGTACCACGACTGCGGACCAGCTTCCGGCACGTCGATGGCCAGCATCATGCCCGGTTGCACCATCATGCCGATCAGCGTGCCCAGCTGCGACAGCTGGAATTCCTCGCCCTTCGTGTTGATGCGCGAGCCGAAGCCGCCGGGTTCGTTGGAGATGTTGGCCTCGATGTTCAGAGCGCCGATGTCGTTGAGGTCGATGGAACCCTTGCCGGCCGACGGAGTGGGACGGTAGGCTTGGAACCAGTTGTTGTTGTCGCTCGCGGTCAGCGAGGTGGCCACGGCCAGCAGCACCAGCGAAGGCGTGTAGGCGAAGCGGGATTGGATGTCGGTCAGGACCAGACGCGCAGCGTACTTCTGCGTGAGCATCGGGTTCATGGCCATTTGCTGTTGCTGCTGCTGGGCGAGCCACGGGTTGAAGCCCGTGTCACCGCCGCGCGGCGCCCAGACCAGATCGATGAAGCCGCCGACGCGGGCGACGTGAGCTTCCTTGTCACCGGTGTTGACCTGAGCCTGACGGCCCGGGACGTTCTTGCGGCTGGTCAGGGAGCCGCTGACGTCGGAGCGCTGCGGCTGGCCGACGATGTTCTCGACTTGCTGGCGGCCGAAGTCCAGGCGCACGGTCAGCTGGCCTTCGTTCTTGATGTGAGCCAGGTTCAGGTCACGGAAGTCAGGCGAGTGGATCTGCAGCTCGGTGGAGCAGGCCAGGCCGGTGAACAGCGCCAGCTTGTGCATGGCGGTCTTGTCATCGGGGTTGAAGGTGTCGGGCACCACGGTCGCATCGACCCAGTGGCTGGCGACGCCGGGGAAGGCAGCTTCGACCTTGGCGGCGGCGGCCTTGACCAGGGCGGTGTCGATGGTGTCGGAGGTGACGCGCTGGATCTCGATGGTCTGGTTGTTGATGGTGTCCATGACCGGGCCCAGCTTCTCGCCGGTGGCTTCCAGGGCCAGGATGTGGTAGGCGACGCCGAGTTCCGGAGCGTTCTTCAGCTGCGCGGCGACGATGATGTTGGAGAAGTCAAAAGCGGGGTTGTTGACGTTGTCCAGGTCGATCAGGGCGATCTTGACGTTGGGGTTGACGTCCTTGTACAGGTCCAGCAGGCCCTGCTTCACCTTGGTGTAGAACTCGGAGCCCATGCCCTGGCTGATGGGGGCAGCGAACAGGCCGCCGGTGTGGAAGCTGTCGAAGGCGTTGAAACCGCCCTGCGCGCTTGCAGCGGAGGTACGGTTGCCGTCGTTTTGGTCGTCGTGGATTGCCATTGCAATTTTCTCCAAAGAGGTTTTCTAAGAACGTTTTAGCTAAAACACACTACACGGTACACCCCACCGTGTACAAGGGGGAAGCAAGTCATCAGCTACCTTTTTCCAGTTAAAGTATAAGGGGCTGAACAACGTTAGAAACGGGATTTGATCCCGAGACAACGTAGTGAACCTTATATCTCCACCTGGAGTTGCCTCCAGGTGGATGTAAGGAGCACTTGTCTCCAATAGATATACGGAAAGGGAGGAAGTTTTTTACATCACCACTTCGATGGACTCCTCCTGATCCTATGATAGACATGCTGAGGAGCTCATGTATAACCTCTTTGCCAGCGAGTTCGCAGGCAACTTGCCCGTGGTCAGACCCCCCGGGTTCGAGTTGATCCAGCGAACTTACCAGCGAGAAATCACCACGATTGTGAACTACTACAACAATCGGGTGTTCGCTGTGCAGGGCAATCACTTGCTGTGTCGTCTGCTGATGACAGCCAGTGTGCCCGTTGAATACGACATCGAACGTTTCATGGAGGTGATCTCTGCGAGGTCGCCCTATGTGGCCAAGCACTTCCGCTTCACGAGCGACATCGACTACGGTGTCTTTCATGACGGAGTGTTCTACGGTCCTGGAAACAAAGAACTGATCTTCTACAACGAAGACTACTTCAACCCGTTTGACGCCGTCCAGAATTGGAAGGCGTTGCAACCTATCAAAGTGTTGTCGCATCAAATCAGTGACTTTGGGCTTCTTTTACCGGACGGTAAGAACGCCAGCACAGGTCAAGGGTTCTGCGCCATCTCGATCAATGTGCCCATGCTCCTGTGCATGTACCGAGGGTTCCTGATGGATCAGTCAGCTCGACTGGATTCCAAGGGTGAGTCTCAGGGACTGCTGGGTGTGACACATTTCGTACACATGTACGTGCTGCCGTCCATGCTCTACAGTCACATCGACTACGTGATCATGAACCGCATGTACAACTTGTACCACGACATCGACATGAGTCGCGCCACGAGGAAGCACGCTTTCTTGGTGGTCGACTATGGCGACAAGATGGACAATGTGCTCAGGGAGATCCTGAAGCGGCTCGAAGACTACAAGGGTAGCTACTACGCATACCTGCAAAACATCCCGAGCATCTTCGAGAAGGACATGCAGGTGAGCCTGATCATGCCGGACATGGCGAGAACTCGTCAAGCCTGGTGGGCGTTGAACATCACGCGCTTTGAGATCATGGCCTTCTTGATCCAGCTCGGCGGTGAGGGCGGCGTGAATTCCAACACGACGCTCATCCATCAGCTGCAACGCACCTGTCAGTACCTGGATCGCGAGAACATGCTCAAAACCATTCTGCCTTCAACCCTTGGGCTGGAGGTGGATGCCTTCATCGGTGAAGTGATGGCGCTATAGAACTGCATAGGGACCCCCCGGAGCCGTTGGAGCTCCGGGGGGTCGTGTGCTGTGTGGTTTAGTGGGCTACGTGTTTGAGGAGCTCGAACGCGTCGACGACCGTGTTGTCGTCATCCTCAGCGATCGGAAGATGCTTTTTCTCGATGAACGTCACCGAGATGCAATCAGTATCGGCATAAAGCACGATGAAGGGCGAACGGCCCTGGATCTTTGCCTGATCCAATGAGTGTGGATTCTCCGTCAGGTTCCACATAGTCGATTGGAATTCCCGAACGTCAAAGCCAAGTTGTTGAGTCTTGTCGAGGAATTCTTGTGCAGAAACAAACATTGAGGTACCTTCCCTATGGACGCCATCGCCAAGGCGCTTGACACCATCAAGCGGACGATCCCGCGCGAGATCCTGAAGATTGCCTTCCTGGATCATCGTCCCAATTGGAGGAGCGTTTCCGCTCCGATCAGTCTGGATGAGCAACTCCTGGTCAAGGTCATTCGACCCCGAGTATTGGTGGATGCAAACATCTACTCCAGCAACGAAGTCATCGTCCCCATCGAAGGCTTACGTGAGGAGTACATCGACGACTTCACGGTCATGATCGAGATTCCTCCTGAGATGGTGAATAACCGTCAGATCGTTGCAGTGAAGTCCATAGGATATTTACCCTACGCGGTGAGTTTTTCCGCGTTCGGAGCAGGTGTCGGGACCGTGGGCCCGAGCGGCATCACTGACTTGACTGGCGCTGGCCAGCGTGTGGGTGACGCAGCATCCAACATCCCGCCGGTGTCTGAGGCCACCTGTGACCTCGTGGGCTACAACACGGTCGTGATCCGCAACTTCCGTCGCATCACAGCCGCGTACCACCTGCGTTGCTTGGTGGCCAACGAAGAGAACCTGCGGAACATCAACCCCAAGTCCTACTTCGACTTTGCGGAGCTGTGCAAACTCGCAGTGAAGAGCCACATCTACAACGAACTGATCGTGAAGCTGGACAAGGCCTACCTGAGCGGTGGTCAAGACCTCGGCATGGTCAAGCAGTACGTGGACAACTGCGTGGACGCTGAGGACATGTACATCACCTTCTTGAAGGAGAAGTGGTCGCGCATCGCCATCATGAACGATGTGAACTCGCACCAGCGGTTCATCAAGGTTCAGATCAATCCTGGCCTTTGAGGCAAAAAAAAAAGAGGGGCCGGTGGGCTCCTCTTTTTGCTGTCACGGCGGCAAGATGCCCGTGGGTTGATTCGGACGTGTATCAAACATCCCTTCGATCAAACCGAACTCGCGTTCAGTTTGCCGCCACCGACGACCCCAGTTCTTCCAGCCGAGTTCTTTCAACACCAGCGCATCGCTGTGCTTGATGTCTTCCATCAGTTCGACCTCGATCTCACCTTCGACCATGCCGGCACTGAGGTCCATGACTTCGTACCGGTCCAAGATCGTCAATGCCTGAATGAGCTGCGAGAATTGTCCCGGCATGTCAGTACTCGATGTGTGCGAGTTCTTGATCCACCGGCACGATCTGCACGTCCGGAATTTCCGGCACGTGCTCAGGCGGGCGGCCGTCGGTGTAGTTGGCCGTCCAGCCCACGTTGACGGCCTTGCGACCGAACTCAGCGCGCAGTTTCTCGTCGAGGTCCTTGTAGAACTTGTTCAGAGACTCTGCGGCATTGTTGAGCCACTCAGGGGTGTCGCGGTCCTTCGGTTCAGTGGCCCGTTTCTTCAGGTCACGCACACCCCGCAGCAGCGTTTCCATGTAGGACGAGAAGTCCGTCATGTTGAGCTGTTGAGGTTTTCCGTCGAACCCCGTGGTATAGCGCAGAACGCGCTGGTCGTTGCTGGTGTCGAGTTGGCCGTAGGCGGCGCGGGGGTACTGGTTGTCCCACTTGTTGCCTTGGGCGTCGGTGAAAATGAAGCCGTCGTACTTGACTTCGTCGTCCCACTCGCCGGGCACACGGTGGTGCTCAGCACAGGTGAGTTCCACAATCGTGACGCTTTCGAGGGTGTCCTCCCAGGGGCAGTACATGTGACCAAACCTGGGTTGGGCGGGTTTGAATTGAACATCGATGAACAGATACTTCTGTCCGACTTGGTAACGCATGGTTTCTCCTTTAGCGTTAGGGTTTTAAGGATGAGGGTAAAAGAGGAGCCCGCAGGCTCCTCACGGGTTTATCGGGGCATGAGTAACGTGCCGCCCAATTCTCTTACTGCTTCTACGGCAACTTCATCAAGGGCCAAGGCCACCTTGTGGTCGGTGACGATCAAAGATAAGCTGTCTGGCATGTACGAGGTCTTATGGAGTGCTATCCATGTGTCCTCAATACCAAAGGCTTCCATGAGAGGTTTGACTTTCTCCAGGATCGCGCTGTGTTGAACCCCTTCGAAGTCGACGACAACTCGGTAGTGAACCTCAACGGGCATGGCTCACCTCTTGATCACGCTGGGCGTGGTGCATCGGATCTCTCCTTGAACGATGCGAAATCGGGCGTACTGGGTCGCAGATTTACTTGTGGCTCCGAAGAGCCGCGTTTCGCTTTTCGATGAAGAAGTCGAAGAGTCTTTGGAACATGCCGCCTTTTTCTGTGGCGATCTTCTTGAGCGCATCTTCGCGGTCGCCGCCTTTACGCAGCGTACCGCCATCGTCGGCCATGTAATGCCACCAGTCGAAGTGCGCCAGTTGCACGGCGTATTCTCTTTCGGCATCGCTCACGGTGGCGATGATGGCCTCGGCGGCATCGTCGTCACGGGTCTTCTGAGGGACGAGCGCAGAGCGCCGGCGTTCGAGGTGCGAAGAAAGCACCCGCACGAAATCATCGCCGCCTTCCCAGGCCATCTGGAGGATCTCCATTTCGCGCGCCATGAGAGGCACGTAGCTCCCGAGGAAGTCGTGCGGGGCGTCAGACGCCATGCGTGCCTTCTCGAAGAGGAAGTCATGGTTGCGCACCATGGCTGCGAAGGTGGAGAGGTCAGGACCCCGCGGCGCACGGCCACGGTAAGGGTGACGGACTTGTTGTCTATCCAAACTCTCAGTGCTCATTACGTTCTCCTTTGAAACGAGCAGTTCTGTTCTAACGAGTGAAGTATATGTGATTCAAATAGTTTTGAAGTGTTACAAATAAACGAATCCTATGTGATCGAGTTGATCATGCTACACCCTAAGGTTTATGAGCTTCAAAACCATTCTTGCAACTCTGACCGCTCCGGACAAGGTCTTGCATGGCAAGGGCAGCATTGGCGTGCTGCTCCTGAGCATCGCGATCCTGTTCGTCGGTTACCAAGTCGGTCTGCACCCGGTGTCGATCATGCTGCTGGAAGGCGGCCTGCTCGCGGCCATCTCGGTCGAAGGCACCCAGTGGTTCGACAACAAGAACGCCAAGGCCCGCGGCGAGGCACCTCCTCACGAGGTCTCGGCCCTGGACGCGTTCTTCAGCACGTTGGCCCCTCTGGTGGCCGTGATCGCGATCGAGGTCGCACGCTTCCTCGGCGTGCTGCCCACCGTCTTCAACGCGCTCCAAAGCAACAAGCTCCCGCCCTGGCTGACTTAAGCCTGACTCTAGGAGGAGCCGCGGCTCCTCCTATTGTGCTGTCGCCTACTAAGCCGACCAGCTCTTCACACGATGTGGTCACTCCAAAAAGAAAGCAGACAGCATAGAGCCCCGGGAAACCCCGGGGCTCTATGGCGTCATGTTTTTTTGCCGAAAGCGGCAGCAATGGCGGGCAAGGAGTCCGTGAACTTGGTCAGAACGTTGCCGGAGAGGTACAACCCCACGAGCCACTGGCAAAGATCCATGAACTGCGCGCTGTCGATGCGAGAGCGCATCAGCAGGTCACAGGTCAATGCAAAGATCAGCAGCGTGAAGAAGAATTTGCGGTAGTCCGTTTTGATGGACTCTTCCTCAACTTCAGGAGCGACCGCTTGAGTGAGCAGCGTCTGGCCGACCGCACTGGCCGGATACGCCACCAACAGCATCTTGGCCAGCGACACGAAGTCGCCTTTGGCCACGCTACCCTGAAGCAGGAACAGGTAGGAAACGATGGCAACGATCAACACGAGGATGAACTTGCGACCGCCGATTTTCTGAAAGATCGATTTCATTGGATCCATCTGGAGGGAGGAGTTATCACCAGAAGATCAAGCGTTTCGAATCTTGGCGCTGGTCAGGCAAAACATGATGATGCAGTACCCTGACTGAGAGATCAGTCGGTAGAGTTCCTCACCCATGAGGTTCATGTTGTACATGCCGTAGATGACCCCGAGTCCCAGCATCATCTCTAGGAGCCCGATGTACTGCTTTAAGGGCAGTTTTCGGAATCCCCAGACCTTCACCACGGTCCAGCGGATGATGAGACTCACCACACTGATCACAATCAACATCGCCACGATATTGTCGTAGGCGCCTTGATCAAGTCTGCCGGTGTGGTAGAAGTGGTTGTTAACGCAGTAACAGAAGAACGTCAACAAGAACGAAGTGTCCAGGAGTTCTTTAGCGTATACGCTGATCTCTTTGTTGCGTCCAGACATGGTCTCCTCCGAGGGTTATGGACGTAGCTAGATCTTGAGGGTGATGAGGGAGCCGAGCGCGCCGAGTACTACTTTGGCGGATTGAAAGAGGGTGTAGACATGCACGACCCCGCCTTTGGTGGGGATGATCGTCATGCGGTTTTGCCAGGCCGTTACCGCCAGGGTAATGTCGGTCGTCTTCTTGAGTGCGTTGATGTCCATCACCACGAAGCCGTTGGGAAGCTGACAGACCATCTGGTTCTTGGTGGCCTTGAGCTTCATCTTCGTGAGGTAGACCTTGGCGCGCCCGTAGTCATAGTCGCCCACCAGTTTGTCGCAGGACTCGACGTCGGTCTTCTTGGACTTGAGCATCCAGTAGAAACGAACAATCAAGAACTCCTGAGGGAGCTCCTTCATGTTCACTTCCTTGGAGTCCGGGAAAGTGGCCTTCCAGGTCTCACAGATGTTCACGTAGACATCGCGTTCGGCTTTGTTCGCCGGCTTCCTCGCGAAGAGGATCAGGTTGGCAACGTCCTGATCCAGCTTGTCCTCAGGGTAGAGGAAGTCCCGCACGGTTAGCGTGGCCTTTGAAACGGACGGCGCAGGGGCTGGAGCGGGCGCGTAGACCGGCGGAGGCGGTGCAGCGGCAACCACGGGAGGCGCAGGCGGCGGCGCTGCCGGAGGCATCGTGATCTCGGGACCAGGTGATGTCACCACACGAGGTGCCGTGCACGCGGTGAGGAACACCGCCACGATCAAGCTGAACAGCAGGACGCTGTTATACCTTCTGAGATTCATGTCTTTCCCTCCAGTACTTTTTGAACTCGATGACGCAGGCAGTGACGATCAGGTAGGCCACGATCGTGATCGAGAGCCCCATCAAGAGCATCTTGTCGTCGTCGTAGGGGCCGGTGTAGGCGTAGATCACTGTGTAGGTGAGCGTGGCCATGACGACACACAGGAGAATGGAGAAGATCGAGAAGTACCCGACCAGCTTCTCCAGGATGAACTTCAGCATTGCGTGGTCCTTTCTTCTTCACTGAGGTCTTCCACGTAGTGCATGAGTTCAGTGAGGATCATCTCGCGTTCACGGATCTGATCCACGCCGTCGTCAAAGCGCTGACGCCAGCCTTTGGGAAAGAGCCCCACAGTCTGGATGTTGAGCTTCATGCCTGCCACCAGACCTGCCACATCCACCCCGGTCTGCCCACCGGAGCGGATCTCGGAAACGTCGTACTTCTGCACGACACGCTTGAGGACATCGTAGACCTTTTGGTTGACGATGTGTTGAGTGTAGCCGTAGCTGCGACTCAAGGTGTAAATACCGTTGCCAGCGATGTTCAGACGGCGAGCACCGCTTTCGAAGATGTGCTTGCCGATGTATTGAGCCGCACGCTCGACACCCCAGGTGAGGGGAACCGCCACGTACTTGTTGCCCGCAGCTTTGAGCGTGCAGCGCTCACCCGCCGTCTGGAAGTCAAACGCGAAGGCGATCGTGAGATCGGACTTGTGGGCGTTCTCGTAGGTCCGGGGAGCGTAAGAGGAAGACGCATGCTCGATCAGCGAGATCGGGTACTGGGTCTTCACTTCATCCAACAGGGTGAGATCCATAGCGATTGAGTTGATGGCAAAGGAAGAGACCCTGGAGACGAGTGCTCCAGGGATCTCTCGGTTACTTCTTTAGCAGGCGTGATGCACCTGGTCACGAAGCAGCCAATTGGTTTTCGGACAGTACCCGAGGGTACCGAGGATCATCCGATTGGCATTTGTCAGATCGAGTACGATCTTCTTCATGTCGATGATGGGCACGATCTCCTTTGGAATCCCGTAGGACTTGGCATAAGAGATCGAAACGTACATCGTTCCCAGAGTGGTTTTACCCATCTTGGCAAGCCAGTTACCCATGCGTTGAGCAACGTCGCGGTCCTCCATCGTGTCGAGCCACTGCTTCACCCGGGTCTTGTTGTCCAAGGTGGTAGGGATCTTGAAGACCCCGTACGGTGGCTGTTCCGGCACTCCGTACTTCGGGCCGAAGACTTCGACCCAGAGCGTGTGATGCTGGAACGGTGACTCGGTCTCGGACAGCGCGTAGGCTTCCTTCTGCTTGATCTTGGAGGTCTTGAGGTAGGTGACGTTACCCGAATTCAAGGAGTCCGTGATCTTGGTCTCCAAAGCCACGACCTCGTTGATGTTGTCGATGATGGAGAGCTTCTCCCCATTCATCACCCGCATCAGGATCTCCTTCATCTTCTCAGCAGCAGCCAGCACGATCTCACGCGGTGCAGCGGAGTTCTTCAGGTGCACACCCTTGATCTCCATTTCAGGCACCTTGTGGACGTTGCCTTCCTTCACGTACTGGATGGTGTAGTAGTGCTTGGCCACCGCGCTCTGGGCGAACACCGGGAAGACGAACTCGGGCTTCATGGCTAGCGTGAAGAGATGCTCACGCTCCACGTTCATGTTGGCCGAAAAGACCGCCAGGCTGTGAGCGATGCACTGCGTGGCAATGAACATCACCGCACCCGAGGCCGCAAAGCCTTCGTCATCGAAACGCAGCTCACCGAAGTACCACTCGACCCAGTTGTCGATGGAGAACATCGTGGAGTCCGTGTCCGAGAGCACCACCGATCGGCGGATCATCCCAGGGATGTAGGCGGTGGAGGCCGGCACGATCTTGGTCAGGAAGATCGCATTGATGAACTCACGATACTTCTCGACCACTGCGTCAACATTGAGCGCCGTGGCAGCGACCGTCTGCTGGTCTTCCAGGCTGATCTTGTCGTAGTCCTTACCGATGCCCTTGACTTCGCTGATGCAGATCTGGTGCACATAGTTCATGACCATTTCGTCAGCCTTCTTGAGGACCTCTTTGGGTTCCTCCACGGGCACGCCCTTGACCTTCTTGGACAGCTCGCCGATGAAGCGTCGGGCAAACGCTTCGTTGTACTTGCGCACGTGGTAGAAGTCACCGATGTAGACCACACCGGCTCGCTCGATCGGATCGAGCTTCTCCACGAACTTGTAGATCTTGGCAAACGAGATCGGATCACTCCAATACAGCTGCGAGGAGTACTTGATGCACTCCAGCGTCTGCTCGATCGTCGGGTAGACCAGACCGAACTTCTCGACCGCATGTCGCAGCTCTTCACGGTCCATGAGGGACGTGATGCAGACCAGGTTGTCCAGAGTGATGTCGGCATTGCGGTAATGCCGGTTGCCCATGATGATCTTCTCGTTGGACGCATTGCCCAGCGATCCCACCGTGCGCGTGATGGAGGTCAACGTGCTGTGTGCGGTCGGGTTGTTCACGACAGAGCCACCGGCCACGAACGCCCCTGAGAGGGAGTTGTTCGAACGCTTGCGGTTGTCCTGTTCGTTGTTCTTGATGATGGCAAGCTCCATGTCGCCAGCAGCCTTGGCCTTTGCTGCTGCTTTCTTGGCAATGGAGCGCACCTTGGTGTTGTTCACCGTGAAGCCCGCCAACAAGGACTTGTAGACCTTGGGCTTGACATAGCAGGTGAAGGTGGGTGCCAGGATCAGATCGTCCCGCACCACCGTGGAGATGAAGCCCGAGAGCTTCATGGAGGTCTCCTGGCGATCACCATTGTCGCCACGTTCGTAGAAGTCCACTTGCGGATCGGTCACGCCAGCGAACTTGCGGTTACGAATACCGTCGATGACCCACTTCTTGCAATCCTCCAGGGGTTTGCCGGTCATCTTGGAGAGATAGAATGCCGACTGTTCGGCGTACTGCGCTATGGGGTTGATGTTGCGTTGATAGAAATCTGCGTCTCGCAGAAATGCATTGCTGTTCATCGCCGTTCCTTTATTCAAAGGATGGCTCGGCTCGAAAGAAAAAAGAAAACCCTAGGAGACCCCCTGTGAAGGAGGTCTCTTTTGGGCTGTCTTTCAGACGGTGGGTCGGTAGGTAGCGTTGATGTAGTCCGTGAAGGCTTGTGCGCCTTTGGGGTCATTCAGCTCCACGTAGAAGCCGTTGCCGTCGTCGCAGTTCTTGAAGAAAGCCGAGGATGCCCGGGTGACGTCTTTGGTAGTCGCGGTGTATGCGCCCAGCGTGTCGTAGAGAAACTGACGCAGTTCCGGCGTGGCGTCATGTCCACGGAAGAGAAGCACAGGGTAGCGGATGCCGCCCATGTAGGTCGTCTCATCCAAGGACAGACGGAACTCCGGTTTCAGGGAGTTGTCGTCTTGACGGACCATGCGCTGTGCGCCGTATGACAACGGATGCATGCGCCAGAAGAACAACGGCTGCTCGATGCCGTCGAAGTACTCGTACTCCGCAAAGAGCTCGTTGCCGTAGAACACGCAGTTCTTGCCTTGGTGAGGTCCATCGACGACCCTGCCAAGCAACAGCCTGACACTGCCTGCGATCGTCTCGGGGATACCCCATTCACGCAGATAGTGAAGAACGTGACCAACAGAGCCACGCGGATATTCGGTCGCCATGAGTTTTCTCCTTTCGATGACGGGTTGATTTAGTTCAGGCCGAGGACCTGGTTGGGATAGATGAAGTGAATCTGCCAGTCGGCGTTCTTGAACTCGACGAACTGTTCTTTGAACGAGTTGATGTCTTTCCACAGCCGGCGAGTGATGTTTTCCACCAGGATCTCCGGCGCAATGCGACTGATGCGGCGCGTCAAGCCAGGTATGTCGCCTTCCGGATACATCGACGAATCGATGGATTGGTAACAGTGCACGACAGGCTTGAAGGCCTCGCCGAGCTTGCGAACGACAATCACGCCGACCGGGTAGCCGTCCAGGTGCAACGGCTTGTTGTGCTGGTTGTACAGCGTCTCACCATCGCGGGGCGACAGCTGCGTCCACTGGATCCGAGGGCTGGACCAGTTGGCGAAGGCGGTGTTTACATCCTTGCGGATGAGGTCTTCAAAGTTGACCTGTTCGACCAAGTCGGTATTGAAGATGATCACGCCGCTGAGCACGGCAGGATCTTTACCCGTGAGATCACGGATGGATACGAACAAACGTTTTTCGGGCATGTTGTTTCCTAGGCTTGCAGCTGACCCGTCTTCACCCAGTGAGTGAGGCGACGGATCAGCGTCTGAACTTGGTCGCGGTTGAGATGCATGCGAGTGTGCAGCATCACTTCGTCGGGGATCTTGTACGGAATCCAGCCGTTGGGAACAGGGCCGTCATACAGGCCCAGACGCAGGGCGTCCGTGGCCAGAATCTGAGGCTTGGCGTCATCGATACCCAACCAGATGCATTCTTCGCTGGCAGCGCTAGACTGCTGCAGACTGCACACCAGCTTGTACTTGTCCTCGAACCGGATCAGCTCAAAGCCGCGCTCGGTCTTTTGGACAACATCATTGACTTCTTGAATACTCACGGTTTTCTCCTTCGATGAGTTGACGGCATAAGAGGAGCGGCCAATGCCACTCCTCAAACGGGGGGTTAGGCTTCCAGAGCCATTTCTTCTTGAACCAGACTGCCCACCTCGTGCTTGAGGCGGAACATGTCGATCATCTTGTTCCAACGGCCTTGGTCGACGTGACCACCAGCCATTGCAACAGCGCCCGCAGCCTGCTTGGCCTTGGGATTGTTTTGAACCACGAAGTCGATCGCACGATCGACGTTGTCCGCATCCGTGACGGAAGCGTCCTCGCCGAGGACATGCTGCACCAGCTCATCGATTTGCTCTTGGATGGTGCCGCGGAACATGACGCCGTTGATCAGAGAGACCAGGACCGGCAGTTCAAAAGTTTTGGTTGCCATTTGGGGGTAAATTATTGATCGGGAAGGTTTAGTGAGAACGATGCCTCACCACGCATTTCTTACTTATTGCTGCTCATTATTTCACGACACGTCTCCTCCGCTGATGTCGTTGTCCTAGGAATGGACAAACACTCCACATCCAAGCGCGAAGTTGTTGAACCGGATAGAGGAGACCATGGCGGGTCTCATTTCACGGTCTCGCATCTCCACTTGCGCGACGATGTATTCCCTCGTACGGGGAAGTGATTTGACGCCGAGCAGCTTGGTCCCTACCACAAGATGGCGGGCTTCGACGTAGGTATGATCTTCTTCTTTGAGGAACCTCAGGTTCTCCGCACAGTAAATGGTCGAGCCATCGATGAGCGTGACCTTCAGCACCTTCTTGACGATCTCGGTTCGGCGCGGCATGAGCAGCTCGCAGAACTCGACGATCTTGTCTTTGGGGTTGAAGGAAAAGCCGCGCAGCTTGGAGGGGCTGAGCGGCTCAAGGAAATCGCTCAGAGTAAACTGGTTCCAGTCACTCAAGAGCAATGCGGTTTCTTTGTAAAGCAAGGATGTTCCTCATGCAGGCTCTGTTTGCTTGGGGTGGTAGTTGGCGTTCACAAAGTCCACAAATGCCTGAGCATGTCGTGAATGTGCGAACTCCACATAGAACCAGCCACCTCTGGGCTGATGTCTACCACCTTGGAAGAAGGCGCCTGCTGCCTTCATCACTCGGTGTCCGGGTTTGTCTGACAGACCACTCAGACATTCCTTGACCAGGAAGTCATGGAGCTCGGGAGTAGCTTCTGGACCCTCAACCATCAAGGCGGGGGTATGATGCGGGCTGAGCATCAAGCGAAACTTTGCCCGAAGCGTTCCGTCTTCTTGCGCTTCGATTCTCTGAACTGCGTGCACTTTGGCGGATTGCCGAAAGCGGAACAGAGGTTGTTCGATCCCTTCAAAGTACTTGTACTCTGCGAAGAGATTACCGTAGTAGCGAATCACACCGACACTGCCAGGCGGGTGTCTCTTTCCCACTTCGATGGTCACTGTCTCGACGACACGGTCTGGCACTCCCCATTCCCGGAGGTGCTGAAGAACATGTTCGACGGTACCACGGTCGTATTGCGAAGACATTGATGTTCTTCCTAAGAACAAGGTTAGTGGCGAGAGGGGTAACACCCTCTCTGGTTTAGAAGCGATTCAGAATCTGAACGTTGTAAGTCCGACCCAAGCGTTCATGCACACCGCGGCCAAAAGGTGGTTCCGCAGCTTCACGCTCTGTATCCGTGAGTGGGTTCATCCACTCCAACGGACCACCTTTACGGAAGGTCTTACCCCAGGTCGTTGGTAGACCTGTGAAGCCGTTCTCACCGGGTTCGGTATACGGCTCGACCTTCTCGGCGTCGTAAAACGCCAGAGCGTCTTCCCTGGACGGGAAAGGACCAAACGGAGTGAGCTGCTCCGTGTTGGCTATCATGCTGTTGAGGGCGAGGAAGTACTCCAGCTCGACCTCCGCTTGGATCAGTGCTCGCGTCATTTGAGTTTGGGCCTCGGTAGTGAGACATCCTTCCTGGTCATGAGAATCGGCCAGAGCAGGATGCAGAGGATGAGTGCAAACAACATCACGGTCGGTTCTTGACCTTGATGCCATTGGCGGGTGTAGTACTTGGAGGCGCCGTATGCATGCAGCAGCACAAACGCCCCCATGGCGAAATAGACCATCGCCAGAAAGATCCGGATGTCTCCGTGAAATTCAGGCAACAGATTCATCAGCCAATCAAAGAACATGACAAACTCCCTAGGTTTTCAATCGAGCCAGTTGCGGAATGCAACCATCTTATTGCCCGAGAGCAGATGGTACAGCTCTCTGGCGTGTTCTTGGTGCTCGAAACGGGCCGTGACTTTGTTGTCAACGTAGATGTCTTGGCCCAGTCGTTTGCTGCTCTCCAGCGGCTCCACCAAAAATTGGCTGAGCAGTTGAGGCAGCTGTTGTTGGATTTGATCTGCGTTGCCCGACACCTTCCAAGGCTTGACCTTTTCCAAGGTCTCACGTTCGCTAGACGTGATTCGCAGGCATAACGCTGTTCGTGCTGTCGTCATAGTTTTCCAGGATCATCTCCCGCATGAAAGTGAAACGGTCATGAGGGCCACTGGGCCGCTCAGGGTTGTTCAGGTATTCCTCGGCCATCGCTCTGGTGAGGAAAAGCTTGAACTCTTGATCGCGAATGGACACACGCCACTGGGTGCCCCCGATCGACTTGGCCGTCGTCTTGTCGGCCTTGAGGTGACGGATGAACGACTCGGTTGCGTGCTCCGTGACGTAGGCCATCAAATAGCGATGCAGTCTGAAGTCCTGTTCCAAGACGTGGCGGTGCGTGACGTCAACCTCCACCACCAGTTCCCGCACAGGAGACAGTGCCTTTGGTCTTGCAGCGGCCACAATGACGTGACCGGTGACCACGTAGAACTTCATTGCTTCCTTACCTTGATCCATCTTCTCCCTCCGAGAAAGATTTGAGTTAGGGGTCACATAAAGTATGTGTTGCTGAAATCTTTTCTAAGCCGACACGGCATAAGCAGCTACAGCGGGGCGCATGACCCCGCTGTAGTATGCCGTCACAGGGGAATCATGCCCCAGAGTTGGAAGAGACGCTCGACAACCAAGTACCAGGCCCACAGAGGACACAGACAACACACCGTGGACCAAAAGCCCTTGGCGAGCACAAAGCCACCAATCCAACCGAACAGCAGCAAGAACCACGCGATGGTTCCGACCGGATTGGGGATCGTGACTTTGTCTTCCTTCTCTTCGGTTTCATCCGGGATCACTTCGCTCAGGCGACGATCCTGCGGTTTGTAGGTCATCTCGAATTCGAGATGCTTGTGGTTTCGCATGACCTGCTTGGAAGCATTCATGGCGTAGACGCCGGCGTTCCTGAAGAACGTCAGAATCTCCGGGATTTCATTCTCTTCACGCCAGTCCACGCCCAAGGTCTTGAGCCTGTACATGATCGGAAGGAGTTTCATGTTCTCAACGTGAGTCCATGTTTCAGGAAACATCTCACGAAGAGCGGTTTCGTTTTGATTCAGCCAGTCTTTACTGCCGAGGGTTTGTTCGAAACTCATGAGGTCCAAAAGAGGTAAAACAAAAAGCGCACTCCCTCATCCTGAAAGTCATGGAGACAACTGCTCCAGTATCTTCCAGCGATGAAGGTTTGCGCCGCCTCGCGCGCTAACAACGCATGCGACACTTCTTGGGTCTTCCGCGGCCTACTGTGAGTCCGCACTGAGTCTGCATCTCAGCCACCACCAAGCCTTTTTGTCCGACACGGGCTGACCCTGTCGGTATTCATGTCCAGGTCGCTGTCAGCAGCTATATCGGAATGACCTTTCAGTCCACCATTGACAGTTGCCCCGTAACAACTGCACGCCCAGGGGCCCCTAGGTATGTGGTTCCGCTTGAGCCGTGACCCTATGACACGCCGGGGCGTGAACATGGGTGAAGATCCCTTGTGTGCTCAACGACCTCCCGTCCGAAGACGGGTTTGGCTCCTTCCCACATTCTCGGCTATACGGCGGTCATATTACCAGAAGGTGAATGAACCACCACCGATGAGACATGTTTCAGAATTAGGGGATCTCTCACTCCCTTTCGTCGGGAGTGAAGTGCTCACCAAGCTGGCGCTGGGTGACTCGTTGCTCTGCTACAGTGAGAGCATCTCGCGCGTTACCGAAGTATTTGCGCGGGTTGCCACACATAAAGCAGCTGCAATTACAAGGGGTGTGCAGGAGTTTACCTGCGCGGTCAGGTAAAGCAACCCAACCTCCCCAATAGTTGGCACGCTTTTTCAGAAGGCGTGCACGTTCATGACGCCGAAGCGCTCGATGTTCCTTGGTTGTTTGCTGCATGGTCTTTCGTTGCAATCGGCGGCCCCACGGCCGGCAGCGATATGAACGAAAGAGCAGCAAGCAGCTGCCGATAAGAAGAAGGGTAGAGCATTTTTCTTTCTCCGAGCTAACAGGGTGTCCATACCAATAGCAGACGGCAAAAAAAGCACACGCCCCTGCCAACCGCACCGAACCTGGACCAGCGCGGTCGAGGTAGATGATGCAGAGGCAGGGGGCATGGCCGGAGGATGTTGGGCAACTCCCGGCGCTTGTACCGCAGCACGATAATCAGGCAACGACTCTCGTCCGCCCTACGCGCTACTTCTTGGGGGGTTGAATGTGATTCGCGAAAACCCATCACCGAGTCTGGTCTCGGCACCCCAAGCACGTCCTTTATTCGATTCTCTAAATGCCAGGCAGGGAGAAGGAGCAGCCGCCGCAGCGGTTTTCTCAACTTCTCCCTGCTTTTTCACCATCTCGCGAACGAGTCCGCTAGGCACCCCGACAGGTTTTTTGCACACATCCCTCGCTGAGGGCAATGCACCTGTCAGTTCCCATGAACGTTGGCTGGTAGATGGTTTATCACCGATCGAATCCAGCGCCAAGTCGAGTCTTGGCTTTCATGGGCTTCTTTTCCAGTTGTTAAAGAACGGAACACATGCCCGGGGATTGCTCCCCGGGCTCGTCAGGCAGATGCAGCTCTTTTCGGGTAGCGTTCTCGCCGAGGACGATGTTTTCATCCAGAAGGGTGAAACGAGTGGTTGCTATACCGGTATGAGCCATGCGGAACGTCATGTGCCGCAGCTGTTCGAACGAGGCTTTCCGACTTCCTCGTTTGACTAGCCACTTCCCGAAATCGCTTCCGGGCATTTGTTTTGAAGCTCCATGAGTAGTGGCTCATTTCGCTCCAATAGATATACCAAAACGACACAAGTTTTTACATCCTACATCAACCGAAGCTGACGTACCATTTGTTGTACGGTGTATACAGCGCATGGTGCTGCTTGTCCTTGAGGTCCCGTCCCGCTGTGAGTTCACGGTAGCCGTTCATGTAGAGTGACCACGTGAAGTTTTCAAAGCGGCTTTTCTCAGTGACGAAGAGGCGCTGTACAAGACGCACCAACTCCGTCATCAGCTCTTTGACCTGCTCGCTGGCTTGCAAGCCGCCAGACATGATCATGCGGGCTTGGATCCACTTGCGATCATCGTCGTCGGTGTACATGATCGCATCGAACGTTGAAGGAGGCAGTGCATCGATGCGACGCACGAGCAGATCGAGTTGGTCGAACTCAGGTGATGAGGGCGACATCTTTCTTCCTCCTCGGCTGATGGACTTTGTGCCGGTAGCTTTCGATCGGTTTGATCTCTGAGCTTCTGACGATACGGAACTGCTTGTCGTAACGCTTGAGTTCGTCATCTTCACCGTGAAGGATACCAGAGATACTCTCCATGAGGAAAGCATCCTCTTTCTTCTTCATGCCGGAGGTGGCGATGATAAGTTTCTCACCAGGCTCCAGGAAGATCTGATCATTACCGAACCAGAAGTAGTTTTGAGCGTAGAACATCGAGACGACTTCACGATAGCCGTCGATTTTCAAGATGTAGACATACACCGGCGCCGCACTGCCGCACTTGCGGTAGAGGTGGTGCGTTTCAAAGCGGAAGAACGCACGGAACTCCACCAACATGGGGCGCTGCTTCTGTTTGTTCTCCGCAATCAGGAATCCATGTTTCCACATGTTGGTCTTTCAAAAAAGGAAGCAGTATAGATGCAGGAGCGCGAAGCCCCTGCATCTATGTCTGTGGGTTAAACGGAGTACCACTCACGCTGCAATGCCAGCGATTGGCTGAGAGAAACAACCACGCTGGCAGAGGCCCGATGTCCACCGCCGCCCAGGTACTCGGCGATCGTGGAGATGTCGATGTGCTTGTCTTCTTTGCGAGCACGCAGTGCCAGCTTCATCTGACCAGAAGGGAAGATGCGTGTCGTGCACACGAACTCCAGGTCAGGCCTGGCGTCTAGCACGGCGTACGCGATCTCGTTGCGCAGGATGGCGGAGTTCACCACGGCGCCACGATATCCAGACCACTGGATCTCCCTGTAGTACTTCTTGTCAACGATGTTGCGAAGGATCTGGTCGTTGTTGAACTGGATGCCTCTGCCGATCTCCAGGACTTCTTGGAGTTCGACGGGATCATCCATGATCTTTTTCCAGAACACGAGGTCACCCTTGCGAGGGTGGGCGACCATGGTGTTCTCCAACCACTGGGCTTCCTTGTGGTCACGCACACCCATGTCGTACTCGGAGACGAGCTGGAGCATCCAGTTCATCGGGACGTGACCATGGAAGTATTCCCAGGCAAGGTCCGAGCCGGACTTGGTCATGTCAAAGATCGCGTACGAAGCACCTTGAAGCGCCTTGGCCGCTGTCTTGTGATGATCGATCACGACAAGGTCTTTGACTTTTGCGTTGACGGCGTCGAGGGTGGCGCGGTCGTAAGAGAAGTCCAGGATGTAGACCCGGTCCTTGTCGGTCAACTCGATGTTCGGGAAAGCTTCCCCGTACTGCACGTCGATGTAGATCGCGTTGGCAAGATTGCCAGGTTGCCAAGCCTCGGTCAGGCCAGCGACATAGGCTGCCAGCGCAGCGCAGTACCCATCGCTGTCTCGATGATGGAGAATGTAGGTCTTGGACATGTGTTCCTCAGTCAAACAAGGCTGCAAAGTTATCCACAGGCACTCCGTGGATCGTTGCAGAAAGTGCGAGCCCCGGTTTGATCACCTGAGCAAAAAGTCGGTCCCCGGGATTAACCCTCACATCTCCGAGGTTGAAGTACGCCTGACTGGAGCGGATCGTGATGCCGAACATGACAAGCTTGGCATCTTTCGGATCCTGATCCTCAGTGAGACGATATACGTTGACAACGTTGCGATACAGTACCCGTCCTACTCTCTTTGCATGGATGTGCACCACGGTGGGTGACTTTTCCTTGTGGTGGTAGAACTGGGTCCCTATGCTACTTGTATTGACCTCTCCCATCGGTCAGAGGTTACGGTATGTGGAAACCTGACGCCGTGAACCACAGCGCCTTTCCATCGGTGATACCGTAAAGCATATCACCCTTTTCCATGCGCAGATGCACGGACGGATGGGAGGTGTCGTTTTCTTTGAACTCCGCGTCTTCGACAACGGGTTCGAGTTTGGTCGATCCAGCGTGACGCTTGTAGATCGAGTACTTCACCGGACCATGTGTGGGTTTGTGTCGATTGATCCCCACGCATACCGCCGATGCCTCCGAAGAGGTATGGTGATAGAAGACAGTGGGCATGTCCGCCTCAAACCTGCTTGATCTCGTAGTTGGTGAAGCCTAGCGCATTCATCACGTCACGCACACGGTTCATGTCCTGCAGCGACGCGTTGGTCACGGTGCAGATGAAGTTGATGTGCTCGATGGTGTCGATCGTGCCTTCGTCGATCCAGATGTCGGCGAGGATGATCTTCGCGCCCGACTCGGTGGCGAAGCGGTAGTACACGCAGCTGGCCGGGTCATCCGGCGTGCCGGGAGGCAGCACCGGGTAGATCTGACGGAACATCAAGTCGACGTTCTCGTACGTGATGGCGGTTTCGTAGTCCATGGCAGCCATGAACTTGGCGTTTTTGACCGTGGCTTGGAGGATGCCAGGAGCCAGGGTGTTGAAGGTGTAGACCTTCGAAATCTCAAAAGGGTAACTCACGGTGCGATTCCTTGGGGTTTTGCGGACACATAGACAACCATGAAGTCCTCAGTCACAGCTTCCAAATGATAGTCGCAACCCAGGTTGAAGCCGATTTTCTGGTGAATGCGACTATAGATCCCCAGTGCGAACACTTTGAAGGCATCCATGAACGGCGCCACGATCTGCGGGCTGTTTATGAAGTCGTCGAAATGCTCGAAGTACTGCGGGTTTGGCAACGTTGACAAGACGGTCAGAAACTCAACCGGCAGCGGCGAGAGCGCCGTGCCGATCTGGGATGCGCACTCGTCGTACACATATTTCTGGCGTGCATTCAGGATCTGGTCATCAAAAGGTTGCATCACCCCGATACCCAGGGAGCGGATCGTGTTGTAGAACACCTTGCCGTGACCTTCGAGATCCACAATGTATCTCTGGGGCAGGTTCATGCTAGGAGTACCTCGATGGTGAGGGTGTCGGGTTTTTGGATGTGGACGCGCAACACTCTGCGCACGTCTCCTTTGACTTTGTCCAGGAGCCAGCCGATCTCATCGAGCAGACACATGAGTTCTTGTTCGATGCTGTCGATGAAGGACAGAGCCTGATCCAGAATCTGCTGTTCGCGCAGCAGACCTGTCGGGTCTTCCTCCACCATAGACACCAGATCGATCATCAGTGCTTGGAGGTAGAGTTTGGAGAGGATCGGGTTGCGATAGACCCGTGTCAACTCCTGGCCGAGTTCCTCATGGGAAAGACCATAGTTTTCCAGCACCATGAGGATGAAACTGGTGCATGGGTGGAATGTAGTCATTCGCCCCATGATCGCGATAGATTTCGACGGTTTCATCTCGTTTCATCATGATGGAAGTTGCATCAACCCATTTGTCGAAAATGTATTCCGACATATCGATCGACGATGGGACCCGTTCACGGATGTGTGCATCCATGGCATATGCCATGGTCTCGAAAAACAACTCAAGCGTGTTCGGGTCAAACCGAGGATCGTTGAAAAGGGCGTCACTGAAACGCCTCTCCATCTCAAACCACATCGACTCGTTGTAGCCGATGTACTGGTTGATGGAGAGGATGGTTGCTATGAGGTCGCGGACTGGAAAACGAACGTACAGATACTGCATGTTGGGCAGCGGTCCGAAAGTCGTCAAATAGTCACGCATGTCCACGGCAACATACCGTGGCCCTCGGCCTAACGAAAGATGCATGGCTGCTAGTCTTCCAGGTGTAGTGCTTCTTCCTTTTCGAACTTCATGCGGTAGTACTCAGCGATCCGCCAGTCCAAGCCACGTTGAATGATCAACGTTGTTCCGCGAAGACGGTAGGTGTAGAAGTTCCAGTGGTTGCAGTCAATGAAGTTGTGAACTTGCACGAGCAGTCGCTCGAACGCGTTCTCGAACTCCCCGTACACATCGATGTCCAGCTCCGGTTTGACCAAACGGTCAGGACGGTGCGAGTGAAAGCCCGGTGTGCTGTGCCGGCACATGGTGTGCACGGTGGACTGGATGATGCCCATGGCCATGCGCACGGCGTTGGCAGGGATGGTGGGATCGACTTTGAGATGACGACCGAGCTTGCTCATGTCCTTGGCGGACATGATGAGGTTGAAGTCCTGGTCGTAGATGTCATCGACGATCTTGCTCAGACCTTCGAGCGCAATCGGGGGATTGGTAGACATGTCCATCACGCCACCCTTGATCGCTTTCTTGGCCAGCGACGTTTCCTCGTGCGCGATGATCTCGGGCACGCCGGTGGTGGACATGGCCATCCCCGCTTTGCGGAAATAGAGCTTGTCTTGACGGAAGGTGGGCTCGAAATCGCCCGGCAGATACAGACCCTTGTCGGCGTCTTTGAGCATCGCGCTGTACTTCTCATCCAAAGACAACGCGTGTTTGAGCAAGTCCACGACCAGCGTCTCGTCGACGTGGGCGTACACTTCTTCCATGCTCTTAAAATCTTGCATTTGCTGGCACTCCTTGAGCCACAAACAGATTGCCGCCGGCAACCATTGCTTTGACAGGTTGGTTGGGTGCAAACCCGATGGCGTTTTGCTGCATGAAGTACCTCAGGTAGCTTTCGAAGTAGCTGCCGTAGGTATCGTAGACACAGCGATAGACGTCATGTCGGTAGTGACCTTCCACGCGCGACTGGATCACAACTTGAAAGGTGCGGGTAAGTGCCTCGGTTACGCACCAATCGTAGGCGTGAGTCGCATCGGCTGTTGACAGTGAATAGTCCCGAGCAATGGCTGCGATGTGCTCATCGAAGAACCTTTGCAAGGATTGAATGTCCACGATCTTGGTCGTGTAGAAGGTGCTGCTGAGCATGGGTGTTTCTTTCCACGACGGCATAGCCAGGGGTTTACATTAGATAAGTCCACTCGCTGAGATTTCTCTTAGAGGGTTTCAAGGAAAGTATATGTGATCAGTGTGTCTCTCAGAAAGGCAAAGAAAAAAAAAACATCACCACTCCAGCGGGCCTTACAGCCTGCCGGAGTGGTGGTGCTATGTCTATCGCCGACCCCGCATGAACGCATAGAGTTGCTCAATGCGCACGCCGATGTTGCTTGGTTCTTCTTCGTTTCCAAGCAGGACTTCGAGTTCAGGCAGAGTGGGGTCGCTCCCGCGTACCCAACCGCCCTTGCGGAAATGTTTGGTGTGGTTGATACCGAGCGCTGGCAGTACACCTGTGCCAGGAGAATAGCGCTCGAAGATCACCACGTTGCCAAACCGGGTCCCGATCAGAATCATCTTCTGTCCGAGATCCGACTCCGCCGTTGCGATTTGCCCGTTGTGGAGCTTGGCGCAATGACGGCTGAATACCGCGTAGTCGAACTCCTTGGAGCGGGCGCCGCGCCATAGGGGGTCGTAGTCCAACGTGTTGGGAATCTCGTTGAACGCTTTCAGGAAATACTCAAGAGCTGTCACGCCGTTTTCTCCTTCAGTGTGACATAAGGTTTATGGGGAACGATAAATCAGCTCACTGACCGTCTGCCGTGCCCAGGGTCAACTCCAGCTTCACGCCGACGTTGGGGGTCCTGTCATGACCGACTGCCAAGAGCATGAGCTCCTCGCTCAACTGGTAGCCATGGAACCACTGCATGCGCTGCACTTGGGAGGGCAGTTGAATGCGGTAGACCACAGCATCGGTGTCGTTGTTGGGAAAGGGCTCGTACACGAGCACGTTCCCGAAGCGAGTGCCGACGAAGAGGTATTTGAGACCTCGTTCGTCTATGGACGCCAGAGTGCGTCCGACTTGCACGCTAGGTGCGTACGGGCCTGCGACAGCGCCCTCGTACTTTCCAGGAGGTTTTTCCCACCTGGGGTCATACGGGATCTGCCGCTCAGCCCGCGAGAACGCATACTCAAAGAGCATGTACATCCTCGGTCGCTGGTTGTCATAGGACACAATTTTGCTCCTTTCATGTCCTAATGGAGATCACGTCAGCCGTTGGATTGGCCAGCCGTTTTCTTCATGGCGGAATGGATCACGTCGAGTCTCCCGCCGATGTGGTGAGAGACGTCCGTGCCCACAGCGAGTTCGAGCTCATAGTCGTCAAGCTCCATGCGGCTGAACCAACCGCCTTCAGCCATCGCAGAGGTGGACTGCAGGCAGTAGACTGGTTGAGCATTCTTGGAGCCGGAGAGAAAGCGCTCGAACACCACCACGTTGCCGAGGCGGGTGCTGATGATCAGGAGTTTGCGGCCCGCCCCTGTCTGGGAGCGAGCCATGGTGCCGAAAGGCAGCGCTGGTGCGTGCTCGCCATACACGGCGTGGTCATACAGACCCACACCGTTGGACCATGCCGGGTTGAAATCCAGCGTCTTCGGAGCGCGTTCATATGCGCTTTCAAAGAGCTGACGGCATGCGTCTTGGCGAGTTGTGCGAGTTTCAGCGCTAGAGGTTTCAGCAGTCGTCATGCTGTTTCTCCTTCGTCAGGAACTATCTAGTTAGAAAAGGTTAAGGATGGGGGGTCTAGCAAATAGAGTATATGTGACTGCATTTGTTTAGGCACCCCTATTTCACAGACGAATTCTGCGCATCCGGAATGCCCCCCGAATCGCCTCAAGTCTTGTTGTTTTTGGGTGGGCTCAGAAACTCTGCTGCCACGCCGAAGATGTCGCTGATCTCTCGGTCCAGCTGTTTTCGGTACTCGATGGGATCGACTGGACCTGTTCCGTACAGGGCGGACGGCGGCGCATGAGCCCCACGCACGGTGTTGCGCAGCGTGATCTCCGCCAAACGCCGAAAGGCGCCAGGTGCAGTTTTGGCACCAGTGAAATGCCGCGGTAGATTCAGCATATCGATCGGATACCCCTGCTCGTAATACGACTGCTTGATCGCGTACTGCATTTTCTCCAGCGTGGTCGGCCTACCAGGTCCAAAGAGCTTGGCAAACGGTATGCCTTGATCAAGATGCCATTTGGCGAAGCGACTCATGCCGCCATGGCCATCGGTCCAGAGGTTGCAGTAGTCTCTGGGGTCACTGGAACCATAACCCATGCCGTATACCGGATCCTTCATTTCTGCATCTTGACGTCCCAGCGTTTGCAACAACGCCGCAAAGTCTTCATCTGACCCCGTGAAGGTTTTGGTTTGAGTAACCATACAGTCTCCTAGACGGTAAAAGAGGCACGGTGTGACCCGTGCCTCCTGTTCTGGGTTACAGCACCATACCGTCGTCGGTCGTGGAGGCGGAGCCGAGGATGGACTTCTCGTGCACGGTGGAGCGGATTTCAGCGAACTCGGCCAGACGCTTGTCCAGGCGACCGATGAGCTTGCTGAAGTGACCGGCGATCACGGCCGTGTGGATCGGCATGGATTGCTTGACCACCTTGAACGCAGCCTCGTGCAGGTAACCCGTGGCCTGGTACTCGACGTGCTGAGGCACTTCGGTGGGGACTTCACCGTTGGACAGCGTGATGAGCGAGACGATGGCCTCGTTCTTGGTGTCCAGGTCGATGTCCTTGGCAAACAGGTCCAGGTAGGACAGCTTGGCCGGGTAGCTCGTGACGCGCGGGTAGTTCAGGAAGTTGCGCAGGTCTTCGGTGTCGAACTCGCGGTTCTGGCCCGAGAAGATGGCCGTCATCAGCGAGATGGCAGTGGACACATCGCGGTCGATGTCGCCACGGGGCTTTTCCAGCGTGTTCTCGCGGTAGTACACGCACACCGGCATCGAGCGGCGCTGGCTGATCGATTCCAGCGACTGCAGCGTCTTCTTGGTGTTCTCGGTCTCGATCTTCGAAGAGGTCGAACCGATGGCCAGGACGATGACGAGTTGCTCGCGACCCAGCAGTTCGTTGGTGAGTAGCGGGCCGATCACCGAGCCCGAGCCACCGCCGGCAGAGTGCACGATGATGTTGATGTCGCCAGGACGGTGTTCCAGCAGGATCTCGTTGATGCTCTCGGACAGAGCGGCATGGTTCGTGGCACGGCGCTTGCCCGAACCGTCGAGCTCTTGGACCAGGTAGGTCATCTGCTCGGGGATGCTGCTGTCCAGGTTGGAGCGGCTCGTGTCGATGAAGACGGTTTCGATCGTGGCAAAGCCCGGATTGGCTTGACCGTTGAACGGGGCAAACTGCTTGACCGTGTTGATGCCAGCACCGCCGCAGGCGTAGAGTTTCATTCGCATTTGTTATTTCTCGCTTTCACTAGGGGAGGATCCGATAAAGGATTTTGAGTTGAACAACAGGAGAGCATCAATTTCTCTTTGAGCTTTCCTGATCTTGTCGACGTAGCGAGGATCCGCTGCGCCGTTGTAACACTTCAGAGCCTTGGTGGTGTTCCCTCCATGCTTATCAAGGCATCCGCGGTAAATTGCGGCGCCAACTGCAATGTTCAGTTTCACAGCGTAGGGATCTTGCCCCACGAGCTTCTTTCGATGCCAGCGCGTGTGCACCTGCATCAAACCTGCGTTACTGCCGTTTCTCGCTCTCACCTTGAACGAAGATTCGACTCTCACGATGGCTAACAACAACCTCTGATCCACTTCATTGGCTTGTGCGGCCTCATTCGTGGACTCAAGCAGCTCCTCCTGTTCGGCGCAACTCGCCTTGCAGTTGAGATCGATGTAGTCACTCATCGTGATAGGGGCTCTTACCGGGAGTAGGACTCTCCCTTTGGCGAAAGCAGTTGTATGTACTCCCAGCGTTAAAGCCAGGAGCCAACATATTCGGGTAAAGAGTTGATACATTCGCATCCTTAAGGGTTACCTCATGTTAAGTATGTGTGACCGTGGTCACGTTAGAAAAGCCCCCAAATCCACACCGAGAGGGCATAGCGGGATCCTGACCCACACCCGGCAAGTCGCCATTGGTGTAGGTGCAGGGTTGGCCCCACTACGCATCATTGCGCTGTGGAATTTTTTAGTAAATATTTAGATCTACTGGAAACAGGCGGTATCCTGAGGGGGAACTAAGGAGGGCTCCGCCCTCCGTGTGGTCTCGTTCGGCTACCTCCGGTATCCTCACTTCGACGTCGCTACGCTCTCGCTAGAGTTCGTCGCCATGCTCCTCACTAGATATAAAGCATGGAGAGTTTTTCACCTTCAGCACGGTGGAGCTAGAGCTACGCCCTAGTAGCTCTAGCGGGCTCCGCGAGCTCAATGCTATGACGTGGTGTACCGCCCCTTGTGGTGCACTGCCCCTTACTCATGAGTACAAGGAGCGAGATAGCATGGCTGTCTTCGACGTAACCCCCGGTGACTCCACCAACCACGGTCCTCAGTTGGAGATCGTGCCCCCGAAGACGTCTGGTCAGAACGTCAACGAGGGAGACACTTCCAGCGCTGCGCTCCAGCCTGGCAACCAGACCACGATCAATCCGGACGGCACTCCGATGAATCCTGCAAAGCAAGAAGAAGCGATGGTCGTGCTCGATGGTCCTCTGGGTCGTGTGTACACACAGGCCCTGAACCTCGTGTACGCCAACGAATCCACCGGCATGATGGTGGCTGTGGCTCAAGGCATGCAGCGCAAAGCTGATCAACCGGCCAAGGGCACGTTCGTCTACGCGATGGACATGAGCGAGCTGGAGAACAACGACGGGCTCGGTCCTGCCTGGGACTGGATGCAGACCTTTGGTCTGGTGCCTGAAGGCGCCAAGCCACTGGAGGCACGTCCGAAGCTCATCATCTCGCTGGAATGCCTAGACAACAAGGTCAGCCGCAAAGCAGGCCTCGTGGAAGAGCTCGCCAAGCAAGTCGGTGCCGAGGTGGTCTACACCCGTGACGCTGCCTTCCGTGCCATCAGCAAGTCCTTCAAGAGCTAGGACAACCCATGGCCGGCTTGAAACAAACGTTTGACGAGCACTTCGTCCACGTGAACTTCGACAAGAAGCTGGCGCATGCTGTCTATCGGTATCAAATCGGCTATGTGAACTCCACGCCGGAGTACTTCGAGTTCTTCGGCTCGAACCTCCTGGGAGCACATGTCATTCGGTTCAAGGACAGCGATGTGCTGCGCTTCTTCAACGATGTGCTGGACGTCGACTACCAGGCGTTGTCGGAGGCGATCCGCAAGGTCCCCACGATCGACCACGAGTACAAGATCTCCGGCGACATCTTCAACCTGACGCTCATGTACGTGATGCATCGCTTCATCACGGCAGATACGCTTCCTGGCAACATCAAGACGCAGGCTGCAAAGGACACGGCTCTCGTGTTCTTCTACCGCTCCATTGCGGCGCTGATGAGCTACTACTTCAAGTACCCGACCGATCCCAAGATCGCTCAGGCAGCCTACCAGCGGCTGTCGAACAAGTTCTTGATCAAGCAGCTGGGCTCCTGGGCCAAGGTCATGGAGTACCGGGCCACGAACCTGCTCAATCGTCAGAGCATCCACCTGGAAGCTTTGGCTCGCTTCACGGATGACGTGGCTATCGTCTACGCCATCAACGACTCCCAGGGGCGTGTGAAGGATCTGGTGAAGAACTACACCGCGGAGTTCTACAAGGTGCACGAGGAGGGCGTCAACGTCGCTGTGACCTCGGGCACTTACCTGGACGCCGATGGTGAAGAGACCATCAAGGAAAAGACCAAGTCGGTTGAAGCCTACGTGGGCTACATCCAACAAGCGATCGTGGACGAACACACGTTCATCAAGGACGATCTCGTAGGCGTCATCGCACGCATCAACACGAACACGTCGTTTCGCATGGTCAGGTCCACTTTGAAGTGGATCCATGAGCACCAAAACGATCAGAAGTACCACAAGGACATCTCGGAGTTCATCGCACTGGTCGTGGTACAGAGCATGTACTTGATCCAAAACAACATGAGTCCGAAGAACATGCGGGACTACCCGTACATCCTTCACCAGCTCAAGAACCTGTACCTGTCCACCCGCACGGTGGATCCGGACATCGAGACGATCCGCAAGATCGGTTACAAGTTGATCAAGGCCAGCAACGGCAAGATCAGCGAGAGTTTGACGCTGTCCACGCGGACCAGCATCATCTTGTACATCGCTTTGCGCACACTCATCGGGCAAACTGCCACCTAATCCTGTGGAACCCTAAAGACCACGGGAGGTCTCAGCTTGCCCAACTTAGCAAAATTCATCAAGGGCCTGATGTTCAAGTTGGCGCTGTTCCATCGCGGAATTCGCTTTTACCAAACGTCGATGGTCCCTAAGTCTCCACGTTTCAAGTCTGCACAGTTTGAAACGGTGGGAGACCATCAGGTCGAGTTCTTCTTCTACAGAGAACAGTGTGAAGACCTGATCTTCAAAAGAGGCCGCATTCGGCGTGAGACTTTCATCGGCTACGTCATCCAGGCGGAGTTCGACGACAGGCTGCCGGAGAAGTTGCGGCAATTCAACAATCTGAAGTTCTTCTTCAACGCGAAGGACTTCCTCATTCGAGACGAAGATGTAGTCGCCTCGAACCTGCTGGCGATCTATTTGGATTTCCTGCGCTCTGAACTGCAACAACAGTGAGCCTCCATCCAGCCTCCACAGGGCTGGATGGAGGGCCTCTATGTCGTGCTCTGAAGTGTAACAGCCATGATTCTCTTCAATGAAGACTGGGAGCGCTTCCCTGAAGCGGTGATCCAGTCCAACACCAAGAATACCTCGTTTGTCCGCTACTCACAGCTCTTGCAGTCCATGGGGGTCAAGAACCACCTCCACCCATTGCAACTGCATGACAAGGAGCTGATGAACATCGATCCGTTCAGCGACAACGTCTACAACTCCCAGGAGCTCATGCTTCGGATAGCGTTGGAGTGTCGGCGCAACTTCTACTACTACATCCGTGAAGTAGCCCGCTCGCCTGCAGGCTCTCCGGAAGATCCGATCCGCTTTGCTGCCAATCGTGGCAACATGGCGTTGTTCTGGCTCTTCTGGAACCACATCACCACGATGCTCATCCAGATCCGTCAAACGGGTAAGTCGTTCTCAACCGACAACCTGATGACGTACCTCTTGAACATCCGCTGCAAGAAGACGAGCATCAACTTGCTGACCAAGGACGAGACGCTGCGCTCTGCCAACTTGGATCGCTTGAAGAAGATTGAGATGGAGCTACCCTTCTATCTCAAGCAGCGCGGTCGCATGGACATCGGCAGCCAAGAGCAGCTCACGGTCAAGTCACTGGGCAACATCTACACGGGTCTGCTGCCGCAGAAGTCTGAGAAGATGGCACTGAACGTCGGACGGGGTCTGACTTCTCCGATCTTTCAGATTGACGAAATTGCATTCCTGCCCAACATCGGTATCTCGTTGCCTGCTGCACTGGCTGCGGGTACGGCTGCTCGTGACATTGCGCGCCGCAACGGTGATCCGTTTGGCATCATCTACACGACAACGGCCGGCAAGAAAGACGACCGTGACGGTGCCTACGCCCACAAGCTCCTCATGGAAGCCGCCATTTGGTCCGAGATGTTCATGGACGCACAGAACGAAGAAGAGCTCTGCGAGATCGTGCGCAAGGCGTCTTCGGGTGACAAGCTCGTAGTGAACTGCACGTTCAACCATCGTCAACTGGGTTACACCGACGAATGGCTGCGTGAACAGATCAAGACAACCAACGCTGCCGGTGAAGCCGCTGAGCGTGACTACCTGAACCACTGGACGTCTGGTAGCATCAGCTCGCCGCTGACGACCGAGCTCAACAACGACATCCGCAACTCTCAAGCGGACGACTACCAGACCGTCATCTCTCGTCCTCACGCCTACACCACGCGCTGGTACTACGCTGAGCGTGAGATCGCCATCAAGATGCAAGAGGCCCATACGCTGGCTGTGGACACATCAGACGCCGTGGGCAAGGACGACATCGGTTTGGTGCTGCGTGCGGTCAAGGACGGCTCTGTGGCCGCTGCAGGCAACTACAACGAAACCAACCTGATCACGTTCGCCGAGTGGCTGTGTGACTGGTTGGAGAAGTACCCCAGCGTCACCCTGGTCGTGGAGCGTCGCTCCTCTGGCGCCACGATCCTGGACTACCTCCTGCTGATGCTGCCCAAGCGTGGCATCGATCCGTTCAAGCGGATCTACAACAAGATCGTCCAAGAACCGGAACTCTATCCGGAGGCTTGGAAAGAGATTCAAGTGTCGCTGGCCATGCGCCGCGAAGATGTCTACGTGCGCTTCAAGAAGCACTTTGGCTTTGCCACCTCGGCAACCGGTGCGACAAGCCGTACGGAGCTCTACAGCACTACACTGCAAAATTCTGCCAAGCTCACAGGCAAGCTGGTCAAAGACAAGAAGGTCATTGAACAGATCCTGGGACTGGAAGTGCGCAACGGGCGTATCGACCACGCCGCAGGCAAGCATGACGACATGGTCATCGCCTGGCTTTTGAGCGCTTGGATCTTGCTGTCTGGTCGCAATCTGCACTACTACGGTATTCAGGCTCGTGACATCTTGGTGAACAACAAACAACACCAGGTTGAAAACGACCCCACTGCCAAATACAAACGGATGGAACAGGAGTACTACCGCCAACAGGTGGAAGTCCTCACTGAGCAGATTCGTAACGAACGCGATGACTTCGCCATCGACATGTTGGAGAACCGCTTGCGCGGCGCCGTGATGCGTCTGAACGAGAGTGACAACCAACACCTCTCGGTGGATGAGCTCATCAACAACCTGCGCGAAGGCCGTAAGCTTCAGCGACGCCTTAACAACCAAGCCCGTAACTTCTCGGGTTTCGGGAACCGCAATCCGTACGGCTACACGTACCACTGAAAAAAGAGACAGCATAGAGCCCCCAGGAGCCGTGAAGCTCCTGGGGGCGTATGCCGTCAGCTCAGCAAGATGGGAGAGATCTTCTCTTCCTCGTGCAGATGGGGGCGGTAGATGTTGGTGTACAGCAGCGTGCCATTGCTGCTGACCCAGTGGTTCATGAACGCCGTGTGGCTCAGGCCGATCAGGCGCAGAGCCAAGATGAACAGGTGGTCGTTGAAGTGGGTGACGAGGGTGCGCACCGCCTTGTGACCGTCCTTACTCATCATCAAGCGGTAGTTGCCGCTGATCTTGCGCTTGGCGCGCGCCATGTCTTCCAGATAGATGGTCTGTGCCGACATGTTGACACGGCTCATGTAGTTGTCGCCGTTCAGGTGCACCAGTGCAGCACGCAGCTCTGCCCAGGTTTCCACCAGAGCAGCGAGCTTGTCGGCCTTGGTCTCGTTGGGACCGGTAGGCTCATGGAACTGCGAAGCCAGGTAACCCAGCTTGATGCGACGTGCCGTGACGTGAATTCCCATGTCCACGCAAACGCGCTCGATGAGCGTGGGACGGTAGCCAGTGTCATCGGCGACGACACCGTCGCGGCTGCTGTACAGGCGGTGTGAGGCCTTGTGGATGCGCATGGCGCGCAGACGATCGCTTCCCAGCGTAACGCCAATCCACACGAAGGTGGTCTTTTCTTGCACGATCTCGTCTTCGGACGGGATGAGTTGGTCAGCAGCCAACACCTGCACGTGATCGAAGTGCCGCTTGATCTCCGAAGCCGCCAGGATGGCTTCGATGTTCAGCGGGTTGTAGACCACGATGGTTGCGAACTGAGACTTCACGTTGGTCTGGACGTCGCCAGCCAGGAGCATGTCCTGGATGAAAGGCGAGTCCGTTTTGTTGCCAGACTGAAGGTCCGGCTTGCTGGACATATTGAGGCTGCGGGAAAGTCGTTCGATCAGATTCATGTGGTTTCCTTTTGCATGAACGGGGTTTAGTACGCGATCCATCCACGGAAGAGAGATTGAGGCAAGCGGGATGCCCCTTCTTCCTGGTGTCGAATGGAGATGTCGTCGGCGAAGGCGTAGAAGTCCGCCAGGATGTTCGGCTCAGGCGCTTCCGACGTGAAGCGGCCGATGACGCACTTCGTGGTATCCGGGTCGTACCAGAAGAACCAGTAGATCGGACCCCAGTCCACCGTACCTGTGGACTTGTACAGCACCATCACCCCGTCCTCGAAGATGCTGAGTGGAGTGCTGCTGCGCAAATGCAGGTCGGTCGTGCGCATCAGGTTGAGCACCGTGTCCTTGCGAGTGAAGACCTCGAAGGTGCGTAGCGGACCCAGCCCTTCAGCGTACTGGAAGTTCTGGATGTTCTGCAGGGGTTCGTCGGAGCCCTTGTCGTAGTGCACCAGGGCGGCTGCGATCGGACCAGAGCCTTCGCAGAAGATGTTGATGAAGCCGTTGAGCAAGCTGCTGCTCACGTCTTGCCAGAGTTCGCCGACCGGCAGGATTTGAACGAACTGCTCGACGGGCGGGCTGAAATGCATATTCCTGAAATAGACATTCAGGAACGAGTGTTGTAGCGACATGTTTCCTCTCGGTTTTGATGTTTGACGCTATGTGGTCAAATGAAGTATATGTGACCGTATCTTTTTTGAGACGGAATACAGGTGGAGCAGGCCCCCTTGCGAGAGCCCACTCCACCTGCTGGTTGGTTTACGGGTTGATGATCATCGCAGCCACGGCGAGCTGTTGATCGGTGTTGCCCACGCGCTTGATGAAGCGGATGGACAACGTCTTGGCCCCTTGGACGTTGCTGCCCACGTTGATGTCTTGGTTCCAGTCCTCGACGCCGTACGTGGTTTGCAGACCCAGGTAGTCCACGATGAAGTGTGTGGGGGTGGGCGCTGCCAGCTCGCTCGCCGGATTGACCAACGGGAACGTGTTCTGGTAGACGCGCGTCTTCCACTCGTTGTAGTCGGTGATGTCCGAGCTCAGGTTCACGGTGTTGGCCGACTTCATCTTGGCGAAGAGGCCTTGACCGTAGAGCGGACGCGTGGCGTTGGACTCGTGAGAGACCGTCCACGGCGTGGCGACACCGTTCGGGGGACCGTTGAGCACGATCTCCACGAGCTGCGTGTGGATGAAGTTCTTGAAGACGCCGGAGACGTCCTTCAGATTCACGCTCACGCTCTTGCGTTGCAAGATGCCGTAGCCCTTCGGATCGTAGGGACCCGTGTTGGCGTTGAAGCTCACCTTGCCGGTGACGTCGAACCAGACATTGCGGTCCAGGTTCATCATCCACCAGCGCATCTGGTAGCCGGTGAAGGCGTCCACCCAGTACGGGTAGCCGAAGAGCTTCACGGAGTAGCTGTTGTTCGGGTTCACCGTCACGAGGTCGTAGGACTCCGTCACGTAGTGATTGCCATCGTTGTTCACGCCGGAGTACGACGTCTCGTTGGGAGCCATCGCATAGCGCAACACCAGGTTGAGCTTCTGGCCGATGATCGTGGACACGTACTGGTCCAGACCGAACATCGTGAACTTCGTGCCGTCCACCGGGAGCTTGAGCTCCGAGCCGTCCGAGTACATGACCACGCCCATGAGGTTCAGGGCGTTCATGGGCACGTTCAGCGGATAGTCGATCTGCTTGTCGATCGTGGGCGACATGAAGGGCGACTCCAGACGGATGCCCGTGATGTACTTGGCCGAGGCGTCCACGCTGCGGATGAAGCTGGAGTTCTCAACGAGCAGCTGACGTTTGGAGACCACCGTGCCGTTGCTCGCGTAGAAGACCGCCGTAACGATCTCCCCGTTGGGCATTTGCGTGGTGGTCTTGCAGGGCGGTACTGCCTTGATGGAGTAGTTGGTGTGCGAGTCCAGAGCCACCACTTCCAGCGGCACGTTCTCGGAGACGAACTGACCGTTGGAGTTGTAGACCTTGGAGATGACCTCGCCTTGACCGTCGATGGCAGCGCCACGGAAGATCTTGGCATAGGCGCACATGGTGCCACCCACGCGCAGCCGTGCATCGACGGCGAGCGAATAGGGCATGTCGGACGTATCCAGGTACACGCGGTACGTGTCCGCTTGCGTACCCGGCCCCACGCCGAAGAGCACATCGGTTTCCGTGAACACGAAGTCCATGTTGGCCGGACGCACTTCCTTGAGCGTGGGGATATAGGTGACGGGGTCCAGCGCCTCGACACGGTACGCGGTGTACGTGTCGGTGTCCATCACGTAGTCTTTGACCTTCGGGATGTACTTGTTGGCGCCTTGTTGACCTCGATAGATCTCTTCGAGCGACCACCAGCACCAACGCGCGTCGGGCTGATAGATCGGTGGTTGGCCATCGGTGCCGACCACAGGAGAATTTGTTGGCATCGAAGCTCCTACGGATTGACGGTGAAGAAGGGAGAGAGATTCACGAGCCCGTGACAGTACAGACCCACTACACGATTCAGGAAGCGGAACTGGTAGAGTTCCAAGTTGATCACCGTCGTGTTGCGGTGCGGATGCACATCAACGAAACGGTAGTCATATTCCAGATCCTCGTTGACAGGGTCAAACTGAAGCAGAGGTTCGAACTCACTCACCAGCGCGATGACGTCATTGTCCGTGACAGCATTCTCGATTTGGGTTTTCGTGATGTAGTCGGTCAGCAAGGCGTTCAGGACACGGCTCACGAAGGGTGACACCACCGGGTACTTCTCCGGGATGATGTCCAGATCCCCACGATCGGCTTCCGGGTCCTTGATCGTCATGTAGTCCGAGACGTCCTCGTCAATCTGGATCGACTTGGCACGCAGGCTGTAGGTGTTCTCGTTGACCAGCTGCTTGAGCGGGACGACGATGTCCTTGACTTGGTACGGCAGACCGTTGGTCGGGTCCGCCACACTCACACCGTCATGCTCCTCGGAGAAGAGCAGAGCGTCGCGATGCAGGGTCTTGCCGTCCATCGTGATGCGAAGCACCTTGTCGTCACGGATGTCGTAGCGGTTGTTCTCCGAGAGGAACCCGTATTGAACGAAACCGTAGTCATCGATCTGTTCGAACTTCAAGTCCGAAGAACAGAAGCCGGTCATGCGCACATGCAGATGTTGCAGCGCGTCAGTACCAGGCTGGTTCAGGTACTTCTTGTTCACAACGTGGATCGTCGGGAACACGATGTTGTAGTCCAGACCTTTGATGAGGGAGTGTCCATTCAAGAACACGTCGATCTCACCCAGAGGCACCGGCAGGGTGTAGTCCTGCACGCCGTCGCCCAGGCCTCGGTCTTCCTTCTCTGCGAAAGTGAAGAAGAGGTTGCCGTTGACGCACGTCAGGTCGAGGTCATAGGCCAGGAACTTGGCGTCCGTGCGCACCATGACGAACTGCTCAATCTGCTCGTTGTCCCAGATCAGGATGCCGTTTTCGATGTGGTACTCGGAAGAACCCGTCACATCGGCCCACTGGTTGTTCGGCACGCCGTTGTCAAACCAGCAGCGGTACACGCGGTAGTTGTCCACCGCAGGCACCGGGATGTTGTCGGTCCCGAAGCGCACATCCGGAGCGTCCGTGCCACGACCGGAGATTGCCTCGATCAGACGCGTGTTGTTGTCCACGGCCTGATAGGTGACATCGCCCGAGTGGTAGTGCCAGCCGAGCAGCTGACCGTTCACGTCGTACTCGTAGACCGTGCAGTTGCCGATCAACGCTTCGGGCAATGTCGCAGTCTGACGGCCCGAGATGAGCGTGGTCTTCTGCGGTGTGTCCCCGACGATCTTGGACATGCTGTTGTAGCCATAGGCCGACTGCACCAACGAGAGCGTGACGTTCTCGGCGTACGGAGCGCGCATGAGCTCGGTGTACGCATTGGCTTCCAGGCTTTGAGCCTTCCAGATTTCCAGCGACGAGTTGACACCCATCATGGCCTGGAGGATCTTCTCATCGTCCAACTTGTACATCTCGAAGATGCGTGCGTTGTCGTAGATGAGCGGGCGATTGTTGGTGCCCGACTTGCGGATGGCGACCTGAAGCTTGAAGCCCATGATGTCCACCGGGGTGGTCGAGGTGTCTTCAGCGAGCTTCTGAGCGATGTAGGTGTAGTAGTCCACCACGATCGCATAGTCACGGTGCGTCACCATGCGGTGAGACTCCGGCGTGTTGCGATGGTAGTAGTAACCCTTGTAGCGCGCGCCATTCGGGTTCAGGATGTAGATGTCCAGATCGTCCTGGTAGTCGATGGTATTGTCATCGGTACCGGCGTAGTGGAGCAAGAACTTGGTCTTCAGGTCCAGCGTACTGGAGAAGATGTTGAGCGAGTTCACGTCGAAGGTGACCATCTTCTTCACGGAGTAGTCGTAGACGTACTCCATGGCGTCACCGATTTGCACCGTCACGGGCGAGATCTCATCGACCAAGAAGCCGTTGCAGTACGTGAAGACGTGACCGGTCAGCTGCCTGAGTGCGGTGACCTCCAGCTGCATGGCCAGAATGTCGTTGACGTTCAGGGCAATCTTGCCCTTGCACTTCATGACGTCGGGCAGCTGGTCGGCAGCTTGGCTCTCGTAGTAAGCGTTGCTGTAGACCCGGAAGTAGACCTGATCGGTCTTGTAGTCGATCTTGACGCGGGAGTTGTCCTCGACCGCGACCACGAGGTCTCGCTCGTTGCTGAAGAGCAAATAGGTTTGGAACCGAGGGATGCAAGTGCCATCAGCCGTGTACAGGCTGATCATCATCTTGTTGGACTCGATCGATTGCGCCAGGTTCAGCCAGCTCTCGTTGACCCAGTCCGGCTTCGTGCTAGCAAAGCCGATCAGGTTCGGGTTGAGTTGACCGATTTGGAAAACATGGTAGCGCTTACCCTGGATGGGCAGCGCTACCTTTCTGTTCATGAGGGTGAAGCGATTGAGGGCCCCGTTCAAAGGGGTAATCCTTTTGGCAGCGAACACCAGCTGGCGGTCTTGCGAAGGATTACCCCACACGTTCCTCAACGCATGGGAGACCAAGTACTGTTCCATGATCGGATCAGACCTTACTTGAACTCACCCAGCTCAGCGATGATTTCCTCGTTGGAGATCACCAGGCCGGGCTTTTGCTCGACCGTGTTCTCGCGCATCAGCAGTTGGTAGTGCTTGATGAACTCGTCGCCCACGCCGCGCTTGCCCAGCATCTCGCCGATGCGGGCGATGGCGCTGGTCTTGTAGGTGCGCTCGGTCAGGCCCGTGTAGACGATGGCCAGCCAGGTCGGCGGATGTTCCAGCGCCACCGAGATGATCTCGCGGCTGTTGGTGCCGTACCAGGAGTTGCTCACCATGGTCAGCAAAGCGGCCAGGTTGAAGTCCTTGACCCGCACGTTCTCCACGAGTTCAGCGACCGCTTTGCAGAAGTCGGTGATGTCCTTCAAGGGCGGAAGCTTGTCCAAAACCTTGAAGACTTGATCCGCTGTGGAAAAAGTCGCTTTTATGGTATGAGCAGCCATGATTTGTTTGGCTTCTTCATCGAACGTCGTCTCCTCGGAGAACAGCGCTTGGTAGAAGAAGTGAGCGATGATGGCCACCGTCTGCTTGTCGCCGTGGTCCAAGGCATACGTCTTGCCGATGGCGTCGGACAGCCAGGTGGCGTACATCGCGCCAGCGAAGCGTAGGCCGTTGCGGATTTCTCCGACTCGCTCACTCACCCACAAGAGGTTGAGGATGGCACGGCTCTTGGCGAAGTTGTACTCCGTCAGGTTGCGAATGCCGCTCTCGATCTCAGATGCGGGGGTACCTTTCTTGACATAGAAACGCAAGTCAGTACAGAGAAACTTCTCCTTGTCGTGGTTCAAAACCACAATCGGATGAGTGAACAGTGGAATATCCGCTTCACTGGACCAACTACCGATCACGAACACAGGCGAAACATTGCCGGATCGACGCACGCCCAAGTTGGTGTGATGCAGGCCGTCGCGAATGAACGCCGACTTAACCGCCGTCTCGATGGATTTGGTGACAAACGCCGATCCAACAGTCGTCTGATAACTGTCCTTGAAAATAGGCATTTTTAAAACTCCAGTCTAGTGAATCTTCTCTTCTCTTCGAGGTAATCCATGGCACAACAGATCGTCAATGCCGCCCCGATGGTGATCGATCGCGGTACCCAGGACTTGAGCAAGCGCCAAGTCCCCCGTGAGCCCATCGCCGTTCCACAACATCTCCCAAAACAGTTCCTCTTCGCGCAGAAGGGGACGACGGATCCGCAGCTGGGCAGCGGCGCCGAATTGGTGAACATCTACGGGCAGGAAACCTTCAATCTCCGTGGCAAGTTCGCCAACCATGCCACCGTTTTTGCCCAGGGCGCGATGTCCAAGGGCAACGCTCTGATGGTGCAACGCCTGATCCCCGAAGACGCCGGCCCCGAGGCCACGATCATCGGCTGGCTCGACGTGCTGCCCACCACGGTGGACGTGTACGAGCGCAACACCGACGGCTCGATCAAGGTCGACGTCGCTGGTGATCCGATCGTCATCGGCAACACCCCGGGCTACAAGGTCAAGTGGGTCGTCACCCACCACGCCAGCGTCCAAGACCTGGCCGACAACTTCGGTCAACTGACCATCATGCCGGGCGACCAGACCGACGGCACCACGCAGTCGCAGCGCTACCCGATGTTCGAGCTGAAGGCCAACAGCGTCGGCAGCTACGGCAACTACTCGGGCATCCGCATGTGGGCCCCGACGATCAAGACGACGTCGATGCCCACGAAGATGATGAGCCAGGAAAAGGCTTATCCCTACTTCATCCAGATGATCCAAAAGCCGGACGACGTGTCCTCGCCGAAGGTCGTGCCCACCATCTTCGCCGAGCAATCGGTGATGTTCACGTTCAAGCAAGACGTGGTGGACCCGGTCACGGATCTGAACCTCTATGCTGGTGAGATCATCATCCCCAGCTACGAGAACACGACCGATCCTCGCTACCCGAAGATCTACGGCAACTACCACGAAGCCCGCTGGTACGACGACAACATCGCCACGCTGCTGGAAATGTTCCACGCCGCCGAGATCCCGTTCATCGGTGCCTTCTCGGACTTCTCGGCCGATCCGCTGGACATGCACCTGTTCAACTTCGTGTCGGGTCAGAGCTCCTACGGCGTGCCGTACAACAGCTTCGTCTTCACCGACAGCCCCAACACGACGCGCTTCTCCGAGTCGACCAACGTCTACTCGGCCGGCAGCTCCGACGGCACGATGTCCGACGAGAACTTCGCCATCCTGGTGAAGAACAAGATGGCCGACTACCTGGATCCGCTGAACCCGGTGCAGGAACTGGCCGTCAACGTCGAATCGATCACCTACGACTCGGGCTTCCCGCTGGAAACCAAGTTCGCGCTGATCGACTTCATCAGCCAGCGTCACGACACCTGCGTGGTGCTGTCGCCGTTCGACCAATCCGAAGCCTCGCTCGGCGCCGCTGAAGAACAGTCCGTGGCCATCGCGCTGCGCACCCGTGCTCAGCTGTACCCCGAGTCGGACTACTTCGGCACGCCGGTCATGCGCTGCATCATCATCGGCCGTGATGGCAAGATCCGCAACAGCCAGTGGAAGAAGCGCGTTCCGCTCACCTATGAGTTCCTGATCAAGGCAGCGAGCTACATGGGCGCGGGCAACGGCCGCTGGACCAACGGCGAGAACTTCGACGGCGCTCCGGGTTCGATCCTGGAAGTCATGACCGACATCAACATCACGTGGGTGCCCGCTTCGGTGCGCAACCGCAACTGGGACGTCGGCCTGAACTGGGTGCAAGCCTACGACCAATCGTCGTACTTCTTCCCGGCCTTCAAGACCGTCTACGACGACGACACGTCGGTGCTGAACAGCTTCAACACCGTGATGGCGATCTGCCAGCTCAACAAGATTGCTCACGCCTGCTGGCGCGAGTTCTCGGGCGTGGATCACCTGACCAACGCTCAACTGTGCCAACGCGTCAATGACTTCGTCAACGACCGCGTGAACAACATCTTCGACGGTCGCTTCGTCATCAAGCCCCAGGCTCAGGTGACGGACATGGACGAGCTCCGTGGCTTCAGCTGGACGCTGCCGATCCAGATCTTCGCGCCGAACATGAAGACGGTGATGACCACCTATGTTCAGGCGTTCCGGATCGAGGACCTGGAGCAGTAAACCCACAAGCTGAACACAAGGAGAATCACACATGGCACGAATCACTGAAGCTCTGTTGGGCCAACGCGCCTTTGGCCGCGGCTCCAACCAGCCCATGCTCGACCCCACCTTCGGCGGTCAACTGGGCTACGCTCCCAACCTGCCCGAATGGGTGTCGAACCAGGCGTACGTCCGCCGGCAGATCATTCCGATCCTGCTGGAAGCGCCGAAGTTCTTCCAATACATGCCCGAGCCGCAGAAGTGGATCGACACGCTCAAGGCGATCGTCGAGCTGCGTCCGCGCTCCATCGAGGGCCTCAACGCCGGCGTCACGCTGGAGTTCGAGGAGCATCCCGTCGGTGGTGCTGGTGAAGTCCAGGAAGAAGTGGTGGACAGCAAGCGTGAGCCCTCCAAGGTCGTCATGACCTTCGTGGACCTCTACGGCATGCCGATCCAGAACTTCCTCTACCAGTGGATCACCTACGGCATCATGGATCCGGCGACCAAGTTCGCTCTGATCAACACGCTGACCGGCGCCCGCCCGGACGACATGCTCGCTGACCAGTTCACGATGAGCATGCTGTTCCTGGAACCCGATCCGAGCCACCGTCGCGTGGTGAAGAGCTGGGTCGGCACCAACATGATGCCGCGCTCCACCGGTGAGATCACCGGCAAGCGCAACCTGACCGAGCCGAACGAGCTGAGCAATCTCTCGATCGAGTTCACCGGCATCTACCAGTTCAACCTCGGCACGAACCAGTTCGCGCAGAAGGTGCTGGAGTCCATCCGCATGGACAACGCCAACCCGTTCCTCGCACCGTCCTTCATCCAGGACATCTCGGCAGACGTCCAGGCTTCGGCCAAGGGCTACAAGTCGGGCATCGAGACGCTGGGCGCTTCGGCCGTTCCTGGCCTGCGTTAAGCCAAAAAAAGCCACAACGGCAAGAGACCACCGGGGCTTCGGCCCTGGTGGTCTTTTTATGCCGTCACGTCGTCGAGCGTCATTGGTCGGAACATGAAGAGTTTGATCTCCTTGAGCTGGCGCCCTTGGTGACCAGGTGGTGGATGCAATTCATCCACCATGATGGGTTTGGTGATGTCCACCAGCTGAGCGGCATCAAAGTAATGAGTAGTATCCCCGAAAACTTGATTCAGCATTACCGGTTCACTGGTAGAGTCAAGATCGTGAAAAGATACGAGCTCACAGAGACATCCCACAACCTCAATGCGGTCTGCTGCTTCAAGCAGTTTGTGAAGTGGATACAGGGTGCTCATGGTTTTAGTTCAACGCTGCGTTTTTGTTCAGCGAAGTCATGGAGAAGTTGTATACGAGGGTCTTGCTGACCGCTGTTTCTCGGGGCTTGGAGGTCAAGCCTGTGATGGCAATCGACACAAACACCGGCGTGATGCGATAGGCAATGCGGTTCGGCGTCTCTGTGAAGATCGCGAGGTCGTCCTCACCCACGAGGATTGCCATGTAGTCCATGAAACGCTTGGCCTTCTGCGTCTCAGTGGGGTTGGCAGTCATACCGGGCGTGATGGTGAATTCGTACTCGTCTGGCGTCGGGTCTCGTCGGCTGTCACCCACGAGACTCGACAGGGCAGGCAGCATGCGGTCGAACAGCGTGGCCGTTGCGGATTGCATGGCAGGACGCATGGTCAAGCGGCTGTAGCTACCTTCGGTAATGGGTTTGTTGCCCATGTATTGTTCTCGGTGAAAAAGGAAAGGGCACAACAGAGCCCCGGGACGTCCCGGGGCTCTGAGGAGTAGCGTTGGTGGCGGGCGCCGAATTACTTCAGCGCGTCGGCCGCCAGGTCGTTGATCAGCGAGCGCGCGATCTTGAGCTGGCCGGCGTTGTTGTCGGCGACGATGTCGTAGTTCACGGAGATCACGCCATGCTTGACGATGGGGTTTTCCTTGTCCTGCGGATTCGGGTAGGTGCGCTGACGCTCCATGGTCAGGTGCAGCTCGTTCTTGCCGCCCATCTTGATCACGGTCTCGACGCTGTCCAGCTTCTTGTGGCCGGCCAGGGCCTTGGTGCCGACGCGGCCGAGCGCGTAGGTGGAGGCGGCGATGAAGTTGGCGTTGTGCTTCTCGATCTTGTTGACCAGGGTCATCGTGACGTCTTCGGGCAGGGTCTGCTCGTAGATGTCGTCGGCGGCGGGAGCCATGCCGGTCTTGTTGTCGACGTTCAGGGCGGCTTCGATGCGGTCGGCCAGTTCGAGGACTTCGGTCTTGAGCGTCGGGCCTTTGGCCTCGGTCGCGGTGGCGGTCTTGGACATGTTGTCGGATCTCCGATTGTTTGACAAGGTGGTTCCTTAGAACAGTTCTCGTTCTAGGTCCACGTGAAGTATAAGTGAGTAACCCACCTCTAGGAAAGGGGTACTTTCCCGAAATGGGTTCTCTCTATACCACTAGATCCCGAGGAATCCAGGTTTTTTACTGCGTGAGGGCACTCTCGGCAGGCGCCGAGACGATCTGACGCTTGACATCCTGGCTGAGCAGGGGTCGCGTCACAAAGAGCTCGATTTCCGTGAGCTCCTCGGTTTCAACGCCCTCGATCGTCAACGGTACGACGATCTTGCCCTCGGTGACTTCGACTTCCTTGGTGTGATCGGCCAGATAGGCCATCTCACCGCTGGGTCCAAGCGTCACGAGGCGCACGAGGTGTGTGAGTGTCGATGGGATCTCCACCTTGATCACATTGCGTTCACCGATCATGATACTGGATGCGCTTCTGAGCACATCCGACAGCACGTATTTGACAGTTGTTTCAGACATAAGTTTTACCTGAGGAATGTCAGGGTCCAATACCTGACGGGTTATTACCCCCTCAAACTCATGTAAGATCGGACGTTCTGGCTGATGGATCCCCGATCAAGGGGAACAGGCGGTCCTGACGGCACATGGGTCGTTTGGAGGAGGAAAAGGGGTAGAGATAGTAGAGGTGGGAGGGTCCTCTAGAATTCACTCCTGTTCACATCCTTCATCGAGTTGTTCATGGTCGGCATATTTCATGCCGGGGTTCGTTAAGCGCGCCATCTCTTTGACGGTCTTCATTTGTCGACGGTACCGGAACTCCTCTGAATACGGCCCCAGTTCAAGTACGTCGATGATTTGTGTTTGAGGAACGGTCAACAGCTGGTCCTCATGTTCAAAAGCGACGATGACGCGACTGCCCTGGACGGACACGTCATCGACCGTTGCCACCACGTCGTCTTCGAGGACGCCGTCTTTGGCAATCAAGATTGTATCGCCGACGTTGCACTTGATCGTGGGGAGTTCTCCCACACGGTGAAACGTCATTTGCTCTTTGTAATACCGGTAGTTCTTGTCGATCTCATCTTCGAAGGTGTAGCCTTCGGGTTCCAGGTACATGAGAGGGATGTCGAGCAATTTGCCGGTCTCAAGCTTTACCAGCGGATCTCCGATGGTCTGGTAAATACCAGGCTCAAGATGTTGTAGTCGAGGCACATGGGGCAGTGCATACTCCAGTCGAGCTTTGAACCCCATGAGTTTACATCGCATCCCGTTGTAGGGTGGAATGGCCTCTTTTTCAATCCGTGGGTAACGGACGGTGAACTCGTCTCCAACGTAGGTGGAGTTAACTTGCTTGCGCATGTGGACTCCCTAGGTTGGTCAGGCTGGGTCAGCCAGGCTCTTGGATCTTGGCCAAGACCTTCTCAGCCGTGACCTTCTCATAGGTGAAGAAGAGCGCCGTAGTCTCGGTACGTGTCTTGTCGCCGTGGTAGGTGACACGGATCACAGCTTTGCCGTCTTCCAGCGTCACTTGTTGACTGGGGTCAAAGAAGATGGTGGTCTCGTCAGCCATGTGAAAGGCTGCACAGTCCTTGTCACCAGCAATGCCGTATTCTGCACGGAGACATTCGACGTCGTCGATCACTGTCAGCTCAGTGGCGTCGAGCAGTTGTTCGAGTGTGAATTGGGTACTCATTCTGGAAACTCTCTTGTTGCCGTTACAATTAGAACGGGGATAGGTCTCACATACAGTATGTATGACTGTCGAAAACTTCAGAAGGCCTCCCGAAAACAAAAAAAAAAGAGGCCCCTTTGCAGGGACCCCTTCTCTCAGTCGACGATGGTGCGGAACACCTTGCCCTTCGGATCCCATTTGTTGTTCTGGGAGCCGCCGGCAGGAATGGGGAACACCAAGCGCTGTTGGACGATGCGCAGCAGCGTGGAGTCGTCCTTGACGGCCACGACGCGCAACTCGTACTCGGTCTCGACGTTGGTCTGGATGAACTCGCCAATCGTCTTGACGTCGTCGATCGAGATCTCCGCACCGTCACGCCAGAAACGGGCCAGGCCATCGGTTTCGAAGATGTTGAGCGTGACCTTCTCGTCCGGATCCCCACCCAAGAGCGACTTGAGCGGGGGTTCCTTCCAAAAGGTCTCGACCTCTTCGGGATCCATGCCTGCTTCGACCAAGGCGGCCTTGATGCGGTGCGTGTGCGGGTGCAGCGGCTCGTTCCCGCCATCGTGGCAGCGTTTACCCACCTCGACCTTACACACCGGACACGGCACGTGGATCGCCAGCTCGCACTGGTGATCCGGCGTGATCGGGTTCAGGGCGTTGTCCAGGTTCAGCGGCGTTTCCTCGAAGAAACGGATGATGTGTTCACGCGGCTGTTGTGCCGGCTGTGGAATGCCGACATAGGTTACCGGCACCAGCGCTTCACCGCCGCCGTAGAGCACCGTCTGACGGATGTCAACTTGGAACTCCGCACGACCACCGTACAGCGTGCTGTTGCCGATCAGGAGGATGGAGCCTTCAACCTTGTGAAAGGTGTCCTTGCCCCAGTCCAGAATTTCGATGCGAGTCGCCTTCGCAAGAAGTGCCCACAGTTTCACTGCTTTCATTCAAACTCCTTGAAAATTGACAGACAAAGAAAGAGGAGGGCGCAATGCCCTCCTCTCCTATGAGTGCTTCAGCGGCTTGGAGAGCACCACATGGACTTGGTACTCGGTATCGGGACTGTCGCCGTAGAGGATGGTGAGGTCACCCCAACCCGCTTGCCGGTAGATGGCAATGAGCTTGGTGTAAATCTCGTCATCAAAGATCGAAGCGTCCGGGAACCGAATGAACACGGAGTTCGTGTACAGATGCTCGAACGCTTGGATGTCCAGGCTGGCAGCGTTCTCGAAAGGCTTGGCGAGCCACCATTCGATGTAAGCGATGGCTTCCAGGAACGTGACACGCTGTGGAATGCGCACCTTGGAGGCCAGCCGGTCGTAGGCCTCAGGCCCAGTGACTTGGCCCTCTGTCATGACATCCACAGGAAGCTGGCGTTGGCGTTGTCAGCTGAACCCGCCTGGTGGCGGCAGCTGACCCAGCCGGTGGCCAAGTAGGTGCGGCTGAGTTCCATGCCCACGGCCAGAGTGACGATGGTGTTGTCCGGCAGCTCCACCTTGAAGATGGGAGCATGGGGGTTGCCCGCCGGCTTGGCACGGGTGCTGAGGTAGATGTCGATGTAGGCCTCCAGCGCTTTGGCCGAAGGTTCACGACCCAGCTGGGGAAGTTCTGCGTGGCTTGCATTGGCCAGCACGGCAATGGCGCCGGCTTGCGGACCCAGCAAAGAATCGATCAGGTGCGTGTGGTTCAGTGCCATGAGTTTTCTCCTTTCAATGGCGGGTTGGTTTTAGTGCAGTTGCTGAGGGATGTTGCTACCCATCAGTGCTTGGGTGAAGTCTGCCTCGGTGGGCATGTCGTGGCCGTTGCTCTTGGCGACCTGGTCCACTGCCAGTACGTCGAACACAAGAGCATTGACGCCCGACACGATCATTTTGACCATGGCGTGTTTCTCTTCTTCGGGCAAAGCCTCGAAATACGCCTTGATCTCTTCCGTGGACATATCGGGGTCAATGTTGAACATGACAGTTTCCTATCGTGGTTTCGGGTTGGGTCGTACGCGGACCTTGAGTTGTTCGAGCTGCTGGGTGTCTTCCAGCAACAGCTTCTTGGCGAGCATCTGCGCCCAGCCCTTGGACAGGCCGAATGCGAGATAGGGTCCACCAAAGCGTTTGGTCATCCGGTCGATGGCCACTTGCGCCATGTGGAAGTTCTTCATCACCTTGGGTGCATCAGAGAACTGGAGTTCACCAGCGTCTGTGACTTTACCCACGATGAAAAGCTCGGGCTCATAGAAACGCCCAGTATCGCGACCTTTATGAAAGATCTTGAAGTACTTCGCCACCGTCGGGTCCGTGAACTCGTTGGTGTCGTCCACCGTGAAGTCCAGGACCTCTTCGGGGAACAGGAACTGCATGTGTTGGATGAAGTTCTGTTTGTACTTACTGAGCTTGATGCGCTTCTTTGTCTCAGTTGTCGTGGTCGCTTCTGCGACGTCGTTCGCTGTGGCTTGCAGGTTCATTGCGGAGGGTTCCTTGAGCCCGACCGCGGGGTTTTTGGTGTCCCGCTGCCGGGATAACGTTGGGGATGTAGTTGGGGGTATAAATCGCCCCAACCTGCACGTAGATCAGCTCCGAAGGGTCTTCAACAGAGTTATGTACACGAACATACTCGCGAGCCGCTTCAGGTGATCCGAAATTCCTGGCGTGATCAATGGTAGTACGATAGTCGTACCCATTCATCGTCGCACTGACGTAATTGGACTGCTCCATGTCACCATTGACTGGAATCCACATTACGAGGTGAAGTGTCTTTGTTGTAGACATAAAGACCACTTTCTTGAAGTGAATCAGAATCTAGAATCATTGATCTAGAAGTTCTGTCGAGGAAAGTATATGTGACCAAAAAACGATTGAAGGTGAGCCTTCAACTTTCGGAACGATGATGAATGCCGAGGATGAAGTTCTGACCCGTGGTCACACGGTGACCGCTGAAGTTCATGCTCATCTCCGCCACCACATTGAAGATGATGGACTTGTCCAGATTGCGCGCTTCAAAGCTGATCTGCATCACGCCGCCAGTCAGCTTCTCCGTAACGCCGGTCAGACCCAGCACTTTCGTTTCCGACTGGAAGACGCCTTCGGGAGTGGGACCCGTGATCGAGAGCGCTTCCGTGATCGACTTCACGCGCCTGTCCATCGACAGCGGCCAACGGGTCTCGATGAAAGACTGGGCTTCATTCAGGATCGCTGCAACAAACTTGCCGTAGGTTTCACCCAGCGCTTCTTCGCGAGTGAACATCAGTGCGACAGTTGCCTGGTTATTACCGCTCAGCATGTTCTCCAGGCCGGCGTGCAGATTGTGCAGCATCTCGATCGGGATGCCGCCATTAGGGGTGTATTGTGCGGTCATATGTTCTCCTGGGTGTACAGACCCAAACCACAGGAATTAGTAACTTCCAGTAAAAATTGGAGACAGCACAAAAGAGCAAATAGCCGAGGTTGTCCCCGACTATTTGCTTTGATGCTTGATTTCGAGATTGAAGCGGTACTGGGCCAAAGGTACTACCAACAAAGGCTCGGTGGAGCTGAGCCTGACCATGCGCACGAAGAGCTTCACGGCGACCGAATAGTCCGTGGGCGTTGAGGCGGTATTCCTCTCCACGGCCGTGTCGATCACGATCGCGTTCTGCTCGGTCATGGTGCGTTTGTAAAACGCATGGAGCTGGTGCACGCTCTTCTGGAGGTCGGAAGACGCCAGAGAGTCCAGGAACGACTTGTACAGATAATCCGTCACCGGATTGATCCCTCGCCCATAGGCGCTCTCGATGTAGGACTGGAGTTCGGTGTACAGCTGCGCGTAGTAGTCTCTGACCGCAGCGAACTCCTGGATGTTCCACAGCTGGTGTTGGTTCACGAGAGGGATATCGGTTCGGATCGTCAAGGACTTGGGACCAGCCACTTTCATGTGGTTGTACACCAGGTTCACCAAGGCGTCCTTGTCTTTGTACATCCGTTTGATGTCCTTCATGATCACACCTGCGTGACAGCGAAGGTCTTGACCTGAGGGCCGAGCACCGTCTCCATCTCACCCAGCACGATCTGGAACATCTTCTCCACGATCACGGAGTGTGTCTCCAGGAGGTCGAGTTCCAGGTTGGTGAAGAGCACTGGCGTGGTGTGCGTTTCCAGGACGTAGTACATGTACACCCGGTCGCCTTCTTCGGAGATCTTGAGCACAACGTAGTTGCCCGTCTCGATGAATGCTTCGCGCTGCATCACCAAGATGAAGTGCTTCTTCTCGAAGAGGCCCTCGATTTTGTGATCGAGGTGAAAACCGGAGCGGTACTTGCCGCTGGGCAGCGTCAGGATGCTGTCCACGCCGTTGGGCGGGAAAAGCAGCGAAGCCACCGTGTATTCTTTCATGCGAACCACGAACTCTGCGAGCATCTTGGGGCCCACAAAGTCTGACTCGTAGTTGAAGATATCGCCGATGGGGCGATGTTTTTGAAGTTCAGCCTGCTCATAGAACAGGAAGAGTCGAGAGATGATGTTCATGTAAAACCTACCGGGACTTAGTCGGCGATGGCACCAGTGGTCATCATGGGGGAACTCCCTTTTGTGAATGTAATTGAGGTAAGATGCTGATGATCCTACCCAATCGATAACTGATAAAAAGAAAAACAACCACAAAGAGCCCAGGGTTATTCCCCGGGCTCTCTATGGCGGTTTTCATTACCAGTTGGCGTAACCGGGCTTGGGAGACTGGAACTGCTGCGAGGGCTTCGCGACATTGGAGACGAGCTCCAGGGCGATGCTCTTGCTGTCTTCCATGGCGCCGATCGACTCGGTAGCCAGGAAGCGACGCAGTTGACCGTGGGTCACGGCCGTCTCGTTGAGTTCCTCCAGCGTCGGAGCGCTCCATTTGGAAGCGTTGGCGATGCCGCCTTCGTTGACGTAGTCGAACGTCACGATGGTTTCCAGCACTCGGAAGCACTGGCCACGCTGGTAGTAGTCGTTCGTGAACGAGCGGATCGAGAAGCAGACGTTCTCGTTCTTGTTCTCGAAGGCTTCCTTCAGGAACTGGCCCTTGGCACCGGCAGGCTTGACCTTGGCCATGATGGCCACGAGCGCCGGGTTCTTGAACTCCGGGTTCTTGGCACCGAACTCATGGTCCAGCCAGATCTCGGAGATGTGGCAGCAGATGTTGGTCTCATCGATGGTGAGCAACCGCGCCACGAAGTCGTCGTCGGACATCTTGGGGTCGCGCTTGGGGTGACCCACTTCGCCCTTGAGACATCCGTTTTTCACTCGCCGCATGAACGTGGAGGACTCCTTGAAGAGTTCCTCCGCGCCTTGCAGCGTGTAGTACTTGCCTGCACTGTTGAGACAGTTCAGTCCGCCGATGGGCAGGGTGTAGTACCCGTCCGCATCGGCTTGCAACACGCCTGCCTTGCCCGTACCTTCCAGTCGGGTGGCTTGAAACTTGATCATTCCCATGTCATGCCCTCAATATGCGTTCAATCTTGTCAGTCTTGGTCGTCGGCGTCACGAGCGCACTCGTCACACCGTCGGCGAAATGGCTACCGGTGAGTTTGTTCACCGTACTCGTAACCGACCAGTAAACGCTCTTCAGAGGCACGTAGTCGATGTCGTTCAACGTGAAGTCGCTCTGCTTCTGAGCCACGCTGCGGATGTACTTGGTGCGATCGTTCTTGGAACGAGACACCATGGATGCAATGAACTCAATCACCTCGGGATTCTGAGCCACATTGGATCCCGCGTGGTACTTGGCCGTGTCGAAGAGCTTGCCCAGATCTTCGTAGTCCGTGTACCAGGGTACCTTGCCGTTAAAGATGAACTCGTTAAAGACATTGAACAGCAACGCCTCTCGCTTGACCAAGTCCGTCGTCTTGATCACCACGTCTCCCGCATCGAAGTGGAATTGGTGGTAATCGACGTCGTCCATGGTGACGATCGAGAGCTTGTAGGGGTTCAGTTCCAGCAGGGCGTTGACGTTGAGGACTGCGTAGTCGCCGGACTCCAGGATGATGGCCAGGAGCCCGTACGTGAACGTATTGATACCGATCTCGCCCAGGCCGATCTCGGAAAACCGCACTGGAACTTGGATCACCATAGGCAGTTTGGCGATGATCTGTCCAGCGGAGTTCTCTTTGAGTTGGCTCAGGACGAGTTCGGCATTCCTGCGGAGCTTGGCCATCAGGCAGTCAGCGTGACTTGGTCGCCCAGCCAGTCGCCGAGATAGTTGATGACGGCCAGCAGCGCCGCTTCACGCACGTCGACGTTCGGGTTGGCCTTGCAGGCCGTCTCGATGTCCGACAGGATTTGGAAGCTGGAGGTGTGGCAGAAGCGGATCTGCGCGACCAGGCTCAGCGCCAGCGCGTAGCTGTCGTTGAGTGCTTCGCTCGTCAGCGTGCTGAGGTAGTTGCCCGCAGCTTCGATGGTCTTGGTGAGACGATCGGTGTTGCGCACGTTGACGTCTTGCTCGGTCTCGTGCTGATCGGCCAGTTGCGTGGTGAACTCCGACAGCACCGCGACGCGGTAGTTGTCGTAGAACTTGTTGCGGGTGTCCACCGCCTTGAAGGTCAGGTAGGACTGCCAGGCCGCTTCATGCGCAGCCTTGCCCTCGTCGATGAGCGAGACGCTCTTGGCGACGTTGTTGGAGACCAGCATGCCCAGCAGGATCTCGGGCTTGCCACCCTTGGCCAGCCAGTCGTTGTAGATCTCGCCGTTGACCCAGAGCTTCTTGTCGCGGCTGGAGTGATGCACCACCAGGATGTTGGCCGTGATCAGGTCGAAGATGGACTTCAGGCTGAGCACCACGACGGCGCCGGCGTAGTCACGCACCTGCAGGACTTGATCCTTGTAGGTGGACAGCGGCAGCGAGCTTTCCTGGACTTCGTCGTAGATGCGGCGAGCCACGAGGTAGGCGCCCAGCAGCACGTCTTGCTTGGAGAAGACGTCCAGGTAGTCCAGGTCTTCTTGACCCCAGTAGTCGGTCTGCTGATCGGTCGTGAAGAACGTGCACCAGACCTTCAGCGGGAAGTTGGCTTCCTGCGTCGACAGCCAGGCCGTGACCATCTCGTCCGTGCGCTGGTGGCCCGTCAGCATCAGGGCGCGCACTTCATCGTTGGTCTTGGGTTGCAGGTTCAGCCGGTCCTTGATGGTGATGACGGGCTTGTCCTTGTAGTAGCTCAGCGTGTCGAGGAAGCTGGTGTCCTTGAGCAGCGCAGGGATGTTTTGCACGACGACGTCCACGCCAGCGGCCGGGTCAGCACCCTTGAGTTCTTGAGCGCGCTTGCCCAGGCGTTCGCCGAGTTCCAGCACCAGCGGCTTGACGACCGACTTGGCGTAGGAAACATGGCCTTGCACGAGCTTGGCGATTTGGTCGACGAAGGCACCTTGGGCCAGGCTGTGATCGCTGGGATTGCCGGCTTGGTCGTCGGTGGCTTGTTGGATCATGACGCCGTAGGCCATGACGGGATCACCGCCGCCACCACCCGTGGCGACGAGGGACAGTGCGTCGCCGTCCAGAGCGGACTTGGCCACGAGGTCGCTGAGCATGGTGCTCGGCAGTGCCGACAGGGCTTGGCCGCGGGCAGCGAGAGCCGCAGCAGCACCTGCTGCGGTCATGAAGGAGGAACCACGAATCATTCTTTTGCTCCAGTCTTGGTGGTCGATGCCTTAGGCGGCCTTGCGCGCCTGAACGCGCTTGATGATGCGCGAGTACAGCAGCGACTGAACGATCTCGTTGGTGGCCTTCGCACCGTTGATGGCGGTGGAGATGTCGTTGCCTGCGATCTGGCCGACGATCGCGCAGGCCACTTCACCGGCATTGGCCAGAACTGCGCTGCTCTTGAGCGTGTTCTGCTGCTCCAAAGTGATGGTGATTTGACTCATGTGGAATCCTTGGAAATGGGGGATGGGTCAGAGGTCTAATCCATCCTCCACGACGTGAAGATGGGAAGCATGCAAGAACCGTCGGGAAGTCTCCCTCCCGACGGTATCCTTCATTTGATCTAGGCTTTTTGCACAGATCCTCGGTAGATGTCGACCGCCTTTTTGGCGATCACTTTCAACAGAGTCGTGGTGGTGCCGATGATCACAGGGCTTTCCACGATACGGGCCGCGATGGAGCGGTAACCGAACATCGCTTCAACCTCTTGACCTTCTTCGGTGTGAACCTTGTAGTCCATCACCTCACCGATCACGCTCTTCATTTGTGATGCGAACACGCCCTTGTCACCCACACCGGCGGTGGTGGTCACCGTGATGTAGATCTTCACTTCGGCCTTGTCGAGTGCGAGCGGCACACCGGAGACCCGGTAGTCGTCGTTGACTTGACCGGTGATGACCGGCTTGTTGGAAGCGCGGCAAACCTCACCGAGCTGGCGATCACTGCGGTCAGCCAGCATCTTGAGCGAAGCGCTCATGTCTTGCTTGGCGCCGTGGTAGAACACCTCGATCTTGTCGATCGTCCCGAGGTAGTTGGCCTTGGGGGCTTGCTTGGAGAAGTTCTTCAGCACTTCCAGCGACTGCTGGTCGAAGATGTTGGTGTTGGACGTGATCTCGTCTTCGATCACCATCAGGATGTCCTTGGGACCGACGGAATCGCCGACCTTCACGACATCGTTCAGACGTTGCTTGAAGTCCACGGTGAACGAACGCACCTTGGTGGTACGAGCACTCAAGCGTTGGCCCACGCTCTTGCTGATGGCGGAGGCGTCTTCGTGCGTGTTGCTGGACTCCAGGAGTGCCACCTTCACGACCATGGAGTTCTTCATCACGACCTTGCTGCGGTCGAGGAAGTCTGGCTCGAAGAAACCCGTGTTGTAAGCGATCGTGTCACCCTTCTTGAACTTCGCGTTCACCTTCAGGGGACAGACGATGTCGTGCGGATAGACGCTGCCTTCGGCCTTGCCGTAGACACGGCCGAGCGTCACACCCTTCTTGGTGCCGTCCGCGTACTCGATGATCACGCCGTTGTCGTCCACGCTCACCACCTTGCCGTCGTCCTTGGCGAAGTAGGCAAACATGTCCGTGGTACGGTTACCGATCACGTATTCGTAACCGGTGCGCACGACGGGCTGGTGATAGCCGTGAGCGGCGATGGTGTGCGATTGCTGGATCGACACGAAGTTCACGCGCTTGGGGTCGTCGTGGTTGGCGCCCACCGCCAGCAGTGCACTGGTGGAGATCAGGTTCGCAGGGTTGAAGTTCTTGTCCGGCAGCGCGATGCCGCGCATGTCGGCAAAGTTGGGGTTCGCAGAGAGGTAGGCATTGATACCCACGTCCGAGCTGTCCACCGTGGCTTCAGAGACGATGCCCATGTCGTTCGGATGGAACGCACGGTTTTCTTTGTTGATTGAGTCCTTGGAGCGGCCACCCGTACCCACGTACGTGATGATTTCGGCTTCCTTCAGATTCTGGATCGGGTTGATGTCTTCCACCAGCTTGATGGCCGGATCCTTCATCACCGTCTGCCAGATCTGGTACGGACTCATTTCCACACGGGACTTGCCCGCGATGTTGCGGTTCTTGAACTGACGGATTTGCGCCGTGAGTTCTTTGTAGACCGCACCAGGGAAACGTTCGTAGCCGCGGATGCGCATGGACTTCATGTCCTGCGAGTCCGGATGGTGGTAGGTCTCCAGCATCTGCGTTGCACGGATCAGCAGACCGTGGAACGTCGAAGGCTCGTTCATTTGCTGCAGGATCGACAGAGTGATCTGGTCGACAAAGAGCTGGTTGGTGAGTTCAAGCTCACGGATGTACAAAGACCCCAGGCCCTTGGAGGCCAGCAGGTTCAGGTAGACGTCCTTCTTGTCGAACTCCGCCGCGTCGTACGAGCGCAGTTGGCGTTCGTAGTCCAGATACCCCGAAAGGATCATGGAGGCGGTGCGTTGACGGCGATCGAGAATGTACTTCTCGTTCTTGAAGGAAATGACGTACTGGTGTGGTGTGAGGTCCGGCAGCCGGCGACCTTCCACGACTTCATGCTTGGCACCCAGCAGCTTCAAGAGGTTCTTGAAACCGATGGTGTAACCGAGCACCACACCGACAGGCACCGTCTTGGAGAAGATGCGCACTTCGGTGAAGTCCACCGGAGCCTTGTGAGCGTCCAGTTGCAACACTTGGTAGATGTCGCCCAGCGGCTGAGGCTCGCCTTCACGACCGAGCAGCCAGAACTGGTTGGCACGGTCGACCACGATGTGGCCCAGGCCTGCGTTGCTGTAGCCGACGAGTCGGTACTTCCACGCCTTACCACCCGCGTTTTCGATCTTGGCGGCATGCACCGGATCGTAGGGACCGAGCTTCTCACCGCCTTCGCTGGCTTCTTCAAAGAGACCCAGACGTTCCTGATGGTCAAAGACCAACGTGTAGTCCTTCGTGGTCACCGACTTGAAGTGGTTGGCCAGGGCGTTGTAGATCCACGGGGCTTCGAAGTTGTTGTCGAAGACCTGGGCAGGCGCCACGCGCGTGATGTAAGGGTGGTTGTCCGAGAACGACGCTTTGTTGAGTTCCTTCACGATCCAAGCCAGCGAATTGTTCGCCTGCTTTTGGTTGACCGTGACGAAGGTCTTGCCGTAGTAGCTCGTCAAAGCCACCGTGTAGGCGTTGGTCTTGCGAATGGGTACATCCACGCGCTGCTTGCGCATCACGTACTTGTTGCCATTGGCCACGAACGTGCCATCGGTTTGCACCTGCGGCAGACGGAACCTCAGCTTGGAAGGCTGGCCATCGATCGGCTTGAGTTCGAGCGTGTGGTTCTCGTAGGTGCCCAGCGCGCTGTGGTCCAGTTCGATTTCATGGTTGCGCACGATCACGCCTGCTTTTTGCAGGTTATTGATCATGCCCAGCATGTCTTTCTTGTAGACGTTCTTGATATAGTCGTGATCGAAGGCCATGAGCGAGGACTGAGCCATCGTCTTGTCCACGACCTTGTCCGACACCGTGATCTCGGTCTTTTGCGGATTGAGCTTGATCGCCTCAGGCGTGACCACCATGGCTTGCACGGTGAGCTGGCCTGACCCGTAAGGGTCTTGCGACGTCTTGTACTTCTGAACGTCAGCTGTAGCCCTGCGGAAGTCCGCAGCCGAGAGCAGACCGAAGTCCGCCGATTCATTGATCTGCTTGAGCAGCGCTTCTTCGTAGTCGACAGGCTGGTAGATCTGCTGCTGCAGTACTTCCAGCGGAATGTCTTCCACCGGAGCGGCCGGCGGCACTTGCTCGCCTTCCTTGTCCAGACGGATGCCACGATCCTTCAGGCGACGGCTGTTGAGCAGGTCGAGCACCTTCAGGTCTTGATCGATCGTCTTGAGCTTCTCGCCCAGGTCCAGTGTTGCGGAAGACATCGAGGAGTCGATGTCCTTGTCCAGAGCTTGCAGGCGCTGAGCAACGTCTTCATTCGGACGCTTTTTAAGCGTCTTGGTGTTTTTGCCAAGACCAGACATCAGATCCGCGGCGTCCTCGAACTCGTGATCGTCGATGCTGTCTTCGGCGTCATCGTCATGTTCACGCAGGTACTCGTCGGACTCCGCTTGAAGCTCGGTCTGGTCTTGCTTGTCTTCCGGTGTTTGGGCGCCTTGGATCTCAGCGACTTCGGCTTCCGGGATGGCAGCGGTCACCGTGATCAGGAACTTCAAGAAAAGCTTCTTGAGCGCCTGGGGGTCTTGCTGCTGTTGGCTCTTCTGAGCGTCGAGCTTGGCATGACCCTTGATCCAACTGTCCATGTAGCCCAGGTTCATCACGATCGAGCGGCCGTCCGGCACGACGAAGACGATGTTCACCTTGGCCAGGTCGCTTTGCGTGAGCGCACCGAAGACCGTCACCTCGCGATCCTCGCCTTCCAGCCATTTCCACAGCTGCAAGATCATGAGATCCGCGTAGGAGTTGAAGACCTGCAGTGTGACGCGCGCCACTTCCTTGTCAGCGTACAGGTTGAGCAGCTGGTAGGACGGCAGTTGTTGAGGCACCTTCAGAAAGACGAAGTGGTTCTTCGACTTGCTCTGACCGATCTTGGCAATGGTGCCGAACAGCAGGCGGTTGTTGTTCCAGAACTTGTACCAGGGCGTGAGGGGCACCGGTGCGTAGGTGTACATCGCATCCAGGTAGCTGTAGTTCATGACTTGCAGCACCGTCTGGTCACCGATCTTGTTCACCCCGTCCGGCGTGAACTTGAACTTGCGGTGGCTTTGATGGAAGTCGCGCGTGAGGTCACGCACGGTCTTCCCCATGTGAGGGTGAGGATTGCCCAGCAGGTCAGTGAGCTGTGTCGCATAGTCCACAGCCACGTTCTTGTTGGACGTCGCCAGCCAGGGCTGGGAGACATCCAGGTCAGGAGCTTGCGGGTCGTCACTGAGGTAGTGGACCATCGCATCTCGGGGCAGACTCTGAAGCGTGAGCAGCTTCGGGGTCAGCAGGTGATCGATTCGTCTGATACCGTACTGGTGGTAAAAGACGTTGAAATGCATTTGCATCGGAGACCTATGGGTTGGTTACCACTTGGCGTAAAGAGGCATGCTCTCCACGGCGACATGTTTTTTGTGGTGATCGATTCGAGCCTTGGCGAGCATGTCCTCGTCAACGATACGACAACCGATTCCATGCTTGTGTTCACGCTTGGCTTTTGTGAGGCGATGTGCCCCGTCCAGCGTCACCCAGTGTTGGAGTGCATCGGACCAGTAGATCAGGATGGGAACTCCGAGGTCAGCGTTCTTGACACGCTCTTCGTCGATCTCGGTGTATTCCAGGATCCAGTCCAGATCCGAGACATTCTTGATGGTAGGCTTGCGGTCCCACGTCAACTCGAAGAGGATGTCGAGTTGGTACTCGTGTCCTTCCGAGGTGGCCGTGCTGCCTTTGCCTTCGCGGTAGTCGCTCGTGAGTTTGGTCATGATCAGCTCGTGACGTTGGCCAACACCAGATCGATGATGTCGTTGCCGGCGCTGAACGCCATCTTGCCATTGACACCCACATAGTAGTCGCGGCTGTTGAGCTTCTTCTTGACTTCCACCTTGGCGTCTTCGGTGAGCAGGCAGATCAGCGAGCAAGTGTCGCCGTCGTAGTCTGCGCCCAGACGAGCCACGTGAGTGGTCGAAGGACTCATCGCGTTGAAGTACTGTTCGCCTTTGATGGGGAACTCGTAGGCTGTGCCGATCACGGTTTCCCAGTCGTCGCCCAGGACCTTGACCTGTTCAGCACGCACCGTGGTCTTGAGGTAGACGTAGCTCGGATAGATCGAGCCATACCCCGTGACCGGATAACGTGTCAGCAGGCAAGGGATGCTCGCCGCGTCAGCAAACACCGACAGGTACAGCAGTTCACAGAACGTGATGGGCGTGAGGAGTTCGCGAGGATCGTGCGAGCCGTTGATGGGGACGTCGGAGATGTCCTGCACGAAGCGCACATGACCACCTTGCCTGTACAGCAGACCCACGTAGTAGTTCTCGATCTCCAGGACGTCGTCACGGAGCTCTTCCTGACCGAACCGGGCCATGAGCTTTTCCAGACCCTCGTACGTCATCCACTCGTCGTAGTAACGCGGATCGAGGTTGACCAGTTCCTTCTTGTAGGTCTTCTTGTTCACCAGCACGGCGGGTGAGTTCGGACCCAGGAACACTTTGGAGAGGTACGTGTCGCGCACGTGCTTGACCGCCAGCGGCATGATGCAGCGCAGGTACTGGTACAAGCCGACGATGGTCTGATTCGAAGACACCGTGCGACCCGTGAAGAACTCGTCCGTCTTGGAGACGTGCGGGGAAATCACGTTTCGAGTGGAGTCGAAGATCTTGCGCGAGGCCCACTTGCCCTGAATGAGCTTGCTCTTGCCTTCAAGCAGATTCACGATGTACTCGTAGATCTCGTTGACGCGCTGTTGCAGGCCGTAGCGGGTGGAGTCCAGGTACTCGACGTTGCTCTTGGCGTTGACGTTCTCGATGACCGAAGCCACATTGAGCACGCGACGGTACAGGCCATTGATCTCGTCTTCACTCGGCTTGGAGTTTTCGTCGACCGTGTAGTCACGCAGGCCTGCCGGCATGACGACGAGTTTGTCCATCAGGCAGTTCTTGCGGTACTTGTTCACCAGCGCGATGTTGAACTCCCGCTTGGCGCTGGGGCGCGACTCGAACTGGATCTTCTCGAAGTGCTTCACGAAGAAGGCAAAGCCCGTGTCCCCTTGAGTGACGTCGGACTTTTCGAAATCGTTGGTTTCGGGGTCGAACACCGCATAACCCGTGCCTGCGATGATGTCACCGTACAGGCTCTTCAAGTCCAACAGCGCCTTATACACCACGGGGTGGAAGACGCTGATGTGCATGTCGATGTAGGAGAAGAGACGGTTGCGCCTTTCCTCACCCACTTTGCCGAACGTTTCCACCGAGAACAGACCATCGGGGTGAAAGTTTTTGCTCAGACCATCGTTGATGTCCAGCACTTTCACGGGGCGCATACCGGCAACATCTGCATCGCTCGGGATGAGCAGTGCGATATTGAACGGCGTTTGGCTAATTAAAGACATAAGCCTGATCCTGTGAGATTTGTTAATTCGTCTATGCCGGAGGTTTCCCACACATGGCAAAGAATGAGAAAGTTCGAACCGAGGACTTCTCGCTTGACGATGAACTGAATTTCGACCAGTTTGACTACGAGAAAATCGACAGTCAACTCACTCCTGATGCGAAGAAACGCTCGTCACGATCTCCGACGACGGAGGTCTTCAAGGGCACCATCTCAGGAGCGGTCGATAAGTTCAAGAGCCCATCGTTTTTAGCAAGATTGACCCGTAGTGCTCTCCCGGAGGAGTTCGGGACCATCGTGGATGCGGCCGATAAAGCCGCAGGCACAGCCTCATCGCTATACGATGACGCGGTAAAAGAGCTAAAACCACAGGCGTCGCGGTTGGCCAAGAAGGTCGACCGCCTGGTGCCTGAAGAGCGCAAAACGCTCAAGAAGATCTCCTCTCGAATCGCTTCCCTCTTCGGGGATGAGTCGAGCCCGTCTTCTCTCTCCAAAGAACAGCTGCAAGACCAAGGCATCGCAACGAACCTGGGTTCCATCTTCCAGCAGCAACAAGCCACGCAGACCGAGGTTGAGGCACGTCGAAATGCCAAGGACGAGATTGTTGAGAACATCCGCCGTAAGGAGTTCGATCAAAGTCTCGGTATCCTGACCACGATCAGCAACAACGTGGGACGCATGTCCTCCTACCAGGAGCGCATCACCCAAGCTGTACAGAAGAAATCATTGGAGCTACAATACCGTAGCTACTTTGCTCTCACGGACATTGCTTCGACGTCGAAGCAGTACTTTGAGGTCTTCAAAGCACAAAACGAAGCGATCGCCAAGAACACCGCGTTGCCGGAGTTCGTGAAGATCAAGGCTTCTGAACGTTTCAAGGACTTGGCGCGAACCAAGTTCATGGACAGGATTCAAAACTCGTTCTTCGGTGAAGGCTCCGCGATCGATCGCGGGTTGAAGCGCATCACTGCAGACATCAAAGACTATGTCAAAGGGGTGAAGCAAGGTCTGGAAGCTGTTACCATGGGGGTGGACAGTTACCAGCAGCTCAAGGAAACGAACGACATCCTCAAGGAAATTGGCGGCGAGCAGCTCTCCGGAGCCCAGCTGGCTGGCAATGCGTTCGGAGGTTTCCTTGGTGACAAGGTGGGTGACAAGGTTGGTCGTTTCGCACGACCGCGCTTGGACAAAGTGCCCGCGCTGCGTAACGCCCTCACCAAAGGGGCCAACGCCGTCACTAACCTACCCGGTGCCATCGGAGAGCTTCGCAAATCCGACAAGGCGCAAGAGTACTTGAAGGCAGAAGGACCCAAGGGCTCGTTGGCCCGAGGGATCGATCGATTCGCCAACTACTTCACCGACTCTCAACCGGATAACCGGGTCAATAGCCCCTACGGCATCACATCTCCGTCCAATGTGGGCGTCTTCAATGACAAGACGCAGCGCAGCATCACGGACATCATCCCTGGCTACCTCGCACGCATCTTGCGTGAAATCACCGTGTTGCGGACGGGTGATGAGCAAGCCGAGATGGTTTACTACGATCAGAGCAGCGGCAAGTTCGTCAATCGCAAAGCAATCGGCGAGATGGTGAAGAAGTCGCTGTCCGACAAGATCAAGACGTCGAGCTATGGTTTCTTTGCCCGTGATGCGGCAGAGGACTTCATCGGCGACAAGAAGACAGACGAGGGCACCAAGGCGAAGATCACCGATTTCATCGCCAAGGTGTCGTCGATCCCCAACATGGCGTTCACGCCGGAGAACATCAAGACGACTAACGCGTACAAGATGCTCGATCCGGACACGAAGAAACTCGTGGACACGCTGCTTGACCACAAGGTGACAAACGCTGAGGATCCGCTGCGCGGGCAGCTGGGTCTGACCAAGAGCATCATGAATGTGCGTAGCGCTACGCCAGATGCTCGCGGTGTCATCGAACAACTCATCCACGCCGGCTACGGTGAGCTCCTCGAAGAGCAAGGTCTCGTTGACCGCGATGCCAAGGGTGACTTCATCATCAATGAGGAAGCTTACCTGAAGCTCGTGCGTGACGAAGGTCTTGTGACTTCGGATCGCAACAAGAAGACGGCCATCAAGAAGGCTCGTCCGAAGCGCCGCAATGCCACGGGCAAGCGTCTGCCGAAGCAACTCATCAAGTCCGATGAGGAGACCAAGGAAGACATCCACCCGCTGCATCCGAAGCGCGCACTCAACGCCATCCGCAAGACGGGCATCTTTGACTGGTTCTACAAGCCAGGCGAAGGTGACGATGAACAGCACCGTGGTCCCATGGCCCAAGACGTTCGCAAGAACATGGGTGATGGTGCAGCCCCGGGCGGCAAAAAGATCGACCTGACCTCGATGAATGGCAACAACATGGCTGCCATCCAGGAGCTCGCTGACCAGCAAGACGATATTGTCGACAAGGTCAAGAAGCTCTTCACGAAGAAGGAAGAAGCTGCCAACCCTGTCAAGGCCATTGCCACTGACGTCAAGGCCATCCGTAAGCTCGTTGAATCGGGCAAGGGTGGTTTTGGTGGTGGGGCCGGTGGTAGAGCTGGTGCACGTCGCACTGGCTCCAAGTACAAGGGTGAGGACACCTATCAGGACATCCTGGGTAACATCTGGACGGCCTCTGGTGAACTCGTCAAACGCGGTGCTCAAGATGCCAAGGCAGGTGCCATTCGCGGCTATGAATACGGTCGTGACCGCATCGTCAAGCCGGGCATGGACAAAGCCCAAGAACTCTATGACCGTTACCGTGATCCCTTCCTTGACAAGCTGCGCCAAGCGCGTGACAAGGGCGGGGAGCTGGCTCAGCAAGGCTACGCCTACGGTAAGGACTACATCGACAACAAACTGCCGATCCATATCCAAAAGGCCAAGGATCTCCTCACGGATGCGAAAGCCACCGTGAAGAACTCGCTGTACGCTGTGCGCGACGTCTACATCAAGGGACGCAAGTCTCCGGTGATCAAGGCTTCGTTGCTGCGTGAGGGCGAGTACTACGACTCAGCCTCGGGTCAGGTGCTGAAGACCATGGACGACTTGGTGAAAGCCAAGGGCGCCATCGTCAACAAGGCAGGTGAAGTCATCCTTGACGCTCAAGATCTTGTTGAAGGCGTGTACGACCAGTACGGCAACCGAGTCAAGACCGGCTTGGAACGCATCGCAGAAAAGGCGAAGGACCTCGGTGGCAAGACCATCAAGGCACTGCGCTCGACCTGGGACATGTTGCTGCAAAAGGGTCAAGAGTTCGGTGGCAAGCTCATGGACAAATGGCTGCCTGGCATCAAGGACTTCTTCCAGAACTTCGGTCTCCTCGGCAACAAGCGCATCTACGATGTGCTCGTGGAGATGCGTGACCTGATGCGTGGTGAAAATCCACCTCGTCACGAAGAGAAGTACAAGAAGTCTGGAGCCAGTGGCGCCACGTTCACTGATCTCAAGAGCAAAGCTGGCGAGCTCAAAGACAAAATCACCGCCAAAGGCATGTCCCTCAAGGACAAGGCCATGGAGCTTCTGGACAAGAAGCGCAACCCCTCTGGCAAGAAAACACTGGTGGGTCGTAAGTTGGCGGCGCAACGCGCTGCTGAAAAGGACCAGAGCAAGTCTCTCAAAGACAAGCTCCTGGAAACCCTCGAAAAGAGGAAGAACCCTTACGGCAAGAAAACTTTGGTTGGCCGCAAGCTCGCTGCGCAGCGTGCAGCAGGCGGTGGCGACGAAGAAATCACCACGACCACAGAAGGTGGCTCTGAAGGCACGGAACTTGAAACTCCGGAAGCCAAGTACACCTCTGACAAGACGCTTGGCGATACGTTCAGCGGGATTCTCGGTGGTGCCAAGTCCCTCAAGGACCGCATCATGAATCGCTTTGCCAAGGAAGAAGAAGTCGCACCTGAGCCCGTCAAGGGTAAGCGCCGTCGCCGCAAGGCCAAGGCTGCTCCGGTGGAGCCTCCGAAAACGGGCTTTGATAAACTGGTCCAACAAGGCAAAGACAAACTTGCATCGCTGGGCGGAACGAAGGGACTCAAGGAGCGTGGTTCCAAGGTCCTGGGTTCCATCAAGGCCAATGCGGGTGGTCTGAAGGGCAAGTTGCTCGGTGGCGCGATGTCGTTCTTTGGTGGCAAGGCTGAAGAAGCTGAGCCGGAAACCAAAAAGCGGGGTCGCAAGAAAACCGACAAGGCTCTGGCACAAAAGGCCGCACCGAAGAAGACCACGACCACGCGTCGTCGCCGCAAGGTCGACAACCCTGCTTACAACGATCGTGACGGCAGTGGTCGTCGGGATGGTTCGTGGGAAGACCGCTTGGAAGCTCAAGCAGAAGCCGACGCACAACGTCGCGCCAATGCGCCGGGTCTTCAAGCGGCCGAAGCCAAATACGTGTCCGAAAAGGATATCTTCAAGTCCATCATGGACAAGGTGTCTGGCGTCTTCAGTTTCCTCACCAGTGGTGCGGGCAGGCTGTTTGGCGCTGCGGGTAGCGTTATCAGCGGTGTAGGGTCGGTGGCCAGCATGGCTGGTGGTCTGGTCGGCAAGGTCTTCAACGGAGCCAAGGGTCTGTTGGGACTGGGTGGTCGTGCAGCAGGAGCCGTCGGCTCTGCGCTGGGCGCCATCGGACGCCCGATCGCTGGCGCTGTTGCAGGTGCTGGTCGTGTGGGCATGGTGGCCAACTTGGTCTCCAAGGTCGGCATGATTCGCAACGTCGCTCTCGTCGGCAGCCTCATGACGGGTGGTGTCGGTTCTGCGATCCTCGGCGCTGTCGGTGCCGGTATCTCAGCGATCGGTGCAGTCCTGGCTTCTCCTGTGGTACTTGGCGCCGCAGCAGTGGCTGCTGTCGGCTACGGTGCTTACAAGCTCTACAAATACTCCACGCGAGACAACGTCAACGATACCGAACAGATCCGGATGTACCAATACGGTCTGACGGTCGGTGACAAATCGCACAACCACCTCATGCTCGCACTGGAGGAATACCTCCTGGACGGCCGTGTCGGGTTCGTGGGTGACAAAGCTGTCTTGATGGACAAGAAGATCGATCCGGAAGAACTCCTGAACATCTTCTCTATCGACAAAGCAGACGGTGAATCGGCCTCTAAACTGGGCCAATGGTTCGACGCTCGCTTCAAACCGTTCTTCCTCACCAACTGCACGGCGCTCTACGCTGTGAACAAGAAGGTGAGCCTGAAGAATGCTCACGATGAATTGACGGCCGCGGAGAAGGTCAAGTTCTATGGCTTGATCGGCTACGAGAGCGGTCCGTACAACGTGACGGTCTCTCCGTTCAAGGATCTGCCGCAACTGGCTTACACCAGACCGCAGGTTCAAGAGCTGATCAAGGTCTGCACGGCAACGGCCAAGGAAGCCGCTGACAAGCAAGCCGCTTCGGACAAAGACAAAGCAGAGAAGAAGGCAAAGGCGGACAAGGACAAGGCGGACAAAGCTGCCAAGGCTGTCGCTGGCGTCACCGCTGTCACTGCTGCGATCGATCCGACCAAGAAACCTGCTGTGGACCCGAAAGCCGATGAAGGCAAGAAGGTCGTGGCTCAAGTTGTCAAGTCCAACGAGGACCGCAACAAGGCTGCTCCCAGGGATGAATCACAGTCGGCCGAAGATGGTCCGCTGCGTGAGAAACCTGCCACAGGTGAGAAGGGTCCGGTGGACAAGACCATCAATGAAGGTCCTAGCAAGCTCGGGGGTCCGCTTAAGGTGGCCGATGGCCCCGTGCGCGACGGCTCTCAAGCCATGCAGTACCTGAAGATGGGTGACGGGGTCAAGCTTGACGGCATGAACCCGGCCATGAAGCAACAACTCCTGGCCATGATCCAGGAGTACGGTGAACGCACGGGCAAGTCGGTGACGATGAATGCCGCAGTACGTGACACCGCTGAACAAGAAAAGCTCTTCCGTCAAAATCCCAAGAAGGCTGCAAGGCCTGGCACTTCGCTGCACGAGTACGGCCTCGCGGTCGACATGAACAGCGGTGACTTGGACGCGATGGATGATCTTGGACTGATGCGCAAGTACGGCTTCACCCGCCCGGTGGGTGGCGAGCCGTGGCACACGGAAGCTGCTGGTATCCAGGGTAACCTCAAACTCGCGAAGAACGATCCCAACTTTGCCTCTCAGGCGGTGGGTGCATCGATCAACAAGGGTGGCGGTGGCGTGGGTTCCATTCGCGGCACGCCGCTGGGCAAGCGCGACACGATGTTCGCTGTGGCTCAAATGGGACTCACGGGTCAAACCGTGAAGGACGATGGCAAGTCAGACAAGGACAAGGTGGCCGAGCTCGCGCAAGGTCCGAATGTCTCTGGCGCCAACGAACCCGTGACCGCTCCGAAGCCGGTGGCTGCCGTTGCGGCCATCAAGCCTCCGATGCAAACGGCTGCAAACGCACCCTCCGTGGGTGTCAAGCAGGCGAGCAGCGTGCAGGCAAGCTACCAACAAAGCGACAAGTACAACGCTGCGGCTAAGATGCCGGACATGGAAGCGCGTCCCAAGGACGTGGCAACCGCTGGCGACGACAAACAGTCGGGACCTTACGGCGACGTGAAGGACAAGGTGACCAAGGTGGCGCGTCAAGAAGGCGTGCCTCCGAACGATCTCCTCACGTACGCTGCTGTCGAGTCGAGCCTGAACCCCAACGCTCGCTCTACGGTTGGTACTTCGGAAGGCCTCTTCGGCTTCACGAACGCCAGCTGGAATCAGCAGGTTCAAGTCGCAGGTCCTCGCATGGGCCCGAACCCGCGTCGCACTGACGTGGAAGACTCGACCATCGCAGCGTCGGACTACTACAAAACCAACAAGCGTTTCATCAGTTCGGTCAAACCCAACCCGAACATGACGGACGTGTACTTGGCGCACTTCCTCGGTCCGACCGGGGCACGCAAGTTCTTGTCTGCTGATCCCAACGAGATCGCAGCCAATGTGCTGCCCAACGCGGCAGCGGCCAACAGGAGCTACTTCTACGAGGGCACTCGTCCTCTGACGGTCGGTGAGGTCTATCGCAAGATCGACCAACGTCTGTCCAAGAAGGCGCAAGAGTTCGGCATCAACTACCAAGGTGGTGGTGACCTTCAAAGCAAACCCGCTGCAAGGCGGATGAGCGATGAGCCGCCAGTCATTGTGAGAGACGCTACGGGCGGCCAGCCTCCCGTGACGCCACGCGCTTCGACGGAGCCTGCTCCGATCGTGCGTCAGCCCATGCCAATGGCACAGGGTCGTGTTGCACCGGTTGTTCCGACAACTGCCGTGCAGCCGGACACTGTCAGCCGTCCGCAAGCGATGGGTTCTTCGTCACAGACCACGGCCACCACCAACGACATCCTGACCAAGTCTCTGGACATCCATGTGCAGACCCTCTCGGTCTTGCAGAAGATGCTGCAGAACAGCGAAGCCATGACGCAAGCCGTCACGAAGGCCGCGGCACAACCCGCCCAAGCTCAACAGCCCAACGCTGTCAAGCCTGTGCAACAACCGGCATCGTTTCAGAGGATCGAAGCCGCAGTGGATCTGACAAGAAAATCTGCGTAAAGTCATCCTATGACAGCCTAAGTGAGACCGGAGCTCTCGGGCTCCGGTCTCATTACCTATGTTTTCTTTTTGGAGGACTCTGAATGACATCCACCGCTGGTGGCATCAGGCCCATCATCACGAGTCAAGAGGGTGTCCCGATCACTGCGTTCGAGGACCAACTCAAGACCGATCCCTTGGCCTTTCACCTGGACAACAGCTGGGCCAAGAATGCGTTCCTGATTTCTGACAACAGTCTGGACGATCCGAACGACGTCGCCAACCGCTACTGGTCTTCGGCAGATGCGAAGTTCACCGACGCCAGGCTCGGTTGCAATATCGGTATCAACCCCAAACCGCAGTTCACCCGCTACAGCGACATCCGTGCCAAGGGTCGTGTCTCGGGTCGCAACGACGTGTCGCCCACCGCGACGTCGGGCAACTTCGGCATGGGTCGCTACTACAGCGAAGCCATCGATGATCCGGCACAGACCATCTACATGCGCTTCGGTGTGGAGCAGTTCAACTCTCTCTCCACATTCCTGTCCAAAGCGTTCTCCGCTGACGACACGGCGCTGGTGCGCACAGGTCGCGCAACGAGTGCGTTCTACAACTTGGGCAAGCTCGCGGGCACCATCACGGTGGTGGTGGCCTTCCCTGCGGTGGCTGCACTCGTGGCAGGCGCACAGTTGCTCAACTGGATCTTCTCGCGCCCGACGAGCAAGTTCTACACGCTCAAGCCCACGATGCACACGTACTGGGGCGCAGTCAACCAGCTCGTGAACAACATCGCGATCAACAAGGGCATCTTCCCCAAGATCATGGCGGACGACGCCACGAAGGGGCAGCGCCTGGGTCAGCCGTACACGCTGGACCAAGAGTACTACAACGAGCTCTCCAAGATGATGCCGGACGTGTTCCCGCCTTCCATCCTGGACAAGAAATCGGCAGCGAACTACTTCGACATCTACGCCCTGGCCAATCGCGCACAGCGTCTGGCCAACCAAGCGTTTCTCGAAGACTACGACCGCCTGAACCAAGGCTCGGCAACCGACTACACCGGTTACCTGCAGAAGCAGTTGACCGGCAGCGGCACGCACACCACGTACCTGAATCCGAGCAAGCCTGCGACGTTCATGTCCTATATCAACCGGGTGCTCACGTTCGGTGAGTACTACGAGTCCAAGGACAACAATCCTCGCATGGAACAAGATCCCCGCGTGGATCCGAACAACCCGGACCCCAAGGCCAAGAAGGATCCCACGACGTTCACGTCGTTCTGGAACTTCTTCGACGCAGAGTTCCGTGACGGTTCACAGTTCGCAGTCTTCAAGGTGGAACACACCGGAGCTCAAAACGATTCGTTCACCAACGCGGTGATGGAATCGCAGATCTCCCAGAAGCTCAACAGCCAATCCTCCGAGATGCGTCAGGCGCGTTTCGCTTTCGCTGATGGCAACATCATCGGTGGCGTGGCCGGTGCGACGGTGGGCGCCGTGGCGGGTGCCGTGAAGGACGTGGCCCTGGGCGCGCTGGATGGCGTCACCATGGGCTTTAGCAACCTCTTGGCAGGTCTGGGTGGCTCAGGCTACCTCGACATCCCCAAACACTGGCAAAGTTCGTCGTCGAGTCTTTCACGCTCTACGTACAAGATGCATCTCATGAGCCCGTACGGGAACGTGATTTCGCAGATGATGAACATCTACATCCCGCTGGCGATGATCCTTGCAGCGGCTTTGCCGCGCTCCACAGGCAAGCAGTCTTACGGACCGCCTTTCCTGTGTCAGGTCTTCGACAAGGGTCGTCAGCAGATCAAGCTCGGCATGGTCGAGTCTTTGTCCGTGAACCGTGGTGTCAGTCACCTGGCGTTTGACGTCAAGGGCAACGCCATGGCGATCGATGTGCAGTTCACGGTGGTGGATCTGTCCTCCATTGTGCACATGCCCATCTCCACGGGCGAGCTCTTCGGTGGTGACGCGGGTCTGGACGAAGACAACATCCTGGCGGACTACCTGGCAGTGCTTGCAGGTCAAGACCTGTACACACAGCTGTATGCCATGCCCAAAGCAAAGCTGCGCATTGCCAAGGCCATTGCCAACGCAGGCAAACTCACCTCGCCCGCTTTCTGGGCGTCGATGGTGCATGACTCGGCCACCGCAGGTGTGCTGCAATACGTCACGTTGGGCGCGGGTCACGTGCTCGAAGCCTTCGTGAGACAACCTGAAGTTTCCGCTGGCACGATCCAGTAGACGGCATAGACCCCCGGAGGCCTTGCGGTCCCCGGGGGTCTTTTGCTGTCAACCGAAGAAACCACCTGCAAAGCTCGATGCAGAGGAGAGGATGCCGCAACGCATGTCATTGTTGGTGGACAACGGAATGCTATCCAGATCGTCCTCGTCAACGTTGTAGTTCATGGCGTCGCCGCGCATGATGTCGCTCAAGTCGTCCGAGTAGACGGTCGAGTTCTTGGTCGAGACCACATCGTCGAAATCACTCACGTTCCATTTGCCGTCGAAGTTCTCCAGCGATTCGAACGTGGTTTCGTTGAGCGTGGAGTATTCCGACTCCCGGGCATCGAAAGGACGCTGGAAGTTGTTGAGCACACCGGAGATACCGTTGGGAATCTCACGCATGACGCTCGGACCCATACCAGCCATCGCCCCCGACAGATCGAACATGCCGCGCAGGTTGCCGGTGGTGCCGAGCGTACCCAGCATCATCGCTGCCCCACGAGACTTCACGTAGCCTTCCATGTCGCCAGAAAGCGCACCGAAGACACCGCACATGTTCATGCTGTAGCCTTGTGTGGCCAGAGCCACAAGGTTGGCCAGCGATTGGTTGAGGTCCTTGTACTTGCCGGAGTACTGACCATTGGTCAGCTTGTCCAGGATGTTGTTGAAGCCCGATGCGTTACATGCCCCGTACCTGCCGCGACGATTGCGGCTGTTGCAGTCCAGCTTGGGGTCATAAGGACGACCGTAGTTGTGACGGCCGAAAGGCGACGTGCGACACTGGCCCAGCGCCTTGTAGGCGGCTTGTGCCGTGGGGTTGCCGGGGAACATCCCGATCACCGCCTTGTCGATGTCCTTTTGGCTGAAGCTGCCGATGTCCTTCAGCGAGCTGAAGGCGTCTTTGGCCACGCGCAGTTTGGACGACTGGTCAGACGTCAGCTGGTTGATGTTGATGTTCGGTTGCCCGAAGCTCTTTTCCAGGAACTCGGCCAGATCGGTATCGATCTCGTTGGCCACCGCCTGAGGCGAGTTGAAGATGTCCGAGGTGCCCGGATCGTAGAAGTCAGACAGCGGAACGTTCGTCTCTTGGTCGAGGAACGTAAAGCGCTTTGCAGAAATGGTCATGAGTACTCCACAGTACCAGTTATCATAGAATTGGATTCCACCACGGCAAAAAAAGAAAACAGCATAGAGCACCAGGGGACCGAAGTCGCCCTGGTGCTCTACCTTAGGAGTTCAATGACTCGGAGTCTTTAGCCCGCGACGACGGGTTGCGCAGACTCTTGCGCTTCTTGTTCGCCTTGAACGGCCGCTTCGATCGGAGACAGTGCCACATTGTCGACGCTCTCGTCAACACGTGCCACGGGCTCGGCCGGCGCTGCAGGGGTCTGCGCGACAGTCGGTGCCGGGGTCTCGACCACGGGCTCGTTCACGGCCGCAGCGACAGTGCCACCCTCTTGGGCCTGACGTTGCGCGGCTTCTTGCTCGCTCACCTTGGACAGCAGTGACGACTTGGCGGGTTCCTTCTTGGGTTCCTGCTGCTTCGCCACCTTGGCCGCTTCGGCCGCCTTGACCATGTTGGGATCGATCGCGAACTCGTAGATCTTCGACTTCTTCTTGTCGAGCAAGAAGGTGAAGTCGGGTTCACGGCCTTCCTTCAGGGCCTTGCGGATCTCCTCCATGCCGGCGATGAACCAGGCGTGGCGAGGCGGGCGGATGCGCATTCCGTTGTCGCGCGCGACGTAGTAGACGTCGAAGGGCAGCGTGGATGCGATCATCTCGTCCACCAGCGGCTTGTACTGCTTGATGCGCTGGTAGTTGGCGTCCATGTTGATCGCCTTGAAGTTCGTCACCTGGCGGAACGTCAGCTTCTCCGCGAAGTTCTTCAGCGGCTTGTCGGTCAGGCGGCGCAGACGATCGTCGCGCTCTTCGGACTGGACATAGCGGTCGAAGGCTTCCATCGTGGTGAAGGGGCCGAACACCGAGTTGGTGAAGTCCAACTTGTAGCGATGCGACAGGGCCTTGCCGAGTTCGGTCGAACCGTCTTCCCAGATGTTGATGTGGTCAACGCCGTCGGCTTGCCACTTCATCGGGGAGGGCACGGGGTCGTGGAAACCACCACGATTGCCGCGACCTTGATTGTTCCGCGAGACCTGCGGACGCAGTTGCGACAGTTTTTCGAACATGGGACCACGTGCAGCGGGCTTGGTGGACATGGTTGGATCTCCGTTTTTCAAGTGTGTGTATTTCGTTGGGGGAATTCAGTTCAGGTTCTCGACCGTGGGTTCCTCGCCACAGGTGAGATGAATTCCGAAAAGACGTTGGTGTGCTGGAAATTGACTAACAACACATACAAGGTGACAAGCCAGAGGTCGCTCTTGAGGAGTTTCTTGAGGACTTCCGGGGACTGGTAGAGACTTTGGATGGTCTCTTTGTTGACGAGGCTGTTGAGGTCGGGCGATTCAGGATCCGGCTTGGTACGTGTGATGGCTGCAACAACTCCATCGATGAACGCATCCATGTCGGCTCCCGGCAGACACGAAATCCCCACCGAGACACGCTCAGTGAAGTTCAAGTGAAAGTCCCGGATTAATTCTTTTGTGAAGAACGTTGTAGTGAGTTGGTCGAGACTTCTTCCCGTGAAGAACGTGAAAAAGTTCGCACCCAAATACAGCGAGTAGTACTCCATGCCGAGCGCCTTGATCCCTGGATCAGGAGCGGCATCGGGTTCGGGGTTCGGACTTGCAGTCGCCTGCAAATACAAACCTTTGCGCACGTACTCGTAATCGAAGGACTGAACGATCAGTTCAACGATTGGATGTAAGGTGGGTTCATCAGATACAGCGAGATTGGAATTATTCCCGCCCGCTTTCGCTGCATCTTGAGGTGATTTCACTTCAGCGTTCATGTTATCCGTCGTCCTTATTCCTCATCGCCGTCCCCTGTCTCATCCGTCATCTGGTCCAAGATGATGGAGCGCCTGTGAATCGTGCTGTCGCCTCTGCGGTGATCCAACCTAACCGCAAAGATGAACTCCGACACGTCCAGAAGCACCAAACCCTTGATGAACACCTTCCAGGTCATCTTGGGACTGAAGAGCTCCTTTTTGATGTTGCCGCGAGCACTGGCGAGCTCCTTCAAGTTTGCAGGAATTCCGGCTCGGCGTACGTACAGCGCAAGCAACTCCGCAAACCGCTCGTGGGACGTGCCCATGGCGAACATCAGATCCCGAAACAAACCGGAGAGGAATGTGTCGTCTCGGGCAATATCTTCTCCTCGTGGTGTGAGCAGGTGCAGCGTCTTCGTGACGGCCACAGGGCTTCTCCTTTTGTCGTTGAAATACACCTCAACGCCGATCTGACATGTGGCGACGTTGATCACCTGAAGACCTTTGGTAAAGACCTTCCATGTCATGACAGACTTCAAAAGCTCGTTGCGCAGCGTACCCTTCACGCTGGAGACGTCTTTCGTTTCGCCGGTAGTTTCTCGTTTTTGGATGTACTTGTTGACCTGGGTGATGAACCGAGTCTCCTCGATCCCCAAGTCCTTCAGCACCGTTCGATACAAACCCGACAGGATGCTGTCAGGCATACCTGTGGTGATGTCTTCACCGTAGGGTTTGATAACGTCTTTAAGGCTCATAGTTGAAGAACTTCGGCCAGCTGGTTAAGCTCGCTCACCAAGTGTTTAGTGAGGGAGACATTTCGTTGTTGGGGGAAGGACGGATCTACACGAGTCCTCGCTTGGTTGTAGTGGTTCAGGAACGCGATAGCTCTTTCTTGGAGCGCCGCGCTTTCCTCAACTGGGTCGAGATAGAAACCTTTATCGCTGATAAAGAAGTCACGCAGGTAGACGAGCGTGCCTTGGAAGACGAGTGTCTGCGCATGTAGATCGACATCTCTTTCGAAAAAGCCGATCACAAAGTTCAGATGTTTCACGTACTCCTGAACGGTTGTCTTGCAGAGATGTACCTTAAAAATGGACATATCTGATGAGAAAACCCCATTTAGCCTAGCGGGCTCGATGGATCTCCATTTGTCGATCAGCTCTTCGATCTCGTTCTTTGGAGTCGGAGGCGGTTCGAGCTGAACAGGTGGAGACGTTCGAAGGCGAGCAGTCAAGCGTGCACGGAGATCCCGAAGGATTCGAAGCATGCGGATGCTCCCGATTCTGCTAGCAAGTCAATTGAAGTATGAGTGACCGAAAGGTCTTTCTAAAAAGGATACCCATCATGGCCAACGAGCTTTTTACCGATGTCGAGAAAGCTCAACTTGAGCGGACTCAAAACATCCGGGGACAGATCATCACCGAGATGATGAAGGACGGCAAGATTCCGGAGTCGGAAGAAAACCGTGCGTTCCTCATGAAGGCACTGGACGGCATGGACAAGGTGAACCTCACCAAGGCCAAGATCAAGTCCGACGATGCCAACGCCAAGAACAACGCCACGGCCACGGCCATGGTTGCTGAGATGTTGCGTCGCGTCACGGCGCGTCCTGCAGATCTGCAACGCACGTCCATGCCGTCGCTGCCGACGGACGTGCCTTTCATCCCGGTGGAAGGCGAAGCACACATCGGCGTGCAAACGCTGCAGCTTGACGACATCATGAACCCCGCCAAATCTGCATGAACTACTGCATAGTCAGGCCTGCTCACGCAGCGCCTGACTATGCTTGTTTTGCTGTCTGACTGGGATTGACGATGATCGAGAACACATTGGCGGGAAGCAGGTGCAGGTTGATGAGCGGCGACGCCATCTCTTCCATGCTGCGAAACGGATCCTCGCCAGGCGCTGGGGTCGCGTCAGGCTTTTTGAAGTACACCCTCGGAGCGAGTAGCGCAACATCGGGCGCAGACGTCTTCTTGAAGAGTCCGTTGGCGCAATGCAACTCCAGCCACTCGTCGTAGCGGTACATCACCAAGGTGGTGAGGTTGTGTTTGACGTACAGCGGTGTGACGTCTTTGGGTTCACGACGAATCACCTCGACGTCCGCCAGGCTGAGCGTGATGCTCCTGACAGTACGAGCCAAAACCATCCGCTCATCGTCATCCAGTTCATACGGGTAGACGTTGAGCACGATCTTGGGAACGTGGTGATGCGGAGAATTGAGAGTGTTCTCCGTTGTCTTTTGTGCAAAGTCACGCATCATGACACCCACAGGCGTCATCATTGCGTGCTTGAGTGTTTGTTTGTTGCGTTTGGCGTATGCAGCAGAGAACTCTTCGTAGGAGATACCAGGGAGCAGATCGCTGATCCGCTCGTGATACTTGGCTTTGAAGGCTCTGTCACAGTACTGTTCACCCATGACGTAAAGCGTTGCGAGCCGGGTGTCCAGCAAGCAGTCAAGCTCCACGTACATGGTTGAGTAAATCGAGTCTTGAGCCATGGGCTTGTTAGAGCGTGCTCTTCAGGTGAGCGGCGGTCAGGAAGGTCTTGAGCGTTTGCGTGGACTTCACACCACTGGCAAAAGGCTGCAGCGATTTGAGATTGGTCGTGCCAAAGCGAGACAACTGTCCCACCATGGCCGCACGTCCCTTGTCGTCACCCCCGCGGTACTTCATCAGTTCCACGAGAGATGCATCCATGCCCATGGCCGAGAGCACTTGCAGTTCAGGGTAGGAGATCTTCGCGCCCTTGGATTCACCCGTGGGCTGGCCCGTGAGGGCGTCGATCACTCGGTTGTGCTGCGGCACCGAACGCTTTTTGGTCAGCAGCTGCGAGGCACGTCGCAGTGGCAGATCCAGCACCAGGTAGGGGATGGGCGTTTGGTACGTGGGCATCCCGTCTTTGCCTTCAATCCAGAGTTTCTGGAAGAAGTTGTGTCCGAGTTCGTCACCGATGGCGAAGTTGCGTTCGACGTCGAGCTCGATCTTTGCGAAGTTGGGCATGATGAGAACAAGGAACTCTTCACCGCTCGCCAGTCGGTTGATGAAGGCTTCGAATTCCTTGTCGTTCATCCCCGCAAAGGCATCCTTGTAGTTCTGAGCGTTGCTGGTGCCAGGCGCCAGCTTGTCAATGAACCTCAGGATGAATGCCTCTGCGGCTTGACGATTGCCTGCCATGGCGTCGCTCAGACGCCTTCGTTGACAGGCACAGCCTGCACGGCGCGCGGCAGCTGGTTCTGCACGATGAACGGCATCACGCTCTCGCTGAAGAGGCGCAGCCAGTCTTCGATCTTGCCGTTGGGCACCAGATAGAAGCGCACGTCCATGTTGTTCGGGCACATGGACAGCTGCAGATTCCAGTAGCGGTTCAGCAGATGGCGCTGAACGCTGGATTCCTTGTTCACGGCACCGATCACGTGTTCGTGCGTGTCGTAGAACGCCTCCGCCTGGCGCAGCAGGCCGGCGGAGATCAGGCGGTTGCGGACCTCGGCGACCAGGTCGATGTCGCCTTCGGGCTTGGGCTGGAAGAATTGGGCGCGCCCCTGCGCCAACGGATCATGCACGGCATTCATAGCGTGGCTCTCATTCAGTTAATCCCGACAGGTGGGAGGGTATTGTCCCGTCTGTCTGGTGGGGTCAGGTCTTGAGGTACTCTTTTTTGATGGTCTTTTTATCGTCCTCAAGCCAGTAGGGGTGGTATTCCCCGACCGACATCAAAGCGATGTCCATCGTGCTCAAAAAGTAGAGCGGGTGAGCGTCGTTGTTGATAGTCCACCAACCCCGAGTCTGAGACAGGATAAAGTCCCAGTCATATCCGTTGTCACGGATACCCTTGAGGACCGTTGCCGGCTCCAGAAGCTCAGGCTTCATGGTTCTATAGAATTGGCGCATCTGACACAACTCGGAAGTGATGTTCAGAGCGCGGCGCAGTTTGGGGTCCGCATCGATCTTGCGACGGATCACGGTGCGCGAAAGCTTGGCATCCGGATACATCGTCAAGAAGAAGTTCTGAACATTGCCGTCCAGGCCAAAGCGGTCTGCGTTCTTGATGAGGAGGAACTCGGTGAGCGAGGGCAGCACGCCGTCACGCTGCGAAGCGGCCAGCTCCACCACAGTGCCCGAAGGCCCGAACTTGCCACGCAGCAGCTTCAGGTTGACGGTGACGAGGTCGATCTCGCCGCTATCGTTGGCCACGTCGTGCTCGTCCTTGGGGTACTCCGGTCCCTTGGTCGTCTGGTTGATGTACGGCGCGCTGGAGATGGTCTGCCAGAAGTTGGTCGTGAGGAAGAAGAACTGGTCCGTCACGCCCTTGATCTTGTCGCCCATCTTCATGTGTTGCAGCTTCTTCTCGGGCTGCGGCGCATAGGGGCCAGCGGCGATGGCTGTTTCCTTGCCGAGGTGAGCAGACAGCAACAGGTAGTTGAACATCTTGTTCGACAGGATTGGGGCCTCCATGAGGAATCTCATTTTGGACAGACCCTGACGCATGTGCATGGTGTTGCCACCGCTGTCGCCCAGCTCGTTCTCGTCTTGGATCTTGACGATATCTTCGGTCTCGAAGCGCGAGAACGAGTCCACCATGGAGAAGGTGGGCAGCAGCATCCTCAGCCGCTTGCCGTCGCGTCCGATGAAGGGCAGCTCCACCCAGGCTTCCTTCATTTCGAACTTGGCCTTCAGGTAGTCCTTGAGTTCCTCGAACCACTTGTTGGCGTAGTACTTGGTCGGGTTGGTGAGGTTCCAGGTGCCGTCCTCGGTGATGCGACGACCCTTCAAGTTCTCGAAGTGACCCGCCAGGTTCTCCACTCGGTTGGTGTCCTTGTTGAGCTCAGTGTCGTAGTCCTCGACATGGCTCTCGGCGGTGGACATGACGCGATCGAGCGCGCTCATGCACATGAAGTTGATGGCGGTGGACTTGAAGGTATTGCCTTTGCCCGTGATGCCGGTCACAGGTCCCAAGCCGCCGAGCAACAAGTGCTCGCCTTTCTCACCCTTGACGAAGATACCCGTCGGGATGTCCAAACATGCGCCGATGTTGATCAGCGGAATGACGGGAGATGCGGGTTCAATGTTCGATTTCGGCAACATGTCGGTAACTCCGTTTTATCCGGCGAAGCGTAAAAAATACAGGCCTGCTCGGACTGTTTTCATAGTATGGTCCCTGTACAAGCTTTTTTATCCGTCCCACCTAAAAACTGGAGCCCTCCATGCGCACTCTCGCAGCGGCAGTCCTCAATCAGAATACCACTCTCCCGCTCGATGCTCAGATGCGCCGCCTCGCACTGGAATCGGGCTTCACAGCCAACGTTGCGGACCTGTTTCGCAACACCATCCCCAACCTCGTCGAGCATCTCGTCGGTGGTTACAAAGACCTGCTGGGTTCCAGCGATCTGAGCGTCCAAGTACGCGAGATGCATTCGGACTTCCGTCGCCTGGAGACGAAGCTGCCGCATGCGGTCTATCTCAACTACACCTCCACCGTCGTCTCGGTGCCTGAGGGCTTCGAAGGCAGCTTGCACGACTACGTCGTCTTCCTGCACAGCGTGTCCGAAGAAATGTTCCGGGAGGCCCTCCAAACCATCGGGGAGTACAACGGTGTTCTCTCGACTTTCATCTCTAACAAGGACGCTAAGACGTCGCTTAAAGACCATTCTGATCTTTTTCGCCGTGTTGAAAAGCGCCGTGAAGAGATCACCGCCCGAGTGAAGGAGTTCTTCCCCGGCACGCAGGTCACCCCCAAGAAGCGCCTGGGTCAAATCGTTGCTCGCTTTGCCGAGCTCGAACAGATCGTGGCCATGGTCGACAAGCTCGATCGCGACCGCAGGGACCACAGCCTGAAGGAATTCGCCTCTGCGGTGCACAAGTCGTGCGATCTGCTGGCCATCGTGGTCAAGCAAACCACTTCCGAAGGCGTGGACAACGTGAGCGGCAACGCCGCGATGAACATCTCCCAAGGTGCTTTCGAGCTCGGCAAGTACGTCGAACTCGTCGCCCTGTACCGCAACATGGTTGACCAAGCCGTGGCCACCAGTGCCAAGCTGGTCAAGCAGCTCAGCGAGATCCTCTAAATCCACCCGTTGAAAAAGAAACGGCATAGGTGCTATCCCAGCGACCCTTTGCAGGGCGCTGGGATAGCTTGTGTGTCGCACGAGTGGACACACATTTCCTGAAGGCGGAAATAACCTATGCGGGAGCGGCGACACGTGTTTGCCCGTGAAGCTTTTTCAGCTGCTTGATCAGCACGATCACATCTGTTGCCATGGTGGCGATGGATCCGTAATTCAGCCATTGCGGTGCGGCGGCGGCCAGCATCTTGCCGATTGCGTCGCAGTTTTCGATGGACAGATCACTTTGGATCACAGTGTTCAAAGGGATCGCTCTGTCGTTGCTGATGTTCACATTGCGAACATCGAGGTTCTTCCAAATCGTTTTACGGACGTGGATGGGCAATTCGCAGGTTTTTTCGCTGCGAGACAAGTGAATGAGGTCATTCAACTTGCGCACGAGTTCCATGTCGGGATTCTTGGCGTCATGGATGAGGCCAAAAATGCTCGACACGTAGATCATCCGCTTGATGCGGCGGGGCAACTTCGAGAGGACACGCCTCTCGATGAAGGAGCCCGATCTCGTGGTGGCGCTTGGGACCATTGGAAGAAGGGGTTAAGGTTTGCTGAAAAAGATCCGGTCCGCAAAGAAATTGGACCAGATCCCGATACCCGCATCACACGTGATAGCGGTGGCGTATCGGACCGATTGAGAAGACTCTCTCCATGTGATTAGGTACACCTTGGGATTGAGCGACTCAATCTTCTTGAGGTTGTTGCGGGGCAGAAGGTCTGTACCCAAGATGAGTGGCACCTTGAGTTTCACCGTAGAGTCCTCGTGGGGCTCGTCGATGTACAGAGTCATGTCCGCGAAGCCAACCCCAAATTCGGGCTTCAACGTGCACTTCATGACGCGGTCCTTGCGGACTTGCACTTCGTTGTACTCGTAGAACTCCGAAGTGATGTCATGGACGTTCACAGGATTGCCTTCTCCTGTGTTTTTAGTTTCACCCTTGATGTTGGCCTGGAACTTACCCAGCAGCTCTTCGAGCATGTTGAAGCAGTCGATGGCGCGCATCGAGAGTCCGGTGGTGCCAATCTCCACCGTCACGGGCTTGCGGTCGAACCAGTTGAGGTTCAGGTTGCCCTTACCCGGGCGCAGAGCCAGGTGGCTGTGCTCTTGAAGGTAGGGGTAGATCTCCTTGTCGTAGACACGGTCCAACTTCATCATGATGATGGTGTTGACCTCTTGAGCGACGTCGTACTGGCGCCTCTTGACGTCCTCGATCACCTTGACCGGCTCATTGAGCTTCAAGATGGACAGGCCCGTTTCCGGGATGCGCTTGCCGATGAGGTGATCGGCCGCACCGGTGTCAGCCTGGAAGTAGGTGCCAGGCGTGTTGTACTTCTCGTTGCTGTTGAAGTAAACGCGCTTGAAATTCAGGAGCGGGTTGCGGTCTGCATCGAGCTTCCAGTAGCCCTTGACCGGTGTGGTATGCAGGGTTTCGTGAAAGATGCCAGCCGTGGAATAGTTGGCAGCGATGCCGGCCAGCGCGTCCGCTTGGACGTTACCCACCAAGCCCGTGTGGGCCTTGATGTGGAACATCTGGATCTTGCCGCCCTTTTCCTTGTACTGCTTGAGCAGCGAGTAGGCGACCTTCCAATCTTCCTTGTTGGCCACTTCCCGGCCGTCGTGCTTGATCCAGCCGTTGCGCTCCCAGCCCGGACACCACTGCATGAGGCTTTGACGGGTGTACTCGCTGTCAGCGAAGATCGTGATGCGCACGACCTTGTTGTCCAGTGCGTATTGCAGCGTCTTGGTGACGGCGTGGATCTCGGCGATGTTGTTGGTGCCGAGCTTGAGGCTCGAACCCATGAAATCCAGGTAGGCCTGGGGTACCACGAACTTCGGTGTCTGCGAGCCGAACTTCCAGCCCAATTCGTTTTTCTTACGGTAACCGCAGTCGGTGTGGTGATAGTCCATGACCATCACCGGCGTCGAGACTTCTTCAACCGGATAGGTGTAACCGTGTACACCCCAGCCCATGTAACCATTGCTGGTGGGCCAGCAGCTGCCGTCTGTGTAAGCCACGAGACCAAGGTTGATGTCAACGTCTTGTACGGAAGCATCCAAAGTTGAAGGCATAAGCCCCTCCGATGTCTCGGAGGGTTCGACGACTTCGATTTCTTCTTGCATGTGAACTCTCTTTCGCTGTTTCTCCAGTAGAGTATATGGGGCTGAGTTTTCACACAAAGCCCCACACGCTCAACTGTTGTTCTCAGGGGACCCGCTGTGGTGCGGATGCCGCTGCATTTAGTACTGTCTTCCCGCTATCAGATGACACTGTGGGAGAGTTTTTTCCCTGGCTGACAAGGTGTCCAGCGTCTCGCAATTCTTTGCGGAGCTTGGCATTGTCGACAGCCAGGTGGTAGATGCGGTTCACGAAGAACATGTTGGCGGTGAAGCTCAACAGAACCAAAATGAACAGCAATACCTTTTTCGAGTTGAACTTACGGCTCTTGAAGTCGTACTCTTCCTTCGATTCGAAAATCAATTCCCGGAAGAAGTAGACGAGCATCGTGATAATGCGAAACATGTCCTTCCTCTATTCGTTTTTCAGCTAAGGCAGCCCTCATGCAAATCATCAAAGGCTTCGGCACTATCACCCAGTACGTGAACAACACCCCTGGCCAGACGGCCATCCTGGGCGAGTTGTCGCAGTGGTCCCGGACCTACAGCAAAGAAAAGGGTGAGTACCTCGATCCGAGCGTGGCCGGTTACGGCTTCACGTCGTTCCGCGCGGTGGAGGAAAGCACCAACGTCGCGGTCGTCATCTCACAGGATCAGGTCAAACAGATTCTGGGCATCATCCGTGAGTGCTACAGTTACGCGTCGACTCACATCCGACCCTACGATGCACAGGATTTCAAGAATACCATCTTGAATGTGTATTTCCAGAAAATCCAGAATCTCGAATTCGGAGATTTCGTGGATAATGGCACGCTCGCGCTGCCGGACTGGATCTCCTGGGAAAACATCGACCAAGCCACACCGGCCGAGATGAACAACAAGGTCAAGGTCTGGTTGGCTGACCAGTCCTTCCGCATCCAGTACGACGAGTACGCGATCGACGTCGTCACGCCGCTGAACAACCTGGACCACTTCTTCAACGCGTTCGGCAACGTCGTACAGGAGCTGCAGCAGACGTCCACCTCGCAGTTCATGGACAAGATCCAAGCTGCGAAACTGGAGACCAATCCCGAGACGGTGGTGCGCCTGCAGACCTACGCGTTCCACAACCATCTCAACCAGTCGCAGACCTATCCCACCAACTGGGGCGTGCTGATCTACGGCCAAGCTGGCGACAACATCGACGCCATCAAGGATGCGATCGTCGAGTACGTGCTCAGCCACAGCAGCCACAGCCAGGCCGAGTGGGAAGTGATCCTGCCGGATCTCTTCAAGCGCACGCAGTTCACGATCTTCCCGCGCTGGGACAAGCTCGCTGTTCCCAACCAGACGTGGCAGTCCAGCCTCTACAAGTCCATGATGGATCCGGTGGAGTGCGTGGCTTTCGCCAAGAACGCCATCGACTACTACACGGACCAGTTCATCGAACAGAACACGCTCGTATGGCCCTATGACTACAAGACCCTCATGATGGTCTCGGTCAATGGTGACACCAACGTGACCGAAGCGGCGCGTCTGGATCAGGTCTTCCCGGACTACCTGCCGGTGCCCTCCACGTCGCAGGACTTCAACCGCATGACGATCCACACCCGTGAATGGGTGCTCTTCGTGCAGCAGCTCCTGCTGGTGGCGGAAACGGCCACGCCCTACAGTGCCATTCCGCAGAACATGCGCAAGCAAAACCGCGGTGGTGTGCTCTTCATCTCGGGCATGTACGACAACATCAACTTCCTGGTGGCTGCGCGTTCGAACACGAGCATCTACCCGACACCGACTCCGTAATCCATGGCGACCTCACCCACTCCACCGGACTTCATCATCCCGACTGTCGGGATGAGTGGATACTTCGACTTGCGTGAACCGTTTGCAACACTGATGGCGAAGAACGTTCGCTATACGTGTCAAGCGGTGCGTCGGATCAGCGACTACATCGCGGCCAACGAAGACGTCAAGACGGACATCTACGCTAAGAACCAGATCCCGGAAGACGTCTACGATGCAGACGTCGCCCGAGACGCTTTCATCCTCTCGCTGCAAGCCGAGACGGGTCAGTGGCTGTACGTCCCTGATCACTACAACATCTCTTTCCCATCGACCAACGGTATCCCTTACCGCACGATGGCGTTTGCAGTACAGCTGCCTGCGATGCCTGCCAACCGTGACTACACCAACGTCATCACGGACATGCAGAATCTGATCCGCGACACGCTGGGCGTGGACTGCGTGGTCAACATCGTGGAGACCTCCAAGATCACGCTTGTTCCGAGCGACAAGCACGAGAACAAGCAGGCTGAACGCGATGCGATTTCGGGCGCTGCCACGACCGACCGCTCCCGTTACATGAAGACCCTGCAAGATCTCGAAGGCGCCAACCAGATCATCGATAGTCTGCAGACCTACATCCTCGCCAACGCTCCTCCGCCGTGACGGCACATCACCCCTGGGAGCCTTCGGGCCTCCCAGGGGTGTATGCTGTCGGCTTATCGGCCGGTGATGCGATGGATGATACGCTTGATGAAGCCCGGTTCTTCCTTGGACTCCGGCGACGGCGGCGTCGAAGGAGCGGCGTAGTAGCTTGAACGTCCCAGGTTCATGACTTCATCGGGACGCTTGACGACGTAGCGTTCAGCACCCGGCGTGACGACCGTCTTGAGCACCCAGTCACCGGGACAGACCATGCCAGGGTAGTTGGGACCGGCTTCGCTGTCATTCGCGTTGCGAGCGTGCTCGATGAAGCCGTGGTCGTCGTAGTCCTTGGAACACTTCGGACAGGCTTGGTCACCGATGCCGGGCATACGGAAGTAGCGCACAACGTGCCCTTCCTTCTTCATGCCCTTAAAGGGACCGTCGGCGTAGACCTCGCAGTTGTCCTCGGGGTGATCCCCGTTCTTGAACCACTGCACCAGCAGGTTAGGGTCATAGAAGCGACCCTCCTGTTCTTTCTGTTGAGTTTCTTGCGTCATGTTTATTTCATTTCGACATGTTTATTGAAGACTGATCCAGGAGCGAGCTGGATGTTTTGTTCACACAGGACCATGATGTCAGTGTTGGCCAGACTCCCGTACGAATGTTCGTAGTGAGAGATCATGTAAATCTGGCTGAAGTTCGCTGACGTCAAGAGGTTGGTGATGACGTAGTGGACGCTGTCGCGGTGAGCGCTGTCCAAAGCCTTGCCGAACTCGTCCAGGTAAATGGGCGACTCGTTGAGCTTCAGGTACTGCATGCTCACGATACGGAACGCCAAGTCAATGATCTCCTTCATCCCAGAACTTGTGTCAGCAATGTCCGGAATGGGGTTGGCTTTGTCGTCATTGACACAGACTTGGAACTTGTAGTCCAGATCCAAGTCCTCGTCCTCATCGGGTTGGATGGGGATGAGCTCCATCGGGTACAGCCACACCTTCTTGATGAAGCTGTTGACCTGAGCGACGAAGTGGTTGATGAAGCCAGTCAACCCCTTGGCGATCAAGCCTTCCGTGGGAGAGAGCTCTTGCACCGCAAGCTTCAGCACACCACCCTTCTCGGTGAGTTCGGCGATCTGCGTCTGGATGCTCTCGACCAACGCCTTTTGGATGTTGATCTTGGAGATTGCTTGTTCCCGATTGGCCAACACATCTTGCGTGAGCATGATGCATTCGTTGAGCGCTTCTCGCTTGAAACCCTCGTGGAGCTTCTCGGAGAATTGATCCCGGGCGTTGAGCAGCTCTTCGAGCTCAGCAGCCTTCTTTGCCACCAACGCAGCCGTAGCAGAAAGCTGCTTCAGCTCCGCCAGGCGTTGCTTTTTGTCCTGCAGTCTGCGGGTGAGGTTGTAGAGTTCCTTGTCCGCAGCGTCCGACTCTTCTTGAATCTTCAGCAAGCTGTTGTTCTGGTCCCGAGAGAGCAAGATCTTCAAGTCCAGGTTCTCTTTGAACTTGGCTTTGAACTCTGCCACCTTCACACCGACCATGAGATCGGCGCGCAGCGACTCCATCTTGGTCACAATCGCACGAGGGTTCTCGAAGATGAGGTTCTCTTCGACGATGTGATCCCAGAACGGCGTGAGACTGGGCACCGCACGAGTGATCGTGATATAAGCCCGATAGAGGTCCTGATAGGTCTTGGCCTTCTCTAGGTGTTCCTGGTCTGCTTTATGCTCTCCTGAGAGCTTCTCGTGCGTTTTAGACGCATGGGCAAGTTCTTTTACGAGACGGTTGTACGAAACTTCGTCGTAACCCTTGTACCAGACGTGGTTGCACTTGGGACATTCCGTCTTGTCGTGGGTCCTGAGGTGTTCGAGTTCTTTCTTTTTTGCTTCGCCTTGAGCCTGCTGGCGTTCGATCTCGGCGAGCGTGAGTTGCTGCTGCTTCACCCGCTCGACAGTGGCGATGTAGTTCTCACGAGAGAACGTGCGCTCGGGATTGGGTTCGATCTGAATCAAGACTTCCGAGAGGTTCTCGTAGATCGAGTTCAAACTGTCCAGCACAGACTGCGAGTCCTCAAACTCAAAGTCAAAGTGCAGTTTGTTGCGCTCACCGGCGATAGCGATCTGATAGATGTCGATGTTGCGATCGATGTCCGCGATCGACTGCACGTTGGTGGACTTCAGGGCCGCAAGTGCTTTGTGCTGCTGCTCGATCTTCTCGCACAGGTTGTCGATCAGCTGTTGCGTGGCCTGGATGTCTGCCTGGATCTGGATGGAGGCCGACGTGATCTCTTCTTGATCGCTGAACGATTCCCGAGTCAGCATGAAGTTGCCGCGGGACTTGATCAACGTCTTGGTGATCTCCTCGATGACACCGTCCAGACGTTCGATGTTGCGCAGGATCTCCGTCTTGATCATCGTGCCCGGAGTCTTCGCTTCCAGGAAGCCATGCAGAATCTCGTTCAAGACCCGGATGTCTTCACGGTAGCGCGCTTCCTCTTCAGGCTTCAGGAGCTTTTCAGACTCCTGAACCAGACGGGCTTGCTGGAGCTTGACGGCGCCGACGATGTCGCGATGCTGATCCTTCAGTCGCTGGTAGTAGCGGAAGGCGTACGTGTAGTCCGCATCCGAGAACTGCGTCATCCAGCCACGACGCTTGCTCGCATCGATCTCGGTGAATTTGATCGCACCGATCAAGAGCTTGTGGATGTCGGCCGTGACACCAAACTCTTGCTTGACGAGGTCCCGGTACACGGTTGCAGTACCACCGTCACCCATCAGGTCGACACCGTCCTTGATGAAGTGAAAGCGGTTGCCATTGGTGTTGAATAGGCTTTTCAACACGTAGTGGCTATTCCTGTGAGAGATCTCGATGATCTTAAATCCACCCTTGTGGTATTCACCAGGCGTGGCGGGTAGGGGCGTGAGTTCCTTGAGCAGCGAAGACTTGCCGCTGCCATTGGTTCCAAGGATGAGTTGGATCTTGCTCTGAGGGGTGAACTTCAGATACTCGATCTTGTTCAGACTCAAACGCTTATACCCCTTGAGTTCAAGGGATAAGATTTTCATTGATTTTCCTAGGGTCGGATCTACAAGATTCTTCGACTCTCAGAAAAAAGGACAGGTATGAGTTTGAACCGAATGAGTCAGCTTCGACTCTACTCTCTGGGCATTGTTTCTGAGGACAAACCCCGGAATACGAACAAGATCAAGGTCACTCCCATCGAGGAAATCTCGATGTTCAACGACCGACTCAAAGATCTGAAGATCGAGTACAACATCGACATGCCTGATCACAAGGGCGTCAAACGCAAAGACAAGATGGAGGGCGACATCTCCATCGTGGCCGTGTGGCTGCCTTTTGGCAATCCGAACCGCTCCACACCGCCTGACGTGATCGAAGGCGAGACGGTGATGCTCTGGCGCTTTGCCGACACCGACGAGTACTACTGGACGACGAACATGTTCGAGCCGCTCATCCGGCGCCAGGAGACCGTCAACTACATCTGGGGTAACATCCCCAAGAAGGACTACAAGACCGCATTCGACAAGGATACGGCTTACTGGTTCGAGGTGAGCACGCATGACAAGTACGTGCACCTGCACACATCCAACAACGACACCGAACCCTTCAAGTACGACGTGAAGATCGACACGGCGGTGGGTACGGTTCTCGTGACGGATGACGTGGGCAACAGCATCTTGCTGGACAGCCCGAACAACAAGCTCACTATCACGACCAATGTGGACGTGGAGGTGAACACTCAGAACGCTGTGGTGAATGCCAGCACCAAGGTGGATGTGAACTCACCCGACGTGACGATCAACGCCAGCAGCTCTACCACGGTCAACTCACCGGACATCAAACTCAACGGTGACGTGACCATCAGTGGCAGCTTGAGCACCTCGGGTGGTGATGTGACGCTCGCAGGTGGTGACATCAAGATGACGGGTGGCGCCATCACGGCTAACGGTGAAGACTTGAATGTCGACTTGACATGACAGCATAGGAGCAGGAGGAGCCCGAAGGCTCCTCCTGCTCTTTTGTCCGTCACGTATTAAGGCGTGATGGTGATTGTGATGGTCGGCGTGGTGACCGTTTCATCGGCCGAGTAGTCCGAACTACGGAACACCGACATCGTGAAGGTGAAGGTTCCCGCTTGCGTCGGCGTACCGGTGATGATGACGTCTTGATTTCCGCCTTGGTTGGCAGTGATCCCGAGGCCAGGAGGCAGCGAGCCAGAGTTCACGCTGGCAAAGGTGATCGCGGGACGCGCAATCCACTTGCGACCGCCTACGCCACCGAACGTATTGATCGGCACATTGATAGGTAGAGACCAGTTCTGCGTCTCCAGGGTAGGCATCGGGGCAGGCGTGATGTTCATCGCGCAGCTGTCCGAGTTGGTACCACCGCTGTTGGTGACTTCCAGTGTGAGCGTGGTGCCGCTCAAGCTGTACGGCAGAGCACCGTTCCAGAAGACGTTGCCGCCGCTGAACTGGATACCTGCTGCATAAGGCGTGCCGTTGATCTTGGCCACCCAGCTTTGAACGGTGCCCGTGTAGGTACCGATCGCGCCAAAGTAGCCATTGCTGGCTTGCGCGTTCATCGCCGGATCCAGATTCACGGTCGGAGCCGGCAGGTTCAGCGTGGTGAAGGACGAAGTCCGACTCCAGTCGCTGACGTTGCCAGACACACCGCGATGGCGCACCCGCAGGTAGTACACGGTGAGGTTGGAAAGCGTCGCGGGTGTCCACGTCGTCTTGTTGGTGGTGCTGGCCAGGGACTGCTGCAGGATGTTCGTGAAATTCACATCCGAGGCAAGCTGCCAGTCCGAGTCTTGGTGCGTGTCCGCAGGTCCCAGTGCGTTGAACGCCGAAGACGTCGCAGTGACAGCCGTGGTGACACCCACCGCGTTGTCGAACGGAGCCAGGATCTTCGGCTGAGCCGGACGCCCTGCCACGATGGCCAGCGAGATGGCACGACCGTTGACGGTGAGCGTCGCAGTTTGCAGCGAGGCCGGTGCCGTGTAGGTGATGATGTCGTTGGTTCGCGACACCGTACCCACGTCAGCACTGATCGAATAGCTGCGGAAGCTGTCGAAGTCCGTGATTTGGAACTGCACCGTGGTACCAGCGACCACGTTCAGACTTCCGTCCACGTTCACCTTGTTGTAGCCGTTGCCGTTCGGGAACCGGGAACCGGGGATCTTGCCTTGGGCATTGAGCCCGACAGTACCCCCGACTTGGTCCTTCACGGAAGTCGGCGTCAAGTTCAAGTTCGAAACAGCCTGTGGTGCGGTGATGGCGCCGGTGCCCCCCTTGGAGATGGGGACAGCCAGATCGCTTTGGCGCAACACAGGACTGGTCAATTGGCGACCCATGTGTTCTCCTGTGTGGTCAAACGAAGATGTAGGCCGAACCAGCGTCCACAGTGCCGCCCGGATCCTGGTATTCCGCACTGTAGACGATGCGGCTGTTGTTGCTAGCCATCCCCACCGGACGGTAAGGATAGTTCAGCGCGAACTGGTTGTTGTCACCGGCCACCGTGTCACTCGGACGCAGCTTGTTGCCCAGCGTCCAGGTGGTGCCAGTGCGGGTGAAGATGTACAGCGTCGTGATGTTGCCCGCACCCGAAGAGCACGAACCACACGCGATGACGTCACCGTTGGCGTTGATGTCTGCGCCCGAGCTGAAGTAGTTGCTGGCAGCCGGGTTGTCGGCTTTGAGCACTGCTTCTTGAGCCCAAGCGGAACCCGTGCGCTTGAACACATAGGCGCAACCGGCTTCGGTGATACCCGCAGCGGTGGTGTTGTACTTCGCAGAGCACAGCAAACGCGTACCCGTGGAATCCAACGCCATGCAAGCGCCGAAGTAGTCCATGTTGGTGGAAGCGGTCGTCGGTCCGATCTGCTGTTCCTGTGTCCAGGTCACGCCCGAACGAACGAAGACGTCCACCTTCGGGGAACCGGCACCCACGCCGTTGTAGCCCGTCGCCGCCACACGCGTACCGTCGGACGACATGCAGGCAAAGCAGCCGAACTGGCTGATGGTGGCGTCGGTGAGCGCTTGCTCCAGCGTCCACGTCACACCGGAACGGCTGTAGACGTTCACGAATGCCCCGGTGTTCGATCCAGCGATCACGCGCGTTGCGTCCTGGTCGAAGTCAATACAGATGCCGAATTGACCACCGGCATTGATCGATTGCTCCAGGGACCAGGTCGAGACCGAGCGCCTGTAGATCGAGATGGCGCCGCTTGCGTTACCGACGGCCACACGGGTGCCAGTTGCATCGATGGTTGAACACCACACCGAACCAGATACGAACGTCTCTTGAGACCAGGTCGAACCACTGCGAACGAAGACGTAAAAGCCGCCCACGTTCAGCGCGTTGGCCACCACGCGAGAGCCGTCAGCTGCGATGTCGACATAGAAGCCGAACAGGGCATTGGTGCTCTTGTTGGAGGCCACGATCTTGGCTTCTTCACTTGTCGCGGCAGCAAAGGCGCGCGTCGTGAAACTCACCGCCGCACTGTAGGCGCTGGAGTTGCCGTTGGTGCTCTTGTAGCGGACACGAGCGTAGTAGGTCGTCAGGTTGGCCAGCGTCGTCGAGCTGGTCCAGCTCGTCTTGTTCGTGGCGTCATTGATCGACTGCGAAACGATCGTCGTGAAGCCTGCGTCGCTGGCAATCTGCCAGTCAGAGGACGCATGCGTGGACGAGTCCCCCAGTGGCGTGAAGGCCGACGAAGTGAACGACGGGTTGTTGACGACGTTGGTCGTGCCGTTCACAGGCGAGGTGATCGACGGCGTGGCCGGAGCCGGCAACGCAATCGTGATCGCAATCACACGACCATTGATCGTGAGGTTGGCCGTGCCTGCCGTGCCCGGTGCCGTGTAGGTGATGGTGTCACCCGAGCGGCTCACCGTGCCGGAATCCACCGACACCGTGAAAGCACGGAAGCTGTCGTAGTCGGTGATCGTGAATTGCACAACCTGACTGGTGTAGACCGTCAGGCTGCCGTTCATGTTGACCTTGTTCAGAGCACCCGTGTTGGGGAACTTCGAACCCGGAATCTTGCCTTGTGCGTTCAGCGCGAAGACACCATTGACTTGGTCCTTCTGTGCAGTCGTCACAAGGTTGAGGTTGGTGACAGCGTCTGGCGCCACATTCGCACCCGTACCGCCGTGTTCAAGAGGGACAACCATCTTGGACACAGGGATGGAGCGAGGGGTAACTTCCCGTCCCATTGCTTCTCCTGAAAAGTCTAAAGTTAAAGAGGATCCGTAAAACTACTTGAGTCCTACGGACCCTTGTTGTTAACCGTAGACGTAGGCCGCACCTTGGCTGTCGGCGTTGTTCGCACCGATCACGACACGATTGCCGCTGTCAGCGAACCAGCCGCTGTGACCGTAGCGACCACCTGCGGCGTTGTCGCTGGCCGAGAGCTTGTTCTCCTGAGCCCAGACGTTCGTGCCAGTATTGCGCAGGAACATGTACGCTGCACCCTGGTTGACACCACTCACGCCACTCTTGGTGCGTGCACCGATGAAGGCGCGCACACCGTCGGCCTGGATGGCGACCGAGTAGCCGAAGGAGTCCGCCGCAGCCGCATCGGTGGCCACGAGACGCTGCTCCTGGGTCCACACGTTGGTCGTGGTGTTGCGGTTGAAGATGTAGGCCGCACCCTGAGTGCTCTGAGTGACCGTCTTGGCGTACGCGCCGATGACGCAGCGAGTGCAGTCGGAGTTCGACGCCACGGCGTAGCCGAAGAACGAGTTGTTGGTCGGGTCCGCAGGCAGCAGCTTGGCTTCTTGTGCCCAGGTCACGCCCGAACGCAGGAAGATGTAGGCTGCACCGGCACTGGTGGCTTTGCCTTGAGCACCGGCAACGAAGCGCGTGCCCGTGGCGTCCAGCGAGACCGAGAAGCCGAACTTGTCACTGGCCAGCGGGTCAGCGATCAACAGCTTCTGCTCTTGTGACCAGACGGTGCCAGACCGCGTGAACACGTACACCGCACCTTGCGAGGACACCGAACCGGTCTTCAGGTCAGCACCCACCGCCATGCGGGTCATGTCCGTGCTGAAGGAGGCCGAGATCCCGAAGTCGTCACCCGTGGCCGGATCACTGGCCACGATACGTTGCTCTTGGGTCCAGGTCGTGCCCGAACGAGAGAAGACGTAGACGCAACCTTGGCTGCTGACCGTGACGGTCTTGGAAGGAGCCGCCACCACGATGCGCGTGGCATCGATGGAGATCATGACGGAGTAACCGAAGGCCGAACCGCTGGTCGGATCGTTGGGGACGATCTTTTGCTCTTGGGTCCACGTGCCGTTGGCGTTGCGCAGGAACACATAGGCCGCACCGGTGGAGCTGTTCTTGGCATGAGCGCCCACGACGACACGGGTGCCGTCACCGCTCACAGCCACGGATTGACCGAAGTTGTCGCCGGAAGCGATGTCCGTAGACACCAGCTTGGCTTCTTCGGTGCTGATGGTGAAGCTGGCCTTCGTGGTGAAGGTCGAAGGGTTGGACCACTGGCTGTAGCCCTGGACCGTGTCCTTGTAGCGCGTGCGCACGTAGTACTGGGTTGCCGCCGACAGGGTCGGAGCCGTCCAGCTGGTCTTGTTCACCGTGTCGTTGAAGCTCTGAGCCACGACGTTCGTGAAATTGATGTCCAGCGCAATCTCCCAGTCGCTGAACTGATGAGACGGCGTACCCGTGGGCAGGGCAAAGGCGCTGCCCGTGATGTAGACGACCGAGCTTTGATTCGTCGCATAGTTCACCGGTGCCACGATCGAAGGCGTGATCGGGGCGGTGTTCTTCACGTTGATCTGCATTGCGCGACCTGCCACCGTGAGCGTCACGGTCTGGATGGTGCCCGGTGCCGTGAAGGTGATGGTGGCGCCGCTGCGGCTGACCGTACCCGCCGTCACGCTGGTCGTGTAGGAGGCGTCAGAGGCGACGTCGTAGTTCGTGATGGTCAGCGTGTGGACCGCGCCGATGTAGAAATCCGAAGGGCCATCCAGCGTGGGACCCTTGGGGAAAGCAGCGGGCAGGTTGTTCACGTCGATCAAACCACCGGCTTGCACCTTGGCAGGCCCGTTGGCCACGCCGATGGTTGAGAGATTGACTGCTCCGAGTTGAGTTGCCGCGTCGACCGAGTTGTCGGCAGAGGTACCACCCTTGGCGACCGCTGCGACAATGTTCAGGCGCCGCACCGAGGGGGTCGGAGCCGACAGCTGTCGAGTCATGGGGAAATCCTTTCAAGGACACACTGAGGAAAAGCTATTCGGACCATATATAAGCGATCCGCCAAATGATGTTGCGAAAAAGCATAGGAGGCATCCCAGCCGAAGCCAGGATGCCTCCAGAGGTTGTAGTGGCTTAGGAGTAGACGTACACCGCACCGGCGTCGACCGTACCGCCCGGGTCAGCATCGGAGGCACAGATCACCACACGGGAGTTGTCCGCAGAGATCGCCACCGTGATACCGTAGCCGTCATTGGCCGCTTTGTCGGACGCCGTGTACTTGTTCTCTTGGTTCCAGGTGGTCCCGTTGCGTGAGAAGAGGTAGGCAGCACCTGCGTTGGAGACGCTGGCCGGATCGTTCTGGTGAGAGCCCACGACGACGTGAGAACCCGTGGCGTTGATGGCCACCCAGTAGCCGACTTGGTCACCCGCACCCTTGTCCGACGGTGCGATCTTCTGCTCCAGCGCCCAGACCGTGCCGGAGCGCAGGTAGATGTACACCGCCGAAATGGTCGAGCTCGTGCCCGCACCCGTGGCCGGAGCGCCCACGACCATGCGGGTACCGGTAGCGTCGAGAGCCACCGTCATACCGAAGTTCAGTTCGGTTGCCGCGTCGAACGGGATGATCTTCTGCTCTTGAGCCCAGGTGGTGCCCGTGCGCAGGAACACGTAGGCGGCACCAGAGTTGGTGAAACCGGTTTCAGCCAGACGCACGCCGACCGCAATGCGGGTGCAGCTCGCGTCACACGACACACGGTTGCCGAAGAAGTCGGTGTTGCCCGGATCAGTCGGCACGATCTTCTGCTCTTGCGTCCAGACGGCGCCGGAGCGCGAGAACACGTAGGCCGCGCCGGAGTCCGGAATGCTGCTCACGTCGTTGCGAATGGCGCCGGTCACCAGACGAGAACCGTCGGTGGCCATGGCCAGGCTCCAGCCGAAGTAGTCGCCCGTGACACGGTCGGCCGCCACGATCTTTTGCTCGAACGCCCAGACCGTGCCGGTGCGCAGGTAGATGTACACCGCACCCACGTCAGTCACTGCGCTGACATCGGCCTGGTAGGAGCCGATTGCCAGACGGGTGGCGTCCGCGTCGATGGCCACCGACTTGCCGAAGCTGTCGCTGGCCGCCTTGTCCGAGGCGGTGATCTTCTGTTCCAGCGTCCAGGTTACCCCCGAACGGATGAAAACGTAGACCGCACCGGCATCGGTCGTACCGCTGACGTCAGCCAGGTTAGCACCCACGATGATACGGGTGGCCGTGCTGTCAACTGCGACGGAAGCGCCGAACGCGTCGCTCGCCACCTTGTCGCTGGCCACGATCTTGGCTTCTTCAGCCGTGGGCACGTACTTGGCCTTGGTGGTGACAGAGACCACGTCAGACCAGACAGAAACCTCGTTGTTGGCAGCGCGATGACGGCAGCGTCCGTAGTAGGTCGTGGACAGAGCCAGACCCGTGGCACCGTAGCCGGTCTTGTTGGTGAGGTCGTCCAGCGAGGATTTCACCAGGTTGAGCAGGTTGGCGTCGCTGTAGACCTCCCAGTCCGTGCTCTTGTGTGTGCTCGTACCGGCGGCCATCAGGAAGGCCGAACTCGACATGTCGACGTTGGCCGCGGTGTTGTTGCCCGACGAAGTCATCGTGAGCGTGGGTGTCACGGGCTTGATGGCGCCGACCACGACGCTGAAGTTCTTGCCTGCCACCGTGATGGTGTACGTACCGGCCGAGCCCGGTGCCGTGTAGGTGATCGTGTCGCCGTTGATGGAGATCGTGCCGGCTGAGCAGCTCACCGCATAGGTGCTGTTACTGTCGTAGTTGCTGATCACAAACGTGGCGATCTGAGCAAGTGACAGGGTGCTGGAGCCCGAGAGGGTGGGACCCGCCACGGCCGCGTCAGGCAGTTGAGCCTGAGGGATGAGGCCCGAGCCGTTCATCTGCGCCAGACCGTTGGCTTGGCCAAGGGTGGAGCTGTTGATGCCGCCCAGGTTGGTGGCGGCTTGAGAAACATTCGTTGCCCCCGTACCGCCTTTGTTCACAGGCACGACCGCAGTCAGGTCCTGGACAGCGGGCGTCGGCGGCTGATTGGAACGTTGCATTGCTGTATCCTTTCAGCTTCAAAACTATACGGATCTTCTTCGACCCGCCCAATAGATTTCGGCAAAAGCCGCCCCCCGAAGGGAGCGGCCAGTGCGTTTGCTACGTCAGGAGTACACGTATGCGCTGCCTGCGTTGTTGGTTCCGCCGGGATCCTCCTGCCAAGCACCGACGACCGCTCGACTGCCTTCGCCCGAAATGGCGACAGCACAGCCAAAGTTGTCTCCGGTAGCCTTGTCAGAAGCCGTGAGTTTCGCTTCTTGAACCCATGCGGCGCCCACGAGTGTGAACACGTAGGCCGCCCCTGCTGTGGTGAGTGCGCTGACGTCTGCCAACAAGGCTCCCACGATGACCTTGTTACCTTCAGCATTGATGTCCACTGAACATCCAAAAGTGTCGCCAGCGCCCCGATCGAACGCCACCAGTCTTGCACCCTGTGTCCATGTCACGCCCGATCTCTCGTAGACGTACACCGCACCAGCTTGAATGATGGAGACCGCCGTGGCTTGGTTGGC